TTTGATGGAGACTGCTGCCTTTTATCTATTATATATAAAAAAGAAGAACAAAATATAAAATGTCATATAAGTAAATTATTAGATAATGAAGAATTTGAATTTATATCTAAACAAGAAAAAAATAATGGAATTATTGTAACTAAATATAAACCAAAAAATAATATATGTATAGAATCTATAGATCCTAAAACTGGTAATATTGATAACAAAAAAATATCACAATACAGTAGACATGAAAATATAGAAATGTATAAAATAAAAGATAAGAAAAAACGTTTTGAAACATTTTGGTCTTCTTATGATCATTCATTAATTATATATGATTCTAATAAAGAACAAATAAGGAAAATGAGTCCCAAAGAAGTATTAGAAAATCCAGATGGTAAATTTTTAATTAGGAAAAAATAAATGAAAAAGTTTGATGTGGAAATTGAAAAAATAAAAAAAGATATTTTATCTGGATTAGAATTTAAAAATATAGTAAAATCTTTTGTTAGAACTAATAATTTAAACATAGAATTGAAAAAGAGAACAACTTTTTTAGACAACATTTTTTCAAATATTAGAAATATTGATAGATTATGGTTATACATTAATAATATTATTAATTATTCACAATTTCCAATATGTGAATATTGTAAAAAAAATAAAGTTAGAATGGAAGTTAATTTTAAAAAAGATATCGGTTTTTCAAAAACTTGTAGTAAAGATTGTGGTATTAAATTAGGTTTATTGAATACAAAATCTCCAGAAGCTATTAAAAAAGCAGAAAAAACTAAAAAGAAAGTTTTAATGGATAAATATGGCGTTGATCATGTTTCTAAAATATCTGAAGTAAAAATAAAAAAACATAACACAGCTTTAAAAAATTATGGTAGTTTAAAAGCTGCTTATTATGATACAGCCAAAAAAACAATTAATGATAAATATAATGTAGATCATGTTTCATTAATTCCTGGAATTAATGAAAAAAAACAAAAAACATCAATAAAACGATATGGTACTAAATATCCATGGCAATCAGTTAAAGGAAAAGAAAAACAAAAGAACGGGGTTTTAGTAAAATATAACGTTACTAATATTTCAAAATTAGATGAAATAAAAGAAAAGAAAAAAGAAACTTATATAAAGCATTATGGAGTTGATAATTACACTAAAACTATAGAATTTATAGAATCAATTAGCGGAGAAAATAATCCTAATTGGAAAGGTGGTATTTCAAAAAATGAATATTGTGAAATATTTACATTACAAGAGTTTAAAACATTAATTATGGAAAGAGATTTTTGCAAATGTTTGAATCCTAGTTGTAATGGGAAATGTAAGAATGATTTAGTTATACATCATATTGATTATAATAAAATGAATTGCAATCTTTTTAATTTAATAACAATTTGTAGAAGTTGTAATACTATCGCTAATTATGATAGAGAATGGCATAAATCTTGGTATAGTGCTATAATGTTAAAAAGATATAATAAGTGGGGTTTAAATGATTAGTAAAAAAGAACTAATAAAAAATAATATAGAACTAATACCAATTTCTGATTTAAATATTGAATTAGATCCTAATGAAACTATAGCTTATGATTTAACTGTAGATGATTATTTTACATTTTGTAGTCATGATGGAATTTTTGTACAAGATACTAACTAGCGGCACTTCTTCTGGAGAATTTATTTTTGGTTTATCAAAAGAAATGTGGGCTGGTTTATATACAATTTCAAAAGATAAAAAACCTAAAGGGTCTCCAATAGCTGTTTCAAATGAAGATTTATTAACCGCAAAAGATCCTTATATAGCTGTTAAATATAGAGGTAATAAAACTACTATGGGGAAAGCTTTAATAAATAGTTGTTTTCCTAAAGATTTAGGTTTTATGGAAGCTCAAGCAACAAAGAAAACTATTGGAGCAAGAATAGAGCTATCTTATAATAAACATGGTGATGATGTAGTTAAAGCAGTTGTTGATAAATTAAAAGATGTAGGATTTAAATGGGCTACTATTATGGCTCCTTCTATGAATCTAGATGATTTTGCATTACCTGCATCAGTTATAAAAATTAAAGAAAAATTAAAAACTGCTAATCCAGAAGAAGCTCAAGATTTGATAGAGCAAGCACAGGTAATATTAGAAAAACATCTAGATAACACTGGGTTTGGAGATTTAGCAAATTCGGGATCAACTAAAGGTTGGGGTCAGCCAATGCAAATATTAGTTGCAAAGGGTGTTATCGCTGATCCTGATGGTAATGTTTTAGACCCTATATCAGGGTCATTTGCAGATGGTTTATCTAATAGAGAATACTTTGACGCATCTCAAGGGGCAAGAAAAGGTATTATTGATAGGGTTATCAATACGGCTGATACTGGTTATATGGCACGTAAATTAGCATATCTTTTAAACACAGTTGAAGTTGAACGACTTATTAAAGATTGTAGAACTAAAAGAACTGTTGCTATTAAATTAGATGATATTTTAATCAAAAGATTTAAAGGTAGATATGTAATAAAAAATGGAAAATTAATGTTATTTGATGATGCTAAATTTAAAGTTGGAGATATAGCAAATTTCAGAACTCCTATTTATTGTGAATCAGAAAAAATATGTCATACTTGTTATGGTAAGTTATTAGAAAGACATCAAACACCTTATGTTGGAATATTAGCAGCACAAATTATTGGGGAACGTGGGACTCAGTTGATTATGAAAACTTTTCACACGGGTGGTGCCGTATCGCTGATAAAGCGTGATATGCTTGGGGATATCATCAATAATGATCCAATGTCAGGGTTAGAAAAATAGTTTGAGTTACAAACTATATGAAACAGGGGGTTAATAACTTAATTATTTAGAATATATTATAAATCAATATAAGGAGATATAATATGAAATTAGTTGAATTGTTAGAAAAAAATTAATTGTTTCTAAAGGTAAAAAGTATTTATGTGGTAGTTGTAATAAATTATTTACTAAAATTGGTATCACAAATCATTATTTTTATGCCCATACAGAATCTGGAAGACTTAAAAAAGAAGAAATGAGTCAGAAAGCTAAAATTAAAAATAATACACCAGAAATGAAAAAGAAAATTTCACAAGAAACATTAAAAGCATATAATGAAGGAACAGCAAGAGAGAATCATTTAAAAATAGTGCAGTCAAAAAAATAAAGAGGTAATATTATGAATAAACAAATAATTTCAATATACATTCAAGAAAATTTTAAAGATAAGCTTCCTACAATTAAAAAAATAAAAACAGAACAACGAAGAATTTATGGAGCTATATATAAATATACAGACTTTTTACCAAAATCAACTTCATTTGCTGAGAGAAGTTATTTATTATCACAAGGTCTTGATAGAAGACCAAAGTGTATGAAATGTGATAAATTATTAAAGTTTAAAAGTTATAAAACTGGATATGGTAAAGTATGTTCAAAATCTTGTAAAGGATAACTCTATGAAAACCTTAGCTGAAGAATATGTTTTTAAAATATTAAAGGAAGCAGTAAAAGTAGGTCAAATAACAAAGACTGGTTTAGTAGCTTCTGCTGTTGGTGGTGGTCTTGTAGGATTAGCTTCTTATTATCTTTATAAAAAATATAAACAAGCTCAAGTCAGAGCACAACTGGAAAAAGATCCTTCTAAAAGAAATGAATTAAATGTTAAAGCTAATGATTTAAAACAAAAAGCGAATAAAACAAAAATGGATGAACAAAAGAAAAAACAATTACAACAACGAATGAAACAATAGGCAAGTTAATATGAAAATTAATAATGTTTTAAAACAAATAGATCAACAGTTAATATCAATTAAACCGATGACAATAACAATTGATCTTTCAAATTATGATAAGACTAGTTTGAAAGAAACTGAAACTAAGATTTGGGTAAAATCATTATTAGCATCCGCTGAATATGATAATATTGTTTTTGATATAACATTAGATTATGCTCTTGAATTATTTGTATATGATAGAGAAGATATCGGAAAAGAATATATTAAATTAAAATATGAAGCTAATGCTCCAGTTTTAGAAGTATCTACAGAAGCTGGTGAATCTGCTGTACAAATTGCTTATGTCGAAAGATTGATTGGCGGTAGAGAAATACTAAAAGATGCTGCTCATTTATATAGAAAATTATTTGCTGTATATGGTAAATTATCTAATATGGATTCAGTACATTTAGAAATTATGTGTTCACAAGTTTTGAGAGATAAAAAGAATATGCAGATTCCTGCTCGATTAGGAAAGAAGTGGGATCCTATATTAGTTAATTTAAAGAAAGTTATTTTTTCAGAAGGGTTTGTTAATGGATTAGCTTTTGAAAATATTAATGATGCTATAAAAACAGGTCTAATAACAGAAGAAAAAGGTGAAGCAAGTATTATAGAGAAAGTAATGACTGGCAGTTTAGTTGATGAAAAACGAGGAAAAAATTCAAGATTAGGTGATAGAGGTTATAAAAATAGATAGGATAAATTATGAGTAAATATAAAGGAGATATATTATGTAGTTATGGTTGTGGTCATAAAGCTAAATATTTTTTTACATCAACAAAAAAATATTGTTGCTCATCTCATTTTTCTCAATGTCCTATTAGAAGAAAACAATCTAAAAACTATATGACTGGTTTAAGAGTTGGTAATAAAAATCCTAGATATGGTGTAAAAATGAGCAATGAATTAAAAGAAAAAATACGAAAAGGAAATAAAGAAAATAATTATAATCCAAGTATTAAAACTCGAGAAAAAATGGCTATATCAAGTAAATTATCTATTAAGAATATTAATATTAAATATAAATTATTTAGTAAAATAGAGAATTTAAGATATAAACCAGCTCATAAAAAAGAAAAAATAATTCAAGTTAGATGTAAATCTAATAATTGTAATAAATGGTTTACTCCATCTTATATACAATTATATGAAAGAATAAGAAATATTGAAATCAATGAATTAGATAATTCATATTTTTATTGTTCTGAAAAATGTAAAGAAGAGTGTCCTTTATATGGAAAGAGAGTTGAAACTTTAATCAAAGAAGATAAAATAAATGTTGGGCATATAGAGGAATCTTGGTATACTTCTCAAGAATATCAAACATGGAGAGATCAAGTTTTTAAATTAGATAATAGTAAGTGTGTTTGGTGTAATAAAGAAGCTACGATAGCTCATCATATTTTACCTCAAAAGATTTATCCAAATCTTAGTTTAGATCCTGAGAATGGATTATCATGTTGTCAAAAATGTCATTATAAATATGGACATCGTGATTCTTTATGTAATACTAATCATTTAAGTAAATTAATTTGTGATCGTACTTATAGAATTAAAAATAGATAATAGGAGAAATTTGAATGCTTGACGTGACATATATTTATACAAGCTATACGAATATTACAGATTTAAAAAAAGATAGATTAGATGCTTGGCCATCTACACCAAGAGTAATGACAAATATTTTAAATAATCAAAAAGATTTACGAGTAACATATAGTACAATACCTTTACTTATATCATTAGCTTATATTGAATATTGTAAAAATGAACTAAATCCTAATTGGACTAAATTTCATTATGAGTTTTGTAAAGAGATAGTTAAAACTATTAAAACTGAATACGTATTATTAACTTTAGGTAATCCTTGGGAAATAATATTTTTAGGGATTTTAATAGATGCGGGCAAAAAAGTAGTTGTTGGCGGACCGTATGTAAAATCATATGATTTAGAAATTTTAAGAGAGATGTTTAAAGTAAATGGTTGTAAGAATCTTGATAATGTTATAATAGTTCGACCTTTTATTAATAAAGATGTTAATATTTATAATATTATTCAACTTTGGAAAGATATTGATATGGACATAGTATATGATTGCTCTGATATATATCTAACTGAATCTGATTTTTATTTATCATTTAAACCAACATTTAAAAATCATAAAATTCTTTTTAAACGATTTAGTATAATATCTCAAACAACATGTGGGTGGGGTAAATGCTCATTTTGTAAATATTCAGTTAAAACACATTCTAAAAAATTTATAAATTCTAAAAATTTTGAAGAAGTTATGAGAAATACTTTTAATTTAATGAAACAAGTTGGTGCTACTAAACTTAATATAATGGATCCAGAGTTTTATTTTACTAAAACTAATTGTAAAATATTGAATGAGTTTAGAAAAAAAGGATATAAAGTAATCTTTTTTGTTAGTGTAAGACAATTACTTAATGATGATTTCTTTGATAATATATTTATAAAATATTCAGATGTTATACAATCAATATTAATTGGGTTTGAATGTATTGAAGATTTTAGTTTAAAGTTATTAAATAAAGGTGTAAATGAAAACGATACATTTAAAATAATACAAAAGATTTGTAATTATAAATCAGATGTAGGAATATTAGCTCTTTTTATGTCCAATCTTGCTACTAATAATAAAGATGCTGTAACTAAGAATTACAAAAATATTAAGAAATTTAAAGATATGTGTAATCAAAATGATATTAAATATAATTTTTCTTTTTCTGAATTTAATGCAAATCCTTTATCTGAGTATACTACAAATAATCCTTATTTAAGATTAAAATATCATCCATTATATGTATTGAATGATTATGATCGAGTTGATGAAAACGGAAACATATTTTCAAAACATGATTCAAAAATTATTGATAGTGAATTATATAATGAAATAATAGAATTTTTTAGATGGGGTAATATATAAATGTTAGATATTACATATGTATATACTGCATTTTCAAGATATTTACCAAATAAATCTAGTAGATCTTATCCTCTTACAACAAGAGTTATGACTAAGATTTTAAATAATCAAAAAAAATTAAATGTTATATATAGTGATATACCTTTATTAGCAATATTAACATATTTAAAATATAAATCTACTTATGAAATATTTTATAAAAATTTTAGAAAAGATGCAATAAAAACTATAAATACTAAACATGTTTTATTGACATTAGGAACATCTTATGATTTATTATTTGGAGTTGATTTATTAAATTCTGGTTTTAAAGTTATAGTTGGTGGTTCTCTTACAAAAATATATAATATTAAAGAATTAAGAAAAATATTTAAAACAAATGGTTGTAATAATTTAGATAATTTAATTATTGTTAGACCTTATATAAATAAAGATGTTGATTTATATGAAATAATAATAAACAATAAAGATATAGGAATGGAATATAAATATGATATTTCTGATATTTATAATTCTGATGAAGATTTCTATCTAAATTATATTCCTTATTTAAAAAAATATAATTATGATTTTACAATAGTATCATCCTTTTTTAATTCAATTTGTACATGGAGTAATTGTAATTTTTGTACTTATAAACAAAAAGATTGTCAAGTTAATTTTATGAATATGAATAATGTTTATAAAATTGCAGAATCTACAAAAAAAATAATGAATAAATATGATACAAATTGTAATTGTATTTTAGATCCAGATTTTCAGTTTAATGAAATAAGTGAAACATATTTAAAATTAATGTCTGATGATGGTTATAAAGTTGGAATTATGACTAGTATTAGATCATTAAAAGATAATACATATTTTGATAGAATATTTAATAATGAAAAAGATTTTTTTGCTATATATATTGGGATTGAAACTTTAGATAATTTTGCTTTAGGATTATTAAATAAAGGTTCAGATGTAAATGATTCTATTAAAATTTTTGATAAAATAATCAAAAGAAAAAATAAAAATATTTTAGTTCATTGTTTATTAATGTTAAATTTAGCATCAAAAAATAAAGAACATATTATTGAAGGATATAATAAATTAGCTGAAATTAGACTTAAATTTCTAAGAGCTGGGATACAGTTAGAAATATTACCTATTGATTTAGAATTATATCCTGAAATTGAATATTCAAATAATAAATTTTTTAAATTATTAACACCTCCTGATAAAATACCTTGTTTATATGAAAGATATGATATAAATGGTAAAAAAATATTATTTGATAAACAAATAGTAGATAAAAAAATATTTAAATTTGTTAATTATTATAGAAAGTAAAAGGAATAATATCATGACTACTTTAGAAATGCAATATGATTTAAATAATATTATGAATGAATCTAATTATGATGAATTGTTAGAAATTTATAATTCCATAACTAATAATTCTATTTTAACAGAAGGAATTGCTTCTATTCCTATGAATAAGGCAAAACAAATGTTGAAGAAAATTTCTTCATTTAAAAATCCAAAACAAATGGAATCATTTATTAAATCTAATAAAAAATTTGTTAAATCAGAAAAAGATTTAAACGTTAATGTAAAAAAATTAGCTAAGAAATTAAATTATACAGACGCTGAAGTTCAAGCTTCAAGAGTTAGTATTATGAAATCTTTAGCTTTAATTTCTCAATTTGCAGGATTAGCTTCATTATTAGGGATTCCTTTAATTATTATTATTATGTTAATTGCAGCAGCTAAAGGTAAATCACTATCAGAAGTAACAGATCAAATTTTAGACGATATTAAAGTATCAATTAGAAAAGATGTTAAAGGTCCATACGAAACAAGTATTCAAAATATTATATGGGGATTGATTATTTATATAGGTAGTTTGATTGTTATGTTATTAGGTGGAGCTTTAGCTGTTGATGCTATAGTGGCAATAGGAGCTATTGGATTTCTTGTTGGTTTAATTTTGTTAATTATTTCTGTTATTTCATTTATGTGGACTTTTGTTACAACTCCACTTCGTGACTAAAAAGAGGTAAAAAATGTATAATTATAAAGCAATAATTACAAGAGTTGTTGATGGTGATACTTATGATGCTGAAATAGATTTAGGGTTTAATATAAAAGTTAAACAAAGACTAAGATTAAAAGATGTTGATACTCCTGAAACATGGAGACCTAAAACTGAATCAGAGAGAGCACATGGAATGAAAGCATCTCAATATGTAATGGAATTAATTGAAGGTCAACAAGTAACATTAACTTCAGTTAAATCAGCAGTATATTCAAGATATGAAGCATACATTGAAATTAAAGGATATGATTTAGGAACATTAATTACAGAACATGGATTTACTAAATTAGATAAATACGAGGATATAAATGATTCAATTTAAAGCGTTAAAACCGTATGCACATGTTGTTAATGGAGTACGATTTCCTCAAAGTATGAAGACTCCATTTATAATAGTTTACTTTAGTGAAAATTCATCGCTGATGGATGATTATTCAAAGTTGAATATGGTTCGTGTTGATGCTAAAAAAGTTATTATTCCTAAAACTAAAATTCCATTTAGCTTTATTACTCCAGAAACTAAAAAAGCATATAAAGCTCATGGATTAGTTGCTTCTAGTTCGACACAAGCAATACCTCAAGGACAGAATTTAATATATGATCTTAGTTTATTCTTACAAACTCTTGAGGATGCGTATAAAAGTAAAAACTATAGAGCAAGAAGTGGATTTATATTAAAAAATTTAATAAGTAAGATATTTAATTCATTCCCAAGTAACTATCAAAAAGTATTTATGTATTCAGTTGATGCTACTAAAGAGGTTAATAAATATATAGATAGAAAGATATTCCCTTTTATATTAGAAATGAAAAAGAATAATATTTATTATGATCATTTTGTAATGAATACTATTAGCGGATCTTCATCAAGATATAGATTACTAATGAAAGACAGATCACTTAATTTCAATAAAGCTAATCTATATTTAAAAAATATTAAAATAATTGATACAGATGAAGAAGTTGATAATAAAGTGGAGGTAGCATCTAATACAGTTGTTAAGAAAATATCAGATGAAATTAGATCTTCTAATAAAAAAGTATTCAAACAATCCATTCAGAAATTTCTTGAAAAGAATCCTAAAGCGTTGGAAAAAACACATAATGGAGAAATTTCTGATAATGAGGCTAAAGATATTGCTATAGCATCTGTTCTATATAGATCAACTGGTGATATGAATAAAGCTAAAATAACAGCTAAAAATATTCCTGGTATCAAAAAATCTATTGGGTTAAAAGTTATTGATAAAAGGTTCGCTGATGAATTACTTCAACCTCAAAAAACAGAATTAACATCTGAAAAGTTAGTTGTTCAAATGCATAATGTTGCTAAAGCTGTAGGTAATAAATCTCCAGAGCATATTTTTGAAAAAAGAAAAATTGATTTTGAGACTAATTTAAAGAAAGATATTGTTAATTCATTTAAAGTATTAGAAACTAAAGGTGTTCCTTTAAAGTTTAAAAGTGTTAAAGTTATTAAAAAAGCAGTTAGACATGGTGATTTATCTCCATCAGATATTAGTACTATTCATGTAACTTTAGTTGATAAATTTAATAGAACACATACTGTATTAATTGATGTACCAAATGTATCGGATGATGGAACATTTAAAATTAATGGTAAAAAGAAATGTCTTATTAATCAATTAGTACTATGTCCTATAACATTTCCTAAAAAATTAGATAGTAAATTTGAAAGTTCTTATTCAACATTCCATATTTGGAGTAAGAGAACTAAGAGGGAACAATATTTAGAAGCTTATATTGGATCGTATAAAGTCCCATTATTAGTATTGTTATCTTTCTCATTTGGGTTTAAAGAGACGTTAAAATTATATGATATTAGGTATAAGTTAACCGATATAAAACCTGATAAAGAGGTCAAATGGACTGTTAAAGTTGATGATAACAACTGGTTATTATTTGATAATATAAACAATAAATTAAAAGAAGAGATAATTCAATCTCTTATTCATACCGATTTATATTCATATAAAGATAAAATAAAAAACGGTGAATTATTTAGCCATGAATATTTTAATAACTTAATTATTAAAATGTCAGGTCGTATTAATTCAACATTCTTAATTCAATCAAACCTTGAAAACATTGTTGATCCTGTTGCTAAGCAAGTATTAATTAATAAACAACTACCAAGTGATTTATATTTAATTATGCAATATATGTCAACTAAGGTTGTTGAAGGATATACTCAAAAGAGAAATGATATATCTAATCAAAGAATAAGAAACTCTGAGGTTATAGTTCATTTAGCTCAAAAACAAATTCTAGCAGCTCATACTGAGTATAAAGAGCAAGTGTTATCTGGTAATAAAAAAGCTATTTTTGATATTTCTCAAACTAAAGTATTAAGTGATTTTATTAACTCTGAAATTGTTGCTGATATGGAGTATGCAAATCCTATTGAGGAAATGGCTACCAAAACAAGAGTATCACCAGTAGGTAAAGCAGTAGGTGGGATTCCTGATAAACAAGCTATCCAAAATGAGGGTAGAAATGTACATGATTCTATGTTTGGAAATATTGATACCCTTGATACACCAGAAGGTGAAAATGTTGGTATTGTACAGCAGTTAACAGTTGATGCTTTTATAACATCAGCAAGGGGTATCATTCAAACTAAAGATAAAAAAGAAGGCGAAAACTCTGGTTTGTTATCTACAACAGCTGCTCAAATTCCATTTGTTGAAAATAATGATGGTAACAGAGTTATGTTTGGGTGTAGTCAAATGAGACAGGCAGTCCCTTTAAGAAATCCAGAGACTCCAATGATTCAATCAGGGTATGAATCTATATTAACAAGCGTTTTATCAAGTGATTTTATTAAAAAAGCACCATGTAATGGAAAAGTAACAAGAGTTACAAAAGATGAAATATCTATTAAATGCACCAGTGGCGGTAATAAAGTAATCCCAATCATTCCAGTTCATCTAAGATCAGGTTCTGGTAAAGATACATTGAGTGTTTTTAAACCAACAGTTAAACCTGGTAGTGTTGTAAAAACTAAACAAATTATAGCAGAAGGGTCTTGTATAACTGGTGGTTCTATTGCAACAGGAAGAAGTATGTGTGTTGCTTTAATGCCTTATAAAGGATTTAACTTTGAAGATGGTATTGTTATATCTGAAAGAATAGTTCGTGAAGGTGTTTTAAATTCATTACATGGTATTGTTGAAGAAATTGAAATAGGTAAAGATGATAGAGTTGTATTTATAAATGAACTTGGTAAAGAAACTATTAAAGGTGAACCGCTTATAAGAAAAAGTATCGGTGAAATTGAGCAGCTAATTGGGTTTGAAGAAGAGGAAGAAGGAATTGAAGTTGTTTCTGGACATATGATTAAAAAATCTCCTGGTGGTAAAATTGTTGATATAGAAGTATTTAATAATTTAAAAGAAGGTAAATTTCCTGAACTTGATGCTTTATCTAAAAAGACTAGAAAAAGATATGGATTACTTCCTAAAGAAAAGTTTTCACAAAAAGGAGAAGTAATTAAAGGCATATTAATAAAATTCAAACTTGAACAAGAACTTCCTGTTGGTATTGGGGATAAATTAACTAATAGACATGGAGCGAAAGGTATTGTTTCCTTAATTGAAAAAGATGAATTAATGCCAAGAACTTCAACTGGAGATCAAGTAGATATTATTTTAAACCCAATTGGAGTAGTTGGACGTATGAATGTTGGTCAGTTATATGAATTATATACTGGACTAATCGCTAAAGAACTTGGTAGACAAATAATAAAACTTAATAATAAAGTTAAGATCGGTACATTATTAAATAAAGTTTTACCTCTTTTAGATATGACAAAAAATAAAGAGTTTAGTAAAACTTTTATTGCTAAATTTAGAGCTATGTCTGATTCTAAATTTAAATTATTTGTTAAACAAGTTAAAGATTCTGATTCATATACTATTATTATACCACCATTTAAAGCGCCTGCATATAAAGAGATATTAGCTGCATTGAAGGTTCTTGGTTTAAAAGGTGGATATAATTTAATGTTGCCAGAGTTTAATACAAGAACAAAGAGTAAAGTTCCATTAGGTTATATGTATATATTAAAATTAGAACATATAGCGAAAGACAAGTTGCACGCTCGTTCTACTGGTCCGGTTACTAGTAAAACTTTTCAGCCAACAGCTGGGAAAAAAAGAGAGGGTGGACAGAGAATGGGAGAACTTGATACTTACTCATTTATAAGCTATAATTGTCCAAACTTACTAGCAGAATTTTTTGGTCCTTTGTCTGATGATCATATTACAAAAAATGAAATTTTATCAGATATTATACAAACAGGAGCCGCTAAATATCGTACTCCAAAAGCATCTCCAGTAAGAGATTTACTTAATAGTTATTTTATAAGCTTAATGATATGGCGTTAGTAAGAATATTTTTATAATCTAAGTAACAAATTATAAAAGGATATTATTATGGAAATATGTGAATATGGTTGTGGTAAGGAAGCAATATATCAATTTAAAAATAAAAAATGGTGTTGTTCAAAAAATGTATCTAAATGTTCTGGTACAATTAATAAACTAAAAAATAGAAAAGTTTCTGATGAAACTCGAAAAAAACAATCAGCTTCATTAAAAGGTAAACTTCCATGGAACAAAGGAAAAGAATTATCTGAATCACATAAACTTAAAATAGGTTTAGGTAATAAAGGCAAAACTGTTTCTAAAGAAAGTAAAAAGAAAATGTCAGAATCAATGAAAGGTAAACAAAATAGATTAGGATTTGAATTATCTCAAGCAACTAAAAATAAAATATCTAATTCAAATAAAGGTAAAATTCCATGGAATTTAGGAAAAAGTCATTCATATGAAACTAGAAAAAAGATAGGATCTAAAAGTAAAAATAGATTTTGTTCTGATGATACTAGAGAAAAAATGAGATTATCAAAACTTGGTGAAAAAAATCATATGTTTGGAAGGAAACTTTCTAATGATCAAAAGTTAAAATTATTAGAATCTAATCAATATTCTATTAGAGATATTGAAAAAAAGTTTCCATTATTTTCTAAAATAGAAGAAATGAGATATAATCCAAATAATCTTTTAGAGAATGAAATACAAGTACATTGTAAAAACCACAAATGCCAAAATTCAAAAGAACAAGGTGGTTGGTTTACTCCAATGAGATGGCAAATAACACATAGAATTCATAATATTGAAAAGGGTTTAGTTAATGATGGTTTATATTTCTATTGTTCTAACGAATGTAAATATGAATGTCCATTATATCATTCAAAAATAAATACAAAAAATAATAAACCATATACACAAGAAGAATATCAAACTTTTAGACAACAAGTATTAAAACGAGAAGATGAAATTTGTGAGTATTGTGGAGAAAAAGCTACTCATGTTCATCATTCACGTCCTCAGAAATTAGAACCAGGTTTTGTTTTAGATCCTGATTTTGGAATAGCATGTTGTCAAAAGTGTCACTATAAATATGGTCATAAAACTGGAACAGAATGTTCTACAGGAAATTTAGCAAATATTGTATGCTCTACTTAATAAAGCAGAGCTTAATTAATAATATATATAGAATGGAGAAGAACAATGGAAAAGAAAGATGGCGGGAATATAAGTCACTGGCAATTACATCATTTGAAGTTTCCTGAAGAAGATAGAGTAGCATTTGAGTCTTATAATTCAGAAGTTGATTTTGATAATATAATGATGGTTACTGGAACAGTTGTTAATGAACCAACAGAGAGATGGAACCCTGGCGACCATTTTAGATCATCTATGATAATTGAGGTTGATAGAAAAAATAATACTATTGAAACTTTAAATACTATTTATCATTTTGATCCTAAAACAGAAGGTCAAGATACAATTTTTGATATTGAAACAGGTAATAAAGATATGGGCAATAAAGTTCTTGGTATATTTTATTAAGGAGTATTATGGATAATCTTCAAGTATTAGCAGGATCATCATTACCTTTACCAGAAGATGATGATCCCAACCAAAATAATTTAAATTATGAAGCTTCTATTGAATATGATGGAATGGAAGTTGTTTCTGCTATTGGTACGTCAGAATTTAAAGAAATTTATATGTTATTTATAAATGGATTAAAACAAATGGCAATTGTCGACCAAAGAAGATTATGTTTAGATATTTTAGAAAAAGTTAAAGAAGTTTATGAATATGAATTTCTTCCTCACCCAGAATTAGAACATCAACTAAATATGAATAATGTATATGATTTGATAAAATTTCTCAATTATGATTATACTGATTTCTTTGGAGATGTTTGGATGTATCAAAGAGGTATTAATTTAAAGACCATAAATGTAGAAAGTTATTGCAAACGTAATTCTGATTTAATAATAACAGAAGTTGAAGACCAGTTAAATTCACGAGATTTATCTGAGATGGTTTCTTTATTCCTTAGAACATATAATAAAGACAATCTTATAGAGTGGTTTATTGAAGCTACTGAAAAACAGAAAATGTTAATTTATTTAAGAATAATGGAGGAAAGCTAATGGCAGAAGAAAAATATACTCTCACGGTTAAGAGAGGAAATATAGAATTTACAATTGATAGAAAAGATGTTTTGGCGACAGATGAGACACCAGATGGAATAACTTTTAAATTTCAAGGCGGAGTTATTATGTCGATTGAAGATCTTCATATGCCTCAGGATGTCAAACAAAGAGTTGCAATGGCTGATACTGGATTTAAGAAAGGAAATTTGTTATTTAATTTAAATGATTATAGGAACCCAGTATCATTAACTCAGTAGGAAAAATAATTTTAAAACTCAAGAACTATATATATTAATATACATAATACAACACAAGTATTTGTATTATAATTCACTTAAAAACTCACTTAATAACACAAAATTTAACACACAAGGAAACTCCATATTTGACATATTCTAATATTTAGAAAATGATGATATGCTTTTTCCTGTGTCGGAAAGGAGGAAGTTCGTATTTTCATAATTTATAAACATTCATTTTATTAAGGATGGAAAGGTGTCACTTGGTATGTCGAATAATAATACATTAAAGAAAAGTGTAACCAAAATTAAAAATAAAGTTATTAACTGGTTACATGTTGCTAATTTGAAGCAACTTTTAGAGATAAGTAAGTTTATTGGAATTCGCATTAGTTCTGAAGATTTAAAAAAGTTGAACGATAAAATTGATAAGGACCAGGGTTAGATCACCTGAATCTCTATTAATTCACATGCCAAATAAAAGTTATAATATGATTGTATCATCTATTATAATTTTATTTCTAACAACGTTATAATTAGTTTATCAAGCATTTGTCCTTGATCTTCTATTTATAATTACGACGAATAAATCTTTTGTAATCAACTAGCATGACTAGTTCGGTGCCTTAAGTTTATTTCATATGATTTGTCTAATACATTAGTTTGTATTGGGTATTTTATATGAAATAAACTTAAGGCACTGGATTGGTCATGTATGTTAATAAGACACTAAAACTTTTTGTCGTTTTTTGTCGCTTGAAAAAAGGATATATTATGAAATTAATTACAACAGAAAAATTTATAGAAAAATTAGAATGTGATATTTATCCAATCACACTTGTCAAATTTCTATTAAATAAAAGAAAGATATTAGATTATTTTTCAAAAGCAGCGAAAGATGACTTTTATTTAAAAGGACTAAAATATAAAGTCGATCATACTGATTGTCCTGTATGTTTACAAAAGAAAGATATGTTATGCAGACAACACACATCTATTCAAAGAGTTTTAAATACAGATACAGTTGCTTTTGATATGGATACTAAAGTTTTCTTTTATAAAAATGAGATTTTCAAAATGGTAGGAAATAGATTAGTTATTATATATTGTCCTCACCCAAAGTTGATTGATGGAGTTATAACTGATAAAAAAGTTAGAAAAATAATTCCTATCACTATTGAAGATCCTGAATTGATTGAATTGCCAGAGTATACAACTATAGTAAAATTTGTAGCGTCTCAGTTAGAAGATCAACATATGAAATGTTGGTTTAATAATGAATTTTATTTAGCAACTATGCCTGGCGAAAAAATAATAAACTTTTGTTTAATACCAAATAACTAAAATAATAGGAGAACACGTTATGGGACAAGATTTTAATGAGTATGCAGATTTAGGTCAAACAGGTTACAAGAGTACTGAACCCGTAAAACCCGAAGATGAATTTTTCCATTCACTATATATTTCTGGAGTTTCAAGACAGAATCATATTAATGTAACGGAAGAAGCTGGCAAAATGCAGATTAGAGGAATTCAATATAATCTAACAGATGTTAATATGATTATAACTCATGTTAAAAAGATTCTTTGTAAAAATGAAACTGGTGCTGACCAAAAACAAAAAGTTGGTTGTTTCAGTTTTAAGAAAGAACCTCAACCACCTTGGGTTGGTTGGAATAACAGAGTATGTGGTACTAACTCTGCTGAAAGAGCTGCAAATTCTTTTTGTAAAGACTGTAGAGAACAGATAATTGTGGCTGGTATTTTTGTTGATGATGCAGGAAATCCAATTCTTCATGCAGAAACCAAATCACCATTGTTTATATTTTTAAGAGGTAGAGGAATGAAATATAATAATGTTTCACAATTCCTTGCTGATTGTTATAAAGAAGAAGTTGTAAACCCAATCTTCTTACCTGCAACTCCAGAAAGTACTGAGTTCGAAAAGATTGCTGTAAATAATAAAAGAGCTGTTACAAAAATTGGTATGGGGAAAGCTAAATCTAACTATGGTGATAAAGATGTATTTACATTCACCAAAGGAACTATATTAGATAATCAATCAATTTTCAATATCCTTGAAATTTCTAAGAAGTCTTTAGCTAAATTCAATGAGAAATTTGATTGGAGTAAACCTACTACAGAACCTGCTGGAACAACTGGATATGCTGATGCTGGTGGTCCTCTTGGTCAACCTGTAGATCAATCAAATGTTATTCCAGAAGCAAAAGTTGAAGAAGGAGCGGCACCTAAAGAAACTGCAGCACCTCAACAACAAACTGCTCAACCTACATTTAATTTTGAAGATATTAAATTTTAATCGAAAAATAATATGATCTTTCTCTAATAGAATGAGGGAGATCATATTAATCCAATGAAGGTTTTATTAATTAAAATCGGAGGATGCTACTATGAAAGATCCATGTGAAGATTGTTTAGTTAAAATTGTTTGTATTAGAATGTGTCCAAAAGTTATTAAATTCTATAAAGATCGAGTTAGGTTAAGACCTAAACATGAAGTTGAATTGGCTACTGGTTATCATTGGGAAGATGATTATACTGATAAAGATGGCAAAGTTCATATTTCAGGTACAATGAATAGAATAGAAATAACTAAAAAAGAAGAAGAAGTTGATGAAAAAGAGAAAAGATTATTCGACTTAGAATCAGCAAGAATTAAGAAAAAATCAAAAAAGAAAGAATCAACTGGATTCATAAAAATAACACCCAGGTTTATTGCAGCATTTTCACAATGGTTAAAAACATGAAGAATCCATGTGAAGAATGTTTAGTAAGAGTTAGGTGTTGTAAAATGTGTGAAAAAGTTAAACCGATTTGGGGTAAAAGATTAAATAATTATCCCAACGCTTTATCTGCTTTAGCTAAATTGTCAAAAGAATTAAGAGTTAAGAAAACCATATACTGGTGGTTTGAGAAATTAATTGAAGAGTCAAAAGAAAGGAAAATGTTATGAGTACAACCGAAGAACAAAAATACTTTGAACGCTTGAATATTCCGGTTTTATCAATTGAAGGAATAAAGAATTTAATTAGAGATGATATAGTGGATACTTTAGCGGCTTGGAAAAGAGGACGTGATGTTGATAAACAGTGTTTCCATATTATTGGACCTGCTGGAGTTGGTAAGACAGCCATTTGTGACCAGTTAAGAGCAGAGTTATCAGAAATAACTCAGAAACCATTTGAAATGATTATGTTGAAATCACCAGTATTATCAAGAGATGATATAATGATTCCATTTCCAGTTGTAGGTAATGGTAATAGAACATTTGAAATGTTATATTCAGACTTTGTTCCTCAAGGTGAAGATACTTTTGGATTATTTGTTATTGATGAATGTTCACGTGGAGATCATTCTCTACAACAAATGTTTTGGCAAGTACAAAATGAATACAAAATTCATTTAAAGGATTTTCCAAAAGGTTGGTTTGTTATAACAACTGATAACCCAGATGATTCTGAATATCAAATGGACACAATGGAAGATGCTGCAGGGCTTAGAAGACAACTTCATCTTTATACAGAAGTTAGTACAAGAGATTTCCTTGCATTTGCTGATGAAGCAGAATTTCATCCATTAATCATTGAATTTATATCAACGAATCCTGAGTATATTTATGATTTTCAAGCTCAGAAAATTGGATCAGTATTTGCAAATCCTGCAAGTTATGAAAAACTTTCAGAACATCTTTGGAAAATTGATAAAGATGAGAAACAAAACTTTTCAACAAATGATATGAATAGAATAGAGGCATTAGCATCTGGTCTATTGAATGTAAATAAAGCAAGATTGTTTATTGAATTTGCAATGGAAGGTAAAGATATTAATCCAAAAGATATATTCTTCAATTATCCAAAAGTTAGGAAAAATATTAAAGAACTTATCACTAAGAAAGATAATGCAGGTATTTCAAAAGTAGTTGGTAGTTTTATTAATTATATGACTGCTTCGATGCCTGAATATAAAAAAGATGGAAAAGAAGTAGGGTATGCAGGTGAATTTCTGACTTCGGTCCCAATTGATGCAGCAGCATTATTTGTTACAACAATTGACGGTTTGGATAGAGAATCTAAGCGATTTCTCTACATGACTGATTTACACATTGAGCTTATGAAACAGGGAGCATATAAAAACGGATTCTATGATGATATAATTAAACTTAGTGAGCGAGAATAAAAGGTGAAGGTTTGAAAATAACTCCAGAAGAAAGATTGAAAGAATTAATTGCTCAAATGACAATCAAACCTGGAAATGAAAACATCTCTTATAATTATTTTGGTTATGTATTTAATAGAATTAGAAGAGTTCGTGATGACTCATTAAAATCTATAATGGGGGTATCACCACGAAAAGATGGGACTTTAGCATTGTTGTATAATACAAATTATTTTGATGGAACTACTGATCAAGTAATGCGAAAAGTAATAGAACATGAAGGTATGCATGTGTTGAATAAACACATTCCAAGATTATTAAGACTTTTAGCAAACGAAGTTGATGAAAGAAAAAAATATGCTAAATCAAGAATCTTTAATACCGCTGCTGATTGTGCTGTTAATCCCGCTATTAATATGCCAAAGACGATTATCATAGCTGATAAACCATGGAATGGTTGTTTTCCAGAATTGTATGAATGTGATGGTAAAGTGTTGGAAGATAATAAACCAACTGAATATTATTATTATAAACTTTTAAAACAAGCAAAGAAGAACGCTAAAGAACAACAGAAAAAGTGTGATAAATGTGACGGTAAAGGAAGTAATTCTGATTGTCCATTTAGCGGAAAAGATGATGATGGTGAAGGCGAATGTAAGATGCCATCATCTGGTGATGGATTACCTATTGATGGTGCAGGCGAAATGTATGATATTGTTGGAGATCACTCTACATGGGGTGATGTAGCTGGTGAAGTTGCTGATTTAAATTCTCTATCAAGAAAGATTGATAGTCAGATTCAAGAGATTATAAGAGATTCAGTTAAAAACTTTAGTCATAGACGAGGGTTTTTACCTTCTCATATTAACTCTTTGATTGATGCAGCCTTACAACCGCCTAAGGTTCCATATTATCAAATTATTAGCAAGTTGATTAAAGGATCAAGATATAGTAAATTCAAAAGATCTTTGTCCAGAATCAATAGAAAAAGAACATATGCTTTTGCAATAGGTGATGATGGTATACCAGCTATATCACCATTTCCTGGTAAGACGAGAGACTTTACTTTTAAAATTGTATTATTAATTGATACATCAGGTAGTATGAGTATTGATGATATTAGAGAAGCTCTTTCAGGTTGTAAGAACATAATTGAGAAAGATAGACATTGTGAAGTTACTGTTCTTGAAAATGATGCTCAACTTCAAAAAGAATATAAAGTTAAAAGAATTAGCGATATTCAATTTAACATCGCTGGTCGAGGCGGCACAATGTTACAAGAAGGTCTTGAAAGAGCAAGACAAATTAATCCAGACGTAGTATTAGCATTTACTGATGGTTATTGCGAAAATGTAAATGATTATTCAAAAAAAGAATTACCTAAAAAAATTATATGGGTAGTTCAAAAAGGAGGAACTATAGATACTATTAATCAAACAGGTTATATTGTGAGGGTTGATAATGGATAAATGTAAAATATGTGATTTAGAATTTAAATCAAGAAGAGCTTTAGCTATACATGTAACTAAATCACATAAAAATATCAAATGGAAATTATATAAAAGAAAGTATGAAAATTCTTGTATAAATAATCCATTTGTATGTGAATTATGTAACTCATGTTATTCTACCCCAAGAGGTTTAATAAATCATTTAAAAAGAACTGAAAAATTATGTCTTAGTGATTATTCTATTTTATATCCAGAAATACAGGAAAAAATAAATTCTTATTATAAAGTATTTCTAAAAAATAGATATATTATAGATAATGAAACTGATTGTTGGAATTGGAATGGAACTATAGATAGAGATGGATATGGTTCTTATTATAATAAACGAGCACATAGACTTTTTTATGAAATGTATATTGGAGATATTTCAGATGGTCTTTTGATTTGTCATAAATGTGATAATCCAAAATGTGTTAATCCAAAACATCTCTATATGGGAACTAATCAAGATAATATGAACGATATGGTTAATCGAGGACGTTCTTTAAAAGGTGAATTAAATCCAGCTAAAAGAAAAGATGTAAAAGTAAAAATAAGTAAAAATAATTCAATGTTAAAACAAGAACATAGAAACAAACTAAGTAAAAAATTTAAAGGTAGAAAAAAACCTAAATATAATTACTTTATTGTTTCTCCAGATAATAAAAAATATCAAACAAATAATTTATTTAAATTTTGTAATGATATGAATTTGAATTATCGTTCTATGTTAGAATTATCATCAAATCAAAGGAATACTTATAATAATTGGAATATTGTGAGGGTCGATAATGGCTGAATTTTATGATGAATTGTTTGATGTATTGCCTATCAACGATATGGATGTTGATATAATCTATCCAGACGGTAGTAAGAGTGAGATGTATGTTCAAAAACTACCTACTATTGGTGAGATGTTTTGTGGTCATATTGTTGATAAAGTAATCATAAATAAAAAATATAAAGAGAATGAATGTGAAGCAAGAATTGAACTTATAAGAAAAAAGGATTAGAAAAATGAAACAAGTTAATTATTATCTTAGAGAAGATGGTCAGCCAAAAACAGCTGTAGCAATTCTGCAAAACGAACTTGGTGACACAGCAAGAGGTGTAGCTATCTGCAGTCCAAGAGATCAATTTATTAAAATCGAAGGTAGAACTCTATCTATAGATAGATGTGCTAAGGCATATAGAATGGAAAAATCTTTCGGTCCGATAAGACGTGAAGGAATGATTGTTGATGAAAAGTTTAAATTTAAATGTGAATTTATGCCTGAACTAACTGAATTTGAGAAAGGATTACTTGAAGACCCTGAGTCTGTATAATTATTAATAATGTGAGGGTTATTATAGATTAACCCTCACACAACTTTAAAGGAACATTTATGACTAAATCGTATACTGCTGACGATATCAGAAAATTAGAACCGATGGAGCAGATACAAATTTCCCCTGGTATGTGGATTGGTCCTACTGACGACCCACATCATTTAATAGAGGAAGCTCTGGACAATGCTCTTGATGAAGCACAGGGAGGGTATGTTAGTATTATTGCAATTACTATTAATACTAAAACTAATGTTTGTTCTGTAATTGATAATGGTAGAGGAATCCCAATATCAAAAGATGTTCCCGTAACTATTTCAACAAAATTGTTTTCAGGAGCTAAGTTTCAAGATAATAAATCAGCTTATGAAATAGCAAGTGGATTGCATGGAGTAGGGTTAGTATGTGCAAATGCTTTAAGTGATTTTTATACAATTGAAATTTATAGAAATAACAGACATGCAATATTTAACTTTGAAAAAGGTAAATTAAAAAAGAAGTCAATTAAAAAATTTGAAGGTAAAACTCCTTTCTCAACAAAAATTGAATTTAAACCTTCAAAAAAAATATTTGAATCAATAATGCCTGATTTGAATAGAATTAGAAAAAGATTACAAATAGCTTCTGCAGAAATGTCTAAAGTAACATTTGTAATGATAGTCGACAATGAAAAAGAAATATTTAAAATGACTATCAATGATTATTTTGAACAGAGATGTTTGCAAGGTAATAATAAATTAGCAAAACCTGTTTTCTTTAAATCATTTATCAAACCAGAATCATTTAATGTAATGCTCACTTATACAAAGAGTGGGACAATAACTCCACGAGTATTATCATCAGTAAATCTATTGCCAGTTGACAATGGAGGAACTCATGTAAATTATCTTTATGAAATTGTTAAAGATTATTTTATGTCTAAAGGTAAGAAAATGGGGTATACATTCTTACCTCAAGATTGTTTAGTAGGTTTAAAAGCTTATATTATGTTAAGTTTAAAAGAACCTAAATTTGCTGGTCAAACCAAAGATAGACTAACCAACAATAAAAATTATCTTGAAAGATTCGCAATTCAAATTAAAACTCAACTAGAAGCTCACTTCAATAAAAACCATAAAAACGATAAAGAAACAGAAGGTGAATTAGAAAGAATACTTTCACATTTTCAAATTTATCGTGCCAAACTCGATTCTAAGAAATTTAAAACTCCAAATTCAGGAAAAAGAGTATCTACAAAATTTACAAAACTAAGAGATTGTTCAAGTGCTCTTGGGGAATTGTTTGTTGCTGAGGGTGAATCTGCTGCTGGCGGTCTTGTAACTTGTAGAGATCCAAGAAAGCATGCTATTCTTCCATTAAAGGGTAAGATTCCAAGTGCTGCAACAACTAAAGATATTTTGAAGAATAAAGAAATAAGTGAATTGATAGGTTCATTGGGAACAGGAGTTGGTCCTCATTTTGATATTAGTACTTTAAAATATAGTAAAATTATATGCGCAACCGATGCCGATGATGATGGCTTGCATATATTTGCTTTACTTACTTTAGCTTTAGCAGTATTAGTACCTGATATTATTAAAAACGGTCATTACTATTATGCAGAAACTCCTTTATATGCAATCAATGAAAAGAAAAACTTTATACCATTGTGGACAAATGAAGAGATTACAAAAGCAAAGGAAAGTGGTAGAAGTCTTTTAAGAGTGAAAGGGTTAGGGGAAATGAATCCAGATCAATTGAAAACTGTATTAATTACTGAAAAAACGAGAAGATTGATACCAGTTACTTATACAAGTGATATGGATAAAATGGTCAAGTTATTTACTGACCCAATTGAAAAGCGTAAGTTGTTAGAGGGAACATGGATGATATAAATGTACCATTACAAGACTGGATAAGTGCTAATATACCAGAAGAAAAAATGTATTGGAAACAATCTTGGTCTGATCAAGTATGTTTTGTTCGAGATCAAATTCCAAAGTTTTTATGCTCTGGTAATTCATATGAAGAATATAATACAGTGAGAGAAAATATAACTGTTATTGAAACTCATATGTCAAAAAGTATATATTTACCAGTTTATTGTATTAAAGCTCAGGGTGATATTTTTATCATGAGAGCAAATTTTCATGATTGGAAATTGTCAGTTGAAACTCATAATCTTCATGACATTGATTTTGCAAAATTAGGAATTTGTGAAACAAAGGATCAAATTCACTCAGTGTATTGCGAAGGATTTAAAGAGGAGTGGGTATATAAACCTTACGATGAAGATAAATTTAAGTATACTGTCGAGATAAGAGATAAATTTAATTTAAAATTATTCTTTTGGTTAATTCAACAAAAGGACATAAAGGAGAATGTTCAACTGGTAAATTAAGTACATTAGTATGTGAACGTATAGTTAGAATAAAAAGAAAGGAGGATTATGGATAAATTAGTTCCTAAAGCTTATAAAAAATATGGTTTATATGTTAATAATTTTAGATCGTTCCCACTTTGTGACGATGGATTGAAACCTGTTGAGCGCAGAATATTATTAACAACATATTTAATAGCTCGTGATAAATTTGTTAAATCAGCCAGAATCGAAGGAACAACAATGGCACGTTTCCATCCCCATTCCGGGGCGTATGGTACTATAGTTCAAATGGTAAAACAGGGATTTATTGCTGGTCAAGGTAATTGGGGAAATAATCTTGGAGTTGATCCTTCTCCAGCTGCTGCAAGTAGGTATACAGAAGCCAAATTATCAAAAGAAACACATGATATGGCATTTCAATTAATTAAATATGTACCATGGTCAGAGAGTGAACTGGATGATGAACCTGAATATCTTCCAACTAAATATCCATTTTGTTTAATGGGGAATGAGTTTACTCAAGGTATTGGATTTGGTTTTAGAACTTTCATTCCATGTTATTCAATTAGTGATCTTAAAGCAAGATTGTTATGGTTATTAGGTGGGAAGAAAGGAACCGAACCAGTAATTGCTCCAATAACTGATTGTAAAATAACTGCATCAAAAGCTGAATTACAACAACTTTTAACAACAGGAAAAGCAAAAATTCCTATAGTTGGAGTTGCAAGTGTTAGTGCTGTCCAGTGTAAGGTCATTATTAAATCATGGCCTCCTGGTAAAAAGTTTGAAGCAGCTATTCTTAATAAGAAACCTATTAGGAAACAATTAGAAAATCTAGATGTTGGATTTCTTGATTCTTCAAATGGTAAAAATGGTACTGCAATTATATTTAGTGTTACCAAACAAAGAAATAGACAAAAAATCTTTACTGACTTAGTTAATAATGTGAAGGAAGCATTGAAAGGATCTATTTCATTTGAAACAATAATTGTTGATAGACAAAGAAATGTTCAAGTTACTTCTATAGATGATATGTTGGTTAATACATATAATATGTTTACCCAAGCAAATCAAAAAATGTTGACTTCAGAGATAGCTAAAACTGGAGATGCTATACTTGAGATGGAATGTCTTGAAAAATTAAAAGATCCTTTAGTTAAAGTAATGGGACAGAAAGGAGCAACTTTAACTAAAAAAGAATTACCAAATATTATTAAAACTTTAGCAGTAATGAGTAAGCTTGATGAAGTTATAGTTAAGGATTTGCTTGCAAAATATAGAATCCAAAGATTATTAACTTTTCATACGGATACTCAAGAATTAAACGATAGACAAACTGAACTTCAAAACTATTTGGCTGAATTAGACAGTTATGTTTTAGCTCAGTATTAAAGGTGAATTTATGGGACTTATTAAAAGGACTGCTAATGATGTTCAGAAATATAGAGAAAATAAACCAGTTAAAATTGAAGATGTTACTCCTGGTTGTGTTGATGGTAAAAGAATAATAATTGTCAATGGTGAAACTTATTATGCTGGAACTGTCAATACATGGGGAGATGTTGAAACAATTAAATGTAAATAAGGAGGATGTTATGAATCAAAAAGGATTTACTATAATAGAATTATTGATAGTTATTCTTATAATCGGAATATTTACTTCAGTAGCAATTCCAAGCTTCTTTGAATGGGCAAAGGAAGAAAAAATAGCTCAGCAAGCTGGTAATCTTATTAAAGAGTTTAAAGAGGAATCTGAACCAAAGGTTATAACTAACAATGTTGTAATTGATAAATTAGGAGTTAGTTGTCAAGATGGTCAAAAGATAATTGAACTTGACGGAGTTATATATCATCTTGGTACTATCAAAAATACATGGGGCGATTTAGCTCCAGTAGAATGTCAATAAGGAGAAATATATGTATAGAGTTGAAAGAAGATTTACTGTCCCATTTGGACATAGATTAAGTAAACATACTGGACGTTGTAAGAATTTTCATGGACATAATATGGTTATTTTAGTTGGACTTAAAACTAAAAAACTTGATAAAAATGATATGGTAATGGATTTTAGTGAATTAAACTCTATGGTAAATGAAACTTTAGATTTTTGGGATCATACTTTATTTATTCATGATGATGACAGAGAGTTTGTTAAACCTTTAGAACAATTTGGACAAAGAGTTCTTATATTTTCACATGATCCAACAGCAGAAAGATTATGCGAAGTATTATATGATTGTGTTATACATGGATTAATAGATAGAAAATTAACTGATGTTGAAATTGACTATGTTACTATTTATGAAAATGAAAATTCCAAAGCAACCTTCAGTGAGGAGTAAATAGTATGATTGAATTGATAAGGCGTAGTGGAATAATAATTCCGAGAGAGTATGAAAACGAATCGTGGTATCACATGGTACGTGCCCACCTGTTTAGACGACAGGTAGATTATAATTCTCCAACCTATACTACGACGATGTACTATTCAGAATCTGCGAAGTCCTTGACAATTCCTCGATACTTCCCTATACATGACTATGTTGATTGTAAAATTATTGACATAAGTCATGTTGGGGAAGATATTGTAATTGAGCATAATATCACGCCACGTAATGATGTCCAAATATTAGCTATGGATTATATGCGGGATAATAACAATGGTATGATAAAATTGGGTCCTGGTATGGGGAAAACAGTTATCAGTATTCATATGATAGCAACGAGAAAAAAGAAAACATTCATTGTAGTTCATAGAGATAGTCTTGATAAACAATGGAGAAATAGATTATTAGAACATAGTAGTCTATCAGAAAATGATATTGCTTTATTAAATTCTAAAAAGTTTGAAGAGCAATTTGCAGAATCACCAGTTATAATATCAACATCTCAAACCGTATGTTCTATATTAAAACGATACCCAATGGAATATTTAAAAGCATTACATTTCTCTAATATTGGGATAGGAATTTTTGATGAATTACATACCACTGTAGGTGCTCCAACATTTTCAAAATGTTCATTACATTTACCAGCTCAATCAATTTGGGGATTAAGCGCAACTCCATATAGAAGTGATGGTAATACAGATATCATTAAATATCATTTAGGAGATATGTTAGAAAGTGATAGTGATGAAGATACAATGCTAGCAGATGTAACATTTATATTAGTAGATTTTGATATTGATACTCCAAGAAGATTCACATATTTGAATTGGGAAGGTAACTTTCAACGATCTAGATATTTAAATATCATGAAAAATTCAAAAGTGTTTATGGATTTAGTTAAAGCATTATTGATGAAGTTAGCTCATGATGATAGACATTTATTATTTATTTCAGAGAGAGTTGATAAAATGATAAATATTTTATATAAATGGATGCCTTGGGATGATAAATCAAAATTTATTGCTGGATCAGGTTTAGAAGAGCTAGAAAAGAAAATTTCATTCTCAACGCCAGGAAAAATTAGAGATGGAATAGATGTGCCTTGGAAAGATGCTTTATTAATTACATCACCAGTTAAAAATATAGAACAGTTAGCTGGAAGAATAACTCGTATATATCCTGGGCATGATAAATATACTCCTATAATATTAGATATGGTTGACATAGGGTCTAATAATATTAAAAAATCATTTTGGGATAGACGTGATTATTATATAAGTAAAGGGTGGAATATTAAGTATATATTTATTAATCAATTTACATATGAAAAATTTAACATTCGAGAAGAAGATGCTTTAAAAATCGTACAAGGAGAATAAAAATGAACAGAAGACAATTTGTTACAAAAACAAAAAATGTTGTAGTTAATAACAGAACATTACCATTCTTCAGCATGCTAACATTAATTTTAATTACTTTAAAACTAACCGGCACTATAACTATTGGATGGGGTTGGATAGTTGCTTGCTTCTTTGCTCCATTGATAATTCTTTTGAGTTTTCTTGGAATAATATTTGGAGGGTTTTTAATATTTATAATTGGCGGAGGAATATGTATAGCTATTATGCATGCATATGAACAAATAAAGAAGAAAGCTTGGAGATGACAACTTTAAGTCCATATTCTATTGGAGAAATTCCAAACTTTGATCCATGTGATAAGTGTTTAATTAGGGTTGCATGCACACAAGTATGTAAACCTAAATTAAGATTTGATAAAAATCAACCAAAATCAGAGAAAATTGTGATACGGGCAAGAAGAAGGAGAAAGAAGAAATGAAAATAATCTTTACAGCAGATTTACATTTCAGTTTATATTCTCAAGATACTATTATAGAAGGTATACCAAGGAGATTATATTATTTAATAAAAATTCTTACTGATATATGTCAATATGCCATTAAAAATAAAATATTCAATATAGGAATTGCTGGAGATACTTTGCATAATAAAAGTATTATTCATGCAGTTGCTTTTGGAATGTTATTAGATTTAATTAGAAGATTCCCTGAGATTACTTTTTATATAATTGATGGTAATCATGATGTTTCAAGTAAGTCTGGTGATGGAGTATCTGCTTTAAAGGGATTTGATAATGAACCAAATGTTATAATGATTCATACCGAAACTCAAATTCAAAATATAGCATTTATTCCATGGAATCCTAAAACAATGAAACAAGAAATTAAAAATTCTAAAGCAGATTATTTAGTTTCTCATTTTGGTTTGAATGAAGCAATGTTAAATTCTGGTATATCAATTGTATCAGATATAGGGTTAAGAGATCTAAAACATTTTAAAAGATGTTTTATTGGACATTATCATACTCCTCAAGAGGTTGGCAATGTTATCATTCCAGGATCAATCATTCAACTTGATTGGGGTGAGAAAGGTGAAAATAAAAGATTTGTAATATTTGATTCCGATACAAATGAAGTTGAGTTTGTTGAAATTGAAGGATATCAAAAACATATAGAAGTTGAAATTAATGAAAATAATCTTTCTGAAGTTTTAAAAGCAGCAAAGAAATATAGAAAGGAAGGTCATTTTGTAAAACTATTGAAGGTTGAAAATGTTGATACTTCTGAGATTGAAAAAGATTTTCATATAGTTGATAAAACCGTTAAAGATATAACTAATCGTGGGATTGATAGTTCAATGTCACTTGAAGACAAGTTAGAAGCTTATTTAAAAATTAAAAATATTCCATTAAATAAGCATGGTGAATATATTTTAGAAGCAAAAAAAATAATTGATGCAATAGCATAAGGAGATGATATGGCTGAAGTAAGTTTAGGTGGGAAACCAAAGAATGAAGAACCAGCAAAAGAGAAAATGATTTATTTGAATATCCCAACTGCAGTATTGATGATTATTGAACTAGGTGATTCAAAAAATATTAAAAAGTTTGCTGATCCAATAGTTAAAACTATTAAAGATTCAATGACTAATAAAGAGTTAAGAAAACTCTTATGTCAAATGTTTGGAGTTAAAACAGCAAAGAAATTTAAAAAATTCAAACTCCAGGAATTTAATGTTTTAACTAATATATTTGGAGATGTTTGGGGTCTAAGATGAAAATTGTAGAATTTTTAGAACAAGGACTTGAGAATTTTTGTAACCATCAAGAACCTGTTATTATAAATTTTTCTAAAGGTTCCATTACAATGATTACTGGTCCAAACGGTATAGGAAAAACATCCATCTTTCAAGCAATTCCTTTTACATTATATGGACAATGTGAAAAGGGTAGAGGTGATGATGTTTTAAATAATAAAGCAGGTAAGAATTGTCATACTTGGACAATATTTACTATTGATGATGTTAGATATAGAGTTGATAGATATGTTAAATATACAAGGTTAGGCAATTTAGTAACTATAACTCGAGGTACAGATACTAAACCTTATTTAAAAGGACATAAAGAAGTCTTACCTGAGATTGAAAAACTATTGATGCCTTACAAATTATTTATCAATACTCTACTATTCTCTCAAAAAGTTAAAACATTCTTTACAGATCTTGCAGATTCAGAACAAAAAGAAATCTTTAGAAAGATATTAACTTTAGATGATTTTGTTTTATATATGCAACAATGTGGTTTTGAATTAAAAGAAATTGAAAAGATTATTCAAGATATAAATCAAAACATTGGGATTAATAAAGGTCTTTTAGAATCAGCACAAACTCGATTAAAAGAAAGTCTTGAATATGAAAAGATTTTTAATAAAAATCGAGAAGAGAGAATGTATAGTGCACAAACACAAGTTGGTATACATGAAGAAAGAATACTTCTTCATCTTAGTAAACAAAAAGATTTGCCAAAAGATACCTCAGCAGAACAACAAACCGTTTCAAATAAAATAAGTGTATTAAGGAATAATTTAGATAACTTAGATGAATTATATTCAGACAAAACTGAAAAATTATATAATCTAAGTAAGTTAAAGATATCTGAATTAGAGAATCAAAGTCTTGAATTAGCTACTGTATCAACCTCTGAATTAAATGAAAAAATAACTTTAGTGAAAGAGGAATATGATATCAGAATTAAGAAAAATGATGAACAACTCAACTTAGTTAAAGATAAAAAAAGAATGTTAGAGATTGAATCAACAAAACTTAATTCTCAAATAGATTTTCTTGAAACTGAAATAGTTAATCTTGATATAGGGGATATTAAAATTTGCCCTACTTGTTTAAGAACTGTTGATGATTCATGTATTAAACATCTTGAAAATTTAGTGCAAGATAAAGTTGATGAATCTGGATCTTTAAGAACAAGTGTCATAGAGATATCAAAAGAGTTTCAAGATTTAACAATCAAAGAAACTTCTTGGAATGAGATTAATAAAAAAGATTATAACAAACGCAATGAAATAATCAAAACACTCCAAGAAGAAAATCAAAGAACAACTGCTCAATTTAGTGAGAGAAAGAACATTGCTATAAATAAAGTTAATGAAATGGTTAAAGTTAATTCTCGAGTAATTGCCAAAGAAAGAAATCAAGAAAGTGAAGATATGCTATTAGAATCTTCAAGTTTAGATTTTGATTTAAAACAGTTAGTTGAAACTCAAAATGAAATTGATAAATATAACAAAAATTTAACTGAATTACAATCACTTCTTGATGGACATAAAACTGAATTACAACAAGCAGAAGAACTTATTTATGATATATCTTCAATTGAAAGTTGTAAAGAAGAAATCAAGGTAGCTAAAAATGTTATTAAGAAAGCTTTAAAAGAAAGAACTGAACATGATTTAAGGATGGAAATTATAAAGTTCTGGAAAGTTGGGTTTTCTTCTGCAGGTATTCAGAGTATGTTGATTGATGAAGCAATACCTTTTATGAATAAAAGAATATCTTATTACATGGGACTTATCTCTGGCGGAAGATATACAGTTACTTTTGATACATTGAAAGCAACTAAAAATCAAAAAGAGTTTAGAGATAAAATATCTGTATCTGTATTTGATAATATTACACATTCAGATAAGAGAGTTAAATTCTCTGGTGGGCAAACAAGGTTGGTTGATATTGGGACTATCTTAACATTATCAGACTTAATGGCTAATGTTCAAGATGTAAGTTTTAATATAATATTATTTGATGAAATCTTTGATTCTCTCGATGGAGAAAACATAAGATATGCATCAAATTTATTAAGATTAACTGCTAAAGAAAAGTGGGTAGGGATAATATCACATACTAAAATTGATGATATTGAAGCGGATGAAGTCTTAGAATTTAGATAGAAAGGAAATAAATGACTAAAGTAGAAATATTGAAAAAACATTATCCATCTATATATTTTCTTCTTGAAAATGCAGAATATAATTCAAATCAAGATATAACAAAATATTTTGGTAAAACTATTATTGTTATTTATGGAGGACATGGCGGATATGGATGGAATAAAAGGAAATTAATTGGAGAATCTGAATCTGAGCCTGATTCAGATTATTATATTCTTTCTAGATTTGAAGATGAAAAAGTATATCAATCTCTTATACATAAAGAAGATTGGTTTTGTAGAATAATTCTTCCCGAAAATTTTGATAAAATGGATGAATATTTTTCAAATTCATCAGTACCTGTATCACCAATAAGAATAGATTAATAAAAGAAAGGAGAATAAAATGGGATGGTATGGAGATTCTAATAAATGTAGAGAAGAAGTTGAATGTAAAAGAATATTAACTGTGAATAAGGAATAAAAAATGAAAAAGATTATAGCATTAACAATAATATTAGTATTTTGTTTAACATCAATTAGTTTTGCCGGCGGCGGAAGAAAAATAGCTGAAATCACCCTTAAAGGATTAATGTTTAAAGATAAAATTAATGTTTTGGTTTTCCAAGATCCTGACATGCCCTTTATTTCAATTTATCTAACTCATATTAAAGCAGGTGGATTTGCATTAGCTGATCCATCTAACAATAGTATTGCTACTAGATTAACTGGACAGTTAGGAAAAATTGTAACTAAATCAAATCCAGCAGTAATAAATCTAAAGAAATCAATAGGTTGGAAAACATTAAAGATTGCAAGATTTTATGATGAACCAAATAATACAATGATTTATGTAACTTATTCAACAAAAATTATTGAAGGTTCATTAAAACATTCAATGTCTGTTGTACCTTTGGGGGTCGAGTAATGTCTTTAAATAAACATTGGAATATCAGAACTTCTTCTGTTGATTGTCAAGCAAGAGATGTTGGATGTTGTAGTGATCATAGAAGAATGAAGGATGCTAAATTTGGCATTCCTCATATAAAATGTAGTCAAGAAAATTGTCCTACAAAAATTCCTATTGATAAGATGTTAGAATTTTTTAAAGAGCTTGTTTATGATAGATTTTTAAAAGAAGGCAATTGGTCAGAATTAGATAATCCTCATTTTATAAATTCTGAAGCAGAAGAACTTTTAACTAAATTTATTGATAAATGTCAGGAGGGTCAGGCAAAATGGGTTATTTAGTTACTACACAAAACCCTTGTCCAAATTGTAATAATTTAAGTGCATTAAAAAGAGTTTCTGAAAATGGAAATACTTTATTAGTATGTCAAGAATGTGGATTGAAATTGTTTGCTGAAAAAAGAACAATTGTATTAGATTCATATATTGATAAAAGTATTATTGGAAAACCTTTTAATATATTCGGTAAAGAGTTATTTGACCCAACAAATGATACCGAAGTAATAGCAAAGGAGAGTATTCTTTATGGATAAAGTACCGTGTGATACATGTGGGGGATTAGTTGAATTATCTGGCAAATCAACCTCAGTTAATATGTGTAATGTATGTTATTCTAGCATTGTGTCTTATGAATTACAATGTGAAAAAGAAGAGAATGAATTTACAGAACGTATAGAAGAGGGGACTGGATGAAAAATATAATTATAAGTTTAATTGTAATATTTATTATGGTTAGTAATGTACAAGCAGCAGATTGTCTTTCTATAGGTGCTGGAAAAAGTGCTGGTATAAAAAAGACAGAAGATCATAAGAAAAATTTAAGTAAAGCTCATATGGGTAAAAAATTATCAGATGAACATAAAAAGAGTATAGGCGAATCATGTAAAGGTATACTTGTTGGATCAAAGAACCCAATGTTTGGTAAGACTCATTCTCCAGAAGCTATTGAAAAAATGAGAGAAGCAAATCTTGGAGAAAATAATTATGGTTGGAAAGGTGGTAAAGGTACATATTTACATCAAAAAGCATGGGAAAAATTTGGTGTAGAATATTGTGAACATTGTGTGGTATAACCTTATTAGAATATAAACAAAATAATAAATGTAGACTTGAAATGCATTGCACATCTAATCCTAAAGATTATACTATATTGGAAAAATCTAACTGGATGTGTTTATGTAAAAAATGCCATAAAAAGGAGGAAAAAATTGAAAAATAAAATACAGATAATTTCATGGCTGCTGACCAGGCGCTGTAACTTATCTTGTGATTATTGTGCAATTGTAAAAGATTATAAAAATAAACCTCAAAGTTATCCAGACATGAAACATTATTTTGAAAAGGAGATGAACTCAGAGTATGTAATTAAAACTTTAAGAAGAATTAAAAATCATAATCCTGATGCTTTCCATATTTTTTATGGAGGTGAACCCTTACTCAGGAAAGACTTAGCGGATATTATTAACTTTTGTAATATTGCTAAAATTCATTATACAATCATTACAAATAATTCTGATGATATTCAAAAATTAATCGAAGAACTATTAGAAAATGTTGAGTATATTGAAGGTATAACATCATCAGTTGATCCTTTAATTATGGATAAAACTGCTGATAAGTCGAGTGATAGATATAAAAAATGTGTTGCTGGGCTTGAAAGGTTGCAAGGGTTTAAAGGTAAGATAAAAGATATTGTTGCAGAGATAACAGTTGATAATAGCAACTTTCAATATTTATATGATTTAGTTAAAATGCTCACTGATATGGGGATTAACAGTGATATAACTACAGTTGATATTGCAAAGAATAATTATTATGATTTTTCAAATATTAGAAGTAATAAGAACGCTGACTTAGTTCCGAAGTTGCCAAGCACTATGGCAATGTTTCAAAAGATTATTAATGATAAATTAAATGTTCATATGGCTGAGACATTATTACCTCAGATATATGATATTCTACCAGCAGAATTAGATTGTGAATTAGAAAAAAATATTCATAATATGACTATTGATGCTGATGGAAGCATGCGCATGTGTTTGAGAATTCGTGGAGTATTAACTCCTAACATGAAAGCATATGATTGCATTATGGATAATGGAGAATTGCACCCAATATTCAAAGAATTAATTAGTATTGACAAAAGAAATTATTGTTTGGGGTGCAATTGGAGTTGTCCAATTATGAGCCGTTTATTATTAAAAGGAGAAGATAATGTTGAATCTTTAGTCCATTATGAAACAAGAAATAAAAAATAAATATTATGTTTATGTTTACTTAAATCCATTTAAACCTGGTTCATATGAATATTCTAATTATAAATTTTCATATGAACCATTTTATATTGGGAAAGGGTGTGGGAAAAGATTATATGATCATTTAAAAATTGATAAATGCAATATTATAAAAAATGAAATAATAGAAGAATTATTAGAATACAATAATCCTCCTATTATTATAAAATTTAAAAAATATTTAGATGAAGCAGAAGCATATTCTATAGAAAAAGATATGATTAATATTATAGGTAGAATTATTAATTCAACTGGTCCATTGTCTAATATTCAACCAGGAGGTAATGGGTTTAAAGGTTGGTTCATAACTGAAAATTGGTTAAAAAGAAATCGTGAAGGAATAAAAAAACGATGGTTAAAAAAAGAAAATCATATTAATCTTAGTAAATCTTTAAAAAAAGCTTTTCGTTGTAAAAAAGTTAGAAAAAAAATGAGTGAATTAATGAAACTTGAATGGAAAGATCCTATTAAAAGAGAAAAAAGAATAAAATCCCAAAATACTGAATATGTAAAAAATAAAAAAAGTATAGCTTCCATTAAAAAAAATAGTTTAACTTGGATATTAATTAGTCCTAAAGGTAAAAGATATAAAACAAATAGATTAAAAATATTTTGTAAAAAATTTAATCTATCAGTTGAACCTTTACAAAGAGTAGCTATGGCTAAACAATTACATCATAAAAAATGGATTTGTTTTAAATATGGAAAAGAATATGAAACAATATGGCTATTAACTTTATTAAGATTAAAAAAAATATTAACTGAAATAAACAGAAGGAGAAAATTAGCAATTACTTCCACAGGTAGAATTAAAACTATCGAAGAAAAGAATAAAATAGGTTCTTCAACTAAACAAAGATATATTAAATTAAAGAAGGAGACTTCAAATGAAGGAAGATCTAAAAAAAGTATGTCAGAATTGTAAAAGACACAAAAACAATCCCTCAAAATGTAATCTTAAAAATGAATTTGTAGGTAGAAAAAACACCTGCAATGATTTTAAATCAAAGTAAGGAGACATTATGGCAGAAGACAATGTATTATCAAGCGCCATTGACTTTTATCAAAAGATAAAAGCAGAGGATGAGGTTAGGATAAAATTTAGAAAGTTAAGTGGTGAAGAAAGAATTATGAGATGCACCTTAGATTTTTCTAAAGTTCCAAATAATAAAAAACCTAAGGATGTAAATATAGGTAAAATTCTAAAACTTGTCCAGGATCATAAGATGGTTCATGTATTTGATCTTGATATAGGTGATTGGAGAACTGTACCATTTGATAGAAGTGAATGGTTAGAAACCGATACAGCAAGATTTAGAATAAAGAAATAAAGGAGATCTAATGTCAATTTTAAAAGATCTATTAAAGGAAGTTAAATCATTAAAATTAGATGAACAACTTAGAGTTATTTGTGATGAAATTTTTAAAGAAGAGGTTCCTGATCCTGATGAATATGAAGGACCACAGGGAGCAAATATCTTTTTGTCAATTCCAGTTGTTATACCTCAAAATAAAAAACATGCACATTTTATTTGTTTAGAGAGGGAAGCTGCTGGAGCTTATATTGTTTCTTATTGGAGTAATTTAATTACTACAGAAGCACCTCCAAAAAGACATAAGGCATGGGACATAAAAAATGATGATCCACAAAAAATTTTAAAGGAGTTTGTCGAAAGACTACAATTTTTGAAAGGAGAATAAAACTGTGAATACAGATGAAGTTATTATAGGTCCTGATTATACAAGTATTATTGCTGGGAATGATGATGTACAAGGATTCCATAGAGACTTGAAAATCGGAGAAAAAACTGAAGTTCCATTTAATCCTTTATGTAGAAGAAGGACTATTAGAACAAGTGATTTTTATGCTAATTTGAAAAATAAAATTTCACCAACAACTGAGGTTTTACCTGACGGATGTAAGTTTTTTGATATTAGCACAACTGGTAGTAAAATGTTTGTTATTGAGCAACCGCCAAACATTAGAACCATTAGGGTTGATATTGGGATAGAGCAGTTAATTGAAAAATTAAGATTAACTGGTAAATTAAAAGAATATGGATATGAGAATTATAAAAAAGATTTTAAAAGACATAAAGACGGATATTATAATTTTCAACTTGCATTTCCATTTGTTGTTTTAATTATTGTATTAAATTCAAGAAATGAAATGTGCGAAATTCAACCATTCTTTAGAACTACACCAGTTACAAGTGTATTAGATCATTTATATATAGCACCATTGTATAATGTTCCTACTGAACAAACGATGTGTATGGGGAGTGGTATTAGATCTTACAATAGTATTTCCGAAACGATTGATAACATTGTTGAACATTTCTGGATAAATGTCTATAACCAAGATTATACAAACAACTTGACTAAATATGGAAAAACTGAAGAATACCGAGTTCATGATTATTTAACTTGGGCATACTTTACAAAACAAGATCCGATGTTTGTATTTGATGTCGACTGGATTCCATATCATTTAAAAATAGTTGATATTTTAAACAATATTAATACGAAGAGAGGTAGAACAAATTCATCTCATGATTCATATAATAGTATTTTTGGATCGGCATTTGAAGCTACATCGACAAGAAATAATACCAAAGCAATAGTTCATAATACAACATATTCAATGGCAATAAAACAGGGAGTCACAATAACTGTTGGTGATGAAATTTCATACAAAGATGAAAAGATGTATTTATATTCAATTTTAGCTGATAAAAATGGTTCATATGCAGGAGTTGAACTTGAAAATGAAAAGGGTGAAATTGAACATATAGAGTTTAAAACTTTTGAGAAAAACTACAAAAATGCAATTAAAATTGTAAAACTCGATAAAGTTATTATAAACGGTAAGACGCTTAGCGAAGGGGATATTATTTCTTTTGATGTTCTTGGAAACACAGTTTATAAAACAGTTCAATCAATCAGACAAGCTAAAGATGGTAGATTGGAAGCACTGATGAATAATGATCACTATCTAATTGATAATTTAAAATTTGATATATTCGATTCATCAGCAATAAAAATAAATGGCTTACCTATTGATAAGAAAGGCACGTATCATATGCTTGCTATTCAAGACAGTAGCTGTCCTCTTTATCAAGTTTATGATTGTAAATTTCATTCACTTAGTGTTGGAAGTGGTAGTAGTATATCAATTAAATTTGAAGCAACAAATGGTAATATGTATTACTTGAATCATAAAAATCATTTAGCTGGAACATCTGAATATGAGTTTATCAATAATGATTTAATTGAAATTCCTCCAGTTTTAATGTGGTTTGATAAATTAATGACTAATAGAAAGGTAACTGAGTATAACGAACATTTTAAAATTATAAAGGGTCGTGGTATAAGTGTTGGTATTGGAATGAGAGTTAGAAGTTATTTTAATGGTGGTCAAGAGATATTAAAAACAATATTAATAGAAGACAATACTAGGTTACATATTCCAACTATTGGAACAGATATTGACTTTAGAGTTGGTGATCCAATTGTTTATGCTGGATGGAAAAATCCAGAAGATATGTTATTGATTTCTTCTATTACAAGATTTGAATATGATGAAAATCGGAATATGTTTTATGTTTATAGTATGACTTTGAATAAAAAGAAAGAGTTTAAAATTCCTTTTATTAATTTTGGAAATAATAGAGTTAATGTTGGAATTATTAGGAAAGTTACATCAAAATTTGGTACCTGGTCATCTGGTGATAAAATTATTGCTGAAACGCCTGGAGTAACTAACTTTCCTAAAAAGGATGTTAATACTATTATTGCTTTTATTGATGATGGTAATGTTAAATATCCATTAGCACTTTGTTCTAACTTATGTACTTTATGGATGAATGATGATACCATGAGCAAGTTTAAAGTACTTAAGTTTAAATCAGCACCATGGAAAAAAGTTGAGAGTAATTTATTTAATATAGAAAAAATTAAATATCAACATGGTGATATGTTTAGATCTACTCAATATAATTTCTCATCTATTTATGTTGCTACAAAACGAAATGGATCAAGTTATGGAATGGATCTATCATATTGTAGTAATTATGGAACTATCGACAATGGAGGAGAAGCTAATAAAAGCTATCTAGATCGTTCTTTTATAAGATATGGAATTTTAACACCTCGATATGCAACTACATCTTCTCAAGCTTCCAAGATTTCACAAGGATTCCCGAATATGTTAGGTGGATATTATTTTAACAAGTATGCAGGAACTTACTTTAGAAGTGATCAATTTAAGGAGGATTTTTAATATGTTTCCAATTTGGATGAATGATGGAGAAACAGAAATGCCGACAGACGATATATTTTATATCGTAGCGAAAGATGGAATTTATTTGAAGAAGAGTATGGGACATTTTGATACTGTATCAAAAGTAGATGAAATCTCAATGCTCGGAGAATGTGAATCGTTTGCATTACTCCATGTATCAAAAATTACAACGAGACAATTTGCTCAGATCCTTACTTTATTTAGGGAGGTTTATAAAAAATATAAAGCAGAATGTAATGTAATTTTACATTATAACATCAAAAGAAAAAGATATAGAATTGAAGTACCTCGACAGGACGTATCAGGAGCAAGTGTTGATTATGCAAATGGTGAAGAATCTTATAAAAATTATATAAGAATCGGAACTATTCATAGTCATGCTAATATGACAGCATTTCATTCAGGAACAGATCAGAGTGACGAAGAAGGTTGGGATGGATTACATATCACTCTTGGAAAGATGGATGAAGATTATTTTGAAATATCTTGTTCTGTTATGTCAAGTGGTGAAAGATTCATGGTTAATCCAGAAGATTACATTGAAGGAGTTGAGCTTATTGAATATGAAGTTCAGCGAAGTTATAAAGTTTATTCGTGGGAGAAAGGAAAGCAAATTGAGAAACCCCTTGAAAGAAAACTGGGTTATATCACTAATGCCCCTGAGAAAGATTTATGTCATCCAAAGAAATGGATGGACAATGTTGATAAACATATACCAAAAGCGGTATCTCGTTATGGTGGTTACAATTATGGACAGTATGGAATGTATGGACATAATTATGTACCTGGTATGTATTCCAGTAGAAGATCAATAGAAAATTTCTATGATTATACAAATCCAAAAGGAGATGGTTTAACGGTTGGTCAAAATGCATTATTTTCTGATTTGGAAATCGGAGACGATGAATGGAATGCTTGTATTCAATGTCCTTATAAAGAACATAAAGTTGGTGCATTAATTGAATCATATTTGAAACAGGCAACAGAAGATGAATTAGCAGAAATGGGGTTATTTTATCTTGAACTTGCTGATGAAACAGACAATTCTTTTGATGTTAATGAAAATGGTATAGACATAAACAAAGGCACTCAAGCTAAAAAATAGGAGATTTAGAATATGAACATTGTAGTTATAGGATTGGGTGGAGTTGGATCTATACTTTGTGACAATTTAGCCAGATATTTAAATTACTCAGATGACTTAAAAGCAACTGTTAATTTAATTGATGGTGATCACTTTGAAGCAAAGAATAGTATTAGACAAACATTTATTAGATTGGGTGACAAAGCTGCAGTCAAAAAGGCTGAATTAAGTCATAGATTTGATAACGTTAATTTTCTGGATTTCAATGAGTTTATCAATGAAGATAATGTAAGTGCATTGATTCCTGAAGATTCAATTGTTTTTATATGTGTTGACAATCATATATCAAGAAAAGTTATTTCTGATCATTGTTCAACACTTCAAAATATTACTGTCGTATCTGGTGGAAATGAATATACAGATGGTAATGTGCAACTACATAAACGAGAAGGAGGTAAGAATGTCACTGCGTCATTAACGGAGTATCATCCAGAGATTGAGTACCCCGAGGATCAATCTCCAGAAGATATGAGTTGTGAAGAGTTATCACACTCTGAGCCACAGCTATTGTTCACGAATTTAACCGTTGCAACAATAATGTGTTGGGTGTTCTATGCAATTCATAAAGGTGAAGATGTAACAAAATGTGGCGAAATTTATTTTGACATAACGTCAATGGCTACATTAGCGAAAAAGAGAAATTCTAGAATTTAACTTAAGAAAAAATTATTTAGGAGAATTAAACATGACTACCGAAACTATTGAAACTTTGAATACTAAAACAGTTGCACAGCTTAAAGACATCCTTAGAGCAAGAAAAATCGTTGGGATGTTCAAGAAACCCAAAGCAGTTATTATTAAAGCAATCGTTGATGCTGCTACTTCTGCATCAGTTGCATCTGCAAAACCTGCTATTAAATCTAAAGCTGCAGTACCTACAAAGATTACTGCTGCAAAATTTAATATGTCAAGTGTTATGACAAAACCCAATGCAAAACCTGGCGACAAAACTACAACTACCATTCAGGTATCTTGTGGTGCTAACTCTGCAGATTTCCCTGTTACTGGAAAACCTGTTGGTGCTGTTCAGGAATTTCTTAAAGAAGTTCTTAATATCGACAGACTCGCTGAGGGTCAGGTTGCTGGTAAACCTGTTGGTTCTGATTATATCTTGAAAGAAGGCGATGTACTTGAGTTCATCAAACCTGCTGGTCGTAAGGGTGCTGATGAAACTGCCACATCTCTTGATAAACTAACTGTTGTTGGACTTAAAGATATTCTAAGAGCCCGTAAAATTGTTGGATATTTTAAAGCTGGTAAAGCTGGAATCATTGCTGCTATCCTTGCTGATACTGCTGCAAAAGCTGATTTCCCTTCTACTGCACCTGCTGCTGTTAAAGCTAAAAATGCTGTACCTACAAAGATTACTGCAGCAAAATTTAACATGACAAGTGTTATGACAAAACCTAATGCAAAGGTTGGTGATAAAACCACAACTACCATTCAGGTATCTTGTGGTGCTAACTCTTCTGACTTCCCTGTTGTTGGTAAACCTGTTGGGGCAGTTCAGGAATTCCTTAAAGAAGTCTTGAATATTGATAGACTTGCTGAGGGTCAGGTTGCTGGTAAACCTGTAGGTTCTGATTATGTACTTGCAGAAGGTGATGTACTTGAGTTTATTAAACCTGCTGGTCGTAAAGGCTAGTATTTAAAGTTGAATAAATTAAGGGGTGGGTTAATTCTCACCCCTTAATTAAAAGGAGAATCATGACTGATATAACTTTAATTGAAGAAACAGAAAAGTATTATCTTGGTGAAATTGATAATAAAGTAGTAAAGTTATTTAAAATTAATACAAAAGATATGGAGACTAAACGCCAAGAAGAATTGAATATACTTGCTGGATTTTTAGATGATGAAAACATAATCAATTTATTAATTCAATGTGATCAAATTATAACTATGCCTCCAACAGTTGATGTTTATATGGAAGTATGCAATGTATTAATTACAAGACTTAAAAATATTGAAGAAGAAATTTTAAATAAAGGAAATGCGAGAAACATTTGTTTTCAATATATAAAACAACTTGATCCTTCTTACTATGGAAAAGCTCAAACTTTTATGAAGAATATAAAATTCTTATATTCAGATTTAATTCAAATAATGAAGTTAATGGAACATAGAGGTTTAACTGATTATAAATTAAAAGATACAGAACTTCTAAGTTTTGATAAAATTAAGTCTTGATTTATGAAATTGTATCATATATAATATGAAACAAATTGGAGTGAATGAAATGTATAAACGAATAGCAGTTATTGGAGTGGGGTCATTGGGAGGTTTCTTTGCTGAAAGCATTTCTAAGATTAAAGATTTACAAACATTAATATTAATAGATCCAGATTTCGTTGAGGAAAAGAATCTGAATAAATCTATTTATCGAAAAAGAGATATAGGAGTTTATAAAGTTTATGCTTTAAGATCAATTATTCGAGAAAAAAATGAGAATTTGATTATCGAATCATCTCCTATTGAATATATTGAAAGAAAGATACAAATGCCTGAGGTTGATCTTGTTGTTGATTGCAGAGATGAAATTGTTAGTAGATGTGGCGAAATAGATATTAGATTATATATTGCATATAGAACTCTAATTCTTGATTGTAAAAAGATTCATAAAGTTGAGAAATCGTTAGCGGGAAAATATATTCATAATTTGAATATGTTTGAAATTTCATCAGTAGCAAATGCAGTTGCTCAATTAATATATTCAGGTAGAATAAAAGAATTTATTAATAAAGAAATTATTTATCAAATACCAGTAGATACATCTTTAAAAGATGCTAATGAATGTCTTGATGATTTTAATAATTGTCCTGATATAGTAGTAGATCATTATGCAGGGTCAGAAATTATTAGAAACCTTCATATAACTCTTCCAAAAATAGTTGAACTTAATAAAACAAAAGCGTTATCAATTATTGTTGGAGAAGCTGAATGTTTAAGTGTTGATGTTTTAACTGTTAAAAGAAATGAGATTTCTAAATATGGAGAAGCAGTTAAATACTTAACAGATTTAACTCAAAGTTTAGTGCCTCATAAAGAGTATTACACAGTTAAAGTAAATAAGAAAGGATACATTGAGCTCTTACCTGAAACAGGAGCAGCATAAGGAGGGCAATGATAGAAGGAAAAGAGTATTTTAGATCTATTGATGTAATTAAACCAAGAATGGCTATATTTAAATATAAACATTATGATATCAAAAAATTACATCCAAACTATATTATTCGTGAATGGTATATTATAGTGAATAATAAAATAGATAAGATAATTGAAAATGTTATACTTGCTGATTGTTGGCATCCAAATGCTTGGAGTGAAGGTCCTGAAAATTATGGTATTAATAAACCTCCACAATTTTCTAGATATTGTTTGCCTAATGATGTGATTGGAGCAAAATTAGTAAGCAATGAATTGATGGAAAAGTATAGATGGAATAAAGAGAAAAGACCTTCATATGTAACTTATTCAAAAAGAATTATTGAGGAACATTTTTTAAAAATTTGGTCAATGGATGACCCACATCATTATCCATCAACAAAACATATAAATACTGAACCATCATTACCAAAGGAGATTGTGTATGAGCGATATATTTAGTGAAGAAATGGAGAAGGCGATAATTGATTTATTCAATAAAAGATTTAAACAATTAAAGATAGCCGAAATATTTGATACTCACGAAGATGTTTTAAAGGGTATTGAAAAAACTATTAAAAATGTAAAATCTGATGTTGAAGAAAATCATGATGAAATTAGAGATTTACAAGATGAAATAGAGAATTATGTTAAACAAACCGACTTGGAAGAATTAGTTGGAAGATCGATGTTAAAATTAGTTCCAAGTTTTAATTTAAGAATAGCAAAGGAGGTAAAGTTTCATTTAGTGGCAATTGCCGGACTTATGCAAGAAACTTTTAAAGAAAAGGATTAATAATGCCAACATTATTAAATTTTGAAGAATTTTGTGAAGATTTGAAAGAGATAACTACAACCAAGTATCTTAATAAAAAACAATTTCATCCAGAAGGATTGTTTTCAGAACAGATATTTGGTCCATCTAAAAACTATACATGCCAGTGTGGAACATATTGGGGAATTTCTGGATCAGGTGGTACTTGTGCAACATGTGAAGTTGATGTTGTAAATAGCAATGTTAGACGTAAAAGATTTGCTAAGATAATTCTACCAGTTCCAGTTGTTAATCCATTATTCTATGATCTTGTTTGTGATCTTGGCGGACGTCAGGTCAAAGCTGCTTTAGATCAACTCATGAAAGATGAGAATAGTATAATGATTTTTGATGAAGAAGAGCAAGAATGGCTTGTAGAAAAACAAGATCCAGAGAATATTGATAGAAATGCTTTAGTTGGAACAAATGCAATTCAAGTTTTGATTGAAGATTTGACTGATGCAGTATTAGCAGCAGGTGATACAACTTGGGAAGTTATTAAAGATAATATTGATCAATTGATTATAAGTCATGTTGTTGTTCTTCCTCCTGATTTAAGACCAGCTTCTAAAAAGGTTAGTCGAAAAGGTCAGGTATCATCTGATAAAATCAATAGATTTTATACTCAGATATTAACAAAGAAAGAAGCATTTGCTGAAACTAATTGTGATGTTAGAGTTGATAGAAATTTATATTATAATTACTATCGACAATTACAAAAAGATGTTAATGAACTTTATGCATTTATACTTGAGAAAATGTCAAAAAAAGAAGGATTGATTCGTGGTAATATTCTTGGTAAGCGAATTGATTTCTCTGGTAGAGCAGTAATTGTTCCTGATCCAACTTTAAATATGGATCAATGTTCATTACCATACTTGATGTTTCTTGAATTATTTAAGTTGAAAATTGCAAAGAAAATTATTGATCTTGGTAGATTTAAAAAGATTAATAATGCAATTGATTTTATTGATGATTGTATTGAGATTAATAATCCTGTATTATTTAATACTTGTGAAGAGATTGCTGTAGATGAAGTATGTATTTTAAATCGTCAACCTTCTTTGCATAGATTAAGTTTATTGGGATACAGAACCAAAGTTTCTTTAGATAAAGTTATTAAGATTCACCCTCTTTCATGTCCTCCATTTAATGCGGATTTTGATGGTGATCAAATGGCTGTATATATTCCAATCAGTGAAGAAAGTAAACAAGAAGTATTAGATAGATTACTAGTTATTAGAAATCTAACTAACCCTTCAAATGGTAGTTTGTCAACCACACCAAGTCAAGATGTTATACTTGGACTATATGCTGTGTCTCATGAAGTATTTGAAGATTTACAGTATGATGTTGAATGTAAAGGTAAAACGATTAAAGCTGATAGAGCTTTATTGAATGATTGTTTTCCAGAAGATTATCCAGTTATTGATGAACATGTTGGCGGAAAAAGAATTAAAGAAATTTTAAGTGATATAAATTTCAGATATTCAAATGAAATAACAGCAGATGTGTTGGATAAGATTAAGTTCCTTGGTTTTAAATACTCCACATTATTTGGAGCAACACTTTCATTAGATGAAATGTTCATAGAAGGTTGTTATGAAAAACGTGATTCATTATATGCGGGTGAAACAATAATGGAACAGTTAGAGATGGTATCTAATGATGAAACAACTCAATATCTTAGAGATAATTTTAATTATGCTTATATGGTAGAGTCTGGTGCCAGAGGTAGTTGGGATCAGGTAAGACAGATAGTATTAACTCGAGGTTTCATCTCAAATTTTAGAGGTGAAATTATTGAAAGACCGATTAAACATAGTTTCATAAATGGTCTTACTCCTCAAGAGTTCTTTGATTCAACTAATGGTAGCCGTAAAGGATTACTTGATGTTGCATTGAATACTGGTACATCTGGATATCTATCAAGAAAGTTAATCTTTACCTGCGCTAATCTTCAAATTGATAGAACATTTGATGATTGCGGAACAACTGATCTTCTTCAAGTATTTGTTGATAATGAGAAGAAAGCTAAAATGTTAATCGGTAAACATTTTATGGAAAGTGGTAATCTTATTAAAATGACTGAGTATAACTATCTTGGTTATGTTGGTAAGACAATTGAAATTAGAAGTCCTATATTTTGTAAAAATGATAAGGTTTGTAAAACTTGTTATGGTGAATTACATGAAGTAATTGATACTGATTTTATTGGGGTAATTGCAGCTCAGAGTCTTGGGGAATGTAATACTCAGTTGGTATTGAGAACTTTTCATACATCAGGTGTTGCAGTTGTTGGTAAGAATAATGAAGATGGTTCTAATGATATGAAACAACAGGATATTGTTGCTGATTTATCTACAGTATCAAAACTTCTTCATAAATTTCCAAAAGATACAACTCCAGCAGCTTTGGTTGCCAAATTATATACTTGTTATAACAGTAGTAGAACTATTCATCATGTTCATTTTGAATGTGTTGTGTCTCAGTTGATGTGGTTTGGTACTTCTAAATGGAGATTAGTTGACAATAGAGAGAATGTTGTACCTAAGTACCTTTCTGTTCAAACTGTCCCATCAAATGAAAGTTGGCTAATGGGATTAGCATTCTCTAATCCAAAGAAGCATATAATCAAGGGTATTTTAGAATCTGGTTTATATCATGGAGTTATGGATAAAATACTCTGTGGAGAAGAAGTTTAAACGTAAATAATAGGAGAAAGAATTTTGACTATAGAAAATCCGATATATAAAGTTGGCGATGAAAGAAATCATATCTTTAGTATTCGACAGCAAGAGTATGCAGCTCTTTTGGAGAATGTACGACAGATACTGATCCCAGCAGAAGAATTAGGATTTGATCTAGTAGAATATAGATTGAAAGAGCCTAGATTTTCAAACGGTGAAATTTGTAAAACAATTAAAAAGAACCTTATTATAAGGTTTCAGAAAGGTACCTCAAAGATTGATTTATCAATGCAAGTTCCTACATTGATAAATGATAACTATATTGTTATTAACGGAAGACAGAAAATACCATTATTTCAGTTGTTCGATATTCCTATTGTTACAAGAGGGAAGAGTATTAAGATAAGAACAAATGTTGCAACATTAATGATATTTCCACAAAAAGAAGCGCCATATATCTATATCAGCATTTTGGGTAGAAAAGTTCCTTTACACCTTATAATGTTTGGTTATTATGGAATTGAAGAAATGAATGAACGTTTTGGTCTATCTGATATGGCTGATGCGCCAATGGTTGATAATTTGGATCCAAAAGATCCAAGGTTACTTTATACAAAATTAATCTATGATTTAAAAATGTTTTATGATGATTCAAGAGGAATAACTCAAGATGATATCATAAAAGAGATTGGGAGAAATTATTCTCAATACAATGCTAAATCTAAAGGTGAAGATATAATTTATGCTATAGATTTAATTTTGAAAGTAGATCCTATTTCAGCCGAGTTCTTTGAAACTGGAAATCTCCTTGATGAAATTGTTAAAACATTAGATGATGGTTATCTTGATGATACTCTTTTGACGAATAAAAGAATTAGATGTTTTGAATATGTTGTATTAGCAAAAATATCCAAAGCAGTATTTGATATGTGTATGTCAAATAGAACAGCAAGACAACCTAAATTCAATGTTAACTCAACTATGATATTATCTGAGTGTAATGTATCTGACATTGTCCAATTTGATTTTGCTATAAATCCAATTGATGAATTAACTAAGTTAAGCAGGACTAGTTTAGTTGGTCCTGGAGGTTTTAATCGACAGAATGTCCCAGAACATTTAAGGGATATTATGCCAAGTATGTTTGGTAGGTTGTGTCCTGTAGATACTCCTGATAGAGATAATTGTGGTGTTCTACAAAATTTGATTCCAAATGTTCCTCTTGATGATAATGGTAGATTTAATGAATATTATCTTGAGAAACAACCTATATCAATTCCAGTATCTTTAGTACCATTTCTGGAACATGATGACCAGACAAGATTACAAATGGCATCTTCACAAATGAGACAAGCAATTATGTTACAAAACTTTGACCAACCAATGATTAAATCTGGTTGTGAAAGTTTATATACTAAATATACTCAGTTTGTTAAGATTGCAAAGAAATCCGGAAAAGTTATACATCTGGATAGTAATTACATTATCGCTTTATACGATGATAAAACAATTGATATATTTGATGTTACATATAGAAAAATCTATATATCAAATTTAGATGTATTTAATGTATATGTTAAACATGGTGACAAATTTAATGCTGGAGATATTTTAGCAGAAAGTAATTTTTGTAAAGATGGTAGCATTAATATTGGAAAAAATCTTCTAACTGCAGTTATGGTTTATTATGGCTACAATTATGAGGATGGAATTATCATATCAGAGAGACTTCAGAAAGAAGGGGTTTTCACATCTGTTCATTTTGAGGATATGTCGTTTGATATTCCAATGAGTAAAGTTCTTCTAACTTTAGATGATAAAGGAAGTTATATGCCGATTCCTAAAGTTGGAGATAGAATTGCTAAAGGACAACCTTATGCAATTATGAAAGAATTTCCAAATCAACAAATGGACTTCTTTGATATATTTAAAGAAGAACAGAAGAAACTATCCAAACAAAATGTTATTATTACTGAGGTTAATTTATATGTGAATCAATGGTGCACAGATATACCTCAGTACAATGATTGGGTTGAAAAAATCATTAAGGAACAACAAGATGAAGAGTTAAAAATTAAGATTATAATTGAAGAAAATCTTGAAAAAGATAAGGTCAAGAATTTCATCAAACAAAATAATCTTGACTTGTTTGATAACGTAGGAAAATTTAAAATGAAGGGTGAAGAAATCCCTGGTATTAGAGTTGAAATGTTTGGAATCTTTTTTAGACCTATTCAGATTGGGGATAAAATAGGCAACAGACATGGTAATAAAGGTGTAATTTCAAATATTATACCTCATGAGAAAATGCCAATGTTACCCGATGGAAGACATGCTGACATAATTGTAAATCCTTTAGGTACTATTTCAAGGATGAATGTTGGGCAATTGTTTGAATATCATATGGGGATGTCTTTATATGATCTTAAAGTTCATATGAAAAAGATTATTAAAAAAGAAGATGAATCAGTTAAAGCTCATAGCTTATCTGAAAATCAAATTCAATTACTTGTTAAAGAATATGTTATTGGTTATATAAATATTATTGATAACTCAGATGATAAATGGTATCTTGAACAATTTGAGGAACAATTGCCAGATGTAATTGATGAAAAATGGATAGAAGAATTGTCTATTATTCAACCTCCATTTGAGTCAGTAAATATGATTAAAATAAGAGAAGCATTGTCTTATACAGGTACTCAATTTAAGTATGATATTTTTGATCCTCAATCTGATAAAATGATTCAACAACAAATAGCTTGTGGTTATGGTTATTTCTTTAAGATGGTTCATATTTCCGAAACACGATTAGCTGCAAGAGGTATTGGGTCATATGCAAGAAAGACTCTGCAACCATTAGCTGGTCGTAAGAATAAAGGTGGTCAAAGATGTGGTGAAATGGAAACTGCTGCATTAATTGGACATGGAGCTGTTGTTAATTTAAGAGAATTTTTAACAACTAAATCTGATTGTATTGATCTTAAAAATAGATATATTAGAGATCAATTAGATTCTAATTTGGGTAAGGTTGATGATGAAGCTGAAGAAGATTCTATTGTTCCAGAATCAGTTAAACTATTACATGCAAATTTAATTGCATTAGGATTAAAAAGAGAGGATTAAATGAAACGGCTAGCCTTAATGATAGGTATAGCTGGTTGTGGAAAAAGCACTTTTGTTAATGATAAGTTGACAAAAAAATACCAAGTGTTATGTCTTGATGATATGAGACTAGCACTTGGTAGTGCTTATGATCCAAAAACAGAACCAGTTGTATATATGGTAGTTGATGTTCAAGCAAGAGCATTAATGGAAAGAGGTCTTCCAATAGTTGTTGACTCAACATGTTGTCAAATAAATATTGTGAAGAAATGGAAAAAATTGGCTGAGGAGTATGGATATGATTTAGTTGGAGTTCATATCAATACTAAATTTGATATTTGTAGTAAACGACGAGTTGATCAAATTCCTTCTTATGTTTTAATAAGAATGTATAATGATCTTACTGAATTATTAGAAGTTAAAGATGAATTATTTGATAAATTCATAACTATCAATGATAAAGGAAATAAAATCAATGGCTGAATTATCAACTGATGAAAAAAATAAAATACATCAGAAAGAAATTTTAGAATTTTTAAAATATCTTATTGAAAATCCTGATCATGAGATTAGGATTTCTGATATGTATGGTGAAGGTGAAGCTTTAATTAAAAAGGATGATATACTTCCATGGTTTAAAATATGGAATGATCCTGATAGTGAAAGCATTTTCTTTGATTTTGATGATATTCTTAAAGCTTTAGGTTTAAGAGAGGATTAATATGAGTAATGATTTACCAGATATACAAGGAACACAACCAGCTATTCAAATCCCTATAAGAGAGGTTGGGGTTGGTAATGTTCAAGTTCCATTTATTATGGAACCTATGTATGGAGATAAAGCAATCTCAATGGTTGCTAATGTTTCTATGAGAACTAATTTAGAAGCTGATGTTAAGGGAATTTCAATGTCAAGATTGATTAGAACATTGAAAAAATATTTAGATCTTCCTTTAAAAAAGGTTTTGATAAAACGAATTCTTGTGGACTTAATGAAAAATGTTGGATCAACAGAAAGTTATATGAGATTTGATTTTCTTTATCCAATAATTAGAAAGTCAGTGTTGTCGGATAATGAATTTCCAATATTTCATCAATGTAGATTTGAAGGACAAATGAGAGGAGATAACTTTAAATTCTTTCAGGGAGCAAATGTTCAATATGCTTCTTATTGTCCTTGTAGTGCTGAATTGTCAGGGCATCTTGAACAGAATGGACTCAAGGGATTTCCTCATGCCCAAAGATCATTTGCTAATATAATGATTGAAGGTGAGAAAGACTCTTATATCTGGCTTGAGGACATTATAGAGTCCGTTGAGAGAGCAATAAAAACAATTCCATATCCTATTATCAAACGGGTAGATGAACAAGAGATCGCTCGTATTGCGGCAGAAAATCCTATATTTGTTGAAGATGCAATTAGACAAATAAGTGTTGAATTAGATAATATGCCAGTTTATGATTGGATTGTTAAATGTTCTCATGAAGAAAGTATTCATACATCAGAAGCTATTGCTGTTAACTGGAAAGGTTTGACTGGCGGATTTGATTATAAATTCTTTCTATAAGAGTGTCAGGAGAAACACTCAGAATTAAAGTTGGCGATATTGTTAAACTTCAAACTCATGATTTTAGAAAAGAAGTTCAAGGTCAATTTGGTGTAACATTAGAAAGATATAAAATTATAAAAGAAAAGGTAAATGGTACCTTTACAGATTATAATGCAGTAGTTTTAATAACAACTGGTAAATTAAAAGGGCAATTGTATCATGTTGGTCCTTATAGATTATCAGGGTTAAGTCATCATATATAAAGGAGAATTAAAAATGGCAAAAGAAAGAAAACATGTAGCGGCAACATTAAAAACTATCCTCGATAACCCGACTATGCAATTCATTATGGACAGAACACTTCCATTAGATGATGTTGTTGATTTGGTTCAGAAATACTGGACAGTTGATATGTATACCAGAAAACCTGGTCCTGCTTTAGTAAATGGCATATTTGAAGGAACTGATTTGGATTTAGCAGTATTTCTTACAGGTCTTGCAGATAGAGGCGCAGTATTGAATCTTCCAAGATATAAAGCAATGAGACCATCAACAATTCGAGAAGGTGAAAGACTTTCATCTAAAGAAAATCGACATGGAAAGATTCTTGGATTAGTCTCAAACAAGGAAGTTTTCAGTTTCTCTCTTAGGATTCAAGATATGAATGTAATGACATCTGAATCTGTTGGTGAACCAAGAACATTTTCTGTAACGACTCCAGATGGAAACTGGTACGATGGTTGGGATAGAATTGAGTGGGATCCTTCTGCAGATGAAAATAAGTTTCTAACTGAGAATGACATTTGGACAGGAAACAAGGTAATTTTCAAACATTTCGTTCATCCAAACAGATGGATCAGTATGTATGGACAACATTACTTTATGACCAAAGCTTTAATCGAAAGATTAACTGAGCAAGCTGCTGATAACTTCAAACAAATGAAGAAGATGCAAGCTGATGGCATTGAGTATCCTGTTGAGGGAGAAAAAGGTGCACGAAAAGTATGGCCAAAGTCAACCAAAGAAGAAGGCAAATCAGTTAAATTTGAAACTCTTGAAGTTGAAATTGATTTTCCAATGTCTAATAAATATCCTCAGCTTGATAGTACTCAAGGAAATCTTGTATATCTGACTAATCAAAGAAAGTTCTGGAATAGCACAGTAATTCCAAATCTTAGATTTCAGACAAGAATCACTGAATACGCTTTCTATGACAATGGAATTAAAAATGCCGGTGGAGAAAAGATGCCAGCATGGTTATCAGGAGGAACTGTTTGGGAAAGAGATTTCAAACTTCCAAGAAAACAAATTAAATGGGACAGACTAAAACTTGTACAACCTGGAGTTGGTGAATTCTCAGTTGCAATCCGAAAAAGAATAAAAACAAAAGCTGAGATGATGGCAAAAAGTTTTGTAGGAGGACTTTAATTCTAATATGAAAACCTTTACTATTATGTTTTCTGATTTGAATGATGAAGCAAAGACTCAATTTCTTCAATTTGAAGGGGTTGAGTCTGTTTCTGAATTAAATACTGACTTGATTCCATTAGCAACAGTAACTCGAGAGGAGGAAATTAATGAAAGTGTTTGAAATACATTATGGTGATCTGTGTAGTGATGCAATGACAGCATTTATGGAATTTCATAATACTGAGTGTGCATCTGATCTTCCACTTGGACCAATAGTACATCTTGAAAAGGAGGAAGGAGAGGATGACAACGAGCAGAGAAACAATCCTGGAACTTTATAAAAAAGAACGAACATATGAAGAACAGATTTTTGGAAATTATAAAAATGTTGAACATATGAACGTAGCCAGTTTGATTCTCATTATTGAAGAGTATTTAGATAAAGCTAAAAAGGCTTATGTTGGCGATAAAGACAAATGGCAACATGAATTACCTGACTGGTTAATAGGTACTGATGAAAATGATGATGGACTCGAAGTAAGAAAAGTTCCAGTGAAAACTTATGAAGAATTAATTAAAGTTTTTGCATTATCTGGAGCAACTTTAGAAGCATTCGCAACCATTGATCCTGTACATTGGAGAGAAAATGGTATTAAAGAAAAATGGAATATGAACATAGAAGGAGTTAATCTTGGAAGAAAATAAAGAAAATGGAATTGTAATTGCTGAGCAGGATGATAAAGTTGATCATTTAAAACCGATTAAAGATACAGTTGAATCTGTGGGTATTGAGATGCCTGATATGGTGGCTGTGGGCGATTTAACTGTTGATAAATCTGATACTATGGTTATAAAAAACAGAGAAGAGATAGCCATGGTTGATGATATAGATAATAAACCAAAAGAAGTAACTAAAAAAGACATTCCTTTACCTGAAATCGGAGAAAAGTTTATGTTAAAAGGTCATGAGTATAAAGTTATTTATATTAACTCAGGACAACATAGATTTTCTTGCGAACCTTGTAAAGGAGTATATTAAAAGGAGGCAAGATTTTTATGAATGACAATCTAGCTCAATTAATTCAAAATGAGCAAGTAGGACAACCAGTTCCTGCGACTGATTTTGAATCTCATGAAAATGAACAACCTGTTGAACCTGATTCTCAAATTGAACAATCTTTGGTAGTTGAGTCAACATCTATTGAAGAAATTGGGGTTGTAATGTTATCTGAATGGTTTGAAGACAATAATGCAAATCTTGAAAGAGTTAATAGACTTAAGATTCAAGTTGTTGGTGTTGAACCTATGGAACGGTTAGTGTGTTCTGTATTAGACCCAAAGGGAGAAATTGATGATCATGGTCATCCTGTTAGACATCTTGAATTAATTAAGGATGCTAATGTATTTCCTGTTCTTGATCTTCCTGGTTGTGATATGGATGTATATGGCAATGGTTTTCAAATTATGTATGATCTTCCAGACAATATAGTTCTTAAATGTTATGGAATCAAAACTGGACTGATTATTATATTTTGTTTAGCTGTTAATAATCAATTGATTCCATATGATAGAATTAAGTTGAAGAAAAAAGATCTGAATATAGCAGTATCTCAACCTAATAGAGAATATATCATTGCGAATATTAATTCTGAATTAGATCTTGAAGGATTACAAATTCAATATAAACAAGTTCAAAAAGAACTGGATCAAATAAGTAATAAGCAATCAGCTATAGATTGGCTGCTTGGTAAACAATCTTTAGTTAGAGATATAAATCATCTACTTCAAATAGATGATATCTTGATATGGCTTATTAGTTAATCTAAAAATGGCTGAGGTATTAATTTATCTCAGCCATTTTGGAGGAATAATGACAAATATTAATGTTAGTTGTAAACATTGTGACGGAACTGGTATAACTAAGAACCCACAAAAAATGTTTGATGAAAAAGGAGCATTTAGATTAACTACTCAATTATGTCTTAAATGTCATGGAGAGGGTGAACTTGATTGGGTTGAAAATGTAGTAGGTAAAAAGAGTCGTAGTGATTTATTCTTAAAAGCAATGGAACATCCAACAACTCATATAAAGGAAAAAATTTATGGAGGAACTAAAGAAACATGAAGTTATATGTGAAAAATGTAAAGGTAGAGGTAAAATATCAACTCCAATAAATCCAAATCATTTATATGGATATAACTATTCAATAGATGAGGAATGTACTAAATGTTGTGGAGACGGAAAACTTGATTGGATTGAAAATGTTGTTGGAAAAAGAAAAATAAATAAATTTCATATGAATACGATGTATGGTTCATTTATTAAAAAGAATCATAGTTTAATAACTGTGACATCAGCATGAAGAAAGGTATTGTCAAGTGTAGTCGGTGTAAGGGCACAGGAAAAATTAAAAAAAAGATAAATACACCATGGTCAATTTTAAGCATATTAAATTTCAAATGGATGCTGAATGTCCTAAATGTTATGGAGAGGGTGAACTTGATTGGGTTGAAAATGTAGTAGGTAAAAGAAAATCAATTAGGAGAATATATTTTGCTGGTGGTTCAACTATAAAATTTCCAGCAAATGTTATATTAAAATTGTCTGGAGGAAAGAAAAAATAATGGACATCAACAAAACATGTAAACTATTTTTAAAAGATGTATATCTTTATGATATATCAGCTTGTCATTACACGATTTTAGATCAACTTGGGTTTGATTTGTCATTGATTGACAAGGATGATAAACTTAAAAGAAATACTCAAATAGGTTTGTTGATGCGTGAAAATCCAAGACTAACAACAGTTTTAAGAACTACAACTATTTCAATCATTAATGAATATATCAAACGTAATAATATTAAACCAGAAGAGCTTATATTAAATGCTTATGATGGTATTATTACAACAAGAAGATTAACAGAGACAACTGATGCTTATATTCCGATAGATATGCAGAAGTATTATGAGTATATGTTAATTGGGTTTGATAGACAAAAGTATTTAGCAAAGACTTATGACAAGGTTGATATTAAAGGAGTTTCACATAGATATTCTGAGATGGATACAATGTTTAAAAAACTTTTAAATCTAAATTTTGCTAATAAAAAATCAATATTTGTTGGTTTACAAAACATTAAAGATGAAATAATGACAAGTGATAAAGTTAGATTATATTGTATTCCTATCGGGAATAATAAATATAGTGTATTCTTTAAAGGCTATGGTGAAACTCAAATTTCAAGAACTATGATAAAGGTTTTAGATGCTAATGATATTGATAGAGAAAAATATTTTGAATTGTATCTTAGAACTTTTTGTGAATCAATTGTATTGGAGCATGCATAATGGCGATTACTATAGGAAAATTAAAATGTTTCTTCTGTGATAAAAAGGGTGGATTTTTTCATTCAGTTCATAAATATGGAGAATATGGTGTAGTAGGTGGCAGATATCATTATCATCCAGAATGTCTTTTAAGAATCCAAGAAAATCCAACAGGATTTACTCACATGGATGCTGACAAGGCAATTCATATTCAAGAATTGAAAGTAAAAAATATAAAAGATAATGAAGATATTAACAACAAATATAATAATAAAATTAAGTCTTTGAAACGAGGACATTTTGAATCAATGTTACCAGGAAATGGAGGAAAATAAAAATGAGTTGTTGTGAAAAACAAGAAATAATAAGAGTTATGGGCAAGTGTAGTGATATGTGTCATGTAATGTATCCTGATGGAACTGAATCAGAAGGTATGGGGGTTCCAAGAGATATTAATATTGGCAGCGGGGATTATTTAGATTTTGATTACTGCAGAAACTGTGGGGTACTATTGTAGGAGAATTTCCAGTAGAGATTCCAGGGAGTATTGAAGAATGAAACATACAATAGAAAGAATTAATCCTGATCTTTATATATTAGATGATTCTATTCATATAAAATGGGTTGAACAATTTGGAAATGATAATGGTTGGTGTATATTTAATGAAGAATCTTCTTATCAAAAAACATTTAGAACATTTGAAAATGCTTTATTACAAGCAATGGATAAAACACCAAGAAAACCAGAAGTATTAACACCACCAGTGGGGGAATAGAATGGCGAATTTAGAAAAGTTAAAAACATTAATACCATTACAAGATTTAGAGCAATCAGCTCAACAGCAAATTTATGATGCTTTAGAATTAGATTTCTTAAAGACATTAGCAATTATGCCTGATTGTCATACAGGATATACTTTACCTATCGGTGGAGTAGCATTGCTTGATAATGTTATATCTCCTGAATATGTCGGATATGACATTGGATGTGGTATGTGTTGTATTACAACTGAAAAGAAAGTTAAGAAACTTAAACCAAGACGACTACATGAAATATTTGATTCAATATATGAGTTGATTCCTGTTGGTGTAGGTGTACCAAGAAAGACTCCATATGACGATATTGAACATTTTATATCTGCATCTGGTAATAAAGACTTGAATAAAAAAGTTAATCAAAGACAATACATTCAAGTTGGAACCCTTGGAGCAGGTAATCATTTTATTGAATTAGGTGCTAATCAAGAAGGTTTCCTTACAGTTACTATACATTCAGGATCAAGAAACCCAGGTCATTCGATTGCTGGACATTATATGCAATTATCTAAAAATGAAGATAAAGATTTACCAAATGGTTTTCTTCATTTTGATAGTGACTTAGGTCAAGCATATGCTCAAGATTTAAGTTGGGCATTACAATTTGCTCTTGATAATAGAAAATTAATGATGACTGAAGTTTTAGAAATTCTTAATTTTCAACCTTTTGAAATTCGTAATTATATTAGATCATCTAATACTTTTATAAATGAAAATCATAACAATGCAACTATAAGAAAAGATGGTATTCTTCATAGAAAAGGCGCAACTCCTGCTGAGAAAGATGTTCTTGGAGTTATTCCTGGTACTATGAAATCTGGGGTTTATATTACTAAAGGTCTTGGTAATGAAGAATTTTTATCATCAGCATCTCATGGAGCTGGTCGAAAGATGAGTAGAAACCAAGCAAAGAAAACCTTTGTTTTAGATCAACATAAGTCGTGGATGAAAGGAATCATTGCTAAAGTTGAAAAGTCTACTTTAGACGAATGTCATGGAGCATATAAAGATGTTACTAAGGTAATAAAAGCTCAGGAGGGAATTGTAATTGAAGTAGTTGACTATATTAAACCATTAATTAATATAAAGGGATAAATCATGGAATTATATTACGAAAACATTAAAGACAAAAATTTTGTTGAGAAACTTGATGGCAAAGTGGTTATGGATTTTATCACAGTTAATACTGGATCTGTAAAAGATTGGACTATTTTTATGAATTGGGCATCTCATTTTCATAAATTAAAATCTCCATTTGTTATTACCGAGGATATTAGAACAAGATCTAATAAACTAGATGATATATACAGAACTTTGTGGGTAGAAGAGAAAGCTCCACCGATGCTTAATGGAGCTAAAGAAAGAATTGAAATAGTGTTTGATATTTCAAAAAATAATATAGGGGAATTAAAAAAATGATTAAAGATATGTTTCATATGATCATAGTGTTTCTTTTAACTATATCATTTATGACAATAATTGGTTGTGTCGATACTTATGATGAAACAGATGAAATAGCAAATCAAAGATTTGAAAAGTTCACATCTCAGGAAAAGACTATTTATAAAGCAGTTCAAGATGTATGGGGGCAAAGACCATTAAAATATGTTAGAGAAGCAGCAGGTAGAAGAGAAACAAGACCTGCTGAAAACATTTTACCATTTAAAGATATTGCTAATGTTATTAAATCTAATAATTCAGCATCATTAAAATTAGATGCTGGATGGCAAGCAAGTACCAAGAATAAATATATTAAAGCTCGCTGGGATAGAGTTGATGAAAAATGGTATAGAGAATTAATGTTGACAATGGGGGTAACTGAAATTGTTAAACAAGATTTGATACCAGAATCTGTAGAAGAAGTTATATCTGATACACCCGAAGTTGAAAAAGAATATATTCCTGCAGTTGTTGAAGAATATAATGATAATCAAGATGAAACAATTAAAATTAATTTAGAGGGAATTATTCCAGAATCTAAATATGATGATCTTTATTATGAAATACGACATTGTGATGAAGCAGTATTTACATATAAACAAATAATTGATGATCGTATATTAACTTGGGATGATTATGAATTATTAATTAGAATTTCAATTAAATGTAAAGCAGTTAATATTTTAAATAAAATGGAGACCAGCAAATGATAAAAATTATTAAAACATCTGACAGCCACACTATTCGTTTTCGCCCTGAACATGTTAAATTTGTTGAAACAGATGAATATGCAATCATATTCAATCCTAAAACTGGTGAAGAAATTTTAACTGGTATCAATGGTCATCCCGATCCATTTGTATTACAATACCCAAGTATGCTTGATATCGGTATCATGGGGCATTGTGACAACGCTTGTACCTTTTGTTACCAAGGGGATAAACATGAACCAAATATGTCCTTAGATGGATTTAAACTCATTATAGATCAATCTAAAGACTTTGTTAATCAAGTTGCTCTTGGTGGTAGAGGTGATCCAAATCAACATGAATATTTTGAAGAAATATTAGAATATTGTCAAGCAAATAAGATAGTGCCCAACTATACTACTAGTGGAATTAATCTTACTGATGAACAAGTTTCTATATCAAAAGTTTATTGTGGAGCAGTAGCAGTTAGTATGTACAGCAATGCTTATACATGGTCTGCATTAAAAAGATTGATGGATAAAAATATTAAGACAAATATTCATTACGTTGTTACTAATGATAGCATAGAAGATGCATGTCAGTTGATTCAAGGTAATGATATGTTTGATAGTAAAGTTGATCTTGATAAATTGAATGCAATTGTATTTCTTTTATTTAAACCTGCTGGTAGAGGTAAAGATTTAGACTGGTCACCAACAACTGACCAGATAAAAGTATTTGCTGAATTAATTAAGAAACCTGATTGTAATTTTAAAATCGGAATGGATAGCTGTTTAGTAAATAAAGTTGCTCAAGTTAGAGAGTTAACTAAAATGGAAGAAATGTATGCAGACACTTGCGAAGGAGCAAGAATGTCGTGTTATATAACTCCTGATGAAAGATTAGTTCCATGTTCGTTTGGCAATCATGATACATATGGACTTGATATTTCAAAGGGTAATCTTAAAGAAATGTGGGATAATGGCAAACCTTTCAAGGATTTTAGAGAAGTATTAAATAATAAGAAAGCATGTTGCCCGTTCACAGTTATAGGATTTTAATATGACTAATGATAATGAAACATGTCCTAAATGTGGTTCTAAAGATATAAGTTATGAATATGTTTCTTGTATGTGTTGTAGAACATATGAAGGTAATGGTACCACTTGTTGGACAGTTCCAAAATGTAACAAATGTGGAAAAACAGGAACATACGGAAGTTCTCAAGGAGGATTTTGGGAAAAACCAAAAGGATGGTAATATGAAACTTAAACAAGATTTTATTACAAATAGTTCATCGTCAAATTATCTTGTTTTTATTCCTGAGAATTTTAATTTTTCAAAATTCAAACGTTTAATTGAAAAATATGATATAACATATGCTCTTGAAAATAAAGAATGGTTTGATGAAGAAATAGAAACCAAGGAAGATTTTTTAAATGAGTTTGATGATAAATTTGGTGAATTAATAAAAGAAGGAGAGATCTGGCAACATAGTATAGCATATGAATCAATAGCAATAGTCTTAGATAAACTTGATTTAGTTATTGGAACATATGAAGGGTCAGGATCTAATGATGGAGGATCAATGATTAATATCAACCAAGAAAGCATTAGAAAAAAAATGAAAACTGTAATCTCTGGAGGTTGGGGATTAAAATATGGAGGGTGGGGTCATGAAACTAAAATCTGATTTTATTACTAATAGTTCATCAGCATCTTTTATTATGTCATTTAAAACTAAAGACAATATAAATCATGACGAGTTTAGAACTTTGTTTAATAAATATTTGGAAAGTTATAAAAGACAACATCCAAATAAATTAAGATTTTGGGATGCATCCATAATTTCAAAAGGTACTGATGACAAAGGTGATCTGATTTATACAGTAGAAGATGGAACTACCATGTATAATGATATGCATGATATACCTGAATACATGAGACTATTAATGATTGAATCTTATGTTAATGAATATGATTGGGGATTTCAAGTTGTTGGGTTTAAAGTAGAAGATGAACACTATTAAAGGAAAATTAATATGAAACAAAAAACAGATTTTGTAACTAATTCAAGCTCATGCTCTTTTATCTTTGTTGGTTGGATTTTCAATAAAGAAGAAGGAAAAGTTAAAGAGTTAATGGAAATGTTTGGTTCTAAATATGATCCAGAATTTAGTGATTCTGAAAATATTTATGAAGTTTATGAAATTGATAATAATAACGGTCCTGATATTGTAATTGGAGATTATGATAATGGACTTAATGAAGATAAAATATACGTAGGTAATCATAACAGAGTCAGTGAAGATGATACTATGGAATTATCAATTCAAGATATTATTGATTCTAATAAAGAAGTCAAAGATAAAGAAGGGTTTGATCCCAAAGATATTAAAATAGTCTCGAGGATTATGATGTGTTGATATGAAAATTAAACAAGACTTTGTTACAAATAGCTCAAGTACTTCTTTTACCTTTGTATTTAAAGGTACTACGAGAAATGATCTATTTGAACAACTTTATAAAAATAAAGAAGAATTTAATCTGGAGTATGATACCTGGGATGATAGATTATTTAAAATGGAAGTTTGGGATATAATATCAACTATATTAGGTTTTATTAAAAAAGATAAATATGACAGATATTATAAACCAGATATTTATCCAGTTGCATCATTAGTAGAATATATTGAAAAAGAAATTCAAGATATGAAAAAGTATATTCAGGATACAGATGATGGCAATAAGTCTATGATTAGTTATTATGATTCTGATATAAATAAAAGAGAAAAAGATCTCAAAGAAATAAATAGATTAATTGATACAGGTGAAATATTTTCAACATTTGAATTATCGTTTGGTAATGATGGTGTTGTTAGTGGTGATTTAGGAACTGTTATGGAGATGGAATGTGTTTGGGATGATTATGAGAATAAGGAATTTTTTATAGTCCGTGATAGTCAACATTAAAAGAAATTATTTTCATATAAAGGAACATATTAAAAATGAAAGACTTTAAATATTATACATTGTTTGGAGTTCGTCTTAGAAGAGGTGACAACATGATTCCTAAATATGATAGGGATTTTCTATTAAGATGGACTTCACATGAAAGAACTAATGCCGATAGAGCTAAAGCTATGGTTGATAATAAGATGTTTAAAACAACTGATGGTCAAGCTATTGCTGCTGTTGGTATTGGAAATGAAGCTCATTCTATTCATGGTATAAAATTGAGAGTAATTTATAATCCAGAAATATCTAGTCATCTATATGAAACAGATTTTGTTTTGACAGATGAATGGTTAGATTTATTAATTGACTCGGCTAACTATTCCGATCATGGTAAAAAAATGTTAGCTGAGTCTAAAATCCGTTTATAGGAGAATGATATGAAACAGAAGCAAGATTTTATTACAAATTCAAGTAGTTGTAGTTTTGTTGCTTGGGGAATTTCAATGAATGCTGAAGCTCTAAAAGAAACATGCGGGAAGAGATTATTTGAATTAAAACAAAGAAAAGATGACTTAGAAAAAGCTAAAAAAGCAACTGAGAGTGGAGCTTTTATGGTAATTAAAAGTGATTTAAAAGAAGACCCAAAAGAATTAGAAGAATTTCTTGAAGATGTTGACTTTGTTTGGGAAATTGAAAGTTTAATTCCAGGTCTTGATGTTCAAACAATGCCTTATGAAGATGAAATTATGATTGGGGAATCTCCATTTGCTCAGAAACCTAACCAAACATTAACTGAATTTAAACAAGATATTAGCGATAAGTTAACTGATCTTGGTATTGAAACTAAACCGGATGAACTTTTACAAATAGAAGAATGTTGGATGGACGGATAAAGGAGGATATATGTTTACAGGTATAGTAACAGCGTTATCAATATTCATTAGTATCGGCATAACAAAAAATGTTATAACTGATAGTTCTGGTAAAACAAGTCATGCTGTCAAAGGGATTCTTAAAGATGCTATTATATGGCCGAAAGATTTATATAACAAATATAAGGATAAAATATGAAAAGTTTTTTAAATATAGCTGCAGGTAAGATCAATCCATTAAAGTTTGAGAATAAGGAATGTTTCTTAGTTCAGTTAGATAAAATGTATTGGGCAATTAATCCACCAAATGTAATTGAAACAGAACATGCCATGTGGTTAGAGAACCCTAAAGATAAAAATGTTATATGTCATACTGATCTTGATGTTTTTGAATTTCTTGGAAATTATAAATTTCAATTTGATAATATATCATGTTATAGATTTCTTGAGCACATAACAAAAACTGAAATCCAAACATTTATTTATCTTCTTTCAACTGCATTAAAGGTAGGTGGTGAGCTTGATATCATTGTTCCTAATTATGAAACCTTAGCTGATATGATTCTTACTGAGAATCTTGATGATAAAGTTAAACATAGTGATTGGGAAAAACATGATACAATGTTAACGTATGAACTATTAAATGAACCATCTATGCCTCATGCATCTATATGGACTCCAGCAAGAATAAGGTATTTCTTTAATTTAGAAGAAAGATTTGAATTGCGGGTGATAGAACCAAACTATGAGTTTGATGGAAGAGATTTATATATAAGAGCAGTTTTTAGAAGAATTAAATAATATGTCCGACTCCTTTAACAGGTTAGTGCATTTTGTTTTTTTGAATGTCTGCAAACTCTGCATTAGTTGATTAGTTTGCACTATAAAATGAATTGCTTTTCAACTACTCCACAGGTGGAAAGAAAAGCGGGGGATAATCCTTTAACAAGAGTTTGCAACCCCCGCACCCTTTCCATTATAATCATTATAAAAATGAGAATTTATATATATTAATATACATAACATAACACAGATATTTGTAGGAAAAAAGTTATGAAAAAGAAAATTGATTTTGTGACAAATAGCTCAAGTGTTTCATTTATAATCGCCACTGATAAAGAAGATACTTCATTGAAAATTAAGTTAGAAATTGAAGTTGATTTGAGGGATTATATAGTCGCATCATGTTCTACTAAACAAGCTCTTAAAGATTATTGGCTTGATGATATGCATGGTGATGATGAAGATGAAGAATATTTGAATTATCAATCTTTAATTGACGAAGGTAAAACTGTTCATTTTCTTGATTGTAGTGATGAAAATGAAACAACAGAAACATTACTTTGTTATAAAGGATTAAATGATATTAAATTTCCCGATGACGTTATAGTTATGCAGGGACAAGGAGGTTATTAAATGCACAAGTAGACTTTAAATGTTAACTGGTGAAAACAAATTATTAATTTAAAGAATGGAGAAAAAGTTATGTACGAAAATGACAATGAAAATACCACATTTATGGGGTTGTCTATTAAAAAAGTTAGTTCTATTAGTGTTCTTCTGGCAATCGTGATATTTGGTCTTATCTTTATGCCTCAGCTTATTGATACGGTTGATAAAGGTACTTATCAAATTAAACAGGCAGCAGTTTCTGGAAAGATGTCAGCAAAGATGACTCCTGGTATTTGGATGCAAATGTTTGGTGATATTGATGTATGGCCAAAAGCTCAGACTTTCTTCTTTACACATGACAATGATGTAAAGGGAGATGTTGATGCAGATAAATCAATTGAAGTAAGATTCAATGATGGTTCTATTTGTAATATATCTGGAACTGCACGTATTTTAATGCCTACTTCTGAAGCAGCTGCTATTCATTTAGTAACTGAACTTGGGCATAGAACATATGCTGATGTTGAATCTAAACTTATTAAACCTACTGTAAGAAATGTCTTGCGTCATACTGCTAACCTTATGAATGCAACTGAATCTTATATGACCAAACGTGGTGAGTTTATTAGATATGCAAGAGATCAGATTACTAATGGTCTTTATGAAACTGATACTACAACCAAACAAATTAAAGATTTAGTTTCTGGTGAGATGACTTGGAAAGAAATAACTATCATCAAAATGAAAGATGGTAAACCTATTTATCAATTTAACCCACTTGCTGGTACTGATATTGGCATTAAGAACTTTGAAGTTAAAAAGTTTAAATATAAAGATAAGGTTAAAGAGCAGATTAGTAAACAACAGACTGCAAGAATGGCTGTAGCAACTGCTAAAGCTAAAGCTCAAGAAGCTGAGCAGGATAAGCTTACTATTGAAGCTCAGGGTAAAGCAAGAGTTGCAAAAGCTGAATATGCTGAGTTGGAAAAGAAAGCTATTGTAATTGTACAGGCTGAAAGAGATAAGGAAACAGCTCTTATTAAGTCTAACAAAGAAAAAGAAATGGCTGCTATATCCAAAGAAAAAGCTATTATTGAAGCAACTAAAAAGAAAGAAGTTGCTGCTCTTGATGCCAAAGCTGCTTATGAGGAAAAGAAAGCTAACATCCTAAGGGGTGATGGTGAAGCTCATAGAAAAAGAGTTGTTATGAAAGCTGATGGTGCTCTTGAAAAGAAACTTGCTGCATGGTTATCTGCTCAGGAAGTTTATGCCCGTGAGTTCGGTAAACAAAAGTGGGTTCCAAATATTCAGATGGGGACTACTGGAGATACAACTGGTGGTGGCGCTGTAAGTCAGTTCATGGATCTTTTAAGTGCTAAAGCTGCAAAAGAACTTGCTTTAGATCTTGATATGAATATGGGAAACAAAGTAACTCAATAAATTAAACAATAATGTCCCCATGTAGTTTGTGGGGACATATTACTACAGGAGAATTATATGCAATATTTTTTCATATTAGTATTAATCTTCTTCTTTTGTTTCTTCTCTTGGAAATGGTGGGGTAAAAAATTAGCTAATTATTTAGCATCTGAAACTCCTGAAAAACAAAAAGTTACATTAATCAATAAAATTGAGGCTCTTAAACAAGCTGCAGAGGAACTCAAACAAAATGATGATGAATTAAAAGTAACTAAGATGCTTGCTGAACTCCAGAAACAAATTGATGAAAAAGAAAAAGAGTTAAAAGAACTTAATAAAAATCTGAAATAGATTCAGATTAAAAGAAAGGATGAAATTATGACAGAAACAAATTTAAATGAAATGGTAGAAGATGGTTCTGAAAACACTGAGCAAGTAGACGTTAATGTTGAAGCTTCCGGTGATTTACAAAACGATTCTCTTGCAGACTTTGTTGATATTACACAAACAGAAGGTGATAATGTAAATGAAGAAAATGCAACTGATACAACTCCTGCTCCTGCCAATACTCCTGCACCCAGACTTACATTTGCTGAAAGAGCAGTAGATATGGGACTCACAATTCTTGATGAGGGTACTTATGTATATGAAGATGACTTCAGTAAAATTGCTTATAAAGTTCTGAAAACCTTGGAAGGTTCCGACATTGTTGGTGATCTTGTAATTCCTGATCTTGGTATCTTTACAAGCGGTCTTGAAGCAGATGCTGAATGGGGTTATCATAAATCAATTTCTGATTCTTATAAATTTCTCGGAAATGCAACCCTGATTAACCAAATCAAAGAATCCATTCTTGCTGTTGGTAATGCTGATCTTGAAGAAACACGTTTTATGTCAGGTAACTTATGTGAAATTCGTCATGAGATCATTGTTAAAAATGGTCATGATATTCCAGAAATTGGATCAGTCTTTCCAATGTTGAATATTAAAAATACTTATAATGGTTCCGGCGCAGCAGCAATTACTTTTGGTATGTCCATTGCAGCCGCTGATGGTGTTACAAGTTCCATTTCTGATGAAGTGTTTGGACAGATCAAACAAATTCATCTTGAAGGTGCTAATGCCGAATTGACAGCAAAGTTCGGAGATTTTATTACAATCTTCGATGATAATATTCAGGACGTAGTTGCCAGCAACTTTGCAAATGAGGTAACTCCGGAAGAAATGATGTCACTTCTTAAAAGAATCCAGACTAAAGCTGGTAAACAAAGAAGCGTTGCCTTTTCAAAAGAAATTTCCTATGAAGAAGGTCAGGCAATTAATATGAATCATTGGCAACTTTTCCTTGCATTAACCAGGTTCACCTCTGTTGAAAGAAATATCAACCAGAAGAAAGCCATGGAAAGTGTTGTTGAAAGTGTGTTGGTTCTACCTGCAGAAATGATTAGCTCACTGAAAGCTATAAACGGCAGGTAAATGTTGTAACCATTGTATTTAGCCGCACAGAAAACTCCCAGGTCTTAATTGATCTGGGAGTTTTTTTTGTTGTCATTTTTTTGGAACAAACTATAAACTTATAGAGGAGAAATTATGGCGACTGAACCAGACATCCTTAGACCTTCAAGAAGTTATGAGATTAATTTAAGGATAAAGGGAGAAAATTATTCTAACGATATAACAAGGGTTAGACTTTCATCATCATTAGCGACTGGGTATCAAATAGTTTCATTAACAATTAATATAACACCTCAATCAATTTTACTAAACAAATTATATGGACAAGATTCTATTGAACTTGTTATAAAAAGATTGGATGAAAGTGAAGTTGTTTCAGAAACAATGGTATTCGATTTAATGATATTAAATTCAGAATTTGAGATTCCTGTGTCGGATTTAATAACAACAGATCAACAAATGGATAGAACAAGTTTTGAATTAGTAACTGTAACAAGAACACCTTTTGAAATTATGACAACCATGGTGAGTGCTGTGTTTGGTCCAACTCCAACAAAAACTGTTTGGACAGCTCCAAAAACTATTAAAGAAATGATTGAAACTATAATAGATGAACAAATAACAGCACCATTACAACTTAAATATGATACTGTCAATGAAAATCTTGACCAAATAAGACAAAGTTGTATTCCTCCTACTACATTATATCAAGCAATTAAATACTTAGATAGAAATTATGGTTTATATAACGGAGTCCCAGCAGTATTTTGTCAATATGATAATACATTACAAATAATGAATTTATCTTCAAGAATTAAAAAAGGTTATACTATATTTGTTGAACATTTGAATAATCAAACTAAACAAGAAGATATTGATAAAGCAACTCAAGATAAAAAATATTTTTATACATATGATAATTTATATACTAATTATGTAGGCAATTCAAAATTTGGAGTAATAGGTCAAACATTAAAACATGTAGTATTACCTTCTGATAAATTGTCTCATGTAATAGTTCAAAACTTACAAGATGTATGTGCATCTTATGGATTAATTTCAGATACTAAAGATAAAAAACCTCATGTTAATACATCAGTAACAAATAGAATTAAATATTACATTGATAACAATGGTTATGATATATCAGAAGTATTCGCTAATTCAAAAATAGCTAAACAAATTTCTGATATTTCAAGATTAAGTTTTAGTATTGAAAGAAATTTGCCTATTGAGGATTTAATAAAAATTGGAGTTTGTGTTAAAATAAAAACATTAACTCAAGAGCATATTGATATAAGTGGAAAGTATATTTTGTTTTCTAGTGATTTAGTTTGGAATAAACAAGGTGATTGGCAAACTGTTGCTAAATTAGAATTAATTAGAACTAATAAAACTGTATAAAAAACATACAATAAAAATCTCCCGAAGAAGACCCCATCTACCTGAAAACTAGCAGAATGTTTTTTGGGGGTTTATAATTAGGTTAAAAGGTTAATTTTAAAATCCAGGTTGTAATTTCTACATTTGTTGAGGTCGAATACATTTGAAATGTTCCTTTTTAAGAGAACGTTTTTCTGTAGCTCAGCCATCTCCGAAATAACCAGAAACCTGTAGCTTTGCGTGGACCTAAGTCCGTGCCCTTTAGAACGCTAATTTAATAGCCGAAAAGACTAAACACAAAACAATAAAACAAGATTCTATAATTTTAATGTGTCAAATTAAAATTTTTATTTTAATATACACCCAATGTATATACTAAATATTGTACGAGAATCTCTTGCTTTAGGTAAATTAATATATATAATTGTACATTCTATCCAAGACAACATTTAGAACAAATAAAAAAGGGAGAATAGTATGAATGCAATTATGAATAAACAACAAAAGGTACAACAATCAGCTCAACGTTATGTACAAGAGTGGATGAAATGTAAAAATTCATTTGATTATTTTTGTTCTAAATATATATTAATAGAAATGCCTGGTGGAGATATACCATTAAATCCATATAGACCACAATCAGAACTTATTAAAGCTATAAATAAAAAACATTATGTATTAGTATTAAAATCAAGACAGATCGGTATATCAACTATTATTCAAGCTTATTCTGCTTGGTTGGCAACATTCTTTGATAATGTTGTTATAGGGATTGTTTCAAAAGATGGTAAGGAAGCAACCGACTTTGCAAGATTCATTAGAGGAATGATAGAGAAGTTACCTAAATGGATGGGTGCAATATTTGATAAAAAGACTGAGCAATCATTTATTTTAACTAATGGTGCAAAAGTATATGTTTCACCTGTTAATCCTAATGCTCCAGAGAAAACCCTTCGTGGTAAGGCAATTACATTCTTAGTAATAGATGAGGCAGCTTTTATTAAATTTCTTGATACTGCTTGGACGTCAATGATTCCTGCATTATCTACTAATCAGATGCATGCAAGAAAAGCTAATGTTCCATATGGTACTGTAGTATTATCAACACCAAATAAAACAGTTGGTCCTGGTAAATGGTTCTATGAAAAATATCAAAGAGCAGTTGGTGGTGATGATATATTTACAGAATTTACAATACATTGGAGAGATGTAAAAGAATTATCTGATGATCCAGGTTGGTATGATACTCAATGTCAACTATTTGAAAATGATCCAAATAAAATTCAACAGGAGTTAGAACTTAAATTCCTTGCTACAACTGGGTCTTTTTATAATGATCAAGTAACTCAAATATTACAAGAGCTTGATACTGATCCAATAGAAAGAATTAAATTATTTAATGGCGAATTTTGGAGATTTAAACATGCTATTCCAAACACTCATTATATAATTGGAGTTGATACTGCACCTGAACATGGTGAGGATAAGTCAGCCATAACAATATGGGACTATCAACATTTAGAACAAGTGGCTGAATATCAAGGAAAATGTAGAGTTGTTGATTTTGTTAAAGTTGTTAAGGTTGCTGCTAGTCAATATCCTGGGACTATAGTAGTAGAGTCAAATTCATATGGTAATCATGTAGTTGAAGAAATGATGCGAAGTGAATTTTCTCATATGATGTATAAAGAATCAAGAGGTAATACAAAGGTTCCTGGTCTTCAAACAACTGCTAAAACAAGACCATTAATCATTGATGCTTTATATTCATTAGTAACAGAGTTTCCAGAAATTGTTAAATCAAAAAGATTAGTCCTTGAATTAATAGGACTTATTAGTAAACCGAGTGGAAGAGTAGAAGCTGATATAGGATGTCATGATGATATTGCATTATCAGCGGGATTAGCTTTCTATGTTCATAAATATGATCCTGTATTAATGATGCAAAATAATACAGTAGCAAGCAATTTATTCACAGATGTTATGGCATTAAATGATTATGGACCAGAAGTTATTAATGATACTTCTATTATGAGGCATGTCAAAGATAATTTAAGTAAACAAAAAGGTGTAATAAATACAATGGATTTCTTTTTTGGAGCTGATAGAGGATAAAATATGGATATTAAATTTAAAAATACTAGCATTCATCCAAGACTTGTTCAGGAATATAATGCAACTATTCAACAAGAGTTATTTGCATTGCCTATATTTCCTAAGAAAGTAGCTACATTACATGGTATGGATTTATATTCTTCTGAAAGTCTAAGGAATAAATATATTAATGCTATGTATAATATTTCTAAAGTTAAACCAGTAGCTGCTGATATTGAAAGATTAGTAACATCTGGAAAGGTTGTTCCGTGTTGGATTAATAAAGGAATATTTAGATTAGCAATATTTAAAAAGTTAGCACCTTATTCAGATCAAGGAATTGCTGGATTCTTTACTCCAAAATCAAAACAAGTTTTTATATTGATGGATAATAACATTAAATGGGGATTTGCTAAGGATAAATTCTTATCTGATTTAATGTTACATGAGTTAATGCATATGGCATCTGATAAATTTAGAAATGGATTCATTAAAATGTTTTGGGATCTTTTATTAAAATATTATGTTGCATGTTTTGAAGAAATATTTAAAACTCAAAATCAAAATATAGAAAATGAATGTAAACTTATAATAAGATTTTTATTTAAAAATTATGAATATAAAGAATTTACTTCATCAACATTAGAAAAATATTTACAATTAGTTAGTAGTAATTTTAGAAAGAAATCAAACATGAGTGAAAATGAATTTAATTCAGTGCTTACAGATTTCTATCATTATATTAAATTATACTTCAAAGATTTAAATTCTTTGTTTAGTCAAATAAGAAAATTCACTCATATTTATAGAGGATTAACTAAAGGTTATTCTTCTGGATTAGGAGTTAATAATAATATGTCGTTCTGTAGTCAGGAATTATTTTTTCCATCAGAAGTCATAGCTATGTATATAGAATTATATAAAGGATCACCAAGCAAACCATTTTCTATTATTAAAAAACTATAGAGGTAATAAATGGCTGATAAAAGGTTAACTAAAAATGAAGCTGCTAGACAGATGGCTTCTGCAGACAAAAGAGTAAAAGGTATTAGTAGTATAGCTAATAGCGCTGTTAAAAGAGCTAAAACTTTAGATCTTAAAAAACAATATGGTACTACTAGTGGTAATAGACAAGCTGTAACGTCTGTTGATAAAGCTTTAAATAGTTTATCTAAGACTACTGAAGCATTAGCTAAAGGTGTTAAGCAAATTACTGTTGAAACTGCTAGAGGGATTAAACATATTACTACTTCTGGTGCACAAGCAATGGCAGAATATTCTAAAGCTATTGGGGAAGATATTCATATTAATAGACAAAATTTCATGGTAACAACTATAGGTAAATTTACACCGTTAGTAGGATATGCTGTTGCTAAGATGATGGAAACATCTGTATTTAGAAATATGATTGATAAAATGAAACGAGGACTAAACAACGCATTAAATTCAGTTACTTCTAGATTTAAAAAATTAGCAATGCAAGGCTGGGAAAAAGGTAAAGAGTTTTGGAATTCTATGATGGATAGGATTTCAGGTAAGCGTGGAGCAGTAAAAACTCGAATGTCTAATGCTCGTAAAGCTAAAAAAGATAAAAGATATTTCACTAAAGAAGCAGCTATGAAAGAGGCATTAGCGGATGCAAAGGTTGCACAAGCTGCTAGAAGAGCATCTAAAACAAGTGATATTGAAAAACAAGTTCCTCATATGGCGTCTGGTGGTTATGTACAAAAAGAAGGTTTAGCTAAGGTCCATGCGGCTGAAGTAGTACAACCAGTTGATAAAATTGTTGAGACTATTGTTAAGACTGTAAATGAAAGACTTGATGCTAAAGAAAAGAAACAAAAAGATGGATTCTTCTCAGGATCTATGTTTGAGAAAAAGAAAGATCAAGACTTCTTTGGATTTAATAAAGTTGGTGAAAGTATTAAGAATGCTTTCCAGATTATGCAACGTAAGAATTTACAACTAGAAACAAGAGTTATGAAAAGAGATAAGAAACAAAGAACTGGTCTTATCAAAAGTTTCTTTAATGCATATTCAGAAGAAGCTAAGCAAGAAGAACTTCCATTAATGGAAAGACAAGTAAGAGCAACACTTGAATTGAAAAATACAATCTCAGGTGAAAACAAAACTGCTCAAGCTGCTTGGGAAAAGATGTTATACGAACATCCGTTCTTCCATGGTTTAACTTTAGTTGGTAAAGGTTTAAATAAAGCAATTGCATCTCCATTTTCTTTTATGTTTAGAAGACGTGGTAAATATGTAAATAATTTAAAGCGTGGCGGTACAGCATTTGAAAAAATGGTTGATATTCAAACTCAAACATATACTGGAATGATGGAGAAGTTTGATGATATTATCGCTAATACATATATAACAGCTCAAGCTACAGCAACAACAGTTGATCCAAAAGCTAAACCTGATATTCGTAAAGCTCCTAGTCAATCTGGCTGGTCAGTTACAGGAATGATATATAAAGGGTTAGTTCAAAAACCTGCAGCAGCTATTGGTTGGGCAGCAAAAAAGTTAGGTTTTAAAAATAAACATCTAACTAATGAGAGAACATTAGGAGAAGAAGCTAAAAGCTTTGGTCGTGGTGCTAAATCAATTGGGGAAAGTACCCTGAGAGGCATCGGTAAAGGATCTAAGAAACTTTGGGATTATAATAAAAGAGCATTAATGGAAACAGAATCTCAAACTTATAATAGAAAATTATTAGAAGAAGCGACAAGAGTAAGAAAACAACAAGAACTAGTAGATTCAATTGTAAAAAGTCATGAGAGATCAAAAGAACAATTAGCAAATGTACATGATAAATTGAATATGGCAGATAATTTAAAAGCAGGTATGTCTCCTAAAGATGCTGCTAATATAATGAGAAATAGAAAAGATAAACGTAAAGGAAAAAGTAATAAAGTTGGTGAAAGTAATTTTGATGCTGCTGTTAGAGGAAGTGATGAATCTATAACAAAATCAAATAAAAAATTCTGGACTGATAAACATAAAAAGAATACTGTACCATTTTCATCTGGAGGAAAAGATAGAAGTGGAGCTAAAACTGAAAAAGGTCAATTAGGTCAATTAGTTGATCTTGGTAAGAAAGAATTAACAACAAGTATTAAAGGTAATAAAATTGCACAAAGTACTGCTAAAGGATTATCTAAAATGGGCGGATTCTTTATGAGAATTTTTACATTTTTAGGTAGTAGTCTTAGTGGTATAGCAACAATGTTAGGACCTGTACTTGCTACAATAATTGGTGGAGCATTAGCAGCAGCAGGTGGAGCCGCTATTGGTACAGCTATAAATAAATATATTGTTAGTCCTATATCTAAAAAGATGTTTGATAAACAAGATAAAAAAAATAGAAAAGCTGGCGGAACAGTTGATAAACAAGTAACTAGTGGCTATGATGCTTTAAAGCAATTTAGAGCAGGAGAAGGCACTAAAGAAGCAGCTCAAAAAGGTATCAATAAAGCTACATTGTTTGGTGGTATCGGAAAACAAATGGAATCAGCAACTAACAATTATATTGGATGGAATGCTAGAGCTAAAAATAATTGGGGGTTAATTAAAGCTGGGTCTGCTGAATATTTAGAAGAAAATATTGGTGAGTATGGACCGTATGGTTGGGATCAAATTGATAAGTTAAGAACAAAATGGTCAGCAACTTATAAACAAGGAAAAGCTGGAAGAAATTGGCATGGTATGGGTAGAAAAAGAGAAATGAATTTTCTCAAGTATCTAAAAGCTCATGGCAAACCAATGACATCAGAACAAACAGCAGCTCAAGAAGCTAAACATTTTGGTGGTAAACATACCCAAATACAAACTGCAACTACCACTATTAGAAGTAACGCTTCAAAAACACCATCACCAGTAACATCGTCAATAAACCCTGTTGGTAATAGAAGTAGTGCTTCAAAAGTTCCAACATCAACAGCAACAACAAAAGAAAAATTTGCTAATTTCCAAGCTACTGCAGCAACATATTTACCTTTAGTAAATCAATTTGCTGGGAATACAACATCTGGTATGTTATTAGCTCAATTTGCTCAAAGTAAATTACAAGATGATCCTCATAAATTATATAATGCAGCTAAGGCAATTCAATCAGTAGGTAAATCTAACTGGATAAAATTTAGTAAAGATCCTGATACATATAAAGCTGCTGAAATGATTGTAAGTTCTAAAAATGAATTGTTAAAAGGAAAAGGTTATATAACAGAAAAATATGATAGTTTATCTGGTAAAGTTAAAAAGGGATGGAATAATGCCAAGAAAAGTGTTGAAGATGCTGGCGGCATTAAATCTAAAACAAGAGATATAGTAACTAACTTACCTGGTACATTATCGACTATGACTAGTAATGCTCAAATTTCTGCTGAAAAATTATACTATGATCCTAGAACTCAAAAGATAATTAAAGATATTAATGAAAAGGATGCAAAACAATTAATAGCAGAAGGAAAATTATTAGCTGGTACATCTGTAGAAAATTTAAAAATAAAATATGAAAAATGGGCAGAAAAAAATAATGTTGAAGAAAAAGTTGAATCACTTAAATCAAAAGCTCAAGGTTTATATGCTAAAGGATTAGGAATAGCTGAAGATGTTAAAAATAATGCACCTGGTATGATATCAACAATGGCAAGTAATGTAATGGTTACTTTTGAAAAAATGGCTCAAGCATTTGGTGAAGATCCTCACCAGTTCTATTTAGATACTAAAGAAAAATTATGGGGTGGTATAACTTCAGTTAAAGAGTTTACTAAATCTTCTTATCATACATTACATAATATGTATATAATGCAGAAATCTCAATTAGAGTGGGAAATAAGAAAGTATCAAGGTGATTTACCTTATGAAGTACCGCCAGAAGAAAAACCATTAGCTGCATCAATATCAGGAGCTATTGGTGGAGGATTAAGATTCCCAGGTCCTAAAGGAAAAGCTACAACATTCCAAGTAACTGGACATGGTGGAGAAAAATTAATTATCGGTCCTTCCGAAGCTCGTGATATGGGAAATATGAGTAAAATGTCGTCTGCAGCTGTTGCTAAAATAAAATCAAGAGAAGATATATTTAAAGCAATGTTAAGTCATGATATGGTTGAAGGTATAAAAGGAGTTAAAGATTCTGTTGACTCTGGAGCTAAATCAACCGCTAATGTATTCACGTCTAGTATAAATAGTACTAATTCAGTAAATACTTCTAATACTAATCAAGGTGGCGGTGGACAAGCAATACCAAGATCTGTTGATCCACACCTAATAGAAATTTTAACTTGTGGTGTAACATAAGGAGATATAATTATGGCTGATGGAATGTCTTTAGATGGAATGATTTTTGGAATGCCGCCAGGAACTCATGTAAGTGATAATGTAATGTTAAATTCAATGCCTACTGCTGAAATAACTCCATGCGAACCTAAGTTTTCAAAAGGGTTATCTTTATTTACTTTAGATCCAGGAAAAGGATTAGAGAAATATCAAGAAATATTAAAGTCAGTAGGATTTAGTGTTACTGGTCCGTCTATTAAAGTTGCTTATTTAGCAGATAGTTTTCCAACTGATACTTTTAATAATGATTATGGAGAAACATTTTTAGATAAATTTGCTCAGGTTGCTTCTAGTGGATTAGGAGATTTAGCTCAGATAGCTGGATGGACAAATGCTGAACAAGCTAAAAGTCAAATGGATAACATAGGTCAAGCTATAGGCGGAAAAGCTTATACAGCAGGAAAAGGATTTGTTGGTGATAAGTTGAAAAGTGTGATGGGTGCATTAAGTCCTAGTAATCAAAAAATGGCTAAAAGTGTTGGAAAAACAATGGAATCAATGTTGACTGGTGGTAGAATTGATTTCCCTCAAGTTTGGAAAAATAGTAGTTTCCAACCATCATATAGTATGACAATTAGACTATACAATCCAGATCCTTCTAGTGATGAAGCAACTAAAAGATATATAGTTGGACCGATTGCAGCTTTAGTATCATTAGGAGTTCCAAAGGTAGGTGAAGATGCTTCAACTTATAAGTGGCCACTAATGTGTAAAATAAAATCTCCAGGATTATATGAATTGCCTGCTGCATATATAAATAGTATAGCAGTAATAAAAGGTGGAGATCAACAAAGTATTGCTTATAATCAAAATATGGCTATGTGTGATGTTAGAATTGATTTTGGAAGTTTATATAATAGTATTTTAGCTGGAGCAAATAGTAGTAATTTTAGTGCAGATCGTCCTACATTAGGGTCTTATTTAGAAGCTATTGGTGGGAATCCTGCTGGTAAAGTTTCTATGGGTAAAAGAGATATATATGAAATTCATAATTGTAATATTCTTAAAAAAGCAAAAAAAGGACAAATTTCTGAGGAAATTAAAAAGAAAAATCAAGGTATAGTTTCTAATGTTGATATGAAAACACCAGCTAATAATAGAGTAGATGAAAAAAAATCAAATATCTATCATGATTTACATTATGGAGGACGTTAACAAATAGAATTTCTCATTGTCATTGTTAAATAATATGCTAAATACAAATTAATCAACGATTGTGTTTGTTTAGTTAATTTAGCATATTCTTTATCAAATTTCATATCTTTAATAATAACTTGAAGTAATACACCTACCTGTTGTTTAAAATAAATTAAAGCTTTAGTTCTTTTAACAGCCATTAAACTACGAACATTTTTAAAAAATTCATCCCCGCATAAATGTCCTACCTGAGATAATTCCTTAACAAACAACTCAAGAATAAGTCTTAAATTATCTACATGTTTAATATTAGTTACTCCCTTTGAAACAGAAGTAGCAAGAGATGCTCTTACTTTAGTTAATGATCTTGCATCGTTAACCGCTTTAGCATCTATAACTTTATAAACAGTTATACTTTTTATAACATCATTAATTACTCTACTTGATTTTTCTAATTGTTGATATTGTGTAGAGTCTTCATCATCTTTTGGATTTCTCATTGCTGATCCATCTTTAGCAGCTTTATAATATATCTCAGCGAAACTTTTAATACTTTGAGATATTCTAGTTCGACATTCAGTTATAAACTTAGCAATTCCATCAACACTACTTGCTTTAATATAAGTACTATATCTTTTATCCATCTCACCTGATAAATAAAATAATGATCCTGATATTGTTTTTTCTCTTGAAAATAAATGTGTTTTCGCTAAATGCTCTAAAGCATATTTAAATACATCTTCATTACAAAATTGCATTTGTTTATGCATTAGATTAGTATAGTTTCTAATGATATATAATATTAATGCTGACTTATATGCCGCAGTTTGTCTACTCTTATTTAATACCCACATTAAAAATATATAAAAATTTGATATAGGATCTCTATGTAATTTCCATTTAGCCATAGGAGTATCTTTATAAAATCTCTTAACAAATTCAGTTATATCTTTTTCTTTTAGTTTGCATATATACAATAATTCATAATAGTATTTTTTTAACGATGGATAATAACATGGTTCTGTAAGAGAGGATAATTCAGTAGCTGTTATTTTATGTAAGCTTCTTTTAAGCTTTTGTAAATTAATAGTAGCTTGAGAAAGTAGTATTTCCATATTTTATTAATCCATTGTAAAAATTCTAATTGTTATATCATCTGCTGTAAAATACATCCACTCTGGAGTATATTCTAACAGTTGTTGTTGACTGAAATCATCTATATTATAATCAAAGAATATTCCACTCTCTGGTTGTATTAAACGACAATGAGAAACACCATTGATATTATGAACTAAATCAATAATCTTAGATCGTCTAATGTCTAATTTCGGACCAAAAGAATCTTGATAGTATTCAATAATAGCGGTCTTAACATCATCTATTAAGTCGGTTTCACCTATAGATGAATCATTCACCTTAAACAATTCTATCTCAATTTTAAGAGGTATTCCATACTCAGGAACCTTCCATCCATACTCAGTATAAATATAATTAGATCCCTTATTTGTAATATATACAATATCATTATCTTTAGGTTCTAAGAAACTCCAAATTTGAGCAGTTGCATCAACACAAGTTGCTATTTGATCTCTTTTACCTGACCAGGTACCACCTTCTATTCCAGTTACTATATATTTATCAGCTAAAAGTCCAATCGGTATTGTAGCTGATCCTATATCAACAACAGAATCTTTTGTAGGAGTATTCTTTAACATATTTCTTGAAACTCCAGTAGTATTACACAATTTAATATTAATAAAATCAGTTAACATTCTATAATTTTTAAATTCAAATGATGACATATATGCTTGTAATACTTGACTTTCAAATACTCTTTGATCAATACTATCATAATATGTTTTTAGAATAACAGGAATATCATATATTGTTGTTGTGCCCCCTGATACAACTGTGTTTGATAACATATAAGATTTTAAATCTCTCCTAAAAGTAAATTCAGCAGAGTATTGACTAATCAATGGTTGAAATAATAATGTAGTTGGATTACTAATAGTAAAATAAAATACTTGACTCCCCATAGGAATATCTAAATAATTTGTAAAAGTATATACAAATTTACCTCCTCCTACACCAGGTACATTTGTCATTATAAATGAATCATCGGTTGATACAATTTTCATTGAACATTCACAATTAGCAAAGTCAACCTCATTAGAATAATATGATAATTCAAATACTGCAGTTGATGTTGAATCATTCGCTAGAATTTCTAAATTATTTATATGTAAATGATATAAGTCTTGTTGAGCATGATTCCAACTTTCAATTAATGTAGGAACTAATTCTAATTCTCTCATTATATAATGATAGTAAGCAGCTTCATTCATATTATCAAGAGTCATTTCAAATAGTGTTGTATAATCAACACTATCAATATTAATTATAGTATTTCTTGGTAAATAAGTTGTTGTTGAAGGAACTTCATATTTGACATTTCTTGATGGAACTATATCTTTACCAAATTCTAATATAGTATACAATTGTATTTCATTAACTTTTAAATCAGATCTTTTCAACACAGGAATTGAATTAGGTTTAATAGGTGCGTCAGGTATAACAACATCAAAATTTTGATAATCTTGCTCTGAAACTAATCTATTTAAACTAGTAAGACTTTTAATAGAATTACTTCTAACTTGTTGCAGGTCTTCTTCATCTTCTCCATTATAAGCAGGTGAAGGATTTATAGCTGAGTAATCAACAATAGTGGTAACACCAGACTGTTGACTATAAATTCTATCTCCGGTTACTATTGAACCAGCTATAACATTTCCGTCTGTACCTTCTGTTTCTTGTATATGAATAACTGCAGTAGACCCAGATAATGGTTGTTGTCCTATTATACCATTTCCAAAATATATTTTTCTACCTTCTGGTGATACTCTTAAAACATATCCATAATCATCATTACTCATTAAGTATAAACTATTAAATTGAGTATATAACCTACCAGTATCATTTTCTCCTGCATCCGGGTCTTTCATATATACTTCAATTCCAGCAACTCTTCCAGCAATAGGAACATCAATATCAGTGAATTGAAATGGTTGAAGATCATCATCTATTTGAAATTCTTGAATAGATGTTTTATATTGTCTTGTAGGCATGATAAAGAAAAAGCTTGAGTCAGCAGATGTTGTATCTATATTTACAGGAACATCATATACCTTACCATCTTGATCAGATGATATTGTTATAGATGTATTATTTGTTATAGTTACTGTTGTACTATAATAAGTTATGAAAGTAAATCCTTCTGCAGTTGTAAATTTAAAACCAGACGGAATGTTGAATATAGTGTTAGGATCATCAAATGGTAAAGGAATTTGCATTAATACATCAGCAACCGCATACTTAGCTTCTTTCGGACTATACCCAAGAAATGAACTTAAGTTATGAATTGATTCTGGTAGTTGTGCTTGAGTAAGAAAGAATTCTCGATAGATATTGCTTTGATAGAACATTAAGTTAGATGATAAGGTTGTAAGAATATCTATTATATATGATAGAAATGAAGACTGAGTGAGATCTACTTCATTCAACTCCATATATTGTTGAAGAAAATCTATTACTTGTGCTCTTATAGCATCTCTTGATGCGTAAATTGTCTCAGATACTGGTGTTGTCATAATTACCTCTATCCTTCAAGTAGACCTGAATTATCGTTCCACATGTCCACAAGATTATTTTTTAGTTCCTCATCCTTAGCAAGCATTTTTGCTAAAGTTGCCGCTTCCTCTACTGTATGAACTTTTTTGTCATAATCAAAAAATACATATGTATCTTCTGTTTTAGCTTCTAATTTTTCTGTTCCTTTGCTATCATATACTTTACATCTTAATTTCCAATATCGTTTTTCTGTATTAGGATAAGGTTCAACCCCAGTGACTTTAAATATTGGGTAAGAATCATTTTCGGATTGTAAAAATTCTGATTCAAATTTTACAATATCTCCTGCATATGGAGTTATACCATAAACAGAAGGAAAGACAATGCTTGTTTCTTGTTCTTTTATTAGTCCTGTTTCAGAACCATCAAACTGTGTTGATATTTCCTCTGAAAAATATACAGGTAGTAATAAGTATTTGTCCCATTTCATACCAGACAACTTACCTGTTTGTTCATAAGCACCGCCCATTAATTGTTCTTTATCCCACACAGTAGTGTCTTTATTGATATTCCAGTAAGTTGTTAAAAATGCTACTCCGTGCTTACTATAGACATCTAAAACGAGCTCTTGGTATTCATGTATATATTCATAGAGGCGAGACCAGTTTTGCATTTTTTACCTCTTTTTTATGGAAGCCATAAATTTAGACATTAAAGGTTTAGCTATGGTTTTCTTCTTTAATGCTTTCATTTTCATTTGAATTTTATTTTTAATATTATCAGGTTGAATAGCTTTAAATTTACCTTCGATAAAATATATTCTTATATCACCTTCGCTGTATTCATTAGAAAAAGATATTATATAATGAGAATTTAAATACCTACCCTTTTTCTTTAAAATTATTTTAAATTTATCTTCACTTTCTTTAGGTATATCACAAAATATTTCTTCTAGTTGTACAAAATTTTCAGATTCTTCAAAATCATCTATAAAAACATCAATATATTCTGATGGTGCTCTTAATAACATTTGAGACACATATCTTCCATCTTCCATCTCGCCTAATATATTTAAAACCCAAAAAGTTTTCCCCATCTCAATAATAAATATTTGAACATTACCTACATGTTTCTTTACAAAAATTCCCTTGTAGGTTTTTATAATGCCATAAATTATTCTTTTTCTCATAATATTTCCTATTGATTATATATTAAAAATGTTACAATTAGGTTTTTAACTAGTTGATTTTATTCTAAAAATTTTGACTATTTTTAAGGTTCTTGATAAACACCAGGAACCATTTAAGTTTGTTTCTAACCCTCTAATCTTAAAACATTTTGGTCATTTATCTCTACTTCTAATGCTGCTGAATCACCTTTGTATTCTAAATCAATGTTGACAATAAAGCCATGTCGATCCCCCATAAATGATATATTTATGTTAGTTAACATAGCTCTATTATCATATAACATTAATCTATATTGTATCTCTTGTTTTATATTTTCTATAGTTACATCATCAGCAGGGTCAAATATATATTTATACAAGTTACTCCCATATTCAGGATTAGCAACATAAGTTCTAATTGGAGTTAATAATATATTATTCCATGAAGTTAAGATAGCTTGGATATTATTAACCATAGAAAAATCACCTGATGCAGCTACTACAGGAATATAATCGGTAATCTTTTCTTTAGACCCAACTACATTTTTATGAAATTTTTCTAATGCTGAACTCATTATCGTTTCTTCTCCTCTATTAGTTTCATTCTTTGATCTTCTATATCAGCTTTCCATTTTAAAAGATCATTGAATCGTTTGACTGGCATAAACATTACATCTAAATAACCTTGGTGAAGCATTTCTATGCAGGCGTTTATCGAATCACTCAAAATTTCCTTATAATTTTCTATAAGGTTATGCTGAGTACACCATGCGAAAAAATTGAGAAACCAAATCGATATCCACATCCTCTTCCGCAGAACAATGCGGACAAAATGTTTTCATTTTTAAATCAACCCCATACTTACCAAATTCTTCTTGATAAGTTTTATGGATGATTCTTTTATCCCTGGCAGGTAAAGTTAGATAAGCATCTAAAACATCTACTCTATCAGAATAAGTCTTAGGTTTCTTATCACTTTCAATATCTTGCTCAAATCTAAGAACTATCAATGTTTCAGTGATAAGCTCTATTGAAGACCCAGGTCTACTGCTTAGATTTTTAATTGCCATCATTTCATCATATAATGATGGTTGTCTTATAACTGCAGTAACACCCTTTGATACTGGTAGTTTAATTGAAATTTGTTTCTTTAGAATATCTTTATCAGGAAACATATTAAAATTAAAAGTGTCAGATGCTTGAATAGTAACTGGGTAACTCTTACTACATGTTGAACATGTTATATCATAATTTCTTACTTCTTCATAAGTAATATGATATAAACCATATAACAATGCGTCCCTATCTTTAAGAGTACAAGTCTTTAAAAAAGTTTCAAAGTCTTTAATCTTTGCTGGTTTCTTAACAAGAGTTTCATAAATACATTTGTTTAAATGTTCGGTAATTTTATTTGGTGATACTAAACTACCTTTCATTCTCTCTTCTTCAGAAACGTTTAAACTCCTTACATTGAATGCAAGATTAGTATGTGGTGTATTAACCTCATACTCCGGATACTTTAAATCAAATCCTGTAAATGGCATTTTAAATCTCCCTTTCCTTCATATCTATAATGTTGTGTTTCATTTACTTCTTAATGTTATCTACTTTAGACTGTAACTTACCGATTTTCTTTTGTAAACTCTTTTTACAGGCATCAGCATTTTTAGCTTTGTTACAAGTCGACATTCCAGACCTTAGTTTTGCTATTTTCATTGTTAATGCTTTATTTTTATAAGATCTCATGCAAGCTGCTTTTTCAGGTTTTCCTTTACATACTTTAGCAGCTTTACTTAAAAAGTTTTGATATATTTTATTAGCAGCAAATGCTATAATAGTAGCTGCTGCGCCACCAGCGACTCCAACTGCTATAGTTTGTAATGGTCCTTCTGATGCTTTAGAAGCTGCTGCATCTACTGTTGCTTTAGTTCCTTTTGCTAACATTGATTTAGAATTAGACATTGCTGTCTTCATACTATTATATAATTTTTGTCCATAATTTTGTTGAGGTGATGCCTCTAGTATAAATTCCGAAATAATTTTTGATGAAGACAAATTATATTCACATATCGGACCCATTTCAAAAAACAATTTCTTTAACTCTTTATCTTCAATGATCTCTTGAATTATGTTTTGAAATAAATTCCATACTTTATATTCTTCACTTATATTATATTTTGTTTCAGGTATTTTATTATTGACTAAGATATTAATTATTTGATAATCAGAAGCTTCATTTTGAATAAAATATTGTAACTCTTTATTATCGGACATTTCACATATAGTATTTCTTCCTATACTTAAAAATAATAGAGAGTTTTTAATATTTTTCATTTTATTTTTTCCTATTATTTTTTAGTGAAGCAACTTTTTTAGATGCCATGATTTTTTTATTATCATTATCAAATCGTTGAAAATCTTCAACGCTGCCAAGTGGTTTATTTGGATTTTTTCTTTTATATTCTTCTACTTCTTTTTTTTGTTGTTTAACTCTTTTCAAAAAATTAGAAAATTTACCCTCACTCATTAAACTTTCTTTTAAACGATCCCAACCTTTATTAAAAATAAAATCGTTAACTTCACTAAGATTTGTTATTCCTTCTTCTTTAATAAGAGATTGTATATGTTTTTTAATAAGATTCATGGTTATATTTTCTCCGTTACTATGAAAAAAAATAGTCGAACTTTAATTAAAAAGTCCGACTATTTTATTATTTAACTATCTTTATTTCTTTTTAGCTTTTTTAATTTTAGCTTGAGCTTTAGCCATACCTTTCTCAGCAGCAGCTTTAGCTTCTGGAGTCTTAGCAGCAGCTCGTTTTGCTTTCCAAGCTTTATATGCTTTATAAAGACCATAAATACCAGCAGCGCCAAGAGCAGCAGCACCAGCATATTTTCCGCCTTGAATAGCTTTTCCCTTTAATGCTTCTCTTTTTTTCATTTTTTCTTTATAAGCAGCAGTATTTGTTCTATCAGTTTGATTCATTTTAAAAAGTTGACCTTGAGGAGATTTTTGCCAATCTTTCTTAGCATTATCAGCAGATATTCCAGCAAGTTGTTTTTTACTGTCTTGTCTTCTCATTTTTTCTCTATACTCTGGAGAACTATTTAAATTAGAAGTATGTTGAGCTTTTTTCATACTTTTTGATGTTTTTTTCCAGCTAGCAACTTCAGCACTTTGAGCACGTTTAGCTTTATTTTTCTTTCTTGCATCATCTTCCCAAGAACCTTCATTAAGTGCATCAGGATCTAATTGCCCATTTTCTCTTGCAAACTCAAGAATAGGAGCAGCAGAAGAAAGACCTAAATCTGAAACAGGTCCCATTTCAAATATCAATGTATTGATATCTGCTGGTCTACAAGTTTCTCCAATAATATCTAAATTTTCTACTATACCTCTTCTAAACATTTCCCAAACTGCTAACTCATTTCCAGAGTCAAATTTTTGTTCAGGCATTTCACCTAAAGTGATAAGGTGCATTACTTCATAATCAGAAGCTTCGTTCTGAATATAACTTGTTAATTCTTGTTTGCTATCAACATCTGAATCATTGATTGATTCACATACTTGATTTCTTGCTATTTTTAGAAAAAACAAAGTTTCTAGTGTTGGATGTAACATAATATTCCTCCTGTTTGTATTTACTTTTTTTTATATTATTTATTTGATTTACCGTATTGACTAATTACACCATCTTTTCCATTAGCTGGATTAATATGAGTTTTATGGAATGATAGACATTTATCATAAACCCATTTTTCATGCCATGCATAATCAACATTAAATTCTATTTCTATATCTAATTTTCCTATACTTTCTACATCACTTGCATGTAAATCAGCAGGATCTTTAGTTGGAAATACACCATCGTAACAAGCATAATATTCAATAGTCTTGGCATCTGGAGCAGTTGTCCAGTAATATAATAATGATGAATAACTAGATTTTGAATAACCTTTACCACCATCTGTATCTTCTTGATTAGAAGCTCCAGTTCTATAATCTCGCATCATTTTTACCCAAGCATGCATCATACTTGTAATAGGCAATCCTTGCATTTCAGTAAATTTTACAGATACTGAATTACCATAATCAAGATTACCAGGTACTGCCCATTTTACTCCACCGAGTCCAGTGAACTCAATTTTATTAAGTGTTCCGCCAGGAGGCGTTACACCTGTGCATGTTGCAGCTAAAACCTTTTGTCTTTGACCTAATTCTAATGAACCACTTGCTTGATCATCTAAGTTAAAAGTAGGCAATTTATCAAACCATATAAAATGATATCCAGTTATATAAGGATCGGCAACACCAGTAGTGTGTCCTCCCCAACGTCTTGATAACATATTATCTGCTGTTTTTATAAAAGCATTCTTTAAAGCCATATTTATTCCTCCGTGCTAATATTTCTTTTATAAGATTTTAAATCCTTTTAAGGATCTTGAAAGTTTTCATTATATCCAAATTTTTATTCATTCTTATACCTTCAAACTATGATCCCGATATATATTAAGTTTATATTTTGTTCTAAATAAAATGTTAATTAGTCTTCCATTGTAACTTGTTTTGTTATATATATTAATTAGTAGTTAAAGGTGGATTATTATAAACTTTTTATGAGAGGTGGGTTATGAAAAAATTAAAGGGCATTGAAAAACTTGGAGAACATATGAATAGTTTTCCAAAATCAAGCAGTCCTTTTGGCAAAGGTGTCAAGGAGTTTATTCAAACAGAAGAAAAACTTGACGTAATACAAACTTATAATGAAAACATAAAATCAGGTCATGTGTATAGACATCAAAAAGTTAATTTTGTCAATACACCAACAGAAACTAAAACATTTATGCCTAAGGAAGTATGGAGGATTAATAATATGAAAGAATTTATGTTTGTTGCAGAATGTCGTAAACGTGGATTAGCAGATGTTGATGGACAGCTAATCATCAAAGGTTCAATAACTACTACAGTTAGACATATGATAATAATATGTTTATCTGATTTGCATCGTGTGTTTCTTATGATGAATAATAAAATTAAACCAAAGAATACCATGCGTAGTGTTGAAGGTGGGTTCTTTTTTAGAGTTGGTGATCTAGTCAATTTTATATCATATCATTTTCCAGATGATCTTGCCCTCATTAAAAAGGCTAACAAATCTGACATTCTTAAAAGTATTCATAAGAATATTGAAATGAATCAAGTTCGGAAAAGGAAGCCTCTTGGTATATTTAAAGTAGTTCCTGTAGGTGGTCTAAATGAATACTGGATGGATAAGGTTATATCATTATTTACACCGGAACAACTTGAATTAATTTTAAGTAATTCTTTAAAAAGCCCTCATTATACAAAGGTTCAGTATAATCAAATGATTAAATCTCTTGGATTAACTTTCCAGGGTCCGATTACTCAAAAGATTAACCCTGAAGAACCAAAAACTCCATCTCATGATGATAGCGCTCTTGAAAATAGAGTTGTTGATAGAGTGGTCAAAGTTATGTTGGCAGCTAAAGCAAATATCAAAACCATTGATATCAATGCTTTCATAGATAACATGCCTGCTGGTGATAGCGCAGAAATTTCAGTAAAGTATACAAAAGCCTCTGGTGAATAGTCCACCTTGACGCCGGGCGATACTCCCACATCATTGATTAATTTCTTTGATATGGGAGTATTTTTTTGTCGCTATTTTGCTTTGTCGTTTGAAATCGAGAAAGAACGGAAATCTTTTAGTTGATTTGCAATAGCCATACTGAGTTTTCTAGCCTTTAAAGCTTTTGTTTTGCTTCCACGACCTTCTTTACCACCCTCAGCCATTTCAACAAATTCTTCAAATGCTTCTCTCAAAGTTTCTACAGATTCATTATACTCTGGTAAACTCATGATAATCTCCTTTATTGTTTTATTATAATATCTACAATACTTATAGATTTAATATATGTTCTTATATAAATACTATATCAGCATGTATACGGAAAAAACAGAGAATAGAAGACTTTAACATATTCTATTCCCTGCTTGTTACTTATTTAATAAAGAAATTTAAACTAATTTTTTCTGCAACTCTTGTAGGTTCAAGAGTAATATTTACATGGAAAGTTTTAGTTTTAATCTCATATGCTGTTGCACCAACATCGACACTAAAGTTATATAACCCTCTTCTTGCTTTAATATCATCTAAGAATGCAACAATTCCGCCAGATACTTGAGACCAAGTAACAGCATCATTTTGTTCGAAGATAAAATATCTACAGTATTGTTCTAATGCACGTTTACAATAAAGAACAAGTCTTACAATATTTAAATCTTGAAGTGCACTTGGTTTAACCTGAGTTGTTAATTGACCCCAGTTTGTATATCCTGGATTAAATTTAACAATTGGGTTAAGTTGTTTGAGATACATTTGATCTCTTTGACCAAGTCTTGGATTATATCTTAACTCTTTAATAGTATCAATTGAAGCTCTATTGAAACCAGCAGCAGCAAACCAAACTTCAGCTACATTATCATTTCTAGGTAATAGATATGACATATGAAATACTGGTGATACCCAAATATCTTGACCTGTAAATGAATCATATACTTTATTATATTCTTCATATAGTGCACAGAAATAATTATTAAATACATGAACATCATTACGTTTAGTCATTGAAGCATTATATGTTGAATTATCTCCATTATCCAGAATAGCTACACAATCACGTCTTGTTTGGCATAATGTTGAAATACTAGTTTTAACATCAGATGGATAACCACAATCAAATACTAATGTAAAATAGATGTTTTCTTGGTCAAGTAAATCATCGACCATACTTAATCCATCAATTTTACTTGTTAATTGACCAAGATAACCTTGAGATAAAATCTGAGTAGCAATAGTAGTATTTAAACCACCACTAGAATCAATAAGACTTCCATCGCTACCTTTCTTCAGTGGAACAGGATCAGCAGATGCAAATGCTGTTGCTACAGAAGTAAAAGCTTTTCTGATAGTATATGTAATTTCACCAGAAGTGTCAAATAATGCAGTATCTCCGATCCAATTTTGAGCACCGCCCATAATTCTATCGTTATAAATTTCAATTTCATCATCATCTGCTCCAACTGCACCTAACCAACCTTGAAGTTTATTACCTCTTTGGTCAATAAGCTCTACACAATAAGTGTAAGGATAAGTTGAACCTGCCCAATCAGAAAAATCCTGTTTGGTATCAGTTAACATAGCAGAACCAGCAATAATAGAAGCTGATACAGTACCGATTTCTTTATCATATGTTTTGATTAATGTGTTAAAACCTTCTGACATAATTTCATCGCCATCAGTAGTCATCTCACATCGTAATACACTTGAGTAGTTATTTAAGATATACTGAATCCAAATTGAATCTCCAGTACTATCTTTAACATTAGGATCAAATGAAATCTCAAATGATTCAATTATAACTTCTGAACCATCAGATTGTTTTTCATATACATCTAATACATAAATACCATCAAGGATTGGATTAGCATGTGCTATTAATCTAATACTTAATGCATTATAATATTCTCCCCTGCCAATTGGGTATAGAACACATAGAGGGAATGTTGTTCCTGTTGGAGCTAATTGAGTTCTAATTTCAGATACTGAATTAATGTTTGTTGAATTTATATATTCATATGAAACAGTTGCTGTTGAATCAACATCAGCTAAATCAACATTAATTTTAATATTTGAATAAGAAGCATCGTCAGGCATACATCTTATGAAGAATAATGAACCTGATTCTCCAAGATAGTTATATGCACAATAAGGACCTTGACCATAACTTTTACCATATTCAGTAATGTTTGGTTCTCCATATTCAGAAATAAATTCCGCTCTGCCCCCAATAAATTTTAATACGTTGTCTTCACCCTTTTTAGTAATACCACAAATTAGTCCGATAGTACTTGGAACAGCAGCAACATAGCTGCTTAAATCTGTAATTGTAGTATATACACCTGGTGATATTGGACTTGCCATAATGTTTCCTCCCTTAAACGGATTCTTGTTAAATGAAATAATCTTTACAATACTTTCTTCAGCTCTACAACTTTATGAAAATCCTTTGGAGGTATCTCTAATTAACCTGTATAAATATTTTTATTAGCAGTATAAGTACCAGTAAAATACTAATTGTCTTGAATTATCTTTAACAATTGTTGGGAATGTTACAATACTAAAAATATTAAATGGACCTGTATGTTCGCCTGCATCACTATTTGCTGTAAATAATGCTGCTTCATTTAAATTATATCCATTTACATCTTCAATTGAGATTGTTGTGGTAACTTTTAGTATTAGCCAATTATTGTTATTAGATGTATCTTGTTGAAATTCTACCATATCAAACGGATGTTTATAATATGCGCCTGCTCTATAGTCGGCGTAGTTAGTATCCGTTGCATTCATTGGGACTTCATTTGATAACCCTGTCATTGTATTAACCGGAACATTTGGATTTAATGGATCTCCTATTGGAGTACCACCATCACCTAGTCCAAACCAAGATAAAAATTCATCTTCGTTTGCTACAATGTTTGGGTTTTCTACATTACAAAGTCTTGAAGCGATCCATTCACGACCAGCGAAAAGAACTAAGTTACTCTTACCAACTTTTTTCTTCTCACCAAACTCGTCAACAGAATAAATTTCAACATAACCCTGTGGTTTTCTTGATTTGCTACCTATACTATTAACTGTATCTGTTATGCATTTGTCACCATAGTTTTCGTCTACACTTATAACTATAGTTTCTGGTTCTTTAATAATTTTATCTTCCATTACGTAACTCCTTTATGATCATTACGAATCTACTAGAACTTTTTATTTTGTTCTTATTTTTGGTTATGATTAGCAATAAGTTCTATATATATTAATAAATAATATAAAACTTAATTGTAAAATTTAATAAGGAGAAACTATGTCATTCTTAAGCGGATTCAATATAAGTAAACCAAAAGATAGTTTTATTGAAATGGAAAATATTGTAAATTTTGATTTTGGTATTCATAAAATGAAACCAAACCAAAAACTCGTTTATAATTATATAAATGAGAGATTTTTTATTCTTTCAGAACCACCAGGTGCTGGAAAATCAACAAGTATTAAATTTGTTGTGAATGAACTTCTTAGAAAAAATCCAAAATTAAAAGTTATTATTGCTGTTCCTCAAACATTAATTTCTAAATCTTTTGGTAGTATTATGTTAGAATATCCAAATGGTGATAAAGTTGAGTGGGATATATCTAATAACTTATGTGATAAAATTGGAATTCTTGATAAAATTGGTGAGCTTAATAATTTTATTAATAAAGATGAATTTGGAAATAACCCTGCTGATAGAATAACAATGGTTACTCATATCACATTATCAAAATTAAATACTGAAGGAGAAAATTTTAATGATGTAATGTTTATTATTGATGAGGGTCATCATGTTCTTTATCCAGAAAATGGCGGAACAGAATCAGCAAATAAAATTGGTGCATTAGTTCATTATATGATGAATCAGAAAAAATCAAATGTTAAAATTTGGTTTGCAACAGCAACATTTTATCGTGGTGATAAAAGTAATATTATACCTCCAGAAGAAATGGAGAAATTCACTACTTATCATTTACCTTTAGATGAATATTGGAGAAAGTATATAAAACATATTCAGTCTTTTTCTTATGATTTTGTAATGTATAAAAACAGAGATGTTTTTAGTGAAATTAAAGAAATCTTTAAACAAAAAGGTAAAAGAAAAACAATCATCTTTTGTCCATACATTGGTTATTTAGTCAATGATATAAATAAACTTCAATTTCGTGATAAAGTTATTGAAGCAATTAAAGAAGTATGGGAAGATTGTAAGTTTTTGGATTTGATTGAAATTGAGGATCGTTATGATAAGAAGCAAATTGTTATTAATGATTCAGAAGATTTCGATGTTGTTCTTTCAGTTAAATTATTTGATGAAGGAACTGACTGGATTCAAGCAGAAAGCATCATTGATCTTTGTCCTTCAAACTCTTTAAGAATTCAAGTTCAAAGATTTGGTCGTTTGCTTCGTGATATAGTTGGTAAGACTCACATTGATTATAATGTGTTTCTACCATATGAATCAAAATTTAAAGATGATGAAGAAAGAAGACTTCATATGAGTAGAAGTTTTAATGCTTTTACAGCAAGTTGTCTTTTGCATGAAGCAATTGAACCTGTTATGAAACCTGTTGTTAAGAATAATGTTAAATCTAAAATAAATCTTGGAATTAATGATTCTAAAAAACAAGAATTAATTGGAAAAGTCATAAAAGATTTAATGTTTCTAAAAAATATAGTTAATATTCCTTCTCTTTCAGAATCTAAAGAATGTATTATTAATTCTATAAAAGAGTTTGGAATTAAAAACAACATTGAGGAAGGTGTTGAATTTGTTGTAAAAACTTTAAGAAGATCATCTATTCCTAAAACAACTGAATGGGAATCTCAAACAATTGATATTTCTTGGATGATTGAAAAAGGATTTGATAAAATATGGGATAATAGTTTATATGATTCTATATTAAGTTTTTCAACTGGAGTTTGTGGAGTTGGTACTTTTAATGAATTTAGAAGTGTATATGATGGTAGAAAAACTAAATTAGAATGGCAAAAATTCGCTGAAGAAATATTTACTAAAACAGGAGAATTTAAACCATATAGTAAATATATGATAAAAAAATATCCTGGATTTTCTGTATGTGTTACACGTTTTCCAGAATATTTTGAACATTTAATTCCAATGAAACCAGATGAAAAGTGGAGAACATTTGTTGATAAATTAGCAGATGATAATAGTGGTATTTTACCAAGTTGTGGATATATCAAAAGAAAACATCCTACATTATCTACTTATATGTATGCTCATCCAGATGTATTTAAGGGTGTTTGGCAGTATTATGGTACAGGAGTTTATAGAGTGATAAAAGTACTAGGTACAAATATAGAGCATGATGCTCCACAATTAGAAAAACATTTTACAATAATCAATAATCTTTTAAAAGAAAATAATATATTACCAAATAACCAAGCTTTAAATAAAATAGATTATGGTTTATCGGATATGTTATTAGATCATCCAGAATTTTTTCATGGGATAAAACAATTTTATGGCAGAGGATATGATATAGTAATACAAACAATAAATACAAATAAAAAAGAAAAAGGATATAAATATCACCCGAATTTTATTAAAGTAAAAAAATTGGCTGAAGAGAATAATGGAATAATTCCAAGTCATAAATATTTAAAAAGTATTGGAGAAGAAAATTTAGGAAAAGAAATTTGGAGAAGATCAGATATTTTCTCTGGTATGAAAATGCATAAATATAGTAAAATAGTAACTATAGGGAAAAAATAATGCCACATTATAAAGATCCTAATTACGTTGCTGCAAGTCCTTGGGAATCTAAACCAAAACAAATTGCAAGAGAGTTAACAATTGTTGATTCTTATAAAAAGGTTTTTGGTAAGAAGATTCCTAAGGATAAGCAATATTGGACAATGTGTGGAGCTCATTTCGATAAAAATGTGCTTCCTCTTTTAGGTGAATTTGGTCAGATAGTAAACAAAAAACTTATTGAACCATCTCAGTTTTATGGAGTGGATCAAGAAGAAAGTATCATCAATAAGAATAGAAAATTATTTCCAGATACTAAATGGATACATGGGGATTTTGTAGGTACTATGTTATCTCATTCATTATCTGAAAATTTTAATCCTGCTATTATAAATTATGATGGGGTTTTACAACCTGTATATGGAAGTCGGTACCTTAAGAAAATTATGAAACTTCTAGATTGGAATTTTGATGGAGAGGTTTTATTAGTAGCGAATTTTGTATTGAAAAATCCATATAGAAATGATGATAAACTTTCATTTTCAATTGATGATACTATTAAGGAATTAGCTAAGATTTATTTCTTTCCTGATCATTGGTCAATAATACCTGAAGCATATGTTTATAGTGGACACAGTACTAAATCTAACTCTCAAATGGGAGTTATAATGTTCATTAAAAAGAAACATGATATTAACAACATTAAAATAACTCCAAATAGAATAATTGGAAAAGGAGATAAATATGGCTGGAGTCATATATGAACCAAAAGGAACAGCTAAAGAGTATGGAGAGTTAGCATTAAATCTTTATACTGGTTGTTCTCATGGGTGTGTATATTGTTATGCACCAAGTGTTATATGTATGAAGCGTGATAAATTTCATAGTGAAGTAAAACCAAAGAAAGATATAATTGAAAGACTTAAAAAGAATCTCAAAAGTCTTGATAAAAAAGGTGTTGATAGGAAACCCGTATTTATGTCTTTTACTTGTGATCCTTATCAACCAATTGAAGAAGAATTAAAATTAACTCGTCAAGCCATAAAACTTTTAAATGAATATGGATTTCCAGTAAATATTTTGACTAAAGGAAATGAGTTAGCTCAAAGAGATTTTGATCTTCTTTGTTTAAATGATGAAAACAGATTTGGTGTAACATTTACTGTATGGAATGAACCTCAATGTAAAACATGGGAACCAAATGCTTCAAGACCTGTTGAAAGAATTATAAACTTAGGTGAAGCAAAAGCTAAGGGTATAAAAACATGGGTTAGTCTTGAACCAATAATTGATGTAATACAAGCTTTGAATATAATTAAAGCTACATCACCATATTCAGATTTTTATGGAATTGGTAAATTAAATTATCATAAACATTCTTCAACAATAGATTGGGCTGACGCTTTAATTAGAATTGAAGAACAACTTGATAAATATAAAAAAGATAGACTTATCCATAAATCATTGTTGGATTATAAAGAAGCAGCATAACGGAAAAATGTGGGGACTCAGCAATTAAGTTGAGCCCCCACAGTCCATCTATTTTTTTTGTTTATTTTTTATCTAACTGTAACTTGTATATTAGTACCACACTCTGGGCAATATTTAACACCATGTCTTGATTTAGTTCCACAAGTAGGACATTCAAATTTGGTTGATACAAATAGAGGCATTTTTACAGGTTTATCTATTTTATCAGTACCTTTTAGTCTAATAATAATTACATCATTATCTTCAATGGTACCAACATGAGTTGAATTAAAATCTTGTTTCAATTCAGATCCAGGAACTGTTATACCTTCTTCAGCTTGAGGAACTTCACATTGACCAAGACTATCCATAGTTACATTACTTGAAATGTTAGCACATACTACTGGATCAGATGGTCCTGTAATTCTTCTTGATGAACCCACTTCACCACCTTTACAAGTAGGACCTTCATTAAAATCACCATACTTTATATCACTTTGATGAAAGAAAGATCTATATAATGTTGGGTAAGTATAAGTTGATGTCCATGTTGTAGTAGATTCTAATTGTCTTTCAAACCCAAACTTAATACGGATGAATCCATCATCAATTTTATCACCACGATGATCTTGTATTTTTTTTGTTTTTTGAATAAATTTGAAAGCATTCTTGACTGCATTATCTACCATGACACCTTTTAACTCAGTATCTTTATTAGCATCAATTACAAGTCTTCTACCATTTAATACATCAGATCCATCAATAGAAACTTCTACAACCGCTCTTCTATCATCAAGATTTTTTAATAGGATTGAATACTCTGCTCCAAAAGGAAGGATGACATCATTCTCTTTAGTTACTTCTCTAAGAATTTTACCATTACATTTGATTACTGCTACGAACTTATTGCTATATACCATAATTTCTCCTAAGCATACAGACTAGATGCTTTAAGTTTAAAGTCTGTGGAATAAGATGGACTATTTATAATATGTTCTTATACAACAGTTAAATTACCATCAATTGCAGTTACTGACTCAGAGTTAGATGTTAAGACCTTAGCATTAATTATCAACTCACTATCAAATGTAGTGGTTGAATTAGATGCAGTACTTAATATTTCAATAATTCCTATTGTTAACTCACCATCAATTATAGTTACAGATTCAGAACTAGCAATAATTGCATAATTCACTCCTGTTACAATATAACTATCAATAATGTTACTTGAAATATTAACAGAACCTTCAATAGAAGCATTTACTAAATCAATAACAACAATATTACATTCAACAACACAAGTACTAGTAAGACTTGATTCAAGACCGATCATTAATTCAGCATCAGTAACAGTATTAGCAGCATTAACACTTGATAATAATTCTTTAGCTATACCAAACACTAATCCAATAGTTGATGCATTAGTACCACAATTTGCAGTACCAAGAATCATGATATAGAAAGCACCAACAACATTACTATTAACTACACAAGTTGATGTTAATCCTTCACTATATCCAACAGTAAGATCTGTTATAATATTTGATATAGAGTTTGAAGTACTAGTCATATTTTCATTAATACCAAGAATAACTATATTTTCAATTGAACTTTCAACAACACAACTACTTGTTAATTGTTCTATTTTAAATCCAATCCATAATTCTTGAAGAGTATATACATTAGTAGTACATGAAGATCTACCCCACATTCCTTCAACTCTTCCTATAGTAAGATCACTATCAACTGAAGAAACAACATTAGTCATAGCTAATAAGATTGTTACATCAATATTACCTTGAATATCAGAAACAACATTTATTGTTGAACTTAATGCTTCTTCATCACCTGATGTTAAATCAGATATAATATTAACAATTGAAGCACTTGTTGATTCAAGAATAGTATCTGAACCTAATTCCATATTTAAATTAACAATTGAAGTGAATGAGATTGAACTAGTTAATTCTTCAATAACACCAAATTCCATATCAAGATTCATTCTTACATATGATCCGCAGAATGGTCGAGCAGACATAAATTCAACTCTACCTACAATTAAATCAGTAGTCATTACATTAGAAACGACTGGTGTATTACTAAATATTCTTTTTGTTGTTGTAGCATCAGATCTTGAATTAGAAGAACCAGATAGAGAAGTAAATATTCCAAGGTTTAAGTATGCTAATGAATCATAATTAGATCCTGTATCATAATTATATTGAACTCCACCATAAGTTGTTTCAATATCAATAGTACCATACAATCCAATATAAATATCAGGATCAGCAATTGTAACTTCAGTAGTTATATTTATAGTTGAGCTTGATAATTCATAATGTCCTATAACTAATCCGCCACCAGCTATATCATATACTCCACCATTATCATATTCAACCCAATCAGCAGGTACAAATGCTTGGAATAAAATATGAACAGTGCCACTTAATGGTTCAGGTACTCCAATTTGTAAATCAGCTAATGAATCATAATTACCTTGACTATCAAAGTCTTTATAATTGCCGCCAACATCTGTTGTACAATGAGCACTAGCAACTGATGAAACATCAATAATCAATAAATCAGTCACAGGGGATTTAGTTACCATAGTATCAAATCCAGCACCTGTATCCATTTGAGTTGGCCACTCTTTACCAAAGTCATCAAATGCTTCTACATCAAATTGAATAATAAATTGATCATCAAATTCTATATCATCTCGAATATCCTGGCCAAAGAATATCTTAACACTTTCAACCCAATAAGATGTTACATCATAAAATGCTCCAGTATCATAATCACCAACAACAGGAGTTCCACCTTCATTCCCGCCAATAATATCAACAAAATTTAATTCAATATCAATTGATACATAATCACATATAGTTCCTATATGTAATGATTGCATATATTCACCAAGTCTAATATAGTAATCATCATCCATTTGCTCTGACGGAGGAATATCAAATGATGTGTCCATGTCCCATCTATATGCTGAGCAATAACCAGCATACCCTGGTCCAGGATATTCAATAGGTGTTGGTGGCTCTGGTGGTTCTGGAGGTTTGGCAGCGTCTATTCTTTCTCTATAATCTAAATCCATTTGAGAATCAGGATCAATATCAAATACAGTTTCGAGATCATATCTATACATCAATTTGCCATTATCATCATCATCGTAAATCCAGTCTAATGGCTCTGGTTCAGGTTCTGGAGGGCTTGTTGGATCATTAGCTTCTAATTCATCTAAGTAATCTTGATCCATTTGAGTATGAGGACTTGAATCAAATGAAGCTCCAAGATCAAATCTAAATTGAGGATTACCAAATTCATCTTCATACCAGTCATCTCCAGTTGGATCTGGTGGAGGTTCTTCTACTATAGGTTCTGGACCATCAACACCACAAAGTTGATATATCCAAGGAGTTGACCCACCAAAACCATTATTACTACAAAAATCTCCATCTAAATTTAATGGTCTAATAGCATCATGATAAAAACCTTCAATTGAAGTCATTAACCATTCATCTAAAATAACAGATTCCTCTAATGGATTTTGAATAGCGAAAGCAGTATCCATAAAGGCAATTCTTGCTCTGTATGGTTTAAAGAAATTTATTATAGAATCTAACTCTTCTCTAAAACCAAGACCTAACATTGTTATTACTAAACTTGGAGCTTTAGAATTAATATTCAATCTAATCCAGTTATCTAATGTTCCTATTAAATAAGATACTAAATAGCTTTGATCTCCAACATTAAACCAGGAATCAATAACCGCTTTAAACTCAGGGTTCATTGTTTGTAATAAAGGTTCTGATGCTTTAATAGAATTTAAAAAGTTATTTGATAAAGGACGAGACCAGTCACTAAGTAAAGTAGCTAATCTTGTGTCTCTATCTAATCTAGAAGAAGGTCTGGTTATAAGTTGTTCATATTCATCAACTAAATCTGATAAATGTAATGCTATAGGAGGATTTCCTTGATATTCAACAATTCCATTATAACATCCATAGTTTGTAAAAGATGTAGCAGTTGAATTTCCAAACATTTTCTCAAAAGCATATACTGCTCCTACATAAACATGTAATATAGGCAATAACATACCAAGGTTTTTTACTTGAACATTATATGGTAATTCTTGATCTAATAAATATCTATCATATTGATCTTGAACTACTCTAAACAAAATAGTTAAAGAAATAGTAATTGTGAATAAAGAGAATATAGAACTTAAAGAATAATATGGACTCTTAGAAGGTAAATTAATTTTATTAGTTAATAATAGATTTTCTATATCAAGTTTTGATTGAAACCAGTGAGGATCTGAGCTAGTCATTTTCTCAAAGGACACATTAGAATCAAGTAATAGAGTACTACCTGTTGCAGCAGTCCTTACTGACTCTCCTTTAAATATAATATTACCAAACTCATCCTTTTGTAGCCAATATTCAACTAAATCAGTATCTGAAAATCCATAGTAATCTAACACATCAACTAAAGTTTCTGGTGTTCCTTTTTTCTTGTAAAAATTTACTAAATCTAAAAAGAAATTAGCTTTCGATGTTAAAGGAACTAAATCTAATCCATGAGGAAACCCAAAGCTTTTAAATAGTTCACTTAAATGTTTGTCGGGTAGTTGATGTACATCAGATGCATATTTTTGAGTAGTAGCGATAGTTTTATGAGAAGAATACAAGTCGATTAACATAGCTCGTAATCTTCTATAATCTTCTGAGTTAAATGTTTCTTGATCTAATACTTGCTCAAAAAATGTAGTAGTTATTTCTTTTTCTGATGTCGCTAAAGTGGTTGTCAATTCGCTAAGACGAGAGTCAGTTGTCCCGTCTTTTAGATACTCCATTATTCTCCAAAGATCATCAATTGTAAACACTATCAAACTCCTTTTTAATTATCTCTATTTTATATTATGTTCCTTTTGCAGACACATGTTCAAACACAGTCTGAGTAAGATATGTTTCATAACATGTTTCAAGCACATTTAAAGGTGATGTGAATAAAGCACTATTGTCATATTTTGAATAATCTCCAGTTAATTTAAGTTCTAGATAAATATAAATCATTTTAGCTAATGTTGAATCTAATCTATCATAATTTATTCCAGCTAATGTAGCATTTTCTGGTTCAAGTCTATAAACTAATAATCTATCTAATAATACAATATCATGTGATTGAATATTATATAAATTGATATTGTAAACATCTGGGTCATCACCATCTGCTACATAATAACGAGCAGTATCTGGGTCTAACATTAATCTTGTTCTAATGGCATCTGGCCATGATATTCTATCTAATTCTTCTCTATATAAATATCTATATTGATTCTCTTCATATTCATCATTAAATAACAACTCAATAAATGAGCCTGAATACATATGATCACTTGCTGGGAATGTTACTTGATGTTTATTTAATGATTTATGATTAACAACAAAGTGGTCATACCAATATTGTAAGTCAGCAGTAATTTTTCTATTAAATGTATCAATAGTCGCTGAGTCTAATTCAGCTTGTAATGTTATATGTGTTATTGTAATAGATGAACTTAATGTTTCATTATATAATCCAAGGGTTATTTCTGTAGCTACTTCAACTCTTGCTACTGATGTACCTTCAAGGATTTCATCTTCACCCAAGTATAATGGATCAATAGTACATTCAGTACTAATAACAACAGTACTTGAAATAGAATTATCAGCATGTCCCATAGTTAATTCAGCATCAGTAATAGATGACTGAACTACAATAGATTCAATAAACTTAATATCTAACCAAACATGTTCTGAATTAGATTCAACCCAAGGACTTGCTGTTGCTGTAAGAATTTCATCAATACCGATAACTAAGTCAGATTCTGTATATGAAACAACTAAATTAATAGATGATGCTAATGATTCAGAAATACCTATAGTTAAGAAAGTATCGGCAATTGATTGAGCATGAATTGAACTAGTTAATGGTTCAACAACGCCAACGAAATCTAAGTCATATATATGTGAAGTAAATATAATTGAAGCAGATAATTTCTCAGCATATTCAAGAACTATACCACCAAGAGAATCAGTACTAAGACTAATAGAGCTTGATAAGTCTTCACGTCTACCAGTAATATATTCACCAGATGCTGATGATGTAACATCAATAGATGATGTAAGGTCTTCTTGTGACCCAACTATAAAATCAACTAATGGTATAATAGAGTCATTTACAATGGTTCCATGAAGAGCCATACCAATATATATATTATCACTTAGACTCGTATAAGAAGAGATATCAACTGTTGAGGTTAATATTTCAGTTATACCCACTATACTATGACCACTCGAATTAGTTTCAATACTAATTGTACCTTCAAGTCCTGTTTCAAGACCAACTAGTAAATTAGCATCAGTTACTGAATGACTTGCAATTGTACTTGATAATAATTCAACTGCTCCAATTAATAAGACAACATCAGTATCAGCAACTGCTATAACATTAGAAGCAGACAATTCTTCAATTGTGCCTCTGAACATATATGGAGTTATAATCAATGATTGAGCATGTGATTGTGAGAATAGAGCTGACTGATCTCCTATAAATAGATCAGCATTAGTTACATTACTTTGTATATGAACATCAGATCTAATTCCATATTCTTTACCAAGATATATAAATCCATCAACAAATGATTCAATGAAACCACCATGAGTTAATTCAACATCAGTACCAAGCACTAATTCAGCTACATCAACATTTGTTGTGATAATAGAAGTATGTGTAAGTTCTGTAACTGTACCAACTGATAAATCAACATTAACTATTGATTGAACTGCTACATCACTAGTTATTGAATAGATAACTTCTAATGATACATCAACATCACTGCTGATTGTATTATCACCATAGAAATCTATTGCACCTATTACTAATCCATCATTTTCAACAACTGATATAATATCTGCTGTTCCGCTTTCAAAATGTTCAGCAACACCCAATGTCAGAGTTGACCATACTTCAGTTTCAGCAAATGCATTACCAGAGTAATCTGATCTTGTCATATGTGAAGTAGTAGAGGTTCTAACAAATATAGTACTTGAAAGGTCTGTTACAGTACCAGTACTTAAATTAGCAACAGCAATACTTTCAACATTTCCTGTTGCTTCAAGAATTTCATCAGCACCTAATGTTAATTCTGCAACTGAATCTGCTGTAATACAGAAAGCAACACTATTATAGTAACCATTGATAACTCTCAAGAATGTATTAGAAACATTTGAAATAGCTTTGTTCCATGGAGACCAAGGATCTGATGCTAAATGAACATCGTATATAATTGCTGGTATAGTTATAAATGGATTAACATTACAAATAGCACTTAATTCTTCTACAACACCCAATGTTAATTCAACATTAACATTTGAAGTTATATCATCTTGAGCTGATACTAATTCAATTCTACCATCAACTATATTACCAGTTAAATCACTTTCAATATAAGCAGTACCTGTTAAATATTCTGGTCCAGTTAATCTTGAATCGCTAACAACTGATTGAATGCTAATATCTGATGAAACATAAATAACAGGAGAAATTAAATCAGCATCTGTTATAGAAATTGAGAAATTAGTTGATGATACAAGTTCAGTATAACCTATGTATAGAACAGCATCATTTGTTAATGATTGAATAGTTGAAGTACCTGTAAGTTCATCAGGAAGTCCGAGTGTAAGTTCAGCAGTATTTACATTTGATTCTGCTACATGTGTTGTAGTCCATACTTCAATTATACCATTAATATTTAGAACTGTTGCTGTTGCTGATGATGAAACTTTGTTCCATGGAGAAATATTGTCTGAACGTAAGTATATTGTAGGACTTGTTAAATTAGCAAATGCAAATGATCTCGCTGTTTGGATACTTCCTGATAATTCAGTAACATCACCGATAATTAAGTTAGAACTAGCAATTGATTCAATATCAATAGTAGAACTTAAGTTGGTAATCTCTCCTAAGTATAAAGTATCAGCAGAAACTATTGTAGTAATGTCAGTTGTTGCAGTAAGAGTAAGAGGTTTCTCCATACTACCTACAATATCACAAACAATCGCACAAGTTGATGTTAATTCTTCTACTCCAACCTCACCAATAGTCATTTTAGCTGCAAATGTTACTGACCATGCTAAAATACTTGCAGATAATTCCTCTGATGAACCTGTATCAAGACTTATAGCAGATACCTGTGTAGTAATAGACATTGAACTACCACTAATTTCAACTCTACCAACAATTAATTGACCTGTTGAAGCAGTTGATATTACATCTTGTTGAGCTTCAAGTATCTCAAGAGTTCCAGGAATATTTAAGAACCCAGCAAATCCAAATTCTATATCAAGAGTTGAAGATAATTCCTCCACATGACCAATTATTAAATCTGCATCAGTTACAGAATTTGAAGCAACAGTTGATGATAATAAATCAACAGCACCAAGAATTAACTCTGCATCTGCTACATTAGAAACAACAGGAGCATCATTCTCTCCTATAAATAATTCAATTTTGCCCATTGTTAATTCGGCATTCACTGTATTACTAACTATATTATTAGTAGAATTAAGTATATCAGGAACATCTAATAATGTAGATGCCACAATTGAAATAGTGAAATTAATTGATGATGCAACTTCAGTAATACCTGTACTCAATTCACTTGCTTCAGATGATGTTATAATATTGTCAGTTGATTCTAATATTTCACTATCATCTGTTAGATTAGGATCTATACTAACTATACAATTTATAGTAGATGATAATACTTCCAAATTTCCTGGTACATATAACCATGTTCCTGTCGCTTTAGATTCAATATCAATAGAAGCAGTAATTGGAACAGGACCGCCAATAACAAGGTCAATAGTATTTAGAACTAAATGACCAACTACAATAGTTGATGATAAATTCTCTTGTCCACCAAGATTTAATACATCTTCTACACTTGGTTGAATATGAATTGTTGCACTTAATACTTCTGGAGAACCAAGAGTTAACTCTGCTGGTGGAAAACTAAGAGTTGATGCATTTGTTGAAGAAAATAATTCATCAATACCTATAATCATATCAGGATTTATTGAAACATTACTTTGAATCAATGTTGAACCTGTAACTGGTTCAGGTAGACCAAATGAAATAGGAGCTGGAGGAGTACTTAATGTAGAAATTGAAGTTGACGCTAACAACTCAACAACACCAACTATTAAGTTAGTATCATTAACAACACTTGTGATTGTTGTTGAATGAGATAATGGATTATCAATACCTAATGTTAATTCTGATGAAACATTTGAATGAATGTATTCTAAATGAGATAATTCTTCAACAACACCTAATGTTAGAGTTGCATCAGTAATTGAAATACTAAAGTTAGATGTAGCTAATAATTCAGCTTTACCAATAGTTAATAATGATACAGAGTATGATATAATTCCAACATTACCTGATAATGGAGTATCAGCACCTAATTCTAACTCAGCATCAACATTAGAGTTTACTAAGTGAGTTGCCTCTAATATTTCATCGACTCCGATTGTCAATTCACCTGGTAGGTGAGCTTGTGTAATAGATGTAGCACCTAATACCTCTAAGATACCTAAACCTAAATTAGAAGTTATTACTGATTGAATATATGGATGAGATGATAACTCTTCTCCTATACCTATCACTAAATCGGGTAGATTTATAACAGATACAATAGGAGTAGAATGAGCTAATTGTTCATCATTACCTAAGTATAAATCAGTTCCGACTATTGATACTATATCAATTGAAGCATCTAATTGTTCAGCAATACCAAGTAATAAGAAAGTTTCAACACTACTAACAATAATAACACCAGTAGATGCAAGAGATTCTGGTTGACCCAGAATAATATCAAGCACAACATCTGATACAGTAACAACAGTTGAAGATATTAATTCAATAACACCAACTACTAATTGGGAATCAACAATACTAACTATATTAATAGAAGCTGATAATGTTTCATCAATACCTAAAGATAATAATCCTGTTATTGTTCCGCCTTCAATAGTAGCAACAACTGTACCACTTAAATCAACCTCAACACCAAGAATTAATTCAGATGTAACAACTGATTGTAATATAGATGTTGATTCTAATATTTCAAGTTTACCTGTTGTTAATGAAGCATCAACTTGTGTATTACCTAAAATATAATATGTAGCTGATAATGATTCTTCTATCCCAATAATTAAACCTGTGTCATGTACATTTGAATTAATGATATCTGAATGTTCTAACACTTCAATGATACCAAGAGTTAATAAACTATACTGTCCACCTTTTCTTATAAAACTAATAACATTATCAGTAGCAGATAATATTTCAGTTGTACCAAATATTAATATACCACTTGTTTGTGTCTCAACATTAATAGTACTTGATAATGGTTCAATTAACCCTAAGTATAATTCAGCATCTGTTACAGAATTTGTGATAGTTGTTGAAGATAATAACTCTGATATACCAGTAGTTAAAACTCCAGCAGCAGCGGTACTAACTATACTAGAAGTAGATAATAATACTTCTTCGATTCCAAGTGTTAATATACTATAAGATTCAGTAGTTATATTAATTACTGAACTTGTTAATTCTTCTGGAAGTCCAGTTGTAATAGTTGATTCTGTATTTGTAACAATAAAGTTCTCGGGTGGATCATAATTTTCTCCAAATAAACCTATAAATCCTGTAGGTATTATAGTATGACTTAAATTAACATCAACCCCTAAATATAATGATACAAGAGTAGTAACAGAAATTATATTATTTGTAACACTCAAATTTTCTGTAACGCCTAAAGTTAATGTACCTAATGTATCACTTACAATTGTTGATATACCAGATAGTTCAGTTTCTTCACCAAGAGTTAATTCAGCAACTGCAACACTATTCTGTATTCCAACAACAGTCATCATCTCCCAAATACCAAATGAGAATATACCTTCAATATTTGATTGAATATGTAGAGATCCACTTATATCAACATCTTCACCTAATGATAATACTGCATAAGTATTAGAGATCGCAGACCCTGTTGCTGTTTGAATTTCATTGCCGCCTATATCTACTTCAGCATCAGTGATAGTTAAACTAAGAATTGTACTTGATAATAGTTCAATGAATCCAATAGTTAATACAGAATTTTGAACTATCTCTGTGTTAACAGTAGCAGATAATTGTTCTGTTGTCCCCATCAATATAAATGCACTTGAAGAAGATTCTACATTAATAGATGATGATAACTCAGTTTCTTCACCAAGCATTAAACTAGCATCTGTTACTGAATGAGAAGCTATAACAACTGATAAAAATTCAGTTAAACCTAAAACTAAATTGGAATCAACTGTTGAAACAATAATTGTTGAATGCTCAAGGATCTCAGCTACTCCAATATCAAGTGGTGTCTGATACACAAGTGATGTTGTATAAGAAGTGTGTCCTAATAATTCAACATGTCCTATTGTTAAATTACTCCATTCTCCACCTTTTCTAATAAAACTTTGGAAATGAGTTGATCCTGATAATGGTTCAGTGATACCAAATGTTAAGAATACACTCACTGATGATTCAGCTAATACAGTAGCGCTTAATTCTTCTGGAACACCGATATCAATAGTTGAACCAAGTATTGTTGAATTTATAGGTAATGTACTACCAAGTATTTCTATTATACCAACTGTAAATAAATTACCAACTACAGAAACAATATCTATTGATGAACTTAATGGTTCAGGTTCACCTAATGATAACACAGGAGGTACAACAACTGAATTAATTAATTGAGTATATGTTAATGCTTCATCAGCACCTAAATCTAATCCTACATCAGGTGCAACACTAATAGAAATAGTGGTTGAGGATAATAACTCATTTATCCCAACAGTTAATAAACTAACACCATAACTATTAGAATTAATAGTAGATGATAAATCTTCAGCAACACCTAAAGTTAAAGTTGAATCTGACTCACTAGTAATTAAAGTACTACCAAATATTATTTCTTCTTTGCCCAGAATTATAAATCCTGATACAACAGGTTCTATTAAAGAGGTGGCACTTAATTCTTCTGGTATACCTATTACTAATTGAGGAACTGATACCTCTGATTGAGCATGAGGATTCGCTAGATGATAATAAGTTGTTCCATAAAATGGATCACCAATTACTGCTGAAGTATATATAATAGTACTTGAAACTAATTCAATGATTCCTATAGTAAGAAGAGGTTCTACATTAGAAACAATATTAACAGTACCTGATATTCCCTCAGCAACACCAAATGTTATAAATGCATCTACGCTTGTGACTATTCCATTACTAACAGTTAATCCTTCTATTTCACCAATTTCTAAACTTACAATTCCACTTACAGATGATGTTGGTATTGTAGCCGCTATAACCTCCACGATACCTAAACTTAATAATACTTGAACGTTTGAAGATGGAGTTGAAATACCAGCAAGTACTTCAGCGGCGCCAAAAGTTAATTCAGCACCACTATCAGTACTAACATTTGAATTTACTATTGCTGGTTCAAATGAATCAACCCACTTTACATCAGACGTATTTTTAAATCCAACATCTTTCATATGTTATGTCCTAAAGTAAGTTATGATTTGAATTATTTTGTAAATAAACTACCTCTGTTAGCATATTCATGATTAAATTTCAGAGCACATGGAGTTCTTCCTAATAATGGAGCAATGACCATTTCACATGATGCTCCATTTCCATTCGCTGTTGTTGATTCAAGAATTTCTTCAATCCCTGCATAAATTTGTCCTATTGTCATAGAAGTAATACTTCTTGATGCTGACATAACTTCTATTAAACCAAATACTAATTCACCTGCTGTAACAGATGGAGTAATAACTGTTGATGCAAGCAATTCATCCTCACCAGTACTTAAGAATGCATTAGAACTTGTTGATGCAAAAGAGTTAGTATAAGCAGGAACAGTAGCATCTAACATTTCTATCTCACCAATTACAACAACTGGAGATATATATCCTGCATGTTGATCTGTTACTCTTATTCTATAAATATCATATTGTGTAGTATTTGAGATATTAAATGTTCTTTTTTGTCCTTCGCCCCAATTTTGTTGGTTATTTACTATATCTAAAACAACCCAACCAGTTGCTACACTATAACCACTAAAAGTCCAATCTTCTGGAGCATAATATTCATTATAATTTCTATCAGAAGCAACAGTATATTTAGTAATAACTGTAGGACTATCAAATTCATATTGTATCCACTGAGGTAGAGTTTCATTAGTATCTGATCCCCATTTTGAATTAACAATATCATCAAAAGCATTTCTTGGATCACTACTTCCACCTTCTGCACCTTCATATGATGACGCAGATACATTTGCTGAATTAGTACATAAATCTTGAGGTTCTGGAGCCCATAAATCATGTTCTAAGTATTCACCGATACCTGTAGATAATGAAGCATCAGCAACTGAATGAGAAGCAATTGCTGTAGCAAGAACTTCAATAATACCCATAATCAATGGCTCACCATCAACTATTGAAACAACTGATGCTCCATCAGTTACTGCTACATATTCATAAAGTCCTAATGTTAATTCAGGAGTATGAATTTGAGACCAAATCATTTTAAATGCTGATGCGGTTTCAATAACACCAGTATCTAATGTTGAAGCATCACCCTCAGTAGTAATAACAACTCCAGCAGAACATGTTTCAGCAGCACCAGGAATATCTAAATCTCCAAGAGTTGTATTTTCTACAGCTATTGCAGTTGCTGATAATGGTTCATCAACACCAAGAGTTATTTCTGATGTAGTTACTGCTATACCAAATCCTAATGTTGCTAATACTTCCACCAGTCCCATAGTTATACTAGCATCAGATGTAGTAGTAACATTTATAGTTGAAGTTAAATCTTCTCCGATACCAAGATTCAATAAACTTACAGGAACAATACTTTGAGCAACTTCTAATGAATGAACATAATCTTCATTCCAAGATTTAAATGCAATCTCAGATATACGTAGATTAATTGAATCTTCACCTTCTGTAAATACAAATCTATAATATCTATAATCATTTAAATTGACTATATCTACTACTTTCGTAGTACTATCAGGTGTCCATGATTGAGTATCAAGAATGTCCCAACTAGTAGCACCATCATCTGAACCTTCAAATGTCCATTTAGTTGGTCTATAATCAGCTTGTTTAAAACTAAGTATATATTTTTGAATTGCTACGTCATTACCATCACCAAAGTCCCATCTCAATATATAAGGACTAAATGGATCTGCATCATAACTCGCTATCCATTCACTTGCTGCTGTATCATCAAATGCTAATGCCGGTTCATTGCCAAATTCATAATGACTAGCAAATGCAGCTCCGCCAATTTCAGAAGTTTGATCAGCAGTATAAGTAGGACTTGATGGAGCAGTTAATGCTGTATGAGCTAATGGTTCACCTAAACCAAGAGTTAAGTTCGCTGCTACATTTGATTGACCTATTTGAGCACTACCAAGTACTTCAGATATACCAAGATCTAATAGTGATGTACTAGTAGTTGAAATAGGACCGCTAGTCGATGTCATCATTTCCATTACACCGATAGTTAAATCTTGAGAAGTAACTGACTGAGCACTAATAGAATTAATAGTTTGACTATCATAGAACATCTCAGTATTAGAATCAACATCAAAGTTAGAAGTCCAAAGAGCAGAACCTTTTGTTATTCTAAAATTATCAATATATCCATCTATACTACCACTTTGTCCACCGCCTATAAAAATAGGATCTGAATAATTATGGTTTTGATTATCAATAAAACCACTACTACCTATACCATTTATATATATTTTGGTAGTACCGCTATTTCTAACAATAGCTATATGATTCCACTCACCTGCATTTAGAGATTCAGTTGTTAAGAAAGAATTACCACCTGGCCAACTACCAAATAAATAAATGGTTCCATTTGTATTAATATAAATACCCCATTTTCTAGTAGTATGATCTCCACTAAATGATGCATTTCTGGCACATAAAAATTGAGCTATCCAAGTATCTTTATATACTGCTAAATCAATAGTATAATCACCTGTTCCAAAATCCCAATCAGGACTATCTGGAACACTTAAATAATCACCATCACCATCAAGGTATGTACTTGAATTTCCTCTATACTTTTTACTGCTAGTTATAGCAGCGCCACCATGAGCAGTAATAGTATGAGTTCCATTCTCATCTTCAATAACACTCTCACTATCAATAAATAGATCTCCAGTATTAGCTGCTGATATTGACCATCTAGTATGACTAATTCCTGTGGCAATACCCATTGTCGCTTCAGCTATTGCATAACTAACTGGACCATTTGTAGCACTTAAATCTTCGACAACACCTAAATTTATAAATGAATCAATAGATACTTGCCCACCATTTGTAGCACTTAATGGTTCATCAACACCAAGAGTAATTGAAGCATCTGCTGTTGAAGCTGTAATACTCGTAGAAGCTACTAACTCACTAACACCAAATATAATAGTTGATGCTTCAGCATTTGATTGAACTAAATATGAAGCACTTAAAGGTTCTGAACCACCTAATATAATTGAAGCATCATGTTCTGTTGAAGGATTAATAGTAGAACTTAATGGTTCAACATGACCGATAGTTAAATCAGCATCTGATGATGAAGTAAATGTAGTACTAACACTTGCAGTTTCAACTATACCAAAACTTAAATTAGTAGTAGATGTAGTAGTTAATGGAGATGTTGCACTTAATGTTTCTCCAATACCTAATATTAATTGAGCATAAGTAACACTTTGTGTTGATCTTGATGCAGCAACAAATTCATTTTCACCAAGATTCATTTGAGCAGTACCAACACTTCCTAAAGTAGAAGTTGCTGATAATGGTTCATCAACACCAAAGCTAATGAATGCACTAGTAGATGATTGAGCAGTAATGCTAGATGTTAACTCTTCTGTAATACCAAGAATCAAATCAGAATCAGTTACTGAATTTGAAGCAACTGTTGAAGAAACAACTTCAAGTATACCAAGTGTTAATAATGAATTACTAGTAGTTGATATAACACCTTGAGTTGCTGCAACTACTTCACTAATCCCCATAGTTAAATCTTGTGTTGTTGTATTCTCAAATGAAATAGATGAACTCAATGGTTCACTAATACCAAGAGTTAATACAGCATCAGCAACTGAATGAGTAGCTATTGTTGATGAAGTTGATTCAACTATACCAGTTGTTAATTGACCTGAAATAGAAGTCCATGATACACATTCATCAGTTAATACTTCTGTATGTCCAATTAATAGATCACTTGTATCTGTTGTTGTTATAGTAACTGTAGACTCTAATGGAACTGGTCCACCCATAGTTAATTCAGCATCATCAACAACACTTTGAGCAACATGAACTGTACCAAGAATTTCATCAACACCAAGGATCATTAATCCTACAGTAGTTGAAACAGCATAAGGATCAAGTGGACCTGATGTAAATTCATATAATGTATGACCTAATGTTTCTGGAACACCTAATGTTAATGTTGCATCAACACTTAAAGTTAGAGCATTATCAACATCAGCTAATACTTCTGTAACACCTAAGTCAAGTAGTGAAGTACTTGTAGTTGATATAATTGCTTGTGTTGAAGATAAGTCCTCAGCAATACCTAATAATAATGTAGATAAAGTTGATGAAGTTACTATACCTCCAGTAGCAGTCATAGGTTCTGGTTGTCCAAAAATTGGAGCTAATATGTCTGCCTCAATAGTAATAGCAGCAGTAGCACTTAATATTTCATTAACACCTATTAGTAATAAACCAACTGCATTACTTCCTATTGGATAATCTTGAGGACTATCATATAGATCTTCCCAAGCACCTTCATAACCAGTAGGAATAATTGTTCTTGATAATACTTCATCTTGACCAAAATCAATACTCCAAGTTGATACACTAGTTGTTACTTGAGCTCCAGTAGTACATGCTAAAATCTCAGCATTACCAACTTGGATTTCTCCTGCAGCTGATGCTGATGTATAAGCTATAGTTGAAGCTAATAATTCAGTAAGACCTAATGTTAGAACACCAGTAATAGTTCCACCTTCAATAGTAGCAGGTGCTGTACCAGTTAATACTTCTGTAATACCAAGAATTATAATACCATTAGAAGAACTTACTGTATTAATAGTACCTGATAATGGAGTAGGAGCACCAAGAGATAACTCAGCTACTGCATTACCAACAACTTCTTGAGTTGCAGTAAGAATTTCAGATTCACCAAGATATAATGAAGCAGTAGCAGTACCAGTAATATCTTTGGCTACATATTCATAAGGATCAAAATCAGCAGTTGTATATCTAGAAGTACCAATGCTAATTCTAATAGCATCAATAAAAATAGAATTATTACCTGCTTCAATAATTTCACCAAACACAACAGTACTATCAAATAAATAACCAGAATCAGCAAATACTACATGTGTAGAACTTGAATAAGTAAAGCTTTCTTGTTTACCATCAATTCTAACATATACATTATCATTAATTCTAAATATAGTATAGTATTTCCATTCATTTAATAAAGCAGACTTAGGAATATTAAAAGATATATTGCCAGAAGTTCCAGCTCCATCATTTAATTCTAATAACACTGTCATAATTGTAGCATTGTAACCAACAACACTCAATCTTTGATAAGCACTTCCTTTTGTTTGTTTGAATAAATAATATCCTTCAGTAACAGGATCAAAATCACCCCCAAGATATGCACCAAATTCAATACAATAATCTTCATCGGAGAAATCTAATGAAGCATTATCTATATTACTAAGCATGCCATATCCTGTAGAAGGAGCAAGAGCATAACCTTCAAATAAAGAATAAGAACTTGTTATATAAGCAGTACCACCTATAACCATATCATGATCGTTACCACTTTCATCTACTAATGATCCATCTCTAAAATTGAATAATGCTGTAGTAAATTCGTCTGTTACAAATGCAGGGTTATTTATAATATGAGTTAATTGTTCATCAACACCAAGAATTAATGTAGCAGTAACATCTGAAGTTGTTGCTCTTACACTTGATAGTAATTCTGCTTCACCAAGTATAGCAACACCATCAACTGATATAGTAGGCGATGCACTAGCTTCTAATACTTCTGTAATGCCTAAGTATAAGAATGCACTACTTGCTGTCTCAAGATCAATAGATGCAGTAATTGGAGTTTCAGCACCAAGAGTTAATACTGAATCAAGAACTGTTGAAACAATTGCTCCAGTTGATGCTGTTGTTTCAACAATACCTAAAGTAATAGATGAAGTAACAGGAATAACTAAAGCAATAGTTGAACTTAAAGTTTCTGAAATACCTAAAGTGATATCAGCAGATAATGAAGCAACAGAGTAAGGTTCTGAATAAGAATCTTCTCTTGTGATTGCTTCCATATATTCTAATTCATCAATATTTAAATCTGTACCAGCTGAAAGAGCTGATAATCTAATATATCTATAACTAGTTAAATTCTTAAAGCTATATGTTCTTTTTTCTCCAGAAGCAAATGTTGCTTGTCCTGTTTTAGAATCTAATGTATCCCAATCACTATCATTATTTGATCCATATAGAACCCAAGTAATAGGAAAGTTAGCAGTAGCAGCATCAACTGGAGCTTGAATTGTATATTGCTCTATTTGTTTTTCATTACCATCACCAAAATCATATTTTGCCCAACCACCTTGAGAAGGACAACTCCAAGCTTCATCAAGACCGCCAGTAATATTACTAAATAGATCAGAAGCAACTCTTTCAGGATCTTGAGTAGCACTAACAGAAGCTGTACCACTACCAGTTACATCATTACCGAATGTTAATGGATCACCAAGAATTACAGCATCAATAGTATGAGCTAATGCTTCTGGTACACCAAAATCTATTGTTGTGCCTGTAACAGTTGAGCTAATAGGATCAGTAGAACCAAGAACCTCAGCAATACCAAGACCTAATAAAGATGTATTAGTAGTAGTTATTACAACACCAGTTGTTAATGGAGTAGCAGCACCTAATTCTAAATTGCCTTCTATTGTTTCATCAATATTAGCATGAGCAGATGCAGTCATAGGTTCGAGGATACCTAATTGTAACCATGCATCAGATGTTGAAGCATTAACTGAAGTTGAACCAAGTATTTCTAATGTTCCAAGATCTAATAAACCATTAACATCTGATTGAACTGATGCAGATGAAGTCATTAACTCGGAATAACCTAAAGTTAATAATGGACCTGCTGTAACAGATGTAGTTGTAATAGTTGAAGAAACAACTTCAACAATACCAAGACTTAATTCAGCTCCCACGCTTGTTGTTGAGCTATTAGTTGTATCTAGTTGTTCAGCTCCACCAAAATTCATGAATGATGATGTAGTTGATTCTATTATGCCAGTAGCAGTCATAGATTCATCAACACCGAGAGTTAACTCAGCAGATGGAACGCTTAAAGTTGCTATTTCTGCAGATGCTAATACTTCTACTACCCCTAAAGCTAACAGCGGACCAATGGTAGAAACCACATTGATATTTGCTGACAATATTTCACTTCCGCCCAAGGTAAGACTAGCATTTACACCACTTCCGCCATCGACTGCTGATTGAATTAAGAAACTATCAAAATCAGATGTCCATTTTACGTCAGCTGTATTCGTAAAGATTGTATCAGCCATATTATTTTATCTCCTATCTACCAACAGAATATCCGCATCTACTGTTATTTTTTATAAAATTATTTGTTTGGAATGGTAGGTCTTTTTTAAGTGTTTCTGTAAATACAGTAAACGAGTGGAGGTACGGTCTATTATCTACCATAGGAGGACCATGGATTTGTATTGAAGTTCCAATACAGTTATTGATAGAAATAGAATCGTAGTCAGATCTAATAACTATTATTAAATCTGACTCGATTACTATAGTATTTACAGGTTGAACTTTTAATGTCACAGTTGCTGTTGCACCAAATGACATTATTAGAGCAAACCCAGAAGGTGTGCTCACTGACTTAACGGAAGAACCTCCAGACATTGAAAGTCTGTTAGTTTTTCTAATAATTAAGTCAGTCATTATACCTCCACTTTATTTCTTGATTATGCGTAAGTTGCAGTTGCTGCTGAACCACCACCGATTATCCAAGTATTAGCTCCATCAGAAATAAGGACTGCAGAATCATATTCATTAGTCATAGTGATAGTTGTTTCAGCTTGAATAGTTTGTGATCCATAACATGCAAGTGTTAAAGTATTTGAAGATGATTTCTTGATGATTCTTATAATATCTTTAGTTGAAGCATCTGGCAATGTTAATGTAATATTACCGCCTGCACAATCACCAATTACTGTATCATCAATAGCAAGTATAGTATAAGCTTCAGTCTTAGTTACAACACCAAGATCAGCTAACTTAATTTTTACATTAGCTCCATCAGGTTCTGTTGATACTCTTCCATTGCCTGTAATACCAAATGCATGTGATACAGGAATAACAGCAGTCCCATCAGTCCCAATTGATTTAGGTACTGAATCTTTCAATTCTAATGAACCAGCACCAACAATAAAATCATCAGTACTAAATAAATCATCTATTGTATCTAAAGCTTTTTGAACATCATCATCATTAGCATCAAGGATACCAGCAAATGTTGAAACATCTAATGAAGTATCAGCACCTCTACTTGAAATTAAAATCCATCTCTTGTTGCCAGCGTTATTATCAGGAGCAATCAAAGCAGGTGAACTTTCAGTACCACCACTTGATTCATCTAAATTATAAATGTAAGCTCCAGTTGAAGTAAAAACAATAGCTGCATCATCTTGGTTTAAATCACCACCATCTATTGAATCTAAAGCTCCAGTTCCTCCGCCAACTAAAGCGACAGCTCCGTATACATAATTTGCCATAGCTTTACCCCTTTATATTTTATTAATATCTATTATATTTTTAATTTGTTCTAAAATTCTTCATGCCTTAGTTTCTTATTAGCATTTGATTAAGTCAGTTTGCAACTTAAATTGCACACATGACTAATTTTTCAGAAGGATCTAATTCAGTATGCATTGCAATCCCAATTTTATAAAGAAGTTCTAGTTCACCAACTGCTTGTCTGGCACAACCAGCACCTGCTGATACAATTGGCATACCTTTTTGAACCTGACCAATGATTCTTACAGGAACTTTTCCTTTAAGACCAACAATAACACTATTTCCTAAGTCAGCATCCATTAAATAAGCAGCAGTTTTAGAAACAATGCCGATTACATTACTTGCTTTATCATCTAAACACATTTGTGATTCATATTCTCCATATATGCAAGCATTGATAACAGTTCCAACTGGTAAATTAACATCTGAATTAGTATAACGTTCAGCAATATCAGCATATCTAGCAGTAGTACATGTTGCTGTTATAACATTAGCACTAAAGTCGCCACTAGCATCTCTTTTTACAATTGTACTAGCAGTATTAGCATTTGTTGCACCATCAACTAAAGATGTTCTTGAATCAGTTAAGTTATTTTCAGTTCTAACATATGTAGCACCATTAGCAACATCATCTTGTGTTAATACAACAGTACCAGTATCACCATTAACACTTTGAACTGGTGCTTCAGTAGCAGAAGCTAACGATGTAAAGTCAGCCATAGTTCCAGCTACACCATCATTTTTCATATATGTTATTTCTTCATCTAATCTAACTACAACATCACCTTCTTGTGTAGTCAATGCTAACATAGCAGTTTCATCTGCCGCTGTTTGAACTGATACAATAGCAATTGGTGGCAATACTGAACTTGGAATAGTACCAGTAGTTAAATTAGATGCATTAGATGCATATCCTTCAACAAATGATTTAGTTGTAAGATCTGAATTAACTTGTGGTTCTCCTGATCCTGTAACTACTTCACCATTAATATCAATATCATTTGTGAAGTTAATAGCATTACCATCACCTGATATAATATTAATACCAGCACCTATTGAAACAGTACTTTTCATTTGAAGTTGTCCAGTGCCAGACGCTAAAAATTCAACATCTCCAGTACCAGTAGTTTTAAACTGTAAATTTTGATCTACATCAGCACTAACAACAATAGTACCTGAGTCATCTTGTAAAACCTTTTGTCCATTAACATATAATGAACCAGGTCCAACATATACATCTTTCCATGTTAACTCAGCGCTACCAATTGATCTTGTATTATCAATATCTGGTAATATATCGCCTGCTACATCTAAAAACATTTTTGTACTACTCGATACTAACAACCATCTCTTTGAATCAGGATTATTATCTGGAGTAATTACATCAGGAGAACTTTCAGAAGCTCCAGAAGTTGAATCTAATGTATAGATGTAAGTATCACCACTTGTGAATACTATTGCACCATCTCCGTTTTCTAAACTATAACCATCAATTGAATCCAGAGCATTAGCGCCGCCTCCAGTTAAACTAAAAAGTCCATATATTTTAGCTGCCATGAGTTTTCTCCTATATTAGAAAATTTATTTTCAGTGGATACCTTTATTTTTAATTTGTTCTAATTTCTAGTAAGTTTAAGTATGAATTTACCGACGGAAAAAACTCCCTTAATAAAATTAATTATTAAGGGAGTTAAATCTATTCTATAACTATTTTTAATCCGTAGGATTAATCCATAGTAATATCTAATGCACCGTCTGCGAAGGAAGGTGTATCATTTTGACCTATATTTCTAGCATTGTCAAGCGCTCCGTAGAAAAGCATATTACCAGCAGTAGAAGCATCCCACATTGCAAAGTGAGTTACTGTACCCCATGCTGCAGAAGCTTGAGGGAATGTAATAGCGCCATCATTCTCAGTGGCACCACCACTTGAAGTATCCCAAGAGTCTTGATTAACTCTAGCATAGTTATCGCCAGAATGTTCGCTGAAACCTGAACCATCATCAGTAGGATTAGCTTTAGATAATGATACATAAATACTTGCTGTTGTGTCATATGCAGTGTTACCAAAGATATGATCAAGAACTGCATTTGCTAAGAATGTAGCAATACCACCAGTATTAAATGATACGTCAATAGCACCATCTTGGAAAGATGCATTATCACCAGCACCAATAGTCTTAGATGCAGACAATGCGCCATGTGCAATCATATTTCCTGCGCTTGATGCGTCAGAAATAAAGAAATGAGTAATAGTTCCCCAAGAACCACTTGCTTCTGGAAATGAAATAGTTCCAGTATTTTCAGTTGCTCTAGAAGCTGCTGTATCCCAAGCTGCATGACTTACTCTTGCATAACCATTTCCAGTTGGTTCTGCAATTCCAGATGCATCATCTGTAGGATCTGCAGTTGAAAGTGCTACATAAAGTGATGCTGGCTGTGTCCAATCGCCTGTTTTTAATACGTGATCCAGGACTTCGTCTTCTACATAATTTGATAGTGAACCCATGGTAGATTCCTCCTTAGTTTTTAATTAAACAATATAACAAAGATTAAAATATTTACCTTTAAAATATGTTCTATTTTCGGAACCTGTTTAGATGCTAATTCTCTACAAAAAAATCAGTTTGTTTCTGGACATTTTAAACAGTCAGTAGTAGATAACATGTCTAAGCAGTGGACAAACATTGTATCAGGATAAAAGTTTCTAAAGTCGAAATTCTTTTTATCTCCAACATCACTACTCCATTGTCCGCTATGAAATCTTGCTGCTTCAACCATTATACAAACTTCTTCATCTGACATATATTTTCTAAATGTTTGAAAATTGTTTCCAAGTAACTCACCTATTAGATGATCGTGTTCCCCAGTAGTATGTTTAAGTTCGCCATGCTCTCCATATTTTAATCTGTCATGTAATCCAATACTGAATAATATTGAATCACCTCTACTAGTTTTTAATTTAATATTAAGCATTCTAAATATTTTTATACCAGAGTATATCATTTCATATGTATGCTCTGCTATACTATGAACTCTTCCATCTTCTCTCTTATGGTATTTACCACCACTTGATGCAGGTCTATTCCATATATCAGGAATCATTGAATCAATCCCCTTCCATAGTTCATACCCTCTCTCAGTCATATTCTTTTCCATTAGATCATAAATCTTCTCTTTAAAATTCAATTTACTTCCTTCCTTCCATTATAAAACGTTTTACCATATATATTAAATACTATAAGCTTTGCTTTTAGATAGAGCAAACGGTCGCTAATCTATCACCAAGAGCATTGTTGATAACCTTTTTAATTTCTTTCCAATCCCCACCTGCAAGACCACAGCCAATTTGAGGAAGGATGATATAATAATCTGGGAAAGTTTCACATATTGATTTAATACATTTATATATAGCATCTGAATCAACATGAACTTTATCCCAACCATATTTAAATTGTGTATAACAATTAGCTATTATAAGTTTACTATTTATTTGAGCATAAGAAAAGGTACCTAACTTTGATCTATCATTAAATTTAGTTTCCTTATCCTTATCAGCTATAACAGGATATTTATTTCTTAGGTATAATGCTATACCTCCACCCATAGTATGAAAGCAATTACAACCATGTAAGACTATAACCTTAGTTGTTTTCAAATACTCTTCCGCAGTATAAATAATATCTTCAATTCGTTCTTCATTAATCATAGTTTATTTTCCTAGTATTGTTCTTCCTTTAATTAAATCATCATTACCACTTAACTGAGGTCGTTGAGAATATCCACCAGCATTCAATATTGAAATAATCTCAGCATGAATAGTAGCCCAATTAGCATTAGGATTTTCTTTCATTGCTCTCATTAGACTATAAGATAAAGCACCTTGCCATATTCCTTTAATATAAGCATCAGCAGAAGTCTGGTCATCTCTACATCCTGATAACAATACATGATCTTGATCTTTCTCTAATGCTTTACCTATCTTATTAACTGGAAGACTTAAGTTATTACTTCTTATTAAAATATCAATAGGAGGTTTAATATATCTCTCTTTTGGAGTATGATCTGATAGTTCAGTGAATGATAAACTTTTTGACATTGAACCACTATGACATGCATCACAAACAAATGTTAAGAATACACCATCAGCTTTATTTTTGAATAGTCCGCTAATTAAATCATCAGTGAATGGATCATCCCAATCTAAATCGCTTGGGCATATTATCTCATCTAACTGATCTTCAAGTTCATCATTATTTCTATCTCTTATTTGTGAACCATGACCAGAGTAATGTAGGAATAGTTCATCACCAGATATGTCATGACTTAATAACCATTCAATCCTTTCAAATATATTATCACTAGTAGCTCTAAAGTCAGTAAGCATTCTAATATTATCTGGAGGAAAGTCATAGTCCTCAGTTAATATCTTATACATTTGCTCAGCATCATTAACACAACCATTTAAGTTGGCATTAAGAGTTGGATCATATTTATTAATCCCAATAATTACTGCAAACTTAGAAGCTTTACGTTTGGTAGTATCAACTAAATCTTCAAGTTCATCTGATATATCATCATCTAACAATTCTTCTATCTCTTCATCACTAATGAAATCATCTGGTTCAACATTAGCAGTTGTTTCATCAATAACCTCTGGTGGTATACTTGCTGGTTTAATTCCAAACAAACTAAATAACCAAGTCCAAAAAGCTTTCATATTATTCATCTCCTTCATATATTTGTTGAAGTTTAAATGTTGCTTCATCAACCCAATCTTCTAATATACTTTCATCTCCTATTATTTTGCCAGTATTCTTTTCAACTTGAATAGCTCTATCGTCATAGAATCTAGCCATGTCAGGAGTTTTAATATTAGATATTTCTAAATCTTCAAGACCATGTTTCTTTAACCATTCTACTATCTCTGGTATATTATCAGGATCATCTGCTCTTGCTGTAAAAATAACAATTCTAATTCCTTCATCAATCCACATCTTCACTCTTTCCATCATTGATGGAATAACTGGACCAACTGATCTATCATTCTTCCATCCACTATACGATGCTAAAGTACCATCAAGATCAACAGCATAACATATATCATTATTCATGTTTAAACTCCTTATTTATCATCCTTGCGTCTATTATGTAATAGTAACTTATCTTTTAAATTAATGACTCTTGATGATCTCCATGATTTAGTCGGAACTCTAATATGACCACAGTCAGTCTCAACAGTAATAGTAAAGATAGACATTGTTTCTATTCTTCCTTTCTTACCATATATTTCAACTGGACTTCCTATCGCTAAATGTTTATCTAATCTAAATTGAATATAACCTGCTAAAGCTTCTGCTACTATTTTTAACAATAATAACACAGTAGCACCTACAATGAATGTTATTACTAACTCTGTTATATTAGTCTTTAGTATTTGATCTAAAGCATTTATTATATCATCTGGTTTTGCTATACCTGCCATATCATTACTCCTTTAAAATGGAATCTGTATACTAGCACCCCATACTGTTGTTGATTCTTCATCTATCCCAATAAATGGACCAAAGAATAGATTCTCCATTAATGGTAAAGGTTTACCTATATTGTATTCAACAGGAGATAAGTACATATATCTATTATCGCTATTCGCTCCAAACCCTACACCTAACATTCTCCAATCCATATCACCCTCAGTCTTTCCATAACTAAAGAATGATACTTCAAGAGAAGGAAACAATTCACTCCCCATACTCATACCTAAAGATAATCTTGGATTAAACATAAATGATTTCTCTTGAGGTGGCTTCTCAACCCAATCAACACTAGCAATTTCAACAGGGAATTTCTTACCTCTATCTGCTTCAAATATCTCACTAGTTAAATAACTCTCAACATAAGCATCTTTTCTACCACCTGATTCTTTATCTTCACCAAGAGCTATTTTAGTATGTATCTTTAAAGGATAAGTTCCAGATGTCCATTTCTCAGCACCTTCAATGTTAGGACTATACATTGCCCAACCCCACGGCATCTCTGAACCATCTGACATTTGTTTTCGTATGACTGTCTCAACATAATCTTTAGTGCTATCCTGTGTATCTTTATAAACATTACCTATCTGTTCACTAAAGTCTTGTTTAAGATTAGCTATTACTGCACCAAAGGCAATAATCTCTTGATTCCTTGCTTTAGCTTGATCTTTAATCTCTTGTCTTAACCCTTTAATTTGAGTTTGAAGTAATTCATTATTAAACTCCACTCTCTTACTAACAATATCTCCAGCATTTGATAGTCTAATCATCTGCTCATTGTATAGAAGTTCTTTAGCTCCAAAATATCCAATAACTGCTTTAGCCATTGGAGCACCTACGACAAACACACCTATACATAAAGCTACCAAAGAGGCAGACTTTAATGCTATCCATACTTTTTCAAATGGCATAATATTTCTCCTCACTTATTTTATAGTTTGTTCTGTATATGTTTATTATAATAGTTCTATATATATTAATTCTAAAGAGCAAGTATTTGTATTTAATCAGTCTTAATTACTTTAAGATGATTAGTTTTTGGTGGTTTCTTTAATTCCTCCGACTGTATCATTTTAGCTTTAGTTGAATTTTTCACAAAGGAAAGAGTATCAACTATAGTCTTATGACAAACTATAAGTCGAGCATCTAATTCAGTCCAACCAACTTTGGAAGCAATTGATCTAACTCCACTAATTGAAGACTCTAAGGTTCTCATATGAGACACAAAGATCTTTAATTGTTCAGCTTTATTACTAACCTCTTTCTTTATTTCATTAGGAGATTTGCTTCCGCCTTGTATAACTTTAAAAGTCATTTAAACCCCCATTTATATATTTATTAATATGTTCCAAAAATTTAAAGGAGAAACTCATTATGAGTGAAAACATTAGCTCAATCGGAGCTACAGGAAAACATCCATTCTCAGAGATAACTGAGTGTTGGAATTGTGAAACATTTATTGATAGGACTGTTGAAGAACCTGACGGTCCTTTCTATGGTTGTGTATGTCCTAAATGTAAAGAGTCTTTGAGAACTCATCCAGAGTATGGTGAAGGCAAAGAGAAAGACTTAGCACTGGAGGGATGGAAATGCTTACCATAAATTGTGGCAAATACATTTTACTTATAGAACATCCTGATAGAATACTATTGTTTATGATAGTATTCTTTATACTATTAGGATTAATATACTGGAGGACAACAAAATGAAACTAAGATACATATTTCTAATCTTTGTAGTACTGGTTATCTTTATGCTCTTATGGGGTGAAGCAGATTTCACAACAGGAGTATGGTGGTTAAAATGAAAGACAATACTCAAGTAGCAACTCGACAAGAATTAATCAATTGGGTTAAGGATAAAGTAAAGGTTGAGTTGAGAAAAGAGATGGGGTTATCACCGACGGGTATTATGAGAACTCCGGTAGATAAAACAATACCTCATAAACTTGCTGAGGAAATATCAGCATTTTATAATACTCCTGAAAGAAGAGATAAGATTAAACAAGAGATAATACGTGGTGAGAATAAGAAGAAACAATCACGTAAGGTTAAACAAACTAAAAGGAGTGTTAACTCTGAAGCATCAGAGGCTATAAAGAATAATGCTAATTCAATTAAAGGATGGTCAACATTTGTTTCTAATCAAAAACAAAAGAGGAGTTAAGTTATATGACTAATGTAAATATAATCAAAGAGAAAGAGAATGATCTAGTTGAATTAAAACTTAAGATTGAAAAAACAAAAAAGACTCTTGACACTCTCAAATTCACGGAAGTTAGTTATGCCAAAGCATTAAAACAATTAGAATTAATATGTGAACATTTGGAGTTAGAGTATAACACATTAAAGAAAGGTTAATGGATGAAAGACTATCGAGTTAAGATAACAATTAAAAACAATAAGTTATTATCAGCTATTGAAGAACTTGGTTATACTTCAGTTATAAAATTCAGTGAAGTTGTAGGTATAAGTCCAGGTTCTATCTATGAGTTGTTAAACATGAAGAAGGGAGCGTATAGTTTAGCAACTAATAAACTAAGACCTGTTGTTGAATCATTGTGTTTATTCTTAGGTAAATCTATTGAGGATATATTTCCAGTAGATAATATAGATAAACCTTTAAAGACTAATCATGTTATGTTAGAAATGGATAAACCTCAAGTAGGTCATTTATTAACTAATAGTGAATCCATTAATCCTTTAAAACTATTAGAGGATAAAGAACAACTTAATCTAATAACTAAATGTTTAAATCAACTTGACCCAAGACATGCAGAGTGTATAAGATTAAGGTTTGGTTTAGGTTGTGAACCTCATACTTATAAAAGAATTGGAGAACTAATTCCAAGAGATGAGAGGAGTTATAGAGGTGAAGGTGCTTTAACAACTGAAAGGACCAGACAAATAATGCTTACTGCTATGAGGAAGCTAAGATATAAAGTCTATGTTGCTAATAATAAAGAAGGTCAACGTTATTAAAGGAGTTTGTATGAAAGCCTCTAAGAAGAAAATAAAACAACAAACGAATCAATGGGGTAAAGAGTCTCTGGAAAGTAATGAGAGACTCTACTAAAAACTCTGTCAAGAATATAAGTAATGATGATAGAGATCTTAAAAACTTTGATGTTGACTTTGATGAAAATGAAGAAAGTGCATGTTATTAAAAAGATACAAAAAAAAAGGAGATGATAAATAGCTAATATCATCTCCTTTTTTTGTAATAATTTAATGACTTTTTTTAAATCAAGTCATTAGTTCTAACATACTCATAGTCATTAGATAATCTTTCAATCCCTTTCTTAGTATGATACTTTCTCTTATGAGGTATCACAGCTAATTGAATAATTCTATTATTAACAATACAATCTTCAACATCATTATAATTAAATATCAAAGCAGCAGTATCGCCTTTGACAGGTTCAGCAACAACCAGTTCATTAGTAGTAAGTCTCAGTCTTGAATCATAGACTTTACCAGACTTATAAACAATCTCAGCATTAACCTTGCCTTGTAATGCTCTAAGAGTTTTAACTCTTCTATCATAATAATCACTATCATGTCTTCCACCTACATTACCATTACCTTCTTCAGCTTTAAAAGGATTTAATACATGGATCATCTTCTCACTATATTCAAGTGGGACAATGATATCATATGTATTAAAGTTAAGCAAGTGTAATACTCTATCAATGGTTGTTTTATAACCAGGTTTCAAAGCATCTTTAATCTCTTGTCTATCTAATGATGCTTGTTTAATCATATCTTCTCTTACTTTAATCGCTTGTTCCTTTTCCTTTTCTTCATCTATTGCCAATTGTTTTTGTTTCTCTTCATAGTGCATGATACCTTTCCTCTTTCTCCCCATATATAAAGAAAGATTATCCAAACCTTCAATTTGTTTTAACTCAAACAAATCAGTTATTCTATCTTGATCTATTTTAATCAAGACTTGATTCATAGTATCTTCATCAACATAAAAAGAATAGAGAGTCTTCTCAACTTTTTTATAGAATTTCTTTTTTTCTTCTATTGAAAATGCTATGTTGTAAGTATTAATTTTCTCATGATAAGCGGGATGTTTAAGTGCATTCATCCCAATCACTCGACAATGCTCTTCCAAAGTAGTTACATTAACAAAAACAGGCTTGCCTTGGAATGGATAATAAACCAACTTTTGTTCTTTTAGATATTCTCCTTTGGTATTCTCAATGTATGATATACCACATTTAGGAATACTTATATCCTGGTTAGTCTTATGTTGTTTATACAAATCATAAACATAACTTTTATCAAGATTATTAATAATGTCCTTATATCTTCTATTCAATCCAGGAAATATATTTACTCGATTCTTTTGAATTACATAATGTTTTTCAGCCAAATTTTGCATAAAGTCATAAAGATATTTACCTTCCATGTATGTCATAAGATTAATCAATCGTTTAAGAACGATTAGATCAACACACATTATAATAGGAGGTCTATTAGTAAGAATAGATTCAAGAAAAAACATTTGAACCATGAACAACTCTTTATTTATCTTGGGTATATCTCTATGTCTGAAATATTTTATAGCCTTCTTAGAAGTAAATACTGCATGTTGCATTTCTGGTGAAGATATATCAACAACATTAATATATCTAGAAGGTATATTATCCTCATTATGACCAACAACACCATACTTAGTTGACACTATAAGATTACAAGATAACTTAGATACTCTAGCATCATTAGGTAGTTTAAACGATTGAAATTGAGGAAGTTGAAAAAACTTGCCTTTATTATCACCCTCTTTCTTTCTACAATATAATTCATTATCATTAGGGTTATTGTATAAAGCTAACTTAACTCCTTTAATAAAGTCAAGTTTATATTTAGCTAAAGGGTTAATAAAACTAACATAATCATCATCACCTTTAATCTCTTTATTATAAAGAGCATCTATCTTCAAATGAGGATGTTGTTCTAATAGTAATTCAGATACTTCCTGATTGATATTATCAAAACCATTAAACTTTTTAAATGTTAACATTTCTTTTTGAATAGATTTCATCTCCTCTTTTGATATAGAGCTAGCAAATTTAATTATTATATCTATATCATGCTCCGACATATTTGACTTTTTAGTTAGAGCTATCCTCCTTTCTTTATCAGTCATATTATGTGTTAATTTAATAATCTCAGCTAACATATCTTTAACTTCTGGAGTTGCTTTTTGAAATATCTTAAAAGCTTTATTATTCATTACTTGTTTCATTCCAGAAACATTTGCTTTACTATAAACTTTACCATCTAGTTCATCAACTATTTTATTACCAGTTAATGGATTCATTAGTTTGTTTATTTTTATTTCTTTCATAACCATAATTATTCCTCCCTTTACTTAATAAATTAATAATCCTTTATACTATTACTCAGTAATATATATAGTAGTAGTTACTATAAAGGATTGTCAATAAACCAAACAACTTAACTCAGTTCATTTCTCATTATACTTATTTATCAAGATGTCGGATATAGTTTTAAAAAAAGAAAGGACTAGACACTAACTCACTATCAGTATATCATCTATTCGTATTAATCACATACAAGAAAACAACTAATCTAATAAGAAACATACTAATAACAATAAGATTTAAACTAAACATAATCAATATTCAATCCAATTATATTAAAAGAGTTATAATTATTATTTAAAGAGTATTATTTAAAGAGTATTATTAATAAGAGTATAAGGTATTAAGGATATAATAACATAAGGTCATTATGATTTCAAGGGGGATGTTTATTGTAATAGTATGTATGAAGTATAGTTAGTGGGTTATAAGCAGGTTGTAAGTAAGTTGAATATAGATTATGTTTTCATTTGTATAGTAACTGAGCTGAGTATATGTATAGATGAGGGAAGTATATGTATAGATGATGGAAGTATATGTATAGATGATGGAAGTATATGTATAGATGATGGAAGTAAGAGGAAGTATATGTCTTGAGTTCGTTTCTCAACGTCCATTTTATAGTTCTCACGGTCTAGTCCGAGTCCCAAATAAAATTCCGGACGCCATCCAACCAACAATCCATATTAATCTAAAACATTCTATGTTTGCCTATGCACAAACGTATAGATTAAACTACATAATCCACTTAGAGTATTGCTATATGTATTAAACACAATCTATACATATTTATCCCTATCCAGCATGAAATATAATGACAAATAATTAATTCATTATAACTAAGTTTACTATATATATTAAAGTTTATAAGATAAAGGATTATCACTAATATAAACTTATAATGTAAGGAGACTATTATAAATAAAACATACTTAACAGATACATTATCTGTTAAACTACATTTGACTAATGGGAAAATTGTATTGTGTAATATAAATATTTTTGGTTATGATAAACTATCATTATTTCTTGATAAAAATGACAAAGATTTGCGTTGTCAGAATGCTTCATATGATAGCGGGGAAGCACAATTTATTATTGTACCAAGAAGGAATGTTTTGTTTTATGTACCAGTAGAAGAATAACTTTATAAAATAAGGAGAATAATTATTATGGAAAAAATAATACTAACTGAAGAAGATAAAATGTTTATGAAAAAGAAAGAGGAAGAACTTATCAAAAAAGCTGATTTTTACAACATGGTATATTGTTTCACTAATATGAATTGTTGTGAAAAGTTTAAACAATGTATTAGTGAAATGCATGAGGATATGCAAAATGGAAATTTTTTCATTTAGGAGGTAATAATGAAATACATAACATTAAAAGATATATGTAGGAATGATTTTTATAGAGATAGGGTTACTGCTTTAATTTATTAAGAAGGAGAATCTTATGAGGAAGCCATATAAGAAGATGGATGGCTTGATAGTTTTTATATTATATGTAGCATATCAATCCATTTCTTTATAATATTTAATATGTAAGTGAATGAGTATAGGGGATATATGAGTATTAGTATATATCCCCCTACTCATTTTTTTTGTCTATTTTTTAATTGGGTTATTGACTAACTCGTATATATCCATTATCAATTTGTCATAATCAATGTTAGATGATTGTTTAGCCTTACCTCTACTCAGTATATAAGACACAACCCCTGCTATAGTCATGAGACTACCTGAGATATTGTTTATATATGCTAGCATAGTATTAGACTCAAAGTTTGTTATGACACCAAAGAGTATAAGTAACCCAAAGAACGCTGAGCATATCATTGCCCAGAACTCTGTTGTCTTCCATCCTGGTTTAACATAGTTATTGTCCATGATTTAATCCTTTTTATTGTTTAGATTTTATATTAGTATTAGTTAATGTATATGTTTAAAATGGTGTCTGAGGGTGTCTGCGCTCAGAAAATCTTACTTGTAGGGGCGGTGATGGTTACTAGTGATCTAACTTCTTTATTTATCAAAGGGTATGTTGGTTGTTATCTATCTCGGGATTGCTTTTTACTATCTCCCTCTTAGCTAAAACAAGGACAGCAACCCCGAGTTATATATTTTTTACAATTTTACCCCTATATAGGATTCCATTTCGTAATACTTTATTCCACTCTATATGTACCTGCTATATAAATACCGTTGCAAAAAAATAAAATACTCAAAAATTGACCTTTACAAAAGGATTTAAAAGAGATACTAGTTTATATACTATTAAACTAGTCCATAAACTAAGAAAAATAGTTATAATCAAGCTAAACGTTCCAAAACTTATCATGCAGCCAATACCTATTCCAACTATAACAATACTAACTACCCAAAACAAAAACCAATAACAATCACTGTCGCTAACTTTTTTCTCCATAATCACACTTCCTCATACAAACATTTAGATTTATTAATACAACGCAACCCAGGTAATACTCTTCCCCAACCATCAGTTACTATTTGATATTTACTATTAAGATAACCATAACCAAACTTAGGTCTTGAATTAGCTTTAGGTTTATCACTATTATCCCAACTAAAACCTACTCTTGAAATAGACTTAGATACATAGTCTACCATATCCTTATATTCAATTTCATATTTTTCATTAAGATCTTTCTTTAATTTTTTATTTATAAATTGACACATTTTATAAGATACTGCATTGAATTGCTTCTCGGTCATTCCCCCACATAATCGCCATTCTCTTATTCTCCTTTTATTATATACTCATCTTCCTCTGAAGTTTAAACTTTTTCTTTTTAGCAGTAATTAATGCTCTTTGAGCTTTTGATGAATTACCTTTAGTCTTTATATGATTGACTATTTTATTTATATGATTATCAAGCTTACTTAGTTTATGATTATTATCAGGTGGTAAACGAGAAGCTTTTATATCTTGTCTAATATTTGCTTGTTTAGAAGATACAGGCGCTCTCTTTTTTTCATTTAAATAATTTAAATATTTATCAACTCTCATAAGATATGTCCTTTTTATTAATACTTTGTAACAATGATCTATAACACCATCTAGGTAAATAGTAAAATACTCCGCTAATAAGCATCCAGATTAATGTAAACCCTAAGCATATAAATTCAAGTATAGCCATCATAAATGATAATAGACCAATCATAAAAGCTATACATAAAGGTATTATTATTATTAGTAATGATAGTAATTCACTTAATGTATTCTCCTTTTTATATTATGTTACTTTTAATATAAATAGTTTCTATAATCTATCTTTGTACTTTAGTTTGTTTTTGTATCATTGATGCATTCATTTTCTTTTTCTTCATAGCATCCATTTGTCTTTTTTTCATACGAGCTTTATTGATATCAGCTGCAAGACCTCGAGCAGTATTAATAGCAGATAGTCCTGTTTGTACAGCAGCTATCCCTATTTCATTTAAGCTTTTAATTATTTGTTTTTTGTCCATAACATAGTACTCCTAAATTTTATTTTTATGCTTAGTTTGTTTTGTAGAAGCTGCTGCTATTTTTAAATTTCTTTTCTTTTCTCGTCTAGCAGCCATTTTTGCTTTTTGTCTTTTTATATCTTCTGGTCCCATTCCCATAGTTGCTGCTCCTATAGAACCGATAAATTGAACTACTTTATTATTTCTAAATTTCTCTAATCTTTCGCCTTCCATAATTTTATTTATATCTTTAATAATTTTTAATTTATCCATAACATTATCCTTATTTATATTTATTAATATTTATTAATATGTTCCAAAAAAATTTATATATAATTAGATGCATATAACTGCTCGATCGGGCTTAAAAAATCGTATCCATTATAAGTATATTTACTATATATATTATTTGGTAATAGTAAAGGATTATTAATTTAATTTAATTGGAGATATAAATTATGACAGAGAAATGTACTAATCAAAATTGTGAATCTTTTTCTTTAGGTTGTGATAGAGAAATTGTTACTACCTGTGAAAATTGTGGAGAGTGTATGAACATTCCATACACTAAACCTTGGACAGTACCTAATGATCATCTTGAAAAGAGTAAAGAATGCGATGGTCAGATTTGTCCTTCATGTTATCATATCAATTATTGTGATGAAGAGATTATGACTGATGGTCGTAATGATGTTAAATTTAATGAAAGGTCATTTAACGACGAGTGGGAAGAAAACGGAATTCTCGATAAGTAAAGGAGGATTAATGGACATTATTTTGATATATCTTTTTGGTTGTGTCATGGCTGCTTATAATGGATGGCAAATGGCTAATTGTCTTAATGAAAAAAGGTACTGGTTGGCAACTATGTTTGGTACACTTTTAGTTTTGATAGTGTATTTGAATAAAGATATTCCAACAAAATGTGGATGGTGGTAATAATTAAAAGGAGATAATATGAAAGAAGAAACTAAAAAAATAAGTCGCAACATTGCAATTGATGTATTTGTTGCTATGGTAGGCATTTCAATTATAGGGATTTTCTTTGTTGAAGAAAGATCCTGGATTGCAAAATGGTGGATAAGTGTTGTTGGTATTGGATTTACTGGGTTTGTTATTTGGTTTCTGATTGGAACTTTTCTGAGTTGGAGATCTATCGGAGTTGTTGTGTTGGGTAAAGGGTATGGAATAGCAGCTTCAATTTTAGGTCTCGGAGGTGGTGTTGGAGGAGCAGCAATTTTTGGTTGTAGTTTAAATATGATTCTTAATCCAGATCAATATATCTGGAATGTTGGAGGTATTGTTGCAACTATTGTTATTGCTATATTTGTTAGCAATGGAACAAAAGCTGCTATTGATAAACATCAATAGAAAAAAGTTATTAAAGAGTGTTTGTAAGGCACTCTTTTTTTGTTTATATTTTCTTTAAACCATTATTTCACATTCAGTTTCATCTATATATTTTTTTATAAATAAACCTAATCCAAATATAATAGCAGGAATAGATCCTGGTATTAATAATATTATAAGTAATGCTTTCATTAATGTTAATAGTATAATCATTTTATTTTCCTTTCTAATTTATTTTATAAAATCATGTGGTGGCATTTTATCTAACTTGACATATTTAAGAGTTGATTTTTTCATATCTATTGCTTTCATTAGTCTATGATATCCATCTAATAAAATATCTTTAGGACCAACTATAACAGGATATTTAAGTTGAGCATTTCTTATTCTTATTATATGATTCTTTAAATCAAAGTATGTATTTAAAGTCCATTCTATTTTTGTATGAAGATCTATTTTATTTATAGATAGAGTTTTTACTGGAAACCCTTTAGTTGCATCAATTAAAGTTTGAACATACCATACTTTATTACCTTCTACATAAGTATTTTTTATTTCTAATTTTTCATTTATATATAATTTATTTAAATTTAGTTTATTCATTTCAATAACTCCCTTATTATCCTATAACAAACTAGTCCTACAGTATATGTTCTAATTATAATATAATCCACAAAATTAAATATTATACGCATACACTTTACTATCACTGTTAAGCTGAATATTATAATCATGACTCCTATGAGATAACTAACTAAGAAGTCAAACATTATATTACCTTGGTCTATTATTCATAGCTCTTCTCATTTGATCACCTTTAATTTTTTGATTATCCATAGCTTGTGATCTTTGTTCTGGAGTGCTGCTATTTGATGGTTTATTATTTCTAGAATCTTTAGATGCTGCTTTAATTCCAACATATCCAACTAATAATGTTAAAGGAATTAATACACCTGCTGAGCTTTTCCAAACTTTTTTGACTTTATCCCAAATAGCGCCCTCATTTAATTTCATTAAATAATTATCTAATATACTCATAATTTTATTCCTTGTTTTTATTTTATATTTTGTTCTATATTTTTGGTTCCATTATAAAATTATGCCAACGGCAAAAAAGCAGAGTGATATATAATATTCACTCTGCTTTTTTTTGTATTAAAATTCTGATTCTGGTGCTTGTTCATCACCACTACTAGTATTAGTATCTGCTTGTTCCTCATTAGGTAATTCTGATTCTGGTGCTTGTTCATCACCACTACTAGTATTAGTATCTGCTTGTTCCTCATTAGGTAATTCAGATATTGTTCTAGCTATACCTCTTGGCGGAATTGTTCCGCTTAGTTGAGGAGATCTTAATCCAAGAGCTTGTCCTATTTCTGCACTACATTCTTCATCGCAGTCACAAGATTTTTCTTGATCCCAGTCGACGTCAAATTGTTCTTCCATTTGAGCGAGCATTGCTTTTTCTTTTTCATCACCATTAATATAATGATCAACTAAGAAATCAATAATATTTATATCAAGAAGTCTAATTCTTTCTTTTAGTCTCATCCATTTTCCTTTTTCATACCAGTCATTTACTAATTCTTTACTTAATTCCATGTTCACTCCTTTTCACTTTATTGTTTTTCTTTTTGAATAACGGTCATTTGTATTTAAATTATCTGACATACCACCGATAATATTTTGATATAATAATGTTAGAATTTTCCATATGATGTTAGTTAATGCAGCGACAACGGTTAGAAATGCCATAATAATAAATATTAAAATAAGATATATTATTAAAGAATCCATTACTAACCTCCTTGATATTTAATAAAAGTTACAAAAAAATTACCAAACCAAATACCACATGCTGTTGATATACTAAGCATAAAAATAAAATATATTATACCTCTCCAGTCCATAACTATCCTTTTTTATTATGTTCTTTTTGTATATTTTATTTTCTAAAAGTCATCAAAGTCTTTACTTTTTCTAATAATAGAACCAGTCTTTTGTTTTTGAGGTTCTGATTTAGTAGAAGTCTTACCACCACTAGAATTTGAACTTATTTTGGTTCCGCCCATTTTAAGACACTTAACAAATTTACCATGTCTAAATGAAGCTTGTCCACCGTTACCACATTTAGCTCTTACTATATCACCTTTAGCTGACATTTCTTCTCTACGTTTTTTAGACTTAGCTTTAAATCTTTTCATCATTGGACTATCTTCTTTCTTTTGTTTAGGTGCAACTTTTTTATCTTTATTTCTTAATGCTAATCCAGCAGCAAGACCAGCCCCACCAGCTATTATTTTACCTTTATGATCCCCAAACTTTCTTAACAGCATCCCAAGTTTTACCTTCAATGATTTCTTCTTTCTTTTTCTTTTTCTTAACTCCATGTAATCCTTCTATACCAGGAAGTCCAGCAGCAGAAGAAACCATTTCATTTATTTTATTAATTATTTGAGAACGATCCATAATATATCTCCTAATAAGTATTTATAATATGTTCCATTTATCATCAAAGGAACTATATATATTACAATACATAAGAGAAAGGATTATTAATTTTAATTTAATGGAGTAAACTATGGATAAGGAGATTTGTGAACAATGTAAAAAGAAGGCAGATGATAGAGGTCTTTTTACTTATGCTTTTATAAGCGAAGATCTTATTAAACCGATTGAAACTAAAGAAGTATGTTTTGATTGTCGAAAAAATCTAACAGAGTTTGATGAAATGAAAAAACAATATCAAAACAATTAAGGAGAATAATATGAAAGAACAACCATCATCAGCCCCATTTTTCGCTACGTTAGCATTTACATTTATGGTTGGATTAATTGCTGTATCATGGACTTCAACTAAACAAATAAGTCAATTAAAATATGAATCATTAATTGATAATAAAACAATCAATTCATTAACTAACGAGACTCATGAATTGAAGTCAAGAAGTCATTATTTTGAATCTCTTTTAAAAGAATCTAAAGGATCAAATGATACAATGATTGCTGATTTGATGAATTATAAATCTCAAATTGAAAAGATGAAAGCTGAAATTGAAGAATATGAATCTGTTCAATTACAAAGTAATGAAGTTTTAAAGAAATTAATGTTGAATTAAAATCTAAATAATTCAATAATTAAAGAGCAGTCAGAGTGCTCTTTTTTGTATCTTTTTAATAATTTTAGTAGTAGAAATCCCTTTAACAATCGGAATTCTTATAGTTTTATCTTCTATTTTTTTAGGAGACCAGTCTGACCCTTTAACTAAAAAATCGGGTTTTATTTTTTCTATTAATTTTTTTGGTGTTTTTTCATTAAAAATTACAACATGATCAACATATTTTAATGATGATAAAATTTCAGCTCTATGATCTTGATTAATAATAGGTCGTTTTTGACCTTTTATTTCTTTAATAGACGAGTCTGAGTTTAATCCAACAATTAAAAAATCGCCTAATTTTGATGCTTCTCGTAAACATTTTATATGACCTACATGTAAAATATCAAAACAACCATTCGTAAAAACTACTCTTCTATGAAATTGTCGATAAACTTCCATGACATATTCTATTTCATCTTGAGTATTTATCATTTCATTCCTTTATAATCACCTAAAATTCCATTAAAATATTTTTTAATTTTAGGAACTATTGGGTATCCGAAGTGAGCTGACCAATGTTCAATATTAATATAAATAATATATCCTGCCCACCAAACTATACCGATATTAAAAATTCTTTCACCTACATCAATCCAATAATTCATAAATTTCTCCTTTTATAATTTGTTCTTTATATACAAAATAGTTTCTTATAATGCCTCAACGAGCTTAAATAGCGTTTAATGAGGTTTAATAAAGTTTCGTGATAAGGAGGTTACCTTTCAATAAACATTAAAAATACAAAAAAATAATGTTATATTTAATATCTTATATTATTTTTTTCGTTGTTTTATTAATATGTCTTGATGGTTAACTCCTTCTCTACCATTTAAAAAAACCTTCTTAACTGATCTTGTTATTACATTTCCTTCATTACGAATTTGTTGAACGATTATTAGATTGTCTTCTTCCGCTAATGAAATTATTCTTGCTAATTTTTCAGCGGATTGATTTTTTACAGTAAGTGTTTTAATTTTTCCATCAATAGTACTAGTATCAATAACATGAATATAAATCATATTAGCTCCTTTTCAATTCAGCAAAAATAATCATATAACACAACACAATTGTTAAATAATATATATAGTTTTTTAATCTAAAATGGATAGAATTTTTTGGTCTAATTTATAATATGTTCGGATACATTATGGTTTAAATTACTATATATATTATTGTGTAATAGTAAAGGATTATCACTTTAATTTAATGGAGGTTATTATGGAAGATATGATAGTGAAGTTTATTCAAGATTATCAAATGTTGATAGTTGGTGTAATTGCCATTGTGGCTGTAGGATTAGGATTCTATCTTTATAAAAAATCTGGCTTGTATAGCAGAAAAGTCCCCCAAGACTTATATAAAGATATTAGGTAATCTAAATGTTTTTTATAATTTAAAAAAGGAGAATAGTTATGATAGATACAAGTCAAATGAGACTTGACCCTACAGATCCTGATTCTTATAGAGCTTTATATGCAGCAGTAGATAAGAATTTTGCTGAGGCAATAACAACCGTTAATGAAACTGCTATAGAACATTATAACAGATTTGTTAAGTTCGAACAATCAGATGATGTAAAGCTTCATATTATTCATCCTCGACATGTTGATGATAGTCAACCAAAATTTAAAAAACGGAAAAATGTTTTTTATCAAGGAAAGTTGATTATTGCTCTTGCTGTAGATGATCATATGTTAGAAGAAATGGAACGACAAAACAATGAACCTTTAGAAGAATGGTTGGAAGTTATCAGAATGGTTATTGAGGATAATATGTCATTTATTAAAAGAAAACGAGTTGCTGAATCTGATAAAGAACATCGGGTCAGAGTTAAACGGTTTCTAGGGCTTGAGTATGAAGTTATGGAAATGATTAATAATAAATCTCGACAAAATGCCCTTGATGAAGGAATTGAATATTATAATTCAGAAGCTTCTAAGGAAGCTGCTAAGGAAGGTGTAAGACAACATTTCAAAATAGAGGAAGAAAATAAAGAAAAAGCTTCCATACAATTAGATGTGGATAAACAAACTTATTCATATTTTATATGGGGAATAATAAGTGTTGTTGGTTTCTCATGTCTTATTTTGAATAGTTTAGGGTGGTTTCCCGTTTTTATACCATTGACGATATTTTCAACTTGTGTTATTCTTTGTTCAATTATTGCTTTTTCAAAATCAGAAAAATCACATTTTGAGAAAATAAATAATAACAAAGCATATGAAGTTGGATTTAAAAATACCACAATGAAAATTGTTAAAGGAATTTTTAATTAAGGAGATTGATATGAAACATGTTATAGTATTGGGTATGATTGGGATGTCTGCATTCTTTTTCTTTGGTGATGCTGAAGCGATAACAAGTATGATGGCAACAGCATGTTGGACTGGGGGTTTAGCTGTAATGGTTATTGGATTGTTTAAAGCAATTCTTAACTAACAAGAATTAAAAAGGGGGTTGCAATATTATTATGCAACCCCTTTTTTTTGTATAAATTATCTTCTAGATGCTGTTCTGGTTCTTCCAGCATATTTTTTATGTACTTTTTTTCTATAATCTTTACATCTATCACAATATTTTTTCATCATTTTATATAATGGATCTCCACGCTTTCTAGCCATAGAAGTAGATAGTTGACCTTGAGCTCTTTTAATTTTTGTCTTTCGACTAATAGTAGCACGGGATCTTTGTTTTCGAGCTTCTTGTAACATATTTAAGTAATCATTTATATAACTCATTTTTATATTCCTTATACGTATTTATACATATTACAATTTAATGTTTTGTTTTGAAATTTTGCTGATCTATAACATAACGGAGTAAATTTAGTTAACCCAATAACTCCGCTGAATTTACAATTATCGCAACTTATTTTAACTGATAACTCTCCATCTATATGAGATATTATTTGTATGTTATCAGATATAAATTCATCATCACCAAATATTAAAAGAGATGCAGATGAAGTAGATATAATAATATTAGCCTCTAAATGTTCAACATAACCATATTCAATAGTACCAAAAGATTCTGAGTTAATATAAACATTTGCTGTCAAACTGGTTATTTCATGTATTTTTTCTAATGTAGAATTTATAGAAATAGTTGCATGATTATAACTAGTTAAACTTATATCAGCCATTTATTAAACCTCTTTAATTTTAAAGTCTTTTAGTTTATCATCATATTCTACATATGTATAATTATGAATCATGTCGCCACAATTTATATATGTACAATTGTCATGAGATGATATCTTAGGAAAATGAGTATGTCCCATTACAAGATAATTACATTTATGATTGTATGCATCAATAGCTTCTATTTCAACATCTTTAAGTAATTGAGCATAATAATCTTTATTTCTTTTACTAGATAAAGATTTACCAAATAACTTTCTAAAGAATGCTTTTAAATTAATACCAAAAATTCTTTCAGTAATCCAGTGAGGTACAAATAATATTTTACCTAACCAAGAATATTTATTTACTAAATTATCAAATTGACACCCATGTATAATAAACACATCATCTAATAATAACTCACTGACAACTTTTGAATATAAGAATGTTAATCTTAAATCTACGGCATCAGGATCATGATTACCTTCTATATAATAAACATCTTTTTGAGTAGATACATCATTTATAACATTTACTATATCAGTATTTTTTCTAATTATATCATAAAAACAATCTTCCCAAATATCAAAAATATCACCATTCAAAACAATTCTATCATATTCTGAGCATTTAAGTAATTTAATAACTTCATCTTTTTTATTAAATAAAGGACTACCTAAATGCAAATCTGAAAGAATTAATGTTTTCATTAGAACTCCTTAAATGGTTTATTTTTTTTACTTAAATGAATATGCCAATGAGTATCTGAATCGGAAATTGTATCGTCGATAAAAAGTCCTTTATGCTTTTCTTTAATAATTCTTAAAACTTCTTTTTTTTCATCAGTTGATATTTTATTTCTATGTTCTTTTAAAATAATCATTGGGACAAAATGTTTATTACATTTAACTCCAAAAAATCTTTCTGTTTCCCATAGTTTCCTTTTGACTTTACACATCTTACATTTTATTCGTGCCATTTCACCTATAACCTTGATAGTTTAGTTTTCAGTTTATTGATCTCTTTAGTTAATTTAACAACTTCTTTATTAATCTTACTTATACATTTTGGTATATTTGTTGACCATTTTTGACAAGTAGTTTTGAATTTTTTAACTTCGATTATTGTTTTTCGTAATGCATTAATCTTATATTTTATGAAACATTTTTTTCTATCAACACCTAATTTTCCTAAACAGTGTTTAGCAATTTTTTTATGTTCCATATATTTTTTATAAATTTTACTTGCTAAAATAATAACAGGAAGAACGACAAATTCATTTAACTCCTCAGTATTTTCTTGTAAGTAATCTAAATATCTATTTATCATAATTAACTCTTATTATAATGTTCGTAAGGGTTTGGTTGATCTATTCCTAATAGTTTTCTTAAAGTTAATGAAATACCTTTATCTCCATCACCACCTAATTCAATAGCTTTGTCCATCATAATTTTTTGCATCTTAGGATTTTTCATTCCTACAGATTCCATTAACATGATAGGGTCATCTGGATTAGTATGTATAACTTCTTCAACCTTTCCTGTAGTTCTAGGTATTGAAGTTCTAGGTTTAGTTCCATTTTTTAATTGATTTACTTTATCCATTATATCAGCCATACCTGTACCAAATCTTCTTTCTGTAACAGGTTTAATTACTGGAGCAGCTTTAGGTTTAGATATAACCTTTTTTCCTTCTGTTAGACTTTTAACTCTTTTAACTAAAGAATTAACTTGTTTGAATTTATTTTTTATTTTTTGCTCAACTAATTGTTGTCTTGTTAATGGAGATTGTTTAATATTTTTAGGTTTTAATTTAACCTCTTTAGATTCTGAAAGTGGTTCGGGATTTATAATTTCTTTTGGTTTTTGAGTTGTTACATATCCTCTTTCTTCAAGTTTTTCAAACAACATTTCTAATATTGCTTCTTTGTCTAAATTATTAGACACTGGTTTGGAAGGTTTTAATTCAGCAACAATATCTTTTTTTCTATGTTTAGCTTCAACTCGTAAATTTTTAGCTTCAATTTTAACAGGGGTTGCTAATTCAAACTGTCCTCCCCACGGATTAATATAAAAACCATTTCCAAAAATATCTAGTTTACACTCTACTATATCACCATCTTTCATACCTCTTGCAACTATTTCTTCTAAAGGAGGAACTTCTACAGATACTAAATCTTTTTGAATTTTAACAGGGATACCATACTCAACATCTTCGATTATAAATTTTAATGAACCCTCTAGTTCATCATAATTTACACCTTCGATAGAAACCTCAAATTGTAAGTTTCTAATCTCATCTGTATTTAGTTTTAACATAGTTTAATCCTTTTGGTCGACAATTATTTTTACTGTCTTTACTTTAATATTATGTTCCGTTAATGGCTCTTTGCTAATTCCTTCTATATTTACATCAAGAACTCTTATTAATGGTTTTGGAACTTCATCTTCTCTTCTTGCCCATCCCGCTCCGCCACTTCCGTTCCCACCACCAACTTGAGTTGGATGAATAAAACCTTTAGTTACTAATGAAATTCCAGACATTATAGTTTCTCCATTTTATAATCAATCATTTCAATATCGTTATAATTTGCAGTCATTACGTATGTTTCAATTATATTATTATCTGTCCCAACTGAAGTATTATCAGAGTATATTCTAACTCTTGATGATGTTAAATTATGATTAGAATCATATATAGTTTGGTCAACAGAAAAGTTCTCTTGAACTAAACCAAGAACTTTTTGGAGCATTAATGCAATACTATCAAAATCATTTGAGAAAACCTGAATTGTATTAGATTTGCCCCAAGGAAAGTATACTGGATGATAAACTACAAGCATCCAAGTACCTACCTGATTCGGAGTAAATGAAATTCTATAATGTCCATAACCAAGTTCTATAAAGGTAGAAGATGTTGAATCAAAAACTTCACTGTCGGAAGGGTTAAATAAATGAGCACTAAACTCATCTAATGGAATATTATCTACTAGATTATTTGAAATATCTAATACTGAAAATTCCTCTTTAACAACTTCTGCTAGTTTGCCAAGAATCATTATTATTTTCCTTTTTGATAATTAATTGTAAACAAAGATTTATCTAAAGTTAAATAATCATCAGGCATTATATAGTTTTCTTTTTTTCTATTCATTTTAGGTTTATCAAAAAAGTAATCAATCACCTCTGTGCATGAAAATCTAGTTGAGTCACTAAAATCAAAACTAAAATCATATTCAACGCCTTTAACATATAAATCTCTAGCCTTCTTTATTGCAGCCTTTGATATTTGTTCTTCATTACAATGGATGATTGCCACGTCATCACAGCGACAAAAGGTTAAGATATCTTGTTTATCTATTCCATCTCCTAACATATGAATAACTTTATTATTTCCCATATAGATTGCGGCATGCGTATAGTAACCAGGAATCATTAGACCACTTAGATAATGATTATATCGTCTTAATAAAATATCTCCGGGTTGAATAATATTTATTATATCTCTTACATCTTCGCCTTTCATTTCATAAGCAGTATGCCCAAACATAATAAATGAAGGGTATTTAAATACTTGAATATTTCCGAACCATTTAATAGCTGCTTTTTTAATTTTATAAAATACACTCATATTAAACTCCTTATACTGATTTTTCTCTATGTAAACACATTAAACAAGCAACTGCCCATTTATGGTCATCAACATTACTATTTGTATCAGCTATCATTTTCAATCTCATACCATGACCTAATCTATCAGTATCAGATGAGTTTAAACAAATAAACCCACTTCCCAATAATGGCATATGATTTAAAAATCTTGAAAAAACAATTTCAACTGAAAACATATTATAGTTTCCATTAGCGTATGGTGCTGGAGTTATATTTTCATATAACTTAGTTGTTGAATTATAATCAGCATTCCAAAATGCTGTAGGTGCTTCATTTAAATCATTATTAGGCATAAATATTAAACCATTATTTGGTTCAGTTATATCATCTACTAAATCAATTATGCCATCACCAGCTGCTGGTATAACCATGTATCCACCATACAAATTATAATTAGTATTAGTACCAGAAACTATATTAGTAACTCTTGGTACAATTTCAACAGTTAATGAATCCATCTCACAATCTTTCCATGTCAAATAACCTTCATGTAACCAAGTTTCATTATTAACTATATTAAAATCAATATATTGTGATTCAGGATCACCTTCATTTAAATCATGTTGAATATCAAATGGGATGCCGCCACCTACTGTATGAACATTTGAGGTATCATCACCTACTCCAGTCCACATTATTCTTAAACCTAATTTTCTAGATGTTTGATGTACTCTTTGTTTTCCTGATATATCAGTAATAGCAGAAATAGTATGTTCTGTTATATGTCTAATACCATTTGATTTAGTTAAATCTTTATCACCATCATTAACAGTTAAGATATCTAAAGCAATTTTATTTACAACATTATCTGATTTTGCTAATTCTATATTATTACAAAAATCAATAGTATTAATAGATTCATCTGGAGGAATTGTTATTCCTAAATCATCAATAGTTACAATTGTGTTAGTATTATTTTTAAGATATATAGTCATTATTACTCCTTACTATCATCAGTATCAATAGAACCAGAATATGTATTCATAGTTTTTAACCATTCGTAGCTTTGAGAAATCATATTATTATCAACATTATTTAATATAGAAAGAGAAAAAAATAATGAGAAATTAGGGTCAGTACATTTATAAATAAATTTAGCTACTTCAGGTTTTCCATCTAATCTTGCCTGTTGATCTTTAAATATATTTACTTCAATTTTTGCATAACTATTATCACCAGCTTTATTATAAAATTTAAATGTTTCTATTTTAATATAAGCCTCAGATAAAATTATACCATTTTCCAATTCTATTTGTTTTATTAAAGCCATTTTAATCCTCTCTTATTAATTCTAATATTAACCAACATTCGTCTGTTATTGAATATGCATTACCTGACGAACCTTCTCTTACATTCATTAATTCAATATATATTCCAGAATCTAAATGAATTATTGTTTCAATTGAATTAGTTGCTTTATCATCAGTACTATTTCTTGAATAAGCATAACAGCTAGTTAAAATTAAATTATTACTTCCATTAGATCTTATATATGAATGAACATTTCTTCTATTTGATTCTCCATCATAATTTACAACATATGTTAGTTTATAATATCCACTTTTAGAAGTATATATTCTTGAATTATTTGTTGTTTTATTATGTGTAAAGATACTATCAACAATTTGTTGTTCATTAAAAGGTAATGCAACTGGCGTAGAATTATTTACATTTATAGAATTTGAATGATGATATACAGAACATAAATTTTTAGATGCAATATTAACATTTACTTTTGATCCAGAACTTGTATCAACTTCTACATCACCTTCAAAGTTAATAATAGCAACATTAGTCATAATAGTACTATCATCTTTCTGTACTGTTACAAAATTTCCATCATCACCATCATTACCTTGTATACCTTGAGGTCCGCTTAAATTACCTATACTACTCCATGAACCAGATATTTTTTTAAATATTTCACCACTTGTTGTATTTAAATAATGATCATCGTTTTCATATAAACCACTAGTTGGATCTATAGAACCTGAAAACCAACCATGACCATCATTCCCATCATTACCTGCAACACCAGTAAATTGTCCAAAATCATACCAAGAAGAACCATCATACATTAATATATGTCCTGTCATATCTCCAGTAATACTAGATGGTAAATTCTGATTAGATCTATTATCATCAACAACTACTATAAAATAAACATCAGATGAAGAAGCTCCAGAATTATCTTGTATATCAGTAACCTTAGCTTCATCTAAATCATTATATTCATCTATTGAAAATGATTCACCTCTTGGTCCTGTTGCACCAATTGAACCAGTATCACCTTTTGCTCCTTGAAGTTTTGTTATAGTTACATGCGATAATTCTATATGTGTATTTGAAGATTCACCTTTTACTTGAACAGTAATAAAATCATTATCATTTTCTATATGAACTATTGTGTTATTATAAATTCCACCTTCATCACTTGAAGAAGGATCATTATATGAATAACTACCATCAACTTCATCAATATTATTTATTAATATTTTAGTTTCAACTTTTCCATCATCAAGTACTAAATTATTTGTTACTAAATAATATCCACTTTCTTTACATATAATTCTGTCATTATTAGAATTATCATGTTCTAAAATATTAGAATGACTTTCAATATCAGTATAAATATATGGAATATTAGACCATGATGTTCCAGTATAAATATGATCATCAGATCTTATTTCAGCACCTGTTGATCCAGCTTCACCACTATCTCCTTTAACACCATCCATTTTAAATATATTTAAAACAAAATCTGCATAAGCAGTTATTGGAGTAGAACCAGATGCTACTTGAAGTGTTATATAGTCACCATCATTTAAAGATATTGAAAGTGAAGTATCTTGTTGATGAGTTTCATTTTTATATAAATTTTGTAAAACATATGAACCATCTGCAATATAATCATCATTTACTCTTATTCTTGATAAACAATCTCTGGTAGCATTGAATGATCTAGCTGTGAATGAATAAGATATAAAATAAACACCATTCGATTTAATTAATATTCTATCTGTATTAGTATTATCATGCTCTATAACAATTGAATTATTTTCTAAATTAGTTAAATTAAAAGTAACATCTTGCCAAGATGTGGATAAAGAAATATCAGTAGTTCTTCTAACTTGTATAGCAGATAAATCACTTCCTACACCTGACCCTCCACCATCTTCAAAGGAATCTTCATAAACAGTTTGATGATAAATATGTAACAAACTATTGGATTTTGATAAATCAGAAGTTCCATCATTAATAATAAAAGTATCATTATTAACTAAATCTTTTAAATCATTAGAACCACTTATATCTTCAAATTCAAAAAGTTCTGATAAAATTAATTGATCATTTCCAAGAACTTCAATACCAAGGTCTTCTATAAAAATAGAAGACCCTGTAATATTTTTAACAATGACTGTTGCCATTTATTATAATCTCCATGCAATTTCAATAACAATAATTGGATCATTAACTGCTGTTGTAGCACCAATTTGACATTGAATATAATCACCACTATTTAAATCAGTATTTTTAGAAATATCTTCATTACCTATTGCTGCGGTTATAGTAAGATTTTCAATATTAGTTGCAGTATCATTTCTTCTAACATTAAATGTACATGTTCCAGAAGCATCTATTTGTCCAGCCATTGAAACAATAGTTGCTGCTCTTGCTAATCTAAGACCAGAATTATTTGAAACTAATCTAGAACCATAAAAACCTAAATATTGATTTCTTGAATTTCCTCTTCTACCGAATACTAAAAACTGTCTTTGAACAGATAGCCATTTTGATCTATTAGAATCATAAATACAAAGTATACCGTCTTTAATATCTAGTTGACCATCAGATAAACCTGTAGTTGGTAAATTAGATTTTGGAACAATCTCAAATGAAGCTCCAGTAGATGCGCCTCTATCAATTTTAACAGAACCATCTGTTGCATTAATAAGTCTACCAGCACCAGCACCACCTTGATCATATGCACCATCTAATGTTGTATTTCCAATATCATCTTGTAAATCACCAATAGCTGTATCAATTGCATCAACCACATTTTCTAGATCAGTTGGTGTTCCAGGTATATTAGCATATGTACCTTCAATATCTATTTCAGAACCATCATGTTTACTAGATCCACCATCAAAATGAGAAGCAAAATCAACATCACCAATTTTAAACCATTTACTTGCTGTTGTATCATAAACATATTGTGCTGGATTTCCATCACCATCATCATTAACCATAACAGCATCATTATCAGTTGATACACCCTCATCTGTCCATGTTTCTGTTCCTAATGTAAATGTATGAATATCTTCTGTACCATCAGCTAAATTAATAACTTTTTTACCATCAGCTATAGCACCAAGATCAACCCATGTTGTTCCATTATATTTATAAAGTTTATCTGGACTATCATCTGTATCAATACACATATCATCAGATACAGGAGTAGCAGGTTTACCAGAACCAATAGTAGTAACTCTTGCTAATACAGGAGACCCCCAATTTACAGATCCAAATGATGGAGCATTTACAACATTTGTCCAATCAACTTCTGCACCACTAGAAGGTGTTGTTAATTCAGATTTAGAATAATAATCAGTTTCAAGATCATATAAATTTTCTAAACTAAGAAATTTAACACCATTTGCTGGAGATAAATAAGTTCCTGGATTTTCAGGATCATCAACTCTTAAATCAGCAGAAGCAACTAAAGCTCTAAGATCATCTGATCCAGCTATTTCTTCATAATCAAATTGATTACTAAAAACAATTGAATCTCCATTAGCCATTTCTACACCAAGATCTTCAATTGTTTGAATTGATCCTGAATTATTATTTATTAAAACTGTCCACATTGCCATTTTTTAAATCCTCCTAATTAAATTATCTACAAGCATATTCTATTAGTACTATTGGATAATCAACATTACCTGTTAATACTGATAAGAACAACTGTATATAATCACCTTTATTTATATCATAATTTAAATTATCTTCTATTATATTAGATCCACCAATTAAATTTACTGTATGTAAATTAGATGTTGAATTATTTATTCTTATATTGAATCTTGAATTTATAACAGTATTTTGTGTTTGTATTGAAATAGCCGTTATAGTAGAATTTCTTAAAACTTTATAACCATGTACATTTGAATTAATTTTACTAGTTAATCTTAGCCATCTTTTTCCAGTTATATTTTTATGGTTAATACCAAAAGATAAATTCTCTCTAGTTACACTAAGAGTTTTACTTCTAGTACTATCTTCAAACAAAATAATTCCATCACTATTTTGTGTTAAATTAATACCAGTAGGAGAACTTGTATTTGGTCTTATAATATCTCTTAACATTTATTATCCTTTATACAACATTTTTTAAAGCTTTTAAAGTAGTCTCATCTTTATCCAAAACATGTTTCCAATATGATCTAATTGAATCTATATCATCAGATGCAGAAACTTTTCTATTGTAAGGAATCCCAATACTAAATGTATATATTTGTCCATTTCTAATTCTTGAATTAAACCATTTAACATTTATAGTAGACCCAGTTCTAGTTACAATTTTATTAGTTACTTCTCTTAAAAACTTTTGATATTTTTCAGTATCATTAACTACATTTTTATGAACTATATCTAGTTTAGTAATATCTTTTTCTTTTAAGAATTGTTTCCAATTTAATCCAATCATATCTTCTTCTGAATTATATCCAAGATCTTTTCCTAATTTATAACTACATGATTTTACTTTCATATCATCATCAAGTATTAACATATAAATATTAGTATAATCAAAAAGTTCTTTTAAACTCAACTGAAGTTTTGTTTGTTCTATTTTATGTCGTTTATAAGCTTTGGAAACTTTTAATAAAACTTTAATTCTGTTTACTAATTTATCTGTATTGAAAGGTTTTAGAATAAAATCATAAGTATATTCATATTTTTCAAAACATTCATATTCATAGTTTTTTCCAGACATAAATAAATAAGGAATATTAAATTCATTTTTAAATAATTCATCGGCTATTTCATTTCCTTTTAATTCTGAATTTAATTCTATATCAATAATAAATAAATTAGCTTCTGTAATTGCTGAATGCATCATCATATCATTACAACGATTAAAACTATAAATATCTACATTGGGAATTTTTTTTTCTATCATCTCTTTCAACATAGTAGTTATTTCTTTATTGTCGTCTAATATAAATATTACTTGTTTTATAACATCACTCATGATATACTCCTAATTTTTATTCACTATATTTATGAAACTCCTATATATTTTGCAACCGCATCTATAATATCACTTTTTGACCACATTTGTTCTAGAGCAGCAATGAGAGTGATAACAATAACTATTAGACCACCTGAGATTCCGATTAAATGATATCTTAATTTACTATGTTCTTTAACATTATTAATACGACTTTCAGTTATAGATTTACTAATATCTGTAACTCCAGTATTACATAATGAATTATGATTAGTTAATGTTTTTATTAATGTTTCTAATTGTAAATTTACTTTTTGTTGTTCTACTGTAATATTCTTTAGATTATCAATTACTTTCTCTTGTTCTTTTACTAATACTTCCTGTCTATCATATAACTGAGTATTGTATTTGACATTATTCTCATAAGATTTCATCATTAAGAATACATCTTCTTTACTTAAAAGTTCTGCCATGATAAAATTCCTTTATGATTGATCGTAAATGTTTAGTATATATGGCATAGAAACACTTGCATAACTATGTCTTTTATCTTTAAGTTTTAATTTTCTAACATTTTTATTTAAACGATATGCAGCATGTACCCAACCACCAGGAAAATACTCAGCAATCAATTCTCGATAATCTAAGTTAGTATGAATCCATTTAATAATATCAACTAACCTAATGTTTGAACTAACCGGTTCAAAATCGAGAGCTTCACCTCTAGTATGATTTGATTTTGGCGAACTACCAATAGCTTGACATAATTCTACTGATCTAAACCCTGAAGTAATTCTTATCATACCAAATTTTTCTCTTACTGGTTGAATAATATTTCCAGCGACTCTTTCAATGGATTGCCATTGTTGTTCATTAGGTATATTTCTGATACCTAATCTCATTGCAGTATCTGATTTTACAAATTCTCTATATTTAAAATTAGGTGCCATTGGAAGTTTTTTATTTAAATCGCGTAACATAATATATCTCCTTAATCTAAACTACACCCAACATCTTTACCTAGTTTTGTTATTGTATAATTTTCTGACGCAACATCGACATGAACTGGAGATATATGTTTTTTATATGTGTATAATGAACATACAAATTCCATTGGATCTGGAACAGGAATTCTATGAAATAATACTTCGTCAGTTGATGTTATTTGAATTTTTAACATGATTTGTCTCCTTTAAAAAATTATTTTTTTAACATTTCTTTGGTTACACTAAGATCTTTAATCTCCCAGGCATCCCAACAGAAATCTTTAATATAGTTATAAGGTAAATATCCATACCCATCTTGTCCCCAATTAGTTCCCCAAGAATTTTTAAATTTAAACATTCTTGTTTCTGGGTTCCATCCTACTAAACAAATAGCATGTCCACCATAACATTGATTAGGATCTTTTGGATATGGCACTACCCCATTATTTGTTGTATAAAATATTTCTAAATAACAACCAACACCAACAGGTAAAGGTCCATTATTTTTTAAAGAATTTATTATGTTTTCCGGAGTTTCAAGTCTTAAATATTCACCACCTAATGCCCATTTGGAAACTAGAGTTGCCCAACGTTTTGGTTCACCAACATATGATTCATTGTACGGCCAAGCATTTTCAACTGGAACTCCAACTGTATTTAAAATTTTCATTGCAAATCTAATTGAGGTGCCTTCTTCATTTGGCCAGTAATCAATATCTTTACATTTGTAATACATCCATTGTTCAGATAGATCATAGTTTTTCTTTTTTCTTTTATATTTTTTACCTTTAGAAATTTCTTCTAAATGCTCTTGTTGTTCTTGCCATTCTTTCATAGCTACAACAGCAAACCCAACACAAGACCCTAACGAACCTTGATTCTTTACTGGACTCATTTGTAAGGTATAATCAGTTGCATTAACATTAACAACTTCTCTTAAAATAGTTGAATTTAACTTTGGTGATTTATGGTCTCTGTCATCTAAATTATCTTTTACATAATTTAATATAAACCCTTCTGGAATTGATAGAATCTCTTTTTGAAAATCATCAGCTTGTTTCGCTGGATGTTTGGATATAATAGAATAATCTTTAATACCTAAAGCATCTAATTGTAAAGTTATATATTTTACTTGATTTTCAAAACATATAAATTCAGTAGGGGTTCTTACTAATTTTTGATTAATAACTACTAAAAAACCAGCATCATTTATTTTTATTTGTATCATATTATCACCTCTTATAAACGCTACTATTTATAAAATATTAATCTCTATATATACTTCCCTTATATGATATAGATTCGTAAAGCTTAGATAGTTTAGACCCAATATCATTTTTAGATTCTTTGGCATAACTACCAAGATTTCCTTCCAAAATATTTAACCTTTCTATAAAAGAATAAATATTATGGACTAAATTAATTTCAACTGGATCAGGATCTGGTTTACTTTCTAGTTCTTGTACTAAAGAAATCAGATGTTCAAAGGCACCTTTTGTGCCTGTTTGGTGCAGTCCTTCCAGAAACATTTTAGCTTTGTTATGGGAAGCTGACATAATTCATAATCTCCTAATTAAATCTTTATTTGTAAAATAGTAGCAGCATTTTATATTTGTTCTAAACTTTCGTTTATATTATACACTCACTTTATATCGTTTATTAATAAACCAAAGTTGTGAAAACATGCTTGACAAATGTTATTATTTTTTTCACAAGGAAATATATTATGTGTAAATAATATTTTTAAAACTAATTTATGTAAAGGCGAAGAATCAATATCATTTGTATTACCAGCACAACAACGATATATTTTATTTTCAATTAAATCAAGCCTTGGTACTAATATAGATGAATTACAAATTCTTTGTGATTTTTTAATTAAATCTTTATTTAAAATATTACTAAAATGTTTTATTTTATCTTTACTATTTGAATCGATATTTAAATTAATAATTTCATATAATAATTTAATGTCACTTATAGTTAATATTAAATCTTTATCATTTCCCACATAAAATTTAATAGTAAAATTAATATGATCATTTGTTTTTATGAATGATTTTATATATTTTAAATTTTGTTTATGAACTATAATAATATAATCAATCGGAATATCATTATCTTTTATTACATTAATTTTTGTTGGTTCATTTATTTCTGAAATTACATGGTATGAAATATTATTAATATATGATCTAAATATTTCATGATAATTATTTTCTAAAAATGTACCATTTGTTGCTATCTCACAAGGATGATTTAATTCATTGAATATTTCTTGTAAATAATCTTTAGATAATAAACCTGGTTCACCTCCAGATAATGAGATTAATATATTAGGATTATATGTTTGAAGTAAATTAATATAGTTTTTAACTTTTTCAATTGGAGATGTTTTATTATCAACATTATCGCAATAGTTACATGACCAGTTACATTTATTTGTTATTTTTAATACTACTGATTCTATCATATTTTAGACCTACAATTCCATGCTCCATTGTAACATGAAGAGCATATTATATTAGTTTTATTTTTATGTGTAAACAAATCGTTTTTAATAAGTAATCTTAAATTTATTTTGTTAAATGTTATATTATCAATTGTATTAGAAAGTCCAGCACAACATCTAAATATCTTTTCTTTTATTAAATCTAATCTAGGCATGTATGATATAGTATTGCAATATTCTTGAGCTTTAATAATATTATTATAATTATCTATATTACTAAAGTATTTTATTCTTTCTTTATAATCATCAATAATATTCATATCACATATACCTTCATAATATAAAGTTGCAATACGTGATTGTGTTAATACATAATTTTGATCTGCTCCAATATAAAATCTCGGACTAAATTGTATATGACTATTTCTTTGAATGAATGGAATCACTTGGTTTATGTTTCTATTATGGATGACAAAAATATATTGTATTGGGAGATCAGTTTCTATATTATCATATATTGTATTGTCATCATTTATCTCAGGAGTTACATGATACCAAAATTCTTTTAGTTTCGATTTAAATAAGTTATGATAATCTTTTTCAAAAAATGTACCATTCGTTGCTATCTCACAAGGATTATTAATATGTTTAAATACTTGTTCTAAATACTTCTCAGATAACATACCTGGCTCACCACCTGATAATGAAATTGTTATATATGGATTTAATGATTGTAATGAATTAATACATTCTATTAATTTATCAAGTTCTACATTTTGAGAATCAACATTATCACAATATGAACAATCCCAATTACATTGATTTGTTACTTTTATTACCATAGTATTAATCATAAATTTTCTTGTCTCCATTCATAAATTTTTGTTAGTGTAATAGGATCAGCATTAGTAATATCCTTAGAGCTAACATCTTCATAACTATTACAGACTTTACAATGTTCATGATCAGATAAATTTAAATAAGCATTAGAACTATATACTTCATCTAATTTCTGAATATTTAAATTTCCTATCTTTGTTTTAAAATATATATCACCAGAGCATCCACACCCTATCATAATACCTGTTGATGAAATAAAATTTTTAGTAAGAAAGTATTGACACATCTTAGGTCTTTCTTTAACATTAGCAGTTAATTTAAAATTTTCAGACTCTAATACTTCATTACTAATTAATGATCTACGACTACAAAAATCATCTCTTGGAAATAACATAGAATTTGTCATTCGACTAATCTGAAATAATAACTTATAAGTTTCAGATGTTATTAGTAATTTATGATGTATTTTTGTTTTTGTATAAATAGGAATGTTTAAGTTTATATTTATATTATTATCAATTAAATATTTTAAATTATTTTTGAAATTTAAATAAAAGGTTTTTGTACTTCTGGCAAACCTTTCAAATTCAGAAAAATGTAAACCATAACAACTAATGCCTAACCAACTTATTTTTTTTAATGACAAGAGTTTATCTAAATATTTATTATTATCAATTGTTAAATTTGTATAAAAATGATATCCATCAACATTGGGATGATTTTCTAATATATCTAATTTCTCAATAAATGTTTTATCTAAAAAAACTTCGCCATTCATTGGAGTTAATGAAAAATAAGTAAATCCAAAATCACAACATTGATTCAATATATCTTTAAACATATCAATTGACATACTCATTGACTTCTCTGTTTTCTTTTCACCTCTTTCTTTTTGATTACAATGGATACAATTTAAATTACATATATTGATAGATTCGATTGCAATATAGTTATAAAACATATTTCCATTTTTAGTAAATGATTTATATCTAATATTCTTTTCTATATTAGGAAATTTTGAGAATGTAATCATTAGTCTTCCTTGTAGTAAGTATTTTTATTTATTACTAATAAATCTATTTTATTATTATCTAACATTTCAAATGCATCTTCATACCAGTTAATAATTGTCTGTCCTTTTATATTAAAGCTTGTATTTAATAAACAAGGGATACCAGTTCTTTCTTTGAATTTTTTTAATAACTTATATATAAAAATATTATCTTTTGTAATTGTTTGGATTCGTGTTGTATTGTCTATATGTTTAACTGCTTTAAAAAGATCAGTTTTATTATACCCCACAATATTCATATAAGGAAAATCTCCTTCTATATCAAAATATTTTGAAAGGTCATCTTTCAAAATCATAATACCAAACGGTCTAAATTCTTCTCTATGTTTTACTCTTTTATTTAAAATATCTTTCATTTCTTTATTTCTTGGATCACATATTATAGATCTATTACCTAAAGATCTTGGTCCAATTTCTATTTCACCTTGAATTAAACCAACTATTTTTTTGTTAATTAATTCATCAATAAGTTTATCTAAGTTTAATGGTTCATTAGGTTTATTTGAATTTCCATTTAATTCTGGGCCAGTTATTGGAATAGAAATTTTATTCTTATAACAATTTAGTGCAGCACCTAAACATTGTCCAACATCACTTGGATAAGGAGTAAAATGATAATGTTCAAACATACCAGATTTTATTAATTTATAATTTAACATAACATTCAAAAAAGAACCTCCGGATAAACATATGTTATTACTTAAGTATGAATATTTTTTAATTAAAAGAATAATCCTTTTAATCCATTCAACTTGAAATGTATAAGAAAAATCTTTTAAGTTTTTAACACGTTTAACAATATAAGTATCAACTATATCGATTATTCTTTTATTTATTTTATCACCCATTATAAAAGGATTACTATTTAATATTAAATTAATTATATTTAAATATTTATCATTATATTTTCCATAAGAACAATATGCCATAAATTTACCAGCTACATGTCCCTTATGATTAATCCCTTCAACATATTCTGGATTTATTTTTTCTAAAACTTTAAATGATACTTTGGAAAAATGATTACCTAAAGGAAATTCAATTTTATCAATTTCTTTAATATTATTATCTTTACCATGAAAAATTCCACCATGATTAAATTCTATTGAACCATCACTTCCTCCGTCTAAACTAATAATTAAAGAATCATTAAAATTGCTTGTATAGTATGAACTAGCTCCATGACATAAATGGTGAGAATAATATTTAACTTCTTTATATTTAATTTTTCCATTTAAAAAATATTTATCAAATAAATGTTTACTAAAAAATCTTTTTTCTTTTGCCATTAAATAATTTGGAGAAACACAAATATAATCAAAATCATTTTCTACTTCTATTATTTTTTCAATGAATTTATTTATTATATCTTCTGTCCAATGTTTAACTTCAAAGTATTTAATCTTAAAATATTTTTCTGCCTCAAAAAAATATTTGACTTTATTATCATTTATAATAACAAACCCACAATCATGAGGAACTAAATGTACGCCTAATATTTTCATATATATCCTCGTTCTCTTATATTACACCAGTAACTATTAAAATATCTTAAACAATCATTACATCTTATACAACTCAAATCATTAGCCGCAGAAGGGAATAAAATAAAATTCATCATCTTTAGCATATTACTTTCATTCAATTTAGCTCTATCAGAATATGTCCAACTAATAGGACATCTTAATATCTCTTCATTTACAAAATCAAGTGTGGGGTGTATTTGAGAATTACCACATGCTTGTCTATGTAATGATAATGTTTTTTCGCTTGAACTAAATGCTTTCTTTAACATATCAAAGGTATCAGGTAATACATTATCTAACTTATAAACAGAATCATATAATTCTTTAAACTGAGATCTAGTTATTATATAATCTAAATCTCCATCAAACTCTCCCTTTTGTAAAAATGGAATTAAGTTAAATTTCATTAAAGGATATCTCTGACATTTATTTAAAACATCTTTATAATTCTTTGCATGAACTGGTTGAAATATTTGTATTTTTTCATCGCAAATATCATGTGGTATATCTTCCTTAACTTCTATATTAGGATGATACCCAACCCAATCAATTTTATCATACCATCTATCAAAATAACCTTTATCAATAAATAGTCCATTAGTGTTAACTCTTATTTTATGACAATCACATACTTCTTCAAATATGTATTCAAGAATATCAATATCAACTAATCCAGGTTCTCCGCCTGTTAATGTAAACACAGGAAATAGATCATCTCTACCATTAACCATTGGAAAATATTTTTCAATTAATGATTTATTAGCTTGTTTTGGATTTACTAATTGTCCTATATCACAATAGAAGCAATCCTTATCACATTCTTCAGTTAGAAATAAAACTAGTCTATGAGCTTTCATTTATCCATCCTGGTATAAAATTAAATACTTTTATACACTTTTCTTTATTTGTTAATAAATCTAAATGACTCCAGAAAAATTTAGGTGTCGAATGTTCATATGCACAATGTTTTGAAGTGCATAAAATTTTATCTGTTTTATTTATTATATCTTTATATGAATAATCTAAATTATAATTTCTATTTCTTATACTAAAACAAGGATTTATAGAACCATCAACTTCAATTAATAAACTTCTAGTATAGGCTAAACATATAAACCCTTTAAAATTTCTATTATAAATTCTTTTATGTTTTAAAATGTATTTATCATTTTTAAAATAAACACTCTTAATAAAATCAGTTCTTAATTCTACATCATCTTTTATATCAGGATCTATTTTAGTACTTTCATATAGATTATCTCTAACAGTTTTATATACTAATAAAAAATCTGAATCATCCTTAAAAATATCTTTCATTTTATTATACTCTGAAATACATTCTTTTGATTCAATCATAAATGCTAATTCTATTGGGATATTTAAATCTCTTAATTGTTTACATTTATATATAAACTTATTAAAATTAATAAATTTTTTATGATAACTAACATACATATTAAAATCTATATCATTCATTATATGAGCAAGTGTTTTATAAGTATGTAAATTAGCAGTAGCATTAGTTAGTAAACATAACGATGCTTTTTTAAATTTTAATACAGAGGATAAATTTTTCATGAATGGTATAAAATAAGGATATATAGTAGGTTCACCACCTGTAATTAAAATATCTAATTCTATATTGTTATCAATATCTTCAATAAAATTTAAAAATTTATTAGTTATATCATAGTCGGTTTTAATTGAGTTATCTCTTATACCACAATAATCACATTTATAATTACAATTCAATGTAAGGTGATATGTTATTCTTAACTTTTTAGATTCTGCATCACCATAGTATATTAAATTATCAGTTCTCACAATATCTTCCTTAATATAAATTTAGAATAGGTTTTTCTTTTTTATAATTTCCAAGAGCTTCTTTCCAAGTTTTAGATATATGATGTTTTGTTGTTATTACTTTATTCTTTTTAGAGTTATCTAATATGCCACAAAATTTACATATCTTTTTTTTCTGTTGTAATATAGTTGATTGATTAATATCTTTCATTCTTTTAATTCCTATATCAAATCCAAATACTCTATCAATTGTTGCAGCAACTCCACAAACATAAAATCCATATCTATTAAATCCTAGTCCACAATCAATTTCATTTATACATATTTCTTTATAATTATTTTTGATTTTAGAATATTCATCGTTATCAACAGGCGCTTCAAAGAAATTAAAAAAAGGATCGGGTCCTAATTTCTTATTAGTATTTTCTAAAATAATATTTTTAGAACGATGTAATATATTTAATCTACTTGATTCTTTTACTCCATTTGTTATAACTGTAATATTTGAAGATGTATCGTTTAACATTGTTATGATATATATTAAATCATTTCTCAATGTAGGTTCGCCACCCAATAAATTTATATTAGTCCATTTAAAATTTAAATCATACGTTTCAATAACAAACTTCTCTAATTGTTTTATTGACATCTCTTCATCACTCGGAGCTAAATCTTTACTACATGCTCTATTACAATTAAAGCAAGATAAATTACATTTTATTAATAATTCTATTTCAATATTAGTTAACATTATTTATACCTTTATATTATTAATAAAATGAAAGCAGGTGTTACATACATCACTATTATCAAATTTTATTTTTAACATGTCATTTAAATTATTGATTGTTAAATCTATACTTGCTGAATTTGTATGACTACAAACACATTTTTTAATTTTACCATAAACTAAATCTATAGAAAAATCATTACTTTTCTCTCGACAAATTTTTCGATATTTTTCTTGTTTATTCCATATCATTAAAATTTTAAAAAATAAGTTTTTAGAATAAATAGTCGCATTTTTATTTTTTATAATTTTATAAATAGTTTGATAATCATCATGATTCAATTCAAATTTAGATTGTTTTAATTTAGAATCATATGGAGATATTTCAAAAGTTATATCTTTATATCTATTTAAAAAATCATCTAACAAATAAATATTTTGTTTATGAACTGGAAAATGATAATTTATATTTTTAATATCATATGGATTAAATTCTTCATTTATTTCAGATACTGGATGACACATTATAGTGTTGATGTATTCTTTATATTTCTTATAATATCTTTGAATAAATAATCCATTTGTATTAACATGTATATTTTTAGTTTGTAATATTTCAAATATATAATCTAAAATAGTTTCACTTAATAATCCTATTTCTCCACCAGTTAAAACAACTTTATCTATACTAGATTTATCTCTAATAATTGGTAGGTATTTTTTTAAATATATTAACGGAGGTTTATTGCGTTTCTTTAAATTTCCTATATCACAATATTTACATTTTCTATTACATTGTTCAGTTAAGAAAAGTGTTAGTTTCATAATAAATTTACCTTTTTCATTTCATCATATATTACATTTGCCCAATAATAATGACCTTCTTCAAGAGGATGATCCCACGGTGCCTTTGGAAATTTTCTTAATCTATAAAACATATCACAATTTTTTTTATTAAAATCTAAGTAAAATTTTAAATTAATATTCTTCATAAAAATATTATCATCTTCTATATTATTAGATAAAGCATTAAAGAAAAAATATTTTATATTTCTAGACTTTAAAAATTCTTGAAATAAAAATAATTTATAACTAAATTCAATATCGGTAGTTTTTTTATCATATATATATTTATAAAATGATTTAGCTTTTAATTTAATTATTGAATCATTGGTACTTGTTTCATGAGAGTTATGAAGTATTTGTTTAAATTTACCTTTATACATTATTTCAAATCTATCTGGGTTTGACCAACCAATTATAATAATTAATTTTTTAGGATTATTATTTAAAATCCATTCAGTTGTTGTTCTTATTATTCTATTATTACTACTCCCAGATTTAGCATCATTCAATATTATTGTATTTATTTTTTTTGATAAAATACCTGGCCAGCAAAATTTTTCTCTATGAAGATTTTCTTCTTTTAATTCTTCACCATAAGTAAAACTACAACCATTAACATATATCATTATTAAATTCCTTATTTATAAATAAATGGATCTTTTTTTTTAGATTTTCTTTTTTTAATTATATATTTAATTTCTAAAATAAAGTCTATCCATAATTCTATTATTTTTTTAATCATGATTAAATACCTTTATATTGTGGTCTATTCCAAATTGGATTGCATCCGATGAATTATTTACTAATGGTTGTCCTTTAACATTTAAACTAGTATTTAATAACATTGGGCATCCAGTCTTTTTATAAAATTCATTTATTAAATTCCAATAACCAGGACTTTCTTTTTTATTAACTGTATGAACTCTTGATGTATTATCAACATGAACTATAGCAGGAAATTTATCAGGATACTTACATGTCATTACATATTGCATGTAAGGACTTTTAGAAATAATCATATTAAAATATTCAGCGGCATATTCCTCTAATATAGATGGTGAAAAAGGTCGAAACTTTTGACGATGTTTAATGTCGTTAATTTTATCTTTTATATTATTCCCACGAGGATCAGCTAATAAAGATCTATTACCAAATGCTCTTGGTCCAAATTCTGCTCGACCATTTGCAACTCCAACAATATTACCTTTTAACAATTCTTCTAATAAAGATTTAACTGGATAATCACCTTTAATATTATGACCAAGATAAGGTCCTTTCCAATTTAATCTTCCATTAATTAATGAAGCGGCTCCTATAGAAGACCCCGAATCACCTGGATTAGGCATTATCCAAATGTCATTAAAATATTTAGGTATTAATCTATTAGCTAAACAATTTAAAGCAACTCCGCCACAATAAACTAAATTTTTTGAATTAGATATATGTTTAGATTGTTTAATAATATTTTCAATTACTTCTTCTGTAACTTGTTGAATTGAAGCTGCTATATCTTTTAGATAAGCTCCTTGTAGATAATCATTTGGAATTCCTTTATGACAATTTATTTTAAGTTTAAAAAATTTATCTTTAATAAAATCCTTTTTAATTTTATCAGCATAAGATGGATACCCCCAACCAGCCATTCCCATTAAAATATATTCATCTTCATTTGGTTTTAAACCACATCGTTGAGAAAATGCTGAATATAATATTCCTAATGAATGAGGATAATTAACTTTTTTCAATAATTTTAAATCATCTTTATTTCCTTCCCATATACTTAAAGTAGACCATTCACCAATAGAATCTATACAAACAATAACAGCATTATCAAATGGAGAAGTAAAATAACTTGCAGCAGCATGACATTTATGATGATCCAAATATTTAATTGGAGTTTTAGGAAAATCAAATTGTTTAAAATAATTATGAAATATATTTTTAGTTTGAAATACTTCATTATATTGACCAGCAAATAACTGTCTTGTTTTCTTTAAATATGGTTTTTCATAAAAAGCTATAACATCAGGAGTACCAAATCTTAAAGATTCATTTAATATTTCTTGGTTTAAATATAGATCATTTTTTATACCAGAATATCGTTCTGAATGAGCAGCAAATAATATTTCATTGTCGTCTATTAATGCAATTGATGCATCATGACTTAGTGCATTTATTCCTAATACTTTCATAATATATCCATTATTAATTCATGTTCATTATAAACTAATTTATCGAGTATATCTTCTTGAGATAAATTTATGATTTGTTCTTTGTTATCATCAATGTTAAACAGTTTTAAATAGTAATGGAGTCCATCATTAAACGTTTTATTTTTTGGAGAGTAATATACAGGTTTATTTAAATAACAAAACTCAAATATTAACTTACCTATATTCTCCACAAAAATTCCTGTACATACTTCGATCCATCTTTGATATATGTATGAATTACAACCATGAGGTAATAACTTATCATTACTAATATTTAAATGAGTTAAGTCACACCAGCTTATAATTTTTTGTTCATTAAAATAACTTTTGAATGTCCCCATATGTGCTTGTTTATTTTCATTTATATCTCTACTAGTAACTAAATCTTTATCAATACTAGTTAATGACTTTTCAATATGATTTAATCTATTAATACTAAATTTATGATAATGAATAATAAACTTATCTACATATTGTTCGAATCGTTTATTGCTTGGGTTACCTAGAAGTGTTATTTGATCACAAAATATATGATTCTTAATATCAAACATATCATCAATATAATTATTATGATATGAAATATATAATTGAGAAGTATCTAATAATATTAAGTGGTTACAATATATTTTAAAATTTGTCTTCTTTAAAAATCTTAATGTATTTGTTGTTGTGATAATAGTATCCGATCTCACTTCATCAGTTACTAATCTATCAACAAATTTTTGTGGAGAATCTTGAAGATTCTTTTTAATTTGATTCATCAATGATTTAAAATCTGTGTTATATAATTTTAATACAAATTCTACATTAATCTGTTTTCTTAAACATAAATATAAATCTATAATTGTAGTATCAGATCCAGATATAGATCCTTTAAAAAATTCAAATATAGTTATCATAATAACTCCAATATAAAATCATCATTATTATATACCAGTTTTTGTTCTATATCATATGGAGATATATTTAAAGATTGATCTATTGAGTCATCAATATTAAATAAACTTAAGTAATGATGAAGTCCGTCATCAATGGATTTATTCTTACATGAATAATAAACAAATTTATTAAAATATAGAAATTCAAAAATTAACTTCCCAATATTTTCTATAAAAACATTTGGTTGTATTTCATACCATCGTTGATATAAGAATGATGAACACCCGTGAGGATATGTAGTATAACTATTTTTTAAATGACTAAAATCATAATTATTTATACTCTTATTATATTTATTAAAATATTTTTTAAATTGAACAACATGACAATAATCTTCTTCATCAAAATTTAATTTAGTTGTTAATGATTTACTAATAGGAGTAAACTTATCCATTATATATTCTAATCGGTCACTGCTAAATTTATGATAATATTCAACAAAATCAATATCTTCAAATAAATCATTACTAGGATTTCCAAAGAAAATTATTTTGTTAGCATAAATATTCTCCATAGGAAATTCTTTATAATTCATAACACCTGCTGAATCTAGAATGATTAATTTATCGCAATATAATTTAATATCAGTTTGAGTTAATGTATAGAAATTAGTTATAATAGTATTTGTATTATCAATTCTACTTTTTACAAATTCATTTATTATTCCTAAATGAGATTCACAAAAATTTTTATGAAAGTCATCTAATAAATTTCTAAAGTCATTTGGTGTTGATAGTTTATATGCCAACTTCACATCAAACTTATCTCTAAGAAAGAAGTATAAATCTATCATAGAAGTATTAGTTCCATTAATACCTCCAGAGTATAAATCAAATATTGTAATCATAATAACACCTCAATATCTATTCTTTCTCCACCTTGAAATTCAGTAATTCCAAAATTAGTTTCTAATATACCTTTATAAAATCTATCAGAAACATTATATGGAAAAGTAAATATACTTGGAGATATTTGTAAATGTTTTTCAAATTCTTTAAACATTTTCTCTGAATCATTATTTATATATTCGCATTTGTATCTTAAATTATTTATTAATCTAAGGTCTGTATGACTGTGACTATGTCCACTTATAATAGTATTGTCTAAAGAATTAATAAATTTTATCTGACTCCAATTCATATAATTTTCATAGTTTCCTGATTTAGCTTTTAACATAGCATCTTGACAAGTTATAAAGTCCCAACTTTGTGGTTCGCCTGTTGAGTTAACTACCCCTGTAGGTATATTAAAAATAAGTGTAGTATCTAAATCATATAAATCAGGAAGAAATAAATATTGAGTCATTAATGCATCATCAAAACTAAGAATATAATCCTCTAAAGACAAACATAAATATTCTTCTTTAAATTCATGTATCATTAATACTGGTTTATCTATATTCTTTTTTGTATACATACCATAACCCCGATTTATTTCCTTGATCTAAAAAAATTTTATTATAATTAATAAATAAACTATTTAATGTTTTAATTATATCTTTTGGATTTTTTAATCCAATCGGTCCACATATTATAGACTCTTTAGATTTTAATTTTGGTTTACTTAATATCAATAATTTAGATAATCTTTTAAAATCATAAAATGAATCAACCATAATTAAATCTATACTCTTATCACTAAAATTATTTATTGAGTTTAATACATCATCTTTTATTGTTTTTACATATTTATTAATTTTATATTTTTTGATATTTTTTTTCAAAGTATTTTTCATATTATATTCATCTATATCTATACAATAAACTTCTAATTTCTTATAAATAATATATGGAGATATACTACAAATTGATCTACCTTTATAATTGCCACATTCTACTAATGTTGAATTATCTGGGATCAAATCTAATAGCGCCCAATATCCTAATACTGATGTATAATCAAACCACCCTTCTGGCAATCCTTCATATAATATTTTTGGATATATATTGCGAGCTTGAATCATATAAATTGCCTCACTATTTCATCGTCTTTATTTAAGTATCTATTTTTTAATCCGTTCATATTTAAATCAATATTTCTATAATAACTTCCATCCTTCCATATCGGTATATTATTATAGATTATATTTTTTTCATAAAAATAAGATTCATGCATTAATCTTGGTCTTGGATCCCACCATTTAGCTGCATGGTAATACCAAAAAATATCAAACAATTCAAATAAATTATTTTTATGTTTATGAGTTTTAAATATACATTGTTTTTTAGAAATTCCCCATTCTTTTAAAAAACTATAATCATCGCTTTCAGGAGAATGTATAAAAAATTTATCGTCAGATTTTCTTAATGGTTTATATCTATCAAATAAAAATTTCATATTATATTGAAAATCTTTATAAACGAATGGCATTTCCCCATAATAATTTACACAACCTTCTGGATATAAATTTTTATTAATTAAATACTTTTTATCCTCAGTATGTAAATCTGATAAAATAAAAATTTTTGATTTATTATCTTTGATATTAATAAGACCTTGAACTGCATTTATAGTTCCATAATCTAAAATTAACAATTTATTGAATTTAAATTTTAATAGATCTTTTTTCTTTATAGAAATAATGTTAATCTCCCAATCTAAATCATCTAAGTAATATCTTTCTTTAATAATACTAATGAGTTCTTTTTGAAAAATTGAATTATAATTAATAATTAATAATTTAAAATCTTTATTAAATTCTAAAATACTTAAATAATATTCAACAAGATCTATTACGGCACCATGTATATTATTTATATAATTATTAAATAAAATAGCATTCATTATAGTTCCTTATATTCTTCATAATACTTCTCCCTCAATCCAATCTGAGAAATATTTATATTTAGTTCTATCTAAAATATGTTCAAAATTATTATCAAATACTTTTAAAAAGAATTTTTTAAAAACCTTACTACTAAAAATTGTATTTATATTATCTAATTTATAATCTAATATTAATTTATTGTGATGTCTTGTAACTTCACATATATCATCAATACCATCTTTATGATTTCTGCCAAAAACTTCAGGACAAATAATTTGACAATCGGACTGGATAGCTTCTATTAAAGTATGAGGAAATGGGTCTTGGAATTGTTTTGATTTAGGATAAATATAATGAGTTACTTTTTTAAAAAACTCAATATTATTAAAGGTATGAGTATATTGTTTAATATGCTTATTAGAAATGTTTAAAGAACCGATATTATTTCCCATAGTATAAATATTAACATCTTGTTTTATATCTTTTAAAATATCAGTTATACATTTAAAACTATCTGGCGTTAACCAGTTTCTTATATAGAATCCAACACAAGGAATGTTAGATGAATTTTTTTTATTTATTTTAAAATCTGTTATGAAAGGAATGTAATGTTTTATTTTTCTTGCTGACGTATAGTAAAAACCATTATTACATGTATCATATAAAATAGAATGATCTCTAGAATACATTAAATAATTTAAGTTTCTTAAACTAATTATATTCAATGGAAATGAATAATTAGAAGCATCTTGTGTATTAAATATAATTCTTTGATATTGCTCATTCAATTCTCTTAAATGAGCAATATCTCGAATTTGTTTACAATGAATAGTATCTATATAATCACTATGTTCTTCAGCTAATCTTTGAGATGCAGTAAATGCTCCTCTTTTTAAATTGTCGTACTTCACGGATATAACTAAATATTTTTTCATTTATATTCTGGTGAAACCTTCTTTTTAATTAAATGCTGAATAGAATGTAGCTAACCTTGCTTCAATATCTTCAACAGTTGTTAGTAATATAACTTCATCTGAGAAAATTTTGTAAATATCATAAGTTGATTTTCTCTCATCTAATTTATCTCTAAGATCTAAATAAATATCTAAAGCATCAATTATTGCTTGATCCCCTGCATTTATTATTTCAAGATATTTAGCTTCTCTATTTTCATCAGTAATTACATAACCAAGATCAATCAATCTATTATTTATAATAGTAAATCCATAAAAATCAAACATTGAAAGACTACCAACTCTGTTTGATGTAAATTGTCTAGCTTGATTTCTTGCACCAAGAGCTGCTGCAACAATTGCATCTTCTGCTGCCTGAATTATTAGATCACCTTCGACTAATGGATTGATTAAATTTTTAGCAAAGAATACTGATTGATTAGCTTCTAAAGAAGTTTCAATTGCGTTATAGCATTCAATTGATGAAATTTCATATAGTCTAACTCCGCCAAATTCAAAGATAGTTTCTTCATCCCCTTGAAATACAGATACTATTTGGTAATTAACACCAACATCATTAATACCAGCTATAAGTTTCATAACTACGCCTCCGTTTATTATTTTTAGAATTAATTTGATTATTTAAATGAATTTTTTTACATTAGTTAATAACTAACACTTTCTTATTTATAAATATGTTCTATATTTTTTAATAATCTAACCTTAATTATTTTCTATCAAAAACTCCATTTATTTTTCCCCAAATAGGAGACAAACCTTCATGATATGATTCTTTTGGATTTGACATTCTCCATTTATAAAGAGGACCGCTTACACAATGAGTCTCTGTTGAATTATTTAAATATTTTGTATTAACAACCATACTTCCATATTTAATCGCTTCTTCAACAATTGTAGTTCTCCACATAGGTAATATGGCTGTTACTATATTACCTGTATCAGGATTATCTGTTTTATCAAATCTTAAAATTGATAAACACTGTTGATGAAATCTAGCATTATCTAAATAATAACTTTTATCTAAATCTCTTGATTTACAAATAAATTTTATTAATTGAGATAACATTGGAAAATATGTTCCATGCAACTGATCTGAAATTCCTCTATACCTAATTTCTTGAGGTTTATATTCTCTACATACTTTATCAAGTTTTAACATTGGCTCTGTAGTATCACAACTTAATAATACTCCATAAGAATATTCTTGATTAGGTTTTAAAGTTATAATATTTTCAGTTATATCTCTAATGTATTTAGGATCAGTTTCACTATCTACACTTAACGCCCAATTAACTTGATTACTATCTGGAAATTTATTTATATAAGTATGATCTAATAATTTAATACCATTAGTATAAATATGTATTTTATTATTTGTATTTTCACAAATCCAATGAACTAATTTATCAAGATCTTTAAACATAGTTGGTTCTCCACCAACCATTCTAATCACTGGATGATATCCATCATAATGATATTCTTTATATGGTCTTGAACCATAACCTCTTAGATCATTAGGAACAAATTCTTTTATATTACTTATAAAATCTTCAAGGGTATTGTTACCAGGATGTTTAACAATCAAATCTTTTTCATAACAATATTTACAATTTTTATTACAATCATTTGTCATATGAAAAAATGATGTGAAGTAACCTCCTGCTGTTTCTTCGGGATGAAATTGTTTTTCCCAAATACTAAAATCTTCTTCTAATAATACTTTATCATCTTCTGATACTAACCATACTCCATTCATATCATAAACAATTTTCTTTTCTATTATATCTCTAAATTTATTTAAACCATGTATATTAGTCATTACTAATTTCTCCTGTATGAAAATTCTGATTATAATAATATGTTATTGGACATATATCATAAATACTATTTTTAATATTATCTATTAAATATCGTTGAATTAAAAACAACTTAGACTGGTATATATCGTCTATGCTGGTGTATAATTCTGGATCTATATTAAGGTCATCATTAAATTTATATGGCGCAAAAAACGGACATTGGACTATTGTATTGTTATAAGTATAGATAGCCTTTAATGGAAATCTATGACAACCATTAACATGATAAGATACATCAACATTATCTAATTTTATAATATCTTGAAATTCAGAGTATGTTTTTTGTATTGTATTAAAATTATTACAAGGGTTTTCTAATTCTTCATAATCCTTTAATAATTGCAAGACATAAGTTAAATTTAATGGTTTATACTTTTCCATTATATATAATAATTCATCTCTATTTTTTATTACAGTATTAGCTATAACTTTAATTCCTATGTCTTGTAATCGTTTTATATTTTTATAATGCTCTTCAAAGAAACCTTTATCAAAATGATAGTAATCTATTGAAGTATAAAAAGTAAATTCCTTACCAACAGCATCACATATATCTTTACATAAAATAAAAAACATTAAATTATTTCCAATGTTTTTTAAGTTAGAATTAATTCTAAAACTTAATTTCATTTTATGTCTTGTATAAATATTTAAACAACGATCTAAAAATTTTAATAAATCATTTGCTGGCAATAAGGTTAACTCACCACAATTGAAATGAAGTTTTAAAGAATCATGACCGTCATTTTTAAATTCAATTAAATACTTTTCTAAAAAAATATAAAATTTTTCATAATCAAATTCTTCATCTTGATTTAAATATTCTTTGAAGCAACAATGTTCGCAATTCATATTACATTTACTAGTTAAATTCACCCCAAGGTTAGGAGTGAATTTAACTATATTATTTTCTTGTAATATAATTTTATTACACCAACTTTGAAAATCATTGCTATTCTCTATATGTCTAAACAATTCTTTTATATGCATATGTTTCCTATAGATATTCTATATCATATTTTAATCTAATATCACTTTTAGCTGAATAGTTACAGTTACATGTGCAAGCATAATTACAATTACATGTACAAGCATAATTACATTGACATGTACATGCATAATTACATTGACATGTACATGCATAATTACAATTACATGTACAAGAATAATTACAATCACAAACACATATTGCTTCTATAACATTAACTCTATCTCTCATTGCATTATATTGTTGAGCTTCAATTTCATCATCTGTACCAGTATCAGTATCAGCTAAATATGACGGCCATGTCCATGCAGTAGCAGCATTGATGCCATCACGAAGTCTTCTAACATGTAAACTACTAGCATTAGTTGCAGTAGTAACAGCACCTGGATCTGCTGGCCAGCTAGCACTTCTTCTTGTTAATTCTGCAGCAATAGCTGTTCTTAATTCATTATGATAAATAGCTTTAATTGAGTTAGTTGTTAATGGATCGTCGCTCCAAGTAGTAGGAGTTATACCTGGTATATACCCTCCATGTGCTGGGCAACTATTTGTGTGTCCTCCGCAAGCCATAGTATTATCTCCTTATTTAGTGCCTGAATAGTTACAATCACATGTACATGAATAATTACAATTACATGTGCAATAGTTACAATTACAAGTACAATAGTTACAATTACAAGTACAAGCATAATTACAATCACAAGTACAATTATAATTACATTGACATGTACAAGCATAATTACAATCACAAACACATTCAGTTTCCATTGTATTGACTTGCGATCTAATAGCATTATATTGATCTACTTGAATTAGATCTCCAACTTCTGTATCTGGATCGTCTAAATAAGATGGCCATGTCCATGCTTTAGCAGCATTTACTCCATTTCTTAATTGTCTTACATGATTACTTTCAATTATATTTGTAGTAGCTACTGTTCCTGGGTCAGTTGGCCAACTTTGACTACGTCTAATTAATTCATCATCAATAGCATTTCTAAGTTCGTTATGATGTGTTGTTATAAACTTAGTAGATGTGGTTAACGGTTGTGTAGTCCACACAGTAGGAGATTCTGGGTATATTCCCTGAACATTAGATAGACAAGTGTTACTATGGTCTTCGCATGAAGATGGTGTTGTATGTCCTGTACATGCCATAATTTATCCTCCGTTTTGTTGCAATAATTTTCTTATCGCAAAAACTATTTTTCCATTTATTTTATAAAAATTGCATAATCTTGGTTGTGTAGTATAATCTCTCCATTTCTCAAAATAGTCTTTCTTTTCACTTCGGTCAAATTTAACCGGATTACATCTTAAACAAAATGTCGCTAAGCAATTTTTACATTCCTCAGGTTCCCAACCAAAATTATTATTATGTAACTTATTAGTTATATCTAAATTTGTTATAAAGGATTCATTTTTAATATCAATAATTAAATGTTCACCTTTTTTATCATCGTACATACTTCCATGACATTTGAAAATATTACCATCCCAATTAACACAAACCATATCTCGACCTGCGCAACATAAAGCTTTATTAGGATTAAACCAACTAAAGAAGAATTTATTATTTGTTTTGAAAAATTCTATTTCTTCCTTAGCAATTTTAATTAAAGACTCATTCAGTTCTTTATTGAATACTTCTATTTCTTTATTATTATATTTTTCTAAGTTATAATAATCTATTGTTGGAAAATAATTATCACTTCTAAAGAAATTATTTTCAGGCATTTCTTTATAAAGATTTAATACATCTTCTCTTGCTTCAGGAAGATATTTAAATGCTTCAGGTGATATAGTAGATTTTATAACTGATGGTATTTTTCTTTTCCATAAGTCTTTAATAACATTTCTTATTTTAGTACCAGTTAATTTATTCTTTTTAGTTTTTCTAAAGATATCATGAACTGGCATACCATCATATGATACTTGAACACAAAACTTTGGATGACCAAACAAAGATTTATTTTTAGATTCTTCAAATATATCCATATAACGATCTAATAAATATCCATTGCTATAAATAAAAAACTTTACTCTATCATCTGTTTTAAAAGCAGTGTATATTTTTCTAATTGCTTTTTCATTAAGAGTAGGTTCCCCACCCCAAAATCCAATATTAAGTAAATCATAATTCTTTTTAAAGAAATCAGAATTTAAAAGTTGATTCATTTTTATAATAAACAATTCATGATCTTTAAATTCTTTATGTTCAAAAAATTCATGTTCAAAACAATAGGTACAATTGAAATTACAATTTGCTGTAACCGTTAAGTCGATATTATATATTCTTATATTTTGCATTATTCACCTTTTAGAATTGTCTAAATTCATGCTTTGTTTCTTTTTCATCATATGTAATTCCTGTTGTAGGAGATAAATATGAATTACCTATAAAATTATCTTTTTCACATATTCTGCATATATCACATACATGTCCACAAATAGGAATTTTATATCTTTCAAAAATAGATTTTAAATATGGAAGATTTTTTTCTTTAATTGTTTTGCCTACATGTGATTGTTTTAAAGTATCATCAAGTTCTTGATAAGCATATCCAATAGTAATCCTACTTAAATAATCACTATTAAATTTTTCTAATATATAAATAGTATCGTCAATTACTTTATCATAATTACCAGAATGAACTGTATAACTAATTTTAAAAGGAATTTTATATTTAGATAATGTTTTAATAGATTCTTCAACTATATCTTTACTATTAGTTCCATCTGGAAATTTTCTTTTGAATTGTCCAGAACCATCATAACTTATTTCCAAATTAAAACTTATATTATAGTGTTTACCATATTCTATTAAACTTTTTAAAGCATTTAATTTGATAGAATTAAATAAGGTAGCATTAGTTATTAAACTTAATCCAAATCCTTTTGCTTTACCTTGAGAAACTAATTCTATTGTTTTAGCTATTGTATATTGTATTAAATCAAATTTTAAAAAGGGTTCTCCGCCCATAATAACAATAGTTGATATACAGTCTTTTTCTCTTACGCAAATTTCATTTAAAAAATCATCAATCATTTTAGGAGTACAATTAGCTTGATCTTCAAGACCATTCTTACTACTAGATTCATAGCAATATGTACATCTTAAATTACAATCAGTATTTAAATAAATAACATTAGTTCTTTGACTATTATTCATTTTAATTTTATTTGTTGGCAGATTGATACAAGTGTCAAATTCACAAGAGTTACATTCACCATTACATTTTTGAGATTCATTCTTTGATAATATATCACTCATATCATTAAAGAATGAATCTATATGTTTATCTATTTGATACATTAGTTTCCAATACTTTGTCTAATTTTATCTACTAAAGATGTAATTTCATCATCAATGTTTTCTTGTACTATTGGCGGTGTAGTTCCATCTGGAATATTTGAATGTCCATGACAATTAAATGCCGGGTCTTCATTGTTTTCTATATTAGTAACTGGACGTTTAAATAATTCTGAGGCTTCTTGAACAGGGTGATTAGAAACTGGGTGTTTAAATAGTTCTGAGGATTCTTGAATAGGTTGACTAAAAATTTCTGGTTCATTACATTTACAATTGTCATCTTCTAATAATTTCAATACTTTATCACTTAATTGCAAAGCTTCAAAACTAACTTCATCATTAATTTCTTTCATTGCATGTGTGATTTTTAAAAGACCTTTAGCACAATTAAAAATAATTTCATTTTGTTCTGGTGTATTATTACAACTCATTTTCGTTTCTCCTTCTTAACCTACATTTTTTATTGAATTAATTAATGTTTCTTTAAACATTTTATTTTCTTTTAGTTCTTTGGTAATTCTCATTGTATTTTTATAAGTAATTTTTAATATCTTACATAAATTATCAATCGGTTCTGCATACTCTTCTGGTGATGATGAATTTTTTAATTGACTATTCATACACCCACCATTACAGTATTTATATAATTCACATTCTAAACATTTTTTAAATGTCTTAGGATTTATTAGATTTGGATTTCTAAGTAATTGAATTTCTTTAGTAAATTCTTGATTAAATGAATTTCCTATTTTCTTTTCTTTACAGCTACCAAATCTTGCACATGGATATATATCTCCATTAGGCATAAACCCAGCTCCACCAGTTCCAGCAAAACAACCAAAAGGTCTTTTACCAAAACTCTTACCAAATAAAAGGTCTAAAGTATATAGTTGAAAGAATCCAACATTAGCATTAATGCCTTCGTTATAATATTTGATTACTTGGTTAGCTAATAAATGACATTCAATTTCATAATTAGCAACATCATAATCTGTCCATATATCATCTCGAACTAATGTAAAATCAGGGTTGTTGACATTTAATTCTTCAACAAACCATTTAAAATTATCAACCATTGTAGGAACACAATCAGGTGATACCATTACTTTACACCCACCACCACGTCCAAAGAAATATGATTTTAATGGTTCAGTTAAATATAAATCTAAACTAGAACCACCATGTTTCAATTTACGATTTTTTTCATTCCACAATCCATCAAATGATAAAGACAATGCAATCTGATTATCATCAATGTATTGTCTTTTATAATCATCTTGTAATACTAAACCATTTGTCATTGCTATAATAAATTTACAATGAGAATCATTTTTTAAAATTGGAATTATATATTCAATAAGCTCCCAATTTAATAATGGTTCACCACCAAACAATGCAGCAGTATATTCATGTTGTCCATAAAAGTCCATTATCTTTGGGAGCATCTTAAAATGTTTATCAAATATTTCGTTTGTCATATTATTCGGTTGTTGATTAATATAACAATATTCACAAGCTAAATTACAATCTTCAGTCGTTACTATCTGAAATTCAAATCCCATTATATTTCCTTTATTTCACGAATCCTAATACTAATTTTTCATCTGGATTATCATTAGTTTCTAATGCAATAGCCACTTTAAATATATGTTCTAATACATTAGTTGCTGATCTTAAACAACCATTACCTGCAGAAATAAGAATATCTTTTTTATAAACTGGTCCGATTGTTCTAACTGGAACTCTACCAACTAAACCAACAACTGCTCCATCTTCCATTTTTGTATTCATTTCGAAACCAGGTGCTTTAGAAATAATACCAACTACAAATTCAGATGCATCTTTATCACAAATCTCTGCATCAAATTCACTATCAGATATTTCCATTACTGTCCCAATAGGAAGAGAAATATCTGGATTAACAGAATATCTCTCAGCAAGGTCACCGTAATATGCTCCAGTTGTATCACCTTGAAATGTAGCACAAAAAATATTATTAAATCTATCAGTTAGACCGCTACCTATATTGTATGCTCCATTGCCAACATCAGTAGTAGTTTCATCTTTACCAATTTTTTGTCTTATTTTATAATTCATAATATATCTCCTTATACCTCAATCCAAACGTTACCAGCAGAATAAGGTGCTAAAGAAACAACGTCAAATTGATTAGCTAAAGTAACAGTTGTATTTCCTTCAATAGTATCACTACCTTGTCTTTGAACAGTTACAGTGTTGGCATCAGAAGAAAGTTTCATTATTCTAATAACTCTATCTGATGTAGATGCTAAAGGTAATTCAACTATAGTGTTTCCAGCAGCAGTACTTACAACTACAGTATCATCTTCTGATGTAGCGGTATATGTTCCACCGCCAGTAACCTCAGAATAAACTACAGATGTTCCTGCTCCACCACCACCAGCTGTTGATGTTCCAATGCTTGGATTTTCTGGATCATAATTAAATACTGCATCAACTTGTTCAACTCCACCTGGAGCACTTACTTCTATAGCACCAAGGAAAAGGTGTGTACCTGGATTATAAACAGATGCTCTTTGTGAAGGTTTAATAATCTTAACAGATGCTTCTGGTGGAGGAGATATCTTTGCATATTCATAATGAAGGACTAGATAATAATATCCAACCTCATTCCAAACACCACCTGCTCCATCTACATAAAAATCGACATCTGTCATATCAACATTAATGTTTTCAATTTCAATTAATACATCATCCATTATTGCTTTGCCAGCATTTGCTCTTGAAGTAGTATTGTTAACTATTTCTACAGTTATAGGAGATGGCATTAATAATACATTTGCACCATCTGATATAATTCTAGTAAGTTTATTTACTACATCTGAGTTGTAGCTTGAATAAGGATCAACACTTCTGACTTGTGTAGGAATTGGGTTCCCCATAATTTCCTCCAATTTATTTTACTTTCTAAGTGAACTTTAATCTTATGAGTTTCTAAAGTGGCAAAAACCACTAAAATCGACAAATATTTATAATATGTTCTATTTCAATTTACATGCTAGATTTATATTTTAATAGTATGATTCTATATATATTAATAAACATAATATAACACAAAGCAATTGTACCGACGGAATATTTGGGATAATGCAAGGTGTTTGACATCTTACATTATCCCAAAAGTAACATCATCCGTATTTAGTAAATTGTGCAAAATAACTGATTAGTAATTTATAATATGTTCTATATGTTTGGTTAACTTAGTCACTTATTATATCAGTGTCCTCAAATACATCTTGAACAGTAGGATAGTGTTTATCTACTGTTACAATTATCCAGCCATCATCTTTTAATTTTTGATTTTTATGTGGATCAGGAAATGGATCTTCATTATGCCAAAAAGAATTAGGAAAGTCAAATGCTACTTTCTTAATAGGGTCAGCCATATCAGTAATATATTTCCATAATAATGCATCATCATGAAAATGTCTTTTCTCTATACTATAATTATTTTCTAAGTAAGGATAAGCATCATGAAGGAATGTTAGAATATCAGCTTTATTTTTTGATACTCCTTCTAAGTTTATATGTGAAAACTTATCATTCAATAAAGGATTATCAATATCTATTTCTTCATCTAATGGTTCAGATGGTATTCCTTCTGTATCTTGAAATAGAATACTATCTTTGAATTTATATCTTGTCGCTTGATATTGTGTGCTAGATATAGGACAATCTGGATACTTTAATTTATACTCAGCGAAGGTCATTCCATCATGTTTCTTTTTTAAATGTTTAGGTGTTATAAGTCTGAATGCTTCGCCACACTCTTGGCATATAACTTTACCATTTATACCTTTAGGATATTGCAACTCAATAGTCATTAATTTTCCCCTTAATCAAATCATTACATTTATTTAATTATATGTTCTATATTTGGAACATTATTACATATAAAAGAACAAATCTAAAATATAAACATATAATATATAAGGAGTTTAAATTGAATACTTTTTTCACATCAGATCAACATTTTGAACACAGAGCTATTATAGATCATTGTCAACGACCATTTGTTAGTACCAAACATATGAAAAACATTATTAAAAAATGTTGGAATAGAGTTGTTAAAGAAGAAGATAAGGTATATGTGGTTGGAGATTTTTCTTTACAATCTCCAAAATTAAGACAAATATTTAAACAAATTTTAGACAATCTAAATGGAAGAAAAATATTAGTTGTTGGCAATCATGAAGTTGATAAAATATTCTTTTATGCTGGAGATCATGGAATAGGATTTGAACAAGTAGTATATCCTTATTTAGAAGTTGAGGAATTTGTGCTTTGTCATGATCCAACATTATCAATAGTATTGCCTGATAGACCTTTCATAGTTGGTCATGTTCATCAAATGTGGCATACATTAAGAAATTGTTATAATGTCGGAGTTGATGTAAATGACTTCACTCCAGTTTCAATTGAAACTATAAGAGAACATTTTAGAAACAATACAGACATTAAAGTGGAGGCAAAAATTGAAACTTGAATTGAAACAAAAGTTAGTAGATAACTATCCTGAAATAATTGATAATGTAGATCATATTATTTATTGTGGAGATGGATGGTACTGGTTGATTGATCACATTTGTGATTGTATTCAAAGTTATCTTGATAACAATCCACAGGAGCAAATTAAAGCTTTACAAATTAAATCAAAATTTGGTGAGTTAAGTTTTTATATAAATAGTAAGAATGAAATTGTAAAAGGAATGATCTGGTTTGCTTCATTTTTATCAAGTCATATGTGTGAGAATTGTGGAACAAGAAAAGATGTATCCAGAGCTAAAGGTAATTGGGTTATATACTTATGTCCATCATGTCAAATTATAAGGGAGAAATTAAAAAATGAATGATTCAAAAACTATTGATTCATTTTCAGGCGAGTATGATTGGCTAAGTAATTTTTATCCAGTTAGTATTTACTATAAAGGATTATACTGGCAAACATCTGAACATGCTTATCAAGCTTCTAAAACAATGATTCCTGGTGAAATGGATTGGGTTAGAAATTGTAGAACGCCAGGTCAAGCTAAACGAATGGCATCAAAGAAAAAAGGAAAGATTACTTTAAGACCTGGTTGGGATTCTATGAGATATGATGTTATGGTTGAAGTACTTAGAGAGAAATTTAAAAATCCTACTCTTTGGGAAAAACTTTGTTTAACTTTTGGGAAAGTTTTAATTGAAGGTAATCAATGGCATGATAATTATTGGGGTAATTGTTACTGTCCAGAGTGTGAAAATATAGAAGGATTGAATATGTTAGGTATGGCTTTAACACAAGTTAGGGGTGAACTATTTGGTTCAAATGTAAAGAATAAATATGAAACGTAAAGTGGACTTTGTAACTAATAGTTCATCGTGTAGTTATATACTTGGGGTTACAATAAAACAAGTATGTAAAAAATATAAACCTGACTGTATAGTTTTTGCAATATGTACACAACCATGCAAAGGAGCTATAAAATATGCTAGAGACCATGGAGAGGAAATAGGATTATGAAAGTTTTATATGCAACCGACCTACATGGTCAAACAAATAAGTTCGAAGCAGTATTAAAAGTTATTGATAACCATGATATTTTAATTCTTGGAGCTGACATACTCCCAAAAGGTGAAGGAGCTACAGAAAAAAAGATACAAGATTTTATGCACAATTATCTTTTTAATTTCTTTCTAACAGTTAAAATTCCTATTATTATAGATTTTGGAAATGATGATTGGGTAATGTATTATAAAAATTTCAAAAAAGTTATTGATATATTTCCTAATGTTCATATATCTCATTTAAATGAGATTAAAATAGATGAGTATATCTTTATAGGAATGCATTATGTTCCTGATTATCCATTTGGTATTAAAGACTGGTGTAGAATTGATGGTCCGAAAATATGTGACGATATTCAATTCGGTGCTCCTTATACTTCAGAGAGTGGTGAGATTAAAATGATTAATGGATTGAGAAAATACTTTCTTGAGAAAAAATCAATCTATGATGTATTGAATAGTCTTTCAAAACCAACTGATAAAACAGTTTATTTAATTCATTCACCGCCAAAGTTTTCAGGGTTGGATGTTTGTTTTAGATCAGGTCCAGTTGGATCAAATGATGTATTTAAATGGATAGAAAAAGAACAACCGTTCTTAACTCTTCATGGTCATATACATGAAAGTTATGAAATGACAAATACAGCAATAACAAACATCGGTAAGTCTATTTGTATTAATCCTGGTCAAAAAGGAGGATATGGTTTCACTAATTTTGTATGGTGTGAATTTGATTTGGATGATGTTCAAGAAACATTCATAAGAAAGGAAATAAAAGAATGAATAAAATGTATTTAGTATTAGGTGACTGGTCAGATGATGGTCATGGTAAGTCTGAGAAGGTTTTAGTTGAAGTTAATAAAACAGTTGAAGAAGTTCAGAATGCTTATAAAGATTCTTGTAAATTGACTGGTATTTCTTTTAATGGAAATGAAGATTATACTGAAACTGGAAGACATTGGGAAATAGCTAACAAATATAGAATCGCAGTTGAATATGAAGATTATAAACTATCCGATGCAGTTCTTGAAGTATTAGAAAAGTTTAAATGCCCAAAAGAAATAATTGAAAATTACAATGAAGAAGCATATGAAGGAAATTATATTCCTTTATGGTTTTGGTTTATTGGACTTTATCTTCCAGATCTTGATTACAAAATAATTAAAGAGGGTGATGGAATACCTTGTATAAATGGTTATTGGGATAAAAATTTGAATGTGGGGTTTGGATACGGATTATATCAATAAAGGAGAAAGGATGGATAAAGATAAAGTACAAAAGATTATAGATTTTTATAACCAAGATGATGTTATAATAATGTATCTTTTAAGAAATGATGATTACCAAGGTTTGATCGAGGTTGATATCGAAGAAGATGATAGCGGAGATGAACCTATATTTCTTTCACGATCCTCTCACCCAAGAGCTAAAGAATATAATTATTTACATGAATGTAATATAGAAGATTTTAGATTTTATAAAAGAGTTGATCTTGAAGGAGATTAAATGCATTCTAGAGTGAGAGGAGTTAATTGTAAACAACAACAATTGTTAATGTTAAAACCAGGTATGTTACATTCTCATGCTGTTAGAATAAGAACCCATCGAGGTGAATCTATTTGGTCTTTATTGAAAAATTATATTAATAAAATAGACATTAATACTATATTCAATAGAACTGAATTGTTGTCGTGTGTATATGTTCATGAAGTTGTTATAGGCGGAATAACTGCATGCCAAACTACAGTTGATCAATATAAAAGATATTTAGTATTAGCTGAGATAGTAGAATCAGCAGGTTGGGGTAAATATAAAAAACTTAAAAACATACCCGAACATTTATCAATAAAAAAATTACAAAAACATGTATATAATTACGACTGGAGAAGTTGGTTTATATTAATAGAAGATTTATAAAGGAGAAAAAATGGCTACACAAAGAACAGCGGAAGCAATTCAGTTAGAGAATGAAGTTAAAACTCATGATCAAGCATACTGGGTTAAAAACAAACCTCTTGTTAATGATGATATTTATGATCAGATTGTCAGGAGACTTTTAAAAATCGAACCGGATAATGTATACCTTAATAAACCAAAAGCTCCAAAGGTTGATTCCCAAGGTAAGGTAACTCATTCAATCCCTATGTTAAGTCTTGATAAAGAATATGACTTTGATGGTATTCTAAAATTCTGTAAAAGAGTATGTAGAAGTTTGGATGAAAAACTTAAAGTAATGTTTAAGTTTGATGGAGTATCTGGTCAACTTATGTTTGATATTCTTGCCTCAAGAGGTGACGGTGATATCGGAGAAGACATTACACATAAACTTCCTTTTATGAATATTCTTACAAAAGGAGATCCAAACTTTGTACGAGGAGAAATTCTTTTCACCAAATCAAAGTTTAAAGAGATCAAAGGTGTCGTTACCAGAAAGAATGGTGAAGATTATAAGAATGAAAGAAACGCCGTTGGTGGTGTATTGAGTCGGGATGATATGGAACCTGTTCAAGTCCTTACCTTTGTTGACTTTGAATATATTTGCAAAGAGTTTACTCATGCTGAAATTATTGAACTTGGTGCTTATGGATGGCAAGGTATTGTTGAAGAAGCAAAGGAATCAAATTTTCCAACTGATGGACTTGTTATAAAAGTTGCTGATGAAGAATATGCAAAAACTCTCGGTGAAACAAGACATCATTCAAAATCTGCTACTGCATTTAAATTTGCTAATCCTGGTGCCTGGTCTGTATTAAGAAGTGTTTTATTCAGTCCTGGTAAACATGATATAACTCCAGTTGGTAAGATTGATCCTGTTGAAATAACAGGTGTATCAGTTGCTAGTCCATCTCTCCATAACTGGAAAAATATTCTTGACCGTGATTTACAAATTGGAGATGAGATTTGGGTTGAAAGAGCAGGTGATGTTATACCTTATATTTCAGCATCTAAACCAGGTAAAGAAAGAACTCCAATTGAGATACCTCCATGTCCTGTATGTGGTGGAGATGTTGCATATGTAGACCCTCAGTTGGTTTGTGTTAATGATGATTGCCCGGGTAAACTCTTAAATAAATTATCTGATGCAGTTATTAGAATTGGGATTGACCGTCTTGGTAAACCCACTATTCAAAAGATGATTGATACACATAACATTGAAAACTTGGTTGATATATTCTCATTATCAATGGATGATCTTTTAAAGATGGAAAGATTTGGAAAAACATCTGCTGCTAATCTTTATAATGAAATTGATAAGGTTAGACAAGGTGGAGCATATGAATGGCAGTTCCTTGCATGTTTAAATATTCAAGGAATCGGAAGAAGTTTAAGTAAAGATCTTTTGGTTGATAGATCAATTTCTGATCTTGCTAAAATGACTGACGATATGTTAACTAAACTTCCAAATATTGGGGATGAGCGAGCTCATGTTTTAATTGAAGGAATTAGAAATAACTGGGAGTATCTCAAAATATTAAATCAGATAATTCCTTTAAAAGTTGCTGAGGTTAAAGAAGATATTAATGAAGATGCTATAAAGATTTGTTTCACTGGTCGATTCCCTGAAAATAAAAAAGTTTATTATGATCTCTTAGAAGAGAAAGGTGGATATGATATTATGAATAAAGTTACAACTCTTACTGAAGTTTTAGTTGTTGCTGATCCATCTAAGGAATCAAATAAAACAAAATCAGCAAAGAAGAAAGGGATTAAAATTATTGGGATTGATGAATTGTTTGGAGGTGTAGATATTGGATCAGCTTAGGAGGAATTAAGTGGATAGTATAATTATTACTTGGAATCAAATAGCTATAGCTATGACAGTAAGCTATTTGTTAGGATTATCAACTTTCTATATTTCATGGAAATGGATTGATAGAAAAATTAAAAATAGAGTTAATTAAAGGAGAGTAAAAAATGGACGTTAGATTACTAGTTATTGATGCACAAGTAGATTTTTGTGAACCAGGTGATGTTGATAAAGGAATACCACCAGGAGCACTTTATGTTACTGGAGCAGAAGATGATTGTGAAAGAACTGCTTTAATGATTGATAGACTTGGTAAACGGATCAATATGATTTATGCTACATATGATAGCCATAGTCAATTTCAGATTTTTCATCCTATGTTCTGGATGCGAAAAGATGGACAGTCAGTTAATCCGTTTGATCTTATTACATATGCTGATATTGAGTCCGGTGATATCAGTCCGGTGAATCCTGCTTTAAGAGACTGGTGTTTGTTTTATACTAAATCTCTTGAAGATGGTGGAAGATATCCTCTTGTAATTTGGCCATACCATTGTCTAATTGGAACACCTGGCTGGAACATGAATAAACAAATTATGGCTTCTATCCATCAGTGGGAAAGAGATACTTATCGTATCTACAAACCGATTACCAAAGGATCCAACTTTAAAACTGAACATTATTCAGCAGTTAAAGCTGAGGTTGAAGTACCTGAAGATGTTACAACTCAGTTGAATGATAAAGGTCTTATTAAACCTTTGGAACAAGCAGATGTTATTGCAATTTGTGGTCAGGCGCGTAGTCATTGTGTTGCTAATACTGTTCGTGATATTATGGCAAACTTTTCCGATCCTTCTTATATCAAGAAGCTTTATATTCTTGAAGATGCAATGTCTGATGTTGCTACGTTTGAACATCTCGGTGATACCTTCTTTGAAGATTTTTTGAAGGCTGGCGGAAATATTACAACAACAAAGAAATTTCTTGTATAGGAGAAAAAAATGGAATTTGAAATACCTGAAAATACTGCGTTTACTTTTTCTGGAGATGACCCAGAAGATATTAAAGATCCTTCTGATGAATATACACTGGTTTCAATTGCAGAAGATGTAAGTCCTTCAACCAGTGGTGTAAGACAATTGATGTGTGATGGAAAAAAGATTGTTAACCAGGCATGTAAGAAAAATCCAAGAGTTGATAAATTGATGATTCATTACACAAAGTTTGGATCCAGCATTGAAGAAGATCATGGATTTAAACCAGTTTCTGAAATTGATGAAAATGATTATCAACCTTCCATGACTATCGGTGGATCAACTTGTCTTTATGATGCTACATATAATTCTCTTGCAGCACTTCAAAGATATGCAGAGATCCTTGATAAATCTGATATCGGTTGTAATGGTATTGCTTTTGTTTATACTGACGGGATGGATAATGCTTCAACCCTTGGTCCTCAGTCAATTGTTGATAAACTTGAGGAAATCAAAATGAAGGAAATCATGGAATCCGTGAAAATTATTGTTATTGGATTTTATGATTCAAATGCATCTTATGCTGCAGAGATTAAACAATATCTTGAAGACTTTGTACATGATATTGGGCTTGATCAATTTGTTGATATTGGAAGTTTGACTCCAGCTCAGGCAGCCAAAACATTTGGATTTGTCAGTCAATCAATCTCTTCTCAAAGTCAACATCTTGGTACAGGCGGTCCTTCACAGAACCTAACATTTTAATTAAACATTTGGGGAGTCTTAGAGGATTAGAGACTCCCCATTTTTCCGGAGGTAGAAATGAAAATAATTGTTAAAAAACCGATTCCAACAAAAGAACTCCCAACTGATACATATCAAATTCATATTAAAAGTATGCATGGCGATGCTGATGCATATACCGAGCAAACAAGATTACTTTCAACTATTGATGATGTCATTCAGTATATTAAATTCTTATCAACTGTTTGGACAATGACTGGTGATGAATATAATGATAGTGAAGTTAGAAAAGCAGTAAAGGAATCCGCAGAAGAATTGGACATACCTGGACATGGTGAAGATATGTGGATGGATTTAGTTGATTTTGATCAGACACGTAATAGCTCATATGCTGCTGTAGATGAAATTTGGGTAACTTACTTTAATAGTCGTGGTGTGGAATTTACTGTTGAAATAGAACTTGGTGATAAAGTTCATGATAAGATATGTGATTATAAATATAAGGAATATTTTAAAAATGAACATTGATACTTTTTTAAAAATAGGACATAGTCATACTATATGTCAGGATTATATCTTGTCTGGTGATGACCCTTGTCCTTATATCATTCTCGCTGATGGTTGTTCACAAGCAAAGGATAGTGATATAGGAGCAAGGATTTTATGTCATTCAGCTTTAGAAGTTTTAACAACAATTCAAAGTTATATGGCTTCTGTTGATCCTGTTGAATTAGGTCAATGGATTATTAATCGAGCTATGAATGTTAAAAAATATTTTCATACTAAAGTTGATTGTCTTGATGCGACTTTGATTATAGCATATCAATTTAATAAAGATTATTATGTTTATATGTATGGAGATGGAGTAATATATACTATTGATCACGATGGTAATAGTAGAGCATACAGAAGATATTACAAACCAAATGCTCCAGCGTATCTTAGATATAGAGTTGCTGGTTATGGTAATTACAAAAACTCTAATATTGCTTCATTTATGGAAATATCTGGAATATGTGATCAAGTTGAAGATGATATTATGACTCCATACTTCCATAAGTTTTATAAAGGTGATGTGAAAGATTTAATGATAGCAAGTGATGGTGTTGAATCGTTTGTGTATAAAGAGAAAGTTAGATATAAAACTCTTTATTTTGAATTATTGAAAGCAATGAAAGATAGTAATCCTCATTTGATTAGTGGAGTTGATATTCCAAATATTTATAGACCCGACACTTTGGAAATGGATTATCAAAAAGTTATAAGTGACATGTCAACTTTCAAATTGACTAAAGGTACCTTCTTAAGTAGACGAGTAAAGAAGGTTATGAGAAATTATCTAAAAGAAGGTTTTATAAATGATGATGACCTTTCGATAGGTTGTTTTCATGAGGAAAATTAAATGCAGTATAATATCAATATTAGTTATCAAACTGGTAGTAGTTTTCATACTGAAGAATGTGAGGAACTCATAGAACGTGACTGGAAAGATGTTGATAAAGTAAAAGAATGTTTACAACGAATACAAAATCATTATGAATTTTATCAAAAATATAGTAATATGTATTCAAAACCAAAAGTTAAAATTCCAAAAGGTGTTGTATGGGACGAGGATTATAAACAAATTTCATTAGAATTAATAGATGATAATGGAAAACCTTTTCGATATTCAAATTTTTGGACTGGATATTTTGAAAAACTTCATATTGCTGAAATTATAATATCGGATAAAGGAATGAGGTATGAACCATGAAATATTCTATAAAAGGAAAACCAGATGTTAAACTTGTTGGTAACGATTTTGTAACATCAGGTGGAGAAGCTAAGATATTTAGAAGGAACAATATTATATATAAAATATATCATACTCCTTCTGAGATGATTCCTGACGCCAAAATATATGAACTCCAAGAGATAACCGAACCTAATGTATTAATCCCTAAAGAAATAATAACTGACGTTAAGGGGGTTAGGGTAGGGTTTACAATGGATTTCGTTGATAACGTTACCCCTTTATGTAAACTATTTACAAACGCGTTTATAAACCAAAATAACGTGTCCAATGATACAATCGTTGCTTTAGTTGCTGGGATGCAAGAAACAATTTTAAAGATTCATGAAACCAAATCCAAGTGTATTCAAGTGGATGGTAATGAATTAAATTATCTTGTAAGTGAAAGAGATTTTAAAAAATGTTATTTCATTGATGTAAATTCTTACCAAACTAAATCATTTCCTGCCACCGTTATAATGCCTTCCATTCGTGACTGGTCATCAAAAGTATTTAATGAATTAACTGACTGGTTTTCATTTGCTATAATTGCATGTCAATTGTTTGTCGGGACTCATCCGTATAAAGGAAAACACCCTGACTTTAAAAGACATGATATGATAAATAGAATGAAAGCAAATGTTTCTATATTTAATCAATTTGTCACGACACCAAAGTCTGTTAGAAATTATGACAGAATACCAGTAAAGTATATGGACTGGTTCCTTGATTTGTTTGAAAAAGGTAAACGGTTATTGCCTCCAAAAGATTATGGAGAATGGAACTCTAAGGTGAGTTATATAGTAGTAACATCAACTGATAACTTTGTTATTGAAGAGATCAATACTCATATAGCATATGATGAAGCTATTATTGCTCATACTAATATAAATGGAAACCCAATAACTAGAACTAAAAAATCTATTTATGCTGGGTCTCAGAAACACAGAGTGGGTACTAATGTTGATGTAGTCCATACACCAACTTCAATGTGTCCTGTAGTAGTTAAAATAGAACATGATATGCTTCATATTTTATCTTTAGATCCAACAAAAAATGTTGATTTAGGATCTCAGATATCTGCTGAAAAAATCATGATTGTTGATGATACTATTTATCTTAAATCAGAAGGTAATTTAGTAGAGATGAGATTTATGGATGGAACACATCTCTCTCAAATTTTATTAATTACAAAAACAGTTTGGTCTATATCTGAAAAATCATCTCAATTATTTAAAAATATAATAGTTGAAGATTTATTAGGATCGAAGCATGTTTCTATTCCATTACCAAATAAAGCTCAGAGTCAACTTATAAGAAAACGAGTTGTTGAGCTTGATGATTATAAAGTGTTGGATGGAAAATATAGACAAGATGTTGCAATATTTTCTGTGTTCAATCAAACATCTTTGGAATATAAATTGTTGGTATTAACTGGTATTACAACTAATCAGTATAATGTTAGAATCATAAATACTGTAGATTCAAATGCAGTTAACTTTGTTACACTTGACAATGGTATTGTTATTTTAATTTATGATGATCAGATGGAAATCTTTAGTAATAAGCCATCATCTACAAAAGTTAAAATAATAAAAGATAAAGAATTAAATTCTGATATGACTCTTTGTAAACGAGGAGTATCAACAAGATTCTTTAGTGGTACTAAACTTTATAGTATCGGAATGAAATAAATGAAAGTTATGGATCATTGAAGAAATTCTGATACAGATGAAACTAAAAAAATTAAGAACTTGAAAAAGGAGAAAAAGAATGATAACATTTATGTTAGGTGTTTTAGGAAGTGTGATGTTTTGGTGTATATTTATTCCGATTGATTTTGTTATTGCCATGATGGTTTTAAAGAATATATTTCCAAATGCTTTAAGACCTTTTACAGAAAATAAAAGAGTATATAATTCTTGTTGGGGAGCAAATTGTGATTCATATTTATTTGCTGCTCTTATGGTATTAGTATATACATTATTTTGGTATATAATTATTGTAGGGTTTATATTTTATAAACTTTGTTGTTTCATTTTCCCAGCATTTAAAACTCTTTTTATAAAATTAATAAAAGCAATTCCTGTTATTACAATTAATAAAGTGGAGGAGTAAGAAGAATGATTAAATCATTATGTGATACCGACCTGTATAAATTTACAATGATGCAGGTCGTATTTGAAAAGTATACTTCTGCTCATGTTCGTTATGATTTTAAATGTAGAAGTGGTAATATTCTGGAAAATCTTGGTAATAATAAATTTAGATTTATAGTTGATGTAACTAAGGCTATACATGAGTTATGTGAATTAAAATTCATAAAAGAAGAATTAGAATATTTTGAAAAGATTAGATTTTTCAAACCAAACTTTATTGAATTTCTTAGAACATTTCAACTCAATGAAAATTATATTAGAATCAATGAAGAGAATGATGATTTAAGTATTATCATTGAAGGACCTTGGATTTCAACAATTCTTTTTGAGGTTCCAATTCTTGCAATTGTAAGTGAAACATATCATAAATATCATGATACAGTTGCTACTGCATTGATAACAGGTCAAGAAAAATTTAAAGAAAAAATACAATATCTTGATAATCATATTCATAGAGATTCTGATTTGAGAATTAATGACCTTGGAACCAGAAGAAGATTTTCATATGATCATCAGTTGGAAATATTGAGAAATGCATGTCATAGTAGATATATTAAAGGAACATCAAATGTTCACTTTGCAATGAAACTTGGTTTAACTCCAGTTGGTACTATGGCTCATGAGTATATTTGTGCACATCAACAATTAGGTCGTGTTGAGGATTCTCAGAAAACTGCATTTCAAGTTTGGTCAGATGTATACCGCGGAGAAAATGGTATTGCTTTATCTGATACTGTTGGGTCTAATGCTTTTTTTAGAGACTTTGATTTATATTTTGCAAAGTTATTCGATGGAGCAAGACATGATTCAGGTGATCCTTACTGGTGGTGTGAACGACTTATTAACCATTATAATAGTTTAGGAATTGACCCAAAATCTAAGATAGCAGTATTTAGTGATGGATTAACTTTTCCAATTATTGTTGATTTATTTAAAGTTTTTAATAACCAAATAAAAACATCATTTGGTATTGGGACTAATCTAACTAATGATTGTGGGGTTGACCCTTTACAAATAGTTATGAAAATGACTGAATGTAATGGGAGACCTGTGGCTAAAATATCCGACTCAGAAGGTAAAGGTATGTGTCGTGATGCTGGATTTGAAAGATATATAAAAGGAATATTTGATGTCTGAAGAAAAAAAGATTGATATCACTAAAATTAAATTGAGGGTTAGTGATATTCCAGGAACTGGAAAAGAAATATTTGCTTTCATTGATCAGCCAATAGACATAGGAGAAGACTATGAACGATTATAATTTACTTACTATTCAAAATATTGCCCGTGTAAGACATAATATTATTTTAAATACATGTGATTATCTAAAAAAATATTCAAATATTGAATGTCTTGTTTTGGGTGTTTCTGGTGGAGCTGATAGTGCTCTTGTTGCTCAACTGGCACATGAAGTTTGTGAAATGATGAAAACTGATTATTATGGTCGTAGAAACATTCAATTAATTGGGCGAAGTTTACCTATCATGACTAATAAAGTAGATGAACTTAAAAGAGCTAATCAAGTTGGAACATTGATATGTGATGATTTTGATACTATTAGTTTAGATGCTTCTTATGAACATTTAGCTGAAACATGTGGGTTTGAGGGTAATTCAAAAAGAGAAACTGCACGCACCAAAGCTATTCGATATGGAAATATTAAAGCAAGAATTAGAATGGTTTATCTTTATAATCTTGCCCAACTTAATAGAGGTATGGTATTATCAACTGATAACTATACTGAATATATTCTTGGGTTTTGGACGCTTCATGGAGATGTTGGTGATTTTGGAATGATTCAAAATTTGTGGAAAACTGAAGTATATATTATGTTAGATTCTATTAGTCGTCATTATGTTTATAGTGAGATGAAAGAACTTTCTGATACCTTGAAGTCATGTCGTGATGCTATACCAACTGATGGTCTTGGTATAACTGAATCTGATCTTGATCAGTTTGGAGGAATTAATTCTTATGAAGAAATTGATTTAATCTTTATTGAGATGATGAATAATGGTTATAGTAAGTTTATTCAACAGGGTGAAATTCCAGAAGTATTAACTATGTTTGAAAGGACTAAATATAAAAGAGAAAATCCTTTTAACATTCCACGAAAAAATATGCTGGAGAAATTATGAAAGTAGCATTTGATGTTCATGGTACGATTGATGATGCCTCATTTATATCTAAATCTACCATGCGAATGATGTTGAAAATCTTTATGGATTCTGGTTTAGATATTTATATTATCTCAGGACCGCCAGAAGAGCAAATTCATAAAGAATTAAAAAAGCTTGGGTATATTGAGGGAACTCATTTTCATTATGATAATGTATTTTCTGTTGTTGACTTTATCAGATTTAATACTGATGTTAAAATGACTCAAGATGAAAAAGGGTACTGGTGGTGTGATGAAACCTTTTGGTGGGATTCAAAGGGAATAATATGTGAAAAGTTTGGTATTGATATTATGTTTGATAATGATATTAGATATAAAAAGAATATGCCACACATAACAAAATTTATTCATTGGGAGAAATATAGTGGGAAAAAAAATAATAACATATAACGACTATGATCATTTGCTTGATAAACTCATTGATAAAATTGATGGTCATTCTATTCATGGAGAATTAAAATATGTATACGGTCCTCCAAGAGGAGGATTGCCAATAGCAGTTCATCTTTCACATCATCTTGGTCTTGAATTTGTAACTAAACGAGATATATGTGAATGGTTAAATATGGACGAATTGCAAAAAGTATTGTTAGTTGATGATATAGCAGATACTGGTAAAACTTTACATGAAATAAAAGACGAAGAAGGAATTGATTTTATTACAGCAACTCTATATTATAAACCAAGATCAATTATTAAACCTGACTTCTTTGTTGAAGAAACTACAGAATGGTGTTGTTTCCCTTGGGAGAGGTTAGATGAAGAACCAAATAGGGAAGGATATTAATAATGACTTATTCAGAAGGATTATGGCATGCAATACTTGGTTTAGATCCTCAATATGATCATATGAAAGGTTATAATGAAATTAACAATAAAGATAAGGAGATAAAAGATAAGGAGATAAAAGATAATGAATATAGTAGTTGATAATTATATGATGACAGATGTAGAAGCTTCAAAAAGGAAATGTCCATTTATAAAAGATAGACATGGATATTCAATAAGGTGTGATCCCGCATGTATGTCTTGGATTAAAGCAAGAAAAGAAATTGTAAGAGAAAATCATTCTGGTGCTATAGATGTTATTACAAAAGAATCTAGTGAAAGAGGGTATCAAAAAATTAAAAGAAGAGGACCAAATGGTTGTCAAGGATATCTTTATTTGGAAGCTCAAGGATTTTGTTTAAGACTTTGGAGTAATGCAATATGAGTAAATTTAAAAGATATCCAATAACTCACTCTCAAGGTATAATTTCAATAGAGAATCTCCCAAAAGAAAGACTAATCAAAGGAGATTTAGGAATCCAAATTTCTAATAATGGTAGAGTTTGGGTTTGTATTGATGGAGTAGCATTTATAAGATTTAGACCATACATAAAAGGAGATAAAAGTGGATAATAAAGCAAAACTATGGCTTTTTTGGATATATTCAATATTAGGTATTTTAGGTATTTCATCTGGAGTTGGTATTTTAAGTTCATGTGGTTTTGGTTGGATAACTGAAGGAATTTTATCATTGCTAGCTATTCCTGTTGGATTAGAATATAATAAAAAATTCATGGATGAATAATGTGGGAATGGGAGAAATCCCCTATATCGCACGTTAAGGAGAAATATGAACTATAAAGGATATTTTGATGGTTCATCCAAAGGTAATCCAGGACTCGCTCAATGTGGTTGGGCGATTCTGGATAGCCAGGATAATATCATTGATCATGAATCAACAACTGCTGACAAAAAACGGACTAATAATTATGCTGAGTATATGGGGTTGATAACTCTATTTAAATATTTGATTACTGCTGATGAAATAGTTAATATAGAAATTTTCGGAGATTCAGCATTAGTAATTAATCAGGTGAATAAAAAATGGAAATGTAAATCACCTAACCTAAAACCATTATGGATGAATGCTGTTAAATTATTTGAATACTTAGCTACATTTAAATATATTAAATTAACTTGGGTTCCAAGAGAACAAAATACTATAGCCGATTCTCTTGCCCAGAAAGGAATATTATGAAGGATGATATCTCTGTAGATCATGAAAGTTTTGGTTTATTATCTTTTGCAAGAACTTCATCTAATATGAATAAACATCTTTTTGGTAGTTCTATTAAACATCAGAATACTATTCATTTACGAATTAATACATGTCAAGAGAATCGAGGTTTGAATAGATACTGGTATTATCCAAAAGAAACTATCATTGAGGTTGAGATGTCTTATTCTCAGTTCGCTGAAGCAATAGTTAGTATGAATACAACTGGTATTCCATGTACTATTAGAAGCGTTTTAGATAAACGGATGGAAGATTGTCCTGGCGAATCCCAAAGAGAATTATTTGAGAAAGAGTTTAAAGGTAAAGTATTAGATATTACTGATAGACTTGTCACAATGAAAAAGATCGCTGATGATATTCTTGAAAAGAAAGGAGCTTTGAAGGTAGCTGATAAGAAAGAAATTGCACATCAACTACATATGATGGCAATGGAAGTTAGATCTAATTTACCATTTATTCAATCTTCTTATAATGAAGCAATGGATAAAACTACAATGGAAGCTAAATCTGAAATAGAAGCATTTGTTAACCACCAAGTTCATAGTCTTGGACTTGAAGCATTTAAAAAACAATTTGCTCAAATAGCTTCTAATGAAACAATTGAAATTGAAAAGGATTAAAATGGCAAAGAAATATAGAGCTCTTAAATTTGGAGGAGATGATTTATACTCTTGGGCAGTATTTCATGCAAAAGATATTAAAGGATTGAGAAGTCCAATTAGTGATCTTGGAAATATTAAACCTTTAGTATCTGGTTGTATGAGAAAGGAAGCATATGATTATGTCAAAACATTTGAAGAAGCTGATAACAAGAAGTAATGTTTTTTTAATTATTCTTTTTATTGAATTTATCGTTGCTGATATATATGCAACTAAATGGTTTCTTAAAGAATACTTTCAAATTTTCTAATCCAGTTTAGGTTACTTAACTATATATATTATTAAGTAATATGTAAGAGATTATTGTAACTTAATTCTTAACAGAAGGGAGTCAAAGATGAAAAAATTAGTATCGTTTATTTATGAAAGATTGATTAAAGGATTTTTTACAAAAGAGTATTGGATAGCTCCATATCCATACAAAGATGATATGTAGAATATCACTTTGATTTAAAAGAGAGACCTCATTTGTTGGGGTCTTTTTTTGTATTAATTTAATGAGTTACCTTCTATATATATTAATAAGTGTTTAGGGACTTGTCCTAATTTATTATTTAAATGTGACAAGAATTTTATTTAACCTTAGGAGGTTATCTATGCTAATCGTGGTCTAAACTCCACATTAAAAAGAGTCAAATATTTATTTATTTGACTCCTTTTTTTTGTATGTTTTTAGAACATATTAATAAATATAAATAAGGATATAAATATGGATATATTAGCTGAACATTATTTACAATATTTAGAATTAACATCTTTGAATGAACAAGAATTAATGGAACAATTTGATACTATGTTATTAGAAAGTAAATTTTCAAAAGCAAGTTTATTAAAATCTTATAAAACTAATATAAAAGCTGCTGAGAAATTTTTAAAAAGTTATCATGTAGATATAGGATTTATTAAAAGTCAAGGAAAAAAAGCTGGAGAATATATTTCTAAAAAACATAAAGCAGGAGTACCTCCTAAGAAAGTAGCTAAAGAAATAGTCGATGTTATTGGAAAGAAAACTGTAGGAAATTCTATCGCTAAAGTAAAAAAGTATGCTGAATCTAAAGGTATACCATTATCAGAAGCAGTGATAAAATCAATCGCTGTATTCATAGTATTGATTTGGGTGGTTTCTATATTTGGAGCATTGGGTGGTGCTATTTTAAGTCCTACTATGGCATTAATATTTGGTGCATGTATTGTAGCTCCTTTAGCAGAAGAATACGCTAAAAGATTTGCTTTAATAGGAAAATATCCTTTTGTTTATACTGGAATTTTTGCAGGGATAGAGGCTTTATTATATATTAATATGGGCGCTGCTGTTCTACCTAGAATTATAGTTATAGGTGTTCATTTTGCAACAACAGCAGTACAAAAATCGTTTGCTGATAAAGAAGCAGAAGAAGGTAAACCTCATCCAAGTATGACTGGTTATATTGTAGCAGTAGGTATGCATACTATGTGGAACACAATGGCTGTTATAGCTGAACTTTCATCATAAATAATAAAAAGAGTCCAATGTATTAATTTGCATTGGACTCTTTTTTCCGTTTATACTATTTAAGAAATTATATTTAATTTAGTTTTTAATTCATTTATAGATGGTATATAATCTTCAAATCTTAATGTAGTCCAACCTCGGGTTTTTAATAAACGATCTCTAACCTTATCTTTTTCTTTATCATGCCAGTAACTTCCATCGTATTCTATTGCTATTTTTAAATCAGGTATAGCTATATCTAAACAATAATCAAATATAGGATACTCCATTATAGCGGTGGAATATAATTTCTTAACTAAATTAAATAATTCTTTTTGAGGACATGATATAAATGTATTAAGAGATTGACCATAAGATCCTGATGCACGAAGTTCTTTAAGACGAGACGCTGCTCTTTCTGACCCCATAATTTCAGTATAAGTTTTACCTTTTGTATGATGATCATTTTTAGCATAATATTCTTTTAATGTTTCACTTGTTCTTTTTCTAACATCAGGATTATGTTGAGGATTATTAATTCCTTCAAATTTAGATGAAACTTGTTTTGATTTCATTACATTTCTAACCCCATATTTTTTTTGAATGGTATTTCTTGTTTTATTTTCTAATTCTTTGCTAGAATAACCTACACCACCATATTTCTTATTACAAGTTTCAGCTATTTGTTTATTACATTTAATTCTTGCATTACTTCTATTGTCAGATTCTTGTTTAGTCATAGTTGGTATATTAGGAAAATCTTTTAATATATCTTCTAATTTTTTATTATGTATTTTTTTAAGATGTGCCCAATGAAGCATTTTAAATTTTTTAGAGTTTTCACAATATGGACATAAAACATATTCAACATTTTTAATATTATGTTTACATGGTCTTCGTTTACTCATAGATATAACCTTTTTATAATATGTTCTTATAAAATATTTTGCCTACGGAAAAAAGAGCCACAGATTCCCCGACAAACCTGTGGCTCTTTTAACGTTGCCCGACTTAAATGAGAAGAAGATTATTCAGTCAGTGGCTCGGCATATCTTTAATTATGCAGTAATTGTACAAGCACAAATACCATTACTTCTGATAAGAGCAGTTGCATATCTTGACAGGATAGTCAAGCTAGGTGTTGCTCCTAACGGATATGGGTGTAAAACTGCTGGCACATATGGGGCATATATGTAAACAGATTTTAATTCTTCTACTGGTTTATAAACCATCAACATTGTTCCTTGAGGAATAACTGCTGAAGTCAATACTTTCCATTTTCCACCAGCAACTGTTGCACTTCTATAACCCATGTCGCCATCTACTGAAGAAGTTCCAGTATAGTTGAAGCCTTGAAGATCTTCAAGAATAGCTACGTCAAGAGGGTTAGCAGCAATAACATTTGCAGCTTCCATGTTAGTATCAGTATAAACTTGAGCTGATAGTTTATTCAATACTGGGATGATATTTTCATGCCAATATTTGTCGCCCCAAGTATATCCAGATGGAGCTGTTCTAGCAAATGTACCAGTATGATCTGAAGTATTAAGTCTTGCATTTGCAGTAATAAGTGCATTAACAATCTCTCTATCAATATCAAGAGCAATTTGTTGTCCAAGAACATTAACAATTTCAGCTTGCATAGAAAGATCAAAAAGAGCTCTCATGTCTTGTTCCATGTTAATAGTCCAGTTAGCACTGATCTGTCTGTCTTTAGCATATAGACGTACTTTGTCTACACTTAATTTAACAGATGGATTAATTTTATTTTCTTCTAGTGAGAAAGTTACTTTATACTTAACAAATTTGACTGTACCAGTAGTACTAGATACATCAACAACACCGTCAAGATAATTAACTTTACCAGAAATAACATCACTAGTTGAGTTTACAGTTACGCTTGAAGAAAAATGACCTTCAACAGCAGGAACAATAGATACGTTTGTCCAAGCAGTACCATCGTCAGAAACAGCTGTGATTTCAAAATCTCTTTCAAGATGTGCTTCATTAGAAGTAACACCAGCTACTGCAAGTACGTCAAATGCATCACTTGGAACTGGGAGTTGAGCTGAAACAGGAGTACCAACAATAGGTCCATTTGAAATATCTTGACCTGTAACAGGTGCTGGATATTGAGTAGAACTATTAGATGGAGCAAAAGTTGCTTTTAAGAATGCTTTAATTGTTTCTGGTTTGTCCATTGGAGAAACAGTAATAAGTTCTTTAGCAATAAGTTTTGGATAGAAAACTCTAAGAATAGGAAGAGTCAAAGTTTCGTAAGGATTGATCTGAAACATTGAATTTTCAAGTAAATTAACTCTTGTGTTTTCTGCTAACATTACAAATTGTTCTCTGTCTTTTTTGTTTTCAATACTTTCTGCTAGACCAGTAACATAAGCATCAAAAGCAACGTCATCGACTAAGACTTGTTTCATATTTCCAGGTTTAGATGGATCGACACCAGAAATTTTCTTAGTTGTTGCGTATACTTCTTGAAGAAGTTCTTTCATGATAATACCTCCTATGGTAGATATAATTATTTAACATAATATTCCGTGTAAGAATTTATATTATGTTCTAAAGGAAGTTTAGACTTAGAAAGTAACAGAGTGGAAAATTTGATTGGGTTTGTTTCTCAAGTAGTTTAAGAAACAAACCCAAATTTGATAGGTTTTATATATTTGTAGGAAAGCGCTTTGATATAGTATTCATAGTTTCTTTCAGATGATAGTTTAACTTTTCTATTGTCAATTTGTCTATAATTTTTAACAATACAATAGTTTCTTGTTTTCTTTGACCCTCATTCACAATACCCAAAGAAACTAACTTATCAATTCTTTCAATTAATTTTTTAACTTTTTGTTTTCTTTTATAATGTTCAAACATAGTTTCAATTTCAGATTTATTTGAAAGGACTGTTGTCTTTATTTTTTTAAATTTAGTAGCCTTAGTTTTAAACTCTTCCATTTTAATTTGACGTAAATCATCAAACAATGGATTTATATTTTGAATAATTTTATCAGCTAAAATTACTTTTGATTGATCTATATTACTAACATCTATATCGGGTATTTTTGTTTCTATTATATTCATTAGTCACTTCCTAAAGTTTCGAGTATTCTACATTTAACTTTAAAACTTTCATCATCAACTCTTTTAATTTTTTCAGCTAAATCTTTTTTGATTTTTTTAGATTGAATTAATAAAGATTCTTGTTTAGTTATTTTTTTATCTACCATTAATAATTTTTCATCAACTAATCCAATATCACTTTTCACATTAAAATTTTTATCTTCTTTGCAAATAGTAAATATGTGATCAATAACAGTTGGTATTAATTCATGTTTTTTTATTCTCGTAATTTCTTCACATTCAGTTATAATCATACTTTATTCTCCTTAGCTGCTAACTTTTTATTTCTTGCTATATTCTTTTTAAATTTTTTCATATTTCTTTTAGTTTTAGATTTTCGTCTCATTTGATTAAATCTATTTTTAATAGAATTAGCCATTGAATTTCCGGCTGTAGACATTCCTTTTTTAATACCTCGACTAGCTTTTTTAGCTGCCCAACCACCAACTTTTCTAAACGGTTTACTTAATGTACCTGCAGTTTTATAAGCAGCATAACCAGCGGCTTTAGTATTAAGCCATGCATTACCTTCATGTAAACATTTTAAATAGTCGTCAGTTAGCTTACTCATTTTAATACCATTTATCAAAAAATGTAACTACTTTAGATTCAACTAATTTATCAAAATAGTCAGGTAAGAAGCATCTACCATCTATACAAACTTGTCCCGCGCTCTCAGTTAACATTGAAGATTCAAATCTCATTTCATTGAAATTAACAACTGCAGCTTTATGAGAAGGTTGAGATACAGCATCAAATGCTATAATAGTTAATGGTCCTTTAACTCGATTATACTCAGTTAATCTTTCTAATTCAGCAAGACCTCTCATAGAGAACCCAATACCAGATTTATCCTTTAGAAGACCATAAAGAATTCCGCCATTAGGAGTTGAAGTAGTTTCCATTTCACCAACTAGATGATTACCTTTCCATTCGTAATCTCTTATAATATGAGATACTTGACTTAATTGTACTGTAGTTTGTCTAATTTGATCAAACGTTCCACCTTGTGGAATTGGGTGATCTAACTCTGATAAAAATGCTCTTGTTTTCATTCTTGGAGTACAATTTTGCATACCATTTTCAAGAACTGACATCGGATACATTCTTTTATTAGCATTAATATCATCTGCTGTTTGAATTGTGCATCTGAAAATTGCTTTACCAGGAGTTTCTGAAACTATCTTTGCCTCCTGCATAAGAGCATTTTCCATTATAAATGAACTCATATTTTATCTCCTATTCAACGGCTTTAACCATCCTGCCGGTATTATTATCTTTGTAATATTTAGATAGAATCATATATACATTATCAACTACTTTATAAAATATAACAATAATCTCATCTATTCTATCTTTATATAAAGCAATATTAGAAATTAATGTTCTAAATAAATCCATAGTATTAGAGACATAATTTCTTAATTTAATTAAATTTATATCAGTTGTTCCAGCTAAATATGATTGCATAGATACTAGTCGTGAATATATTTTTTTAAGTTCATATACTCTACCAACTTCTTGAGTAGTCGAAGGACCAGGCGTTTCCATTCCCATCCCCATCATAGAAGGATCTCCGCCTGCCATACTTGGATCCATTCCTGACATAGAAGGATCTCCACCCATACTGCCAGATGATACTTTCATATCTGGTGTAGCCATTGAAGGTGTTTTTGGTGGTTTAGGTTTTGGTGGAGTAGCAGGTGAAGTAGTACTAACCGGATCGCCAGGTGCTTCCTTAACTACTTTAGTTCTATCAGCTCCAGGAATATTTTGAGGATCAGTTGGACCTTGAGTAAAATTATTTATTTCAGTACCTGTTCCACTTGGTCCATTATCATTCCCAACTAAATTTTCTACATCTTCTGGACTTCCTTCTGGCGCTGGAAGTGGATCATTAGTACTTAAATTGCCAGTAGACCATACTTCCAATATATCTTTTAAATCATATTTTTTCATATATCACCCACATGAAAATTAAGGAAGGGAGTTGTGAATAACAACCCCCGACCACCGGATTTATTTTAAAGGACCTTGAACAACACCGCTGTTATAAGTTCCGCCAGTAGATTCATAAGGAACTGTTTCTGTTTCTTTAAAACCACAGTAAGGACAAGTCCATTCAGTTATTTGAGCTGCTTCTGTAGCCATATCAAATTCTTGAATTACTTCACCTTTCATATATGGTAGAGTATTTCCTCCACCACATTTTGTACATATTTGAGTAGCCATATTAATTCTCCCTATTAATTTTGATTATGATTTAGGATTATACATTCCACCTTTTTCAGTCATATAACTTTCATCTTGGTCTGTGTAACCACAAAAACCGCAAGTCCAATTAATGATTTCAGGTGTATTTGAAGGTCCGTCATAAAGTTGAGCAACTTCGCCCTTCATTAAATTTAAACCGCCACGACTTTCACATTGTGGACATTGTTTAGTAGCCATAGTAATACCCTCCTATAAAGATTTATTTATTAATTTGTTCTAGAAAATTGTTTAGTAACTGCCCATACCTCCACCCATTGCATCCATTCCATCTTCTTTCTCAGTACCTAATTCTTTCTCAATTTTCTCACCTACTTCATAATTCTTTAAATCTTCCCAATCAATATTAGATAAGTATTTCTTTTTAGTATATTCTCTTGGAATACCAACTCTTTCAAGAGTTTCAATAAGGTTAGCAATCTCACTCATGTATCTAGCTTCTCTTTCATATTGAAGAGATTTTGGGCTAGGTAATGCTATTAATACATTATCAAGAATTGATAGAGCTTCATCTGGACTTATAATATCATAAACTTTTTGTATAAGTTTATTTATTTGGTGTGATATATATTTTTGATGACTAACAATTGTTCTAGCGAATAAAATATTCTCTTCTGTAAGAGCTGCTTTATTAGATAAGTTTTCCTCAATATTAATAAAACTTGGAGGAACTCCTAAACTAGCAACAACACTGTCTCTCAAAAATTTTAATTCTTCTACTTTATTTCTAATATCAACATTACCCTCATTGAATGTACTAATATCAACAAATGGTTTTCCATCTTTCTGAGGAATATAAACATCTTCAAATGTTGTTATCATAGAAGGAATAGTATCAACAGTACCAAAATTATCAAGAGTAATCTTTCTTTTTCTTAATTCCTCTTTTAATTTTTCAATCATTTTTCTGGCATCTCTTGGAAGTCCAATTTCAACAGCAATTTTTCTTTTCTCTGTTGAACGTGCTAGACGTTGTACTGCTAATGCTGTTTCCATTGCTACAAGACATTTAGCAGAAAATTGTGATGCATCAAATATAGATTCACCATAAGGTTCATACTTAGTAGATGGTCTCATAAAATGTTGAACTTTATCGGGTGGGACATATCTAATATTCATAGCTTTACTTTGGTCTTGTCCAGAAGCAACCATTTGAGCTACTATATCTTTTAATTCTTTACTATTAAATTCAGCTACTTGAGGAACTTTTTTAGAAAGATTTTTTAATATTGAATTACAAATATCATTAACCGCTTGATCTTGGACTGATAAATGAGGAACTGTATTAGCTTTAGGAAATATTAAATATCCAAAACATACTGGATATAATTCACTTTGTAATTTAACAACTCTTGAAGGATCATGAAATAATAATACAACATCTGATTTATTTGATTTGCCATCAGTTTCTATTTCTTCATCTGCTTCACTTAATACACTTGATTCTTTTGAATCTGCGAATGATTCATAGTTCATTGTTATATTCCAAGTACCTTCATCCTTAGTAGCTACTTCAAGAGTTTCTATATATCCTTCTTCTATTATTTTTGCTTGTTCTGCTAAATAAGAAGAACTAGTTAAAGCTGTTTTTGGAGATGCTATTTCACAAAAATAATCTCCAAACAATAAAGTATTTCTTACTATTAATGATAAATGTTCTTCAAGTTTTAATTTATTAACTAATCCTTTTACTTGAACTGTTTTTGCTTCTGTCGGAGTTTCATCTTCTAAAAACTTTTTAGGTTTAATTTCTAATGTCGTTTTTGTAATATCATCTGGCGAACAAATATTGTCTGTTAAAACATCTAATGCTCTATAACAATAATCAATAGTTCTAATAGTTCCATCATATGATTTATATCGAATCATTCTTTTTTGTTGACCGAACATAGCTGGTGAAGTATTACCTTGACCAAATATTCCTTTAGATGATGAATCAATATTAAACGAACCGGTGGATTTAGAAATTAAATTTCTTACAAGATCAATATAACCATTTCTACCGCTCTGAGATTTATAGTTAGTAATGGATGTTACTGCATCATCTAACTTAGCATCAATGTCAGTAGTTTTAGTACCGATTATAGTTTTCTTTAGTGCTTCGAAGTTATCTTTAAGACCAGCCATTTATTTCCTCGCTTGTGCTTTAACTTTTGAACTATATTTATTAAGTATTTGTTGTTTATAATATTTATATTTATCTCTATGAAATTTCATTCTTTTATGCAACGAATCTTCTTTATCTCTTGAAACTTGAACTGATAGTCTTCCAACTTCCCTATCAATTTTTTTATTTCTGGTTACATAAGAAGTAGTAGGTTTTTTAACTTCTTGAAAAAATTGTTTAAACAATTTCATTATTTGACCCACCTTCCATTATTTGATCTATGGATGCTTGTTTAATTTCATCATGTTCTGCTTTAGTATTAAAATATTCTACTAAAGTAAACATGAAAGTTTCTTCATCGCCATATAAATATTCAAACTCTTTTGTTAAAGTTGGACCTAATAATTTTAATGTTAATTTTCCAAAGTCAATTGAATTTTGTTTAATTATATCATCGTCTGGTTTAGTACCAGAAATTGAATATACTAATATTTTATCTTTATATATTATATCAAATGCTTTCTCCATATAATATTCAAGTATAGCAACATAAAGAGTATGTTTATCAACATAAGATTGTCTTTTTTTATATTCTAAATAATTAGAAACAACTTTTAAACTTGGTATATATAGAATAAAAATTGTTAATATAATAATTCCTGTTATAATATAAAGATTATCCATCTGTTATAATATCCTCTGTTTTACTATCTGATTTTTTTGGTTCTTCTTTAGGAGTTCTTTTCTTATATACTCTTTTTCTTTTACCTTCCTCATTTACAACAATAGAAGTTATTTGATGTGGTCTTATAATAACATTTGAATTACTAGTTTCTAAAATAACAACATTACCAACAGATAATAATTTAGAAAGTTCCTGAGTATATTCATTAAGATTATCATCATTTTCATCTTCGATTATAAGAGGTTCAGTATTCGGTTGTAGAATTTTGATAATTTTTTTCATCTCTTATTCCTATAGTTTGTTATTCAGTTTCTTTTGATAATTTCTCAAGTATTGTTTTAGGAGTTGAAGTTTTCTTTTTTACTTTAGATGTTTTGTTAGTAGTCATTGGCTTAACAGCAGGTTTTTTCTCAACAGGTTTATAATCTTCTATCTCAAAATTAATTGCTTGATGACTCATTGAAGCTTTTAATAGATTTAATTCATTTTCATATGTAATAACAATTTCTAATGGAGTTCTAACTAAACGCCCTTTAAGAAAAAGCATTTTATTCGGTGTAATTACTTTTACTAATTGTGGTTTCATAAATTCCTCTCTACGGATTAATATACACACGGACACGTTAGCATCCGTGTGTATATAATTGTTAGACTATAATATCGTCATCATCAAGATCAACTACATCGTCATCTTCCATAGACTCTGCGAAGATATCAAAAGCTTCTTCTAAAGCTTCTAATTCATCTGCGGTTCCTGGATTTCCAATTGGAGCACCAGATTCTTTGATTTCTTTATCAACGTCAAGATCTTCTTCTTTATCATCATCGCCTTCTTTTTCTTCTGCTTTTTCTTCTGGAGTTTCTTTTCCGCCAGCAGTCATATCATCTTCCATTTCAAGAAGTTCGTCGAACTCATCTAAGAGATCCATGTCTTCTTTCATAGCTGCTTTGATACCTTTACCAACACCATCAGAACCAGCAGGGAATGTAGCAGGTTTTACTGCACCTTCTCCACCTTCATGTTTATCACCATCAATTAAACCAGATGAATCTTTTTCTGGATCTCCAGATGGTTCATGAACTTTTGTTTTACCGACAGGATCTTGCTCTATGTCTTCTTCAAGAAGTTCGTCTTCTTCCATCTCAGCAATCAATCTTTCAATGACAGCATTTTCAACATCGTCTTCTAGAAGTTCATCTTCTTCAAGTAGATCACCATCAAGATCAACATCTTCTTGTTTTACAGCATCAGCAATCTTTTTCTTTGCTGCATCTACTTCAATAGTCTCATCTGGTAATGCCGCTTTATCTTTTCCAACTTGTGGAATAGAAGCATCTTCATTAGTTACTGAAACACCTTTATCCGAATCTTGGTTAAAATAATATCTTTCAAGAATTGATGCTGCGTCTTTATGTGTAGGTAGTTCTCCACCACCATCATAACCTAAAATTGGGTCTAAGAATGGACCATTAACATCGACAGTTTTTGTAGTATCATGACCTCGGTCACCTACTGATTCTTTTAATAGTTCCATATAATTAACTCTTTTACTCATGACAAATCCTCCTTATAAGGGTATAAATACAAATAAATGATTTATTAGTTTAACTTTATTATTTGTTCTTATAAGGAAGGTTACTTAAAGTGAGTTTGTTTCTTAAAATGCTTCGCCCATACCTCCAAAGTCTTTTAGTGGCGGTGGCGGTTTAGTAACTGTAAATTTATTAGATCCAAAATCTATTTTAGTACCTTGAGGAAGTGGTTGTTGTTGTTGTGCTCCATTTGGGTTTAATGCATCAGGAGAATTTTCATTATTAACTTTTCTACAACTTATAAATCTAAAGTGAGCATAATTAACTTTAAATTCCAAGCTAACATTACTAACCCCACTTCTATTTTTACCTACTTTAGCATATACTATAGTATCATCAACCGGATTTCTAGATAATAAAATTACAAAATCTGCATGCTCAACTTTCTTTACTGATTCTGAAATCTGATCTAAACTTAATTCACCTGCATTTTGAACTCTATATGCACCTCTACCGAGTTGTGTAGGTAACCATACAGGAATATTATATTCAACTGCTATTGTTTTCATTGATAAAGTAATATGTCCTAACTCAAGTCTATACATATCATATTTAGTATCACATTTTAATAGATCTAAATAATCTACATATAATCCTTTAATAGTACCAGGTCCATATTCAGAAATTGCATCATCAAGAATTCCAACTATATCAAGAGGTGATACACTCATTGCAGGAAAGTATTTCATAATAATAGTTGAATTACAAGCTTGCATTCTATCAAGAAGTTTTTGTTTAATATTAACTCCACCTGATATATCTCTTAACACATCATTTTTATCTCTTTGAAATAAAGGTTGATATGTTCTTAATAAAGATTCTTCAATAGTATTTTCAAGAGTTATGTAAATATAAACATTCTCAACACCATCTTTTTTAGGTTTAGGTTTATCTTCTGGTGCATCAAATATATTTGGATTAGAGGTTGCGGCATTAATAATTATATTATTTAAAAATGTCGATTTACCAGAACCCGGAGCTCCACCGATAACATATAATCTTGATGGTTCTCCACCTCCATTCAATATTTCATTATCAAGTATTTGGTATCCGGTAGGTGTAGTATTTTTTCTTTCATATTTTTTAACAATTAATTCTAATACACTTTCATAATCATCTGCTACTAAATCAAGAGAAGCAGCTGCTTCAATAGAAACCCCTCTCTTCTCATTCATCATATTTAGATACATTGTTTGAATAACATTTTCATAATCCAGTGCTAAATCATCCAAACTATCAAATGACCCATCTCTAAATTGATTTACGAATTTACTTAAATCATCGTAATTTTCAAATAATGAATTATAAGTCTTTTTTAATCTTAATTGTTTTACTATATCGACAGCAGCACTATCTTTAATTACTTCAGTTCTTTTAAACTCTAAAAAATCTTGAAGCATATTAAATTTCTTGCTATACATTAAACTATCAATAGCATTTTGGGTAGATTTATCATCCATCTTCATTTGACATATTTTCTTTAAACAATCAAATTTAGTCTTAACATTCATAGGAATTTCTAACTGTTCTTTAGATTCATGAAAACCTAGAACAGATAAGACATCTCTATATAAAGCTTTATTCTTTTTTATTTTAATAGACTTATTTATAACAACACTAAAACAAGAATTTAAAAAAGATTCTGTTATCAAAAACTACCTCCTATCATCTACTAAGGTTGTATGCTATTTTTCGCTCTAATTTTTTTCTATAATCTTTATCAATACTTTGTTTAATTTCTTCACTTGATTTTTTAAATGGGACATCATCTTCTGGAAACCAACAAGACCATTCCATAAATATTTGAGAGTTAATATTCCTCTCTACTTCTTCATTTATTCTTTTACCAACAACATTTTCAATCCAATCAAGTTTTCCGTCTCCATAACATTTTTGACATGATATATGAGATGAAAAAAATCTTTGATACTTTTTATCTTTCTTAATCTCTATTTGACCAGTACCTTTACACACTTTACATTCTGATTCGCCTGTTTTTAGTTCATCATATGCTTTATAATCTTTTTTAATATCCATAACTACACCGTTAACAATCTAGTTGTATGATCTAAATCAGAAAACTCATCTTTAGCTAAATGTTTATTAACAATATACTTACAATAATCTTCATCAAGATCAATTAACATTTTAATTGAATTAACTAATGAGTGAGTTTTGGCTTTTTGTTTTCTAGTTATTTTTCCTTGATTAACATTTTGAGTTACTAAACCACATTGTTTATTAAACTCTTCTAAGTCACCTGATTGATATATTGGGAATACTTCACTTGCTTTTTGTCTTAGTAATAATTGAGTATCAGCATATGTTCTTAACACCAAACACGCTGCATATAATCTAAAATCATCTGGAAATGTTCCTGTAACTTTATTATAAATTTCAAAAGTTTTAAGTCTTTTTAAATTATAACGATCCGACATATTATTTATTCTATCTTCAATAATATCAGTAACACTTGTTGTAGTATTAGGATGAAATCTTTTATCAAGACATGCTGTTCGTAAATCAACTTTTCTTATAATTTTATCATTATCTAATATATGTATTGTTCTACCTCTCATTAGACCTTTAAACACACCAGAACTATCATAACTAATTCTTAATTCAACATCGTGAGTTTCTTTAACAACCTTTTGGAATATCTCATAAAAGAAAATGTCTCTAAAATTAGCTCCACCTAATATATGAAAGTCTAATTCTTTTCGACCAGCTGCAATAGCTTTTTTAAGGACAGGAATCAAAGGAAGAACATAAATTATACAAGGTATAGCAGTATCAGAACTCATATTAGCAACTATACCGCCAGTACCAAAATGAGTAAATGCATCTAATTCTGTATAGATATCCCACAGTTTAGGAGTTCTAAAATGATGAATATAAATCACTTTATCTCTTACCTCTTTAGGTAACTGTCTTGCCATATTATAAGTTCGTTCATTACCATAAAAAATATCATCAAAGTTTTTAAATAATTTACAACCAGGACCAGGAGGCAAATCTAATATAAATGCTTTATCAATACAATCATGTTCTTCTCTTAAAAATTGATGATATAATTGAATTAAGTTTTCAGTTTCATGTTCATCTATTCTTCCTATAGATGCTTGGAATCCGCCGCTATCAACTATAAAATTACAATTATCAAATATTCCTAATGATCTGCAATCTCTAAATAGAGCTGCTTCCTTTGCAACATATTTATCATATTTCTTTTTACCAGTAAAATTTTGACCAAATGAATGTAGGAAACCATGACATGTTTCGGATAGAAAATTCGACATAATATCTGGTGTGAAATTATCATCCCAATTATCCTGCATATTTTTAATCGAGAAATTTTTCACATAGGTTGCCATAGTCTCAAAACCGGCTAACACATAATTACTATCTGACATAGTTTCACCTTTCGCTTATATTTAATATTTATAATATGTTACAATTGTTCATTATATTTTCTATTTCATTATTCATCATCTCTTAATTCTGCAACTGTTGGAGTTTCATCATTATATGATACTCGTTTATGATAAATACTTTCAAGTTCTTTAATGAGAATTTTTTTAGTAGTATTTAAC